CCAGTGCCGTACATCCTTCGGCGTCGTTCCCATATGTCCTGGCATGAGACGCAGCGTTGTACGCCTAAGATCATCTCTCGACGTGCCTTGGGGATGTCCTCGCCGCAGTCCTCGCACTCTTCTGCGCTGGGCTGCTCGGCCTGCTTGGCTAGCTGTCTACGTGCTGCGTTGATAGCAGCAGTGTTGGCATTCAAGTTAGCTATCTGTGCTATCTCTGCTTCTTCTTGATTGTCGTACTCGGTGTAGTCTTTGTCATTCATATCAGTCCTTGTCTGAATTCAATTTGGGATCCAATAACTTAATTAGCCTTTGCTCTTCAGCATGGCCCTCTGCTTTGCTAGCGGCTACCACTATGACTTCTGCTGGTACTGCTTCCTTACAGGGCAGTGTGGCCAATGCCTGATACAGTGCCCACTTGCTTCTGCGCTCATCCTTGAGTCTATACCAGTGCTTGGCTATGCGTCGTGCTAGGCTACCAGCTACTCCCAGACGGGGCTCTACATTGGTACAGCCTATGTACTGAGCACCTGCTATGTTGATAGCATACACGATGTGCCTGCGGTTCTCCAGCTTCATAGTTCGCTCCTAATTTCTTAGTATGCGTATATTATAAGCTCAAACAGGCACCCTGTCAACCAATTTGTTGTTGTATTTTTACAACGAACTCCACCCGTAGCATAGGGCCCCGCGATCACGTAGATTCTTCATTAGCTTAATGTGACTCTCATAGAAGGATTTATCTCCTATGTTCAGCGCCGCCTCTTTAGCTACATTCATCCCCATACAGATCGCATCATTGTTCTGTACTTGAATAGCAAACTTAACTTTGGCTATCTGTTCGTTATATACATACAACCAACGCTGCTGAGTAGGGGTAAGTTCTGCCGCCTGTGCTGTTACCGCTACTGTTGCGAGGATGATCGCTGTGATCAGTTGTCTCATAGCAGCTCCTTAACGATAAAGATCTGCGTTGCGCAGACCCAGTGTGCCCGACCACATGATCAATAGGCCCACGGCACTGACAGCTACCCCAGCTAACAGTCCTTGATCATCCAAGCTAGACTCAATGCCGCCTACGCCGAATGCTGTTACCAGTATGCCCGTGACCAAGAGAAACATTGCTGAACGTTCTGACATGTTAGGCTCCTTGTGTGCGTGTTTCAGTGTTTGTATTATACTGGTTTTGGATAGCTTCGTCAACCATTTTGCTGGCTAGATTCAGAGCCATCAGTGCTGCGGTCATTGCTACCATACGTTCCTGACCAGTGAATGCCATGATCTGATCTTCCAGGGCCTGCATTGAGTCTGGAGTGGCAAAAAAGCCGTTTTTCTGTATTGGGTTCTTCATGGTTCGCTCCTTTGTTTCAGTGTGTGTATTATATGATCAAGCAGCCCGTTTGTCAACCAATTTCAACTGTGGCGGCCCTACAACACGTCCCCCATTGACTGCTGCGTACATGTCAGCCACTGATCTGATGTAGAACTGCTGTTGACGGCCATTTGGGTAAACAACAGTGTAGGGCATCATGCCGGCGCAAACATCTTCTGGCCAGCATCCATGACCACGTAGTAGGCTTTGAGAGTTTCAAGATTGTATTCCTCTGGACGGGCCTTGATGGCCATCAGCTGCTCCAGGAAGGGTTGATCAGCGCCATAGGCTTTGATTCGGATGATTTCGCAGGCTTCTGCTAGTGTCATTGTCAGCTCCTTAGGTTAGTGTGAAGATGGCCAGGACTTGTAGTGTGCAGATCAGGGCCAGTAGTAGGTAAAGTTTTGCTTTGTTCATGTGTGTATTATACTGTGCTTTGTCCAAAATGTCAACCAATTTGACTGTTACAAAACTGCCACATCTTGAACTGATCACCGCGTAAGCCCATCAGGATCCCTTCGAAGTCTTGATATGAGCAGCAGCCCAGGATCCTAGGATAGCTTCGATATCCTTTCTCCAGTTCGTTCCGGTATCGAGTCACAGCAGCCCGGGCCGTGGAAGCCCGTTTGTGGTACTTGACCAAGCGGTACTGATCATCGTAGACTACCCAGCCCATTACCGATAGTCCTTCTTGTCACCGAAGCGTTCGTTGTATTCATAGCCGGCGTAGTATTCTTTAATTTCGTCTATGCTCAAGCCTTGGTCAACACGCGGACCACTGTCACCACCCACACCGCCATAGTGCGGATTACGTGGTCGGCCGTAGTAGCTGTCTGCTGAACCACGATCATACAAGCAGCCGTGTGTACCTCTGACAAATTGCCATCCCTTGAGGGCTTGGACTACACGCTGTTGTTCTGTTTGTTCTATGATCATTTTCGCTCCTTATCTAACTATGACTCTATTGTACGGCCAAAACAGTCAGTTGTCAACCAAAAAAAAGCCCTGTTGCTTTTACACAACAGGGCAAAGGATTGCTGCTATCCGGGAGCGAGTCGGATATTTAGGCAGCAACGGCCGCTGTCTTAGCAGTGGCCTTCACCGTGGCTACTGCCACGGGATTCTTCTTGGCAATGTAAGCGATGGCAGCTTCTACAGCTGGATTGCCCTTGCCGAATTCGACGGTCTTAAGATGCTCTGCGATCTCACCCTTGGTCATAGCTGTGGGCAGCTCCACGAGGTCGATGTCAGTGTGGCCATTCTTGGCCAGGATCTTGATGCGCATGGTGTCGTTTGCGAAACGGATCTTGGTCTTCCCAGCTTGGGTGGAAACACCAGCGACGGAGAACATTTTTTCAGTTGCCATTTTAAGTTGCCTTTCAAAGTGTGTGTGTTGTGTACATCTACCACTATTGGTAGTATATTAACTATAACATCATCCTAGCCAATTGTCAACCACTTTGTGGCGGTTGATTGTCCAAAATGGGTGTTACCTGACTCGAGATGCTCTGGGTCTCCCCAAGAGCTTCCACGAATTCGTCATCGTAGAGCAGATCCTTGAAAGCCAAGGCTATCAAGTTCTCGACCTGGGCGAGATCACCCGGGCCGTCTGTTCCAGTCTTTATGGTCAGTAGATACTTAAGAGTCCGTGCCATTCTTGGCCTCCACTCCCTCACGGATCCACTGTGTGAGCTCTTCTTCGTTCTCAGCCTCATACTCAGCCATAGATTCTGAGATGGCAAAAGCCTCATCTAGATCACTGGGCAATGTCTGTGCTACCTCATGGCTCTTCATCTCAGAGAGATCGAAGTAGCAATCATCGCCATCGTCCCAGTGGCCTGCGTAGCACATGCCGGGTTCGTAGTAGAACGCACCCACGGTAAAGCCCATCTCTTTCAACTTCACATAGGCTTCGATCGGTGGCGACCATGCTGAGTCGAACGAGGTGTGTAAGAGCCGGCCATCTGGATGGATATCGCTGGCACCCTGCTCGCCTACATCCCACTTGGTGCCCCATTCGCCCACGCAGTAGTCATACCAGTTGCCATAACCGTAGACTTCTACATTGCGAGCAGTTGCTTCCTCTAACTTGCGTTGTTCATCAGGATCACCAACGGACCCCGCGACGATCTTGAGTGATTCTGGCACTGGAATGAATTCCTGTAAGAACTCTCCGCGTTCCAGAGCATCATAGGCTCGCTGGATCATTGCTGGATCTTCGTGATGTAGGGTCAAGTTGTTGTTGCACCAATTTGGCATAAGTCGCTCCTTTTGTTAATCAGTAATCGTATTATACAACCGATTCTCCACCTTGTCAACCAAAGCAAACTCCAGGTTCTCTGCCTGCTTCTTGTAGATCTGACTGATCACTCTACAGATCTTGGCAGCAGCCATGGGTGTAGTCTCGGGGTCAGCTAGGACCAAGTTGGCCTTACGGATGTATTCAAGTTCTTGTGGTGTCATAGTCTTTAACCATTTGATACAAGGGCTCGATCTCCTCTGTGTCAGCGATCTGATACTCATCATCACGCCAATCGATGAATTCGGTCTTTACAGGATCTCCCAAGTTGCCATCGTAGGCCATGCTCAGGGCTTCTTCTTCGGAATCCGCTTCGACCTCGTAGTATTCGTCGATCACAGCGGCCCTGACTAGGATGTATTTGAACTTAGGCACCGTAATACTCCGCGTCCAAGTCTGCGGCTCTCTCGGCAAACTCACGTGGATCTTCATCGAAGTCTGCGGCGAGGATATCCTGGACATCCGTTGGTGACATTTCAAGGATTCTAGCGATGGTGATCACAGTCATAGCGTCATCGCCAAAGTCATCACCCATCTCGTGGGCCATGGTCATTACTTCGATTTCTAGATCTTTAAAATAACCCATGTCGCTCTCCTTAGTATGTGTATATTATAGCACCAGTTAGCCAAACTGTCAACCAGTTTGTTCAATAGCCCAGATGTCTCTAGGGTCTTTGCCGAACTGTTCCCAAGCTAGGCATGCAGCCCGGAAGTCACGAGCGACCACGTGGAAGACTTCCTGGTTATCCATAATGAACTTGAACTTGCGCATTGCTGTGCTCCTCTTGCTAACTGTGCCTATAATAGCAGCAGTTGCCCACCCTGTCAACCGGAAAGATTCGTCAATGAATTCAGTGACTTAGTAGTCTAAGGGAACTCCGGGCATCAGCTTCTTGCCCGTCCAATGATCCCTAGTTACGCAGACGATTCCACGTGCTTTTGGCGCTAATGGATACTCTGTATCCACAGGTTTTTTAACCTGATCTAGTACGAACTTACATGACTTCTGATCGTGGAAGGGCAGTGCGATCTTGCCCATGAAATCCCCACCGGGACTCATGAGTTCTAGGATCAAGACCCACTCTGCGATCATGAGTTGACTGTGCTGAAAGGATCAAAGTCCGCAAGCACATCTTCAATGATGGCCAGCTGTTCCTCGGGCGATAACTCAGCGTCCTCGTCAACGAGAACACCATCATCATCGTAGAAGGGATCTTCGAAGAGTTGACCAGGATAGCTCATTTTGCGGCTTCCTTGGTGATGGTTTGAACTTTGTCCACGGCCTGATCGCCGATCTTAGCGATGCCTGTGAATCCCACAGTTGCCACGATGATACCGAAAACAAATGCGATTACATAACCCATTGCGCTCTCCTTCTGTGTGTTTAGTGTGTGTAGTATACGTCCAGTTGCTCAATCTGTCAACCTATCGAAGGAATAACCCTACGAAGTATATGGTTAACAGTCCTCCGTTGATAGCCACGAGATTCCATTCGCGGATCCTCAGCGACCAGATCAAGTACAGCAGCGCACCCACGTTGAGGAACCAAATGTTGAACGGATCCCATCGCAGCGAAGTAAACAACGCCCCTACGAGTGTAGCTGCGCAAGCTGTCCATTTTAGGTAAAAGTCTGTATTCATGATCGTATTGTACAACCATTTTTCCAATCTGTCAACCACGGATTAGCTCCGCCCCATTCTCGGCCTTGACCACGCAGCGTAGATTCTTGAAGCGATCTCCTAGATTCTTGAACAGTTCTTCGCGGTCCTTGCCTTGACCCATGAACATGCCGTCATCCTCGCTGTAGGCGAAGATCACGCCCTGATGCTGCTCGAGTTTGATGCTGATCTCTGCTAGATCGTCTTCCTCGCTGTTCATCTCTTTGATCTCTTCAGCGCAGCGTTCGATCAGTTGCTGCCGTTGATCTGGAGTGATGCCCATGTCGTCCATCAAAGATCTAATCATGATCTTAGTCATGAATTCATTGGCTCTCCAGCCTAGATAGAATGCTATAGCCACTAGGGCCATGATTGTTAGTGTTTCCATTATGCGGTCTCCTCAATATTTACATCAAGGTCCGCGAACTTTTGTTTGTATTCTAGCGCAGTTTTCTTAGCTGAATCCAGGGCCATCCAGATCTGATCTTCTGCTGATCCGTCTGTGAGGCACTCCGAAGGATCTTCGTAGAGCATGCCGCCGAGGTATTCACAGCTGAGTTCTACCCCTTCGTAGAACACTCGAGTGCGCAGCATAAACCATTCAAGATGACCACGATCGATGTCTTTACAGATCTCGTTGATGTCTGTGACAGTGTCATCGAAGCAGTCCCTAGGGTGTAGATCTTCCCAGGTCTTGTCCACGATCACAGTGTAGGGCCCGCGCTTGGTCTCAAGCAGTGTATCGTAGTATCGCATGTGTCGCTCCTATGCTGTTATGATGTATGTATTATATGCTCAGTTTATGTTGTTGTCAACCGGGTTGTACGCACACATATGCAGCGGGGCCGTTTACTTGATCCCTATGATCATGAACCTTTTTAGCTCTAGCCCAGGGTAGTTAAAGGTCATTGATCCAGAGTAGAACTCGCTGGACATCGGGCAGGCACTCCGTAATTCATCGACGCTATGTATGCGTCGCACGTGATCAGGGTGGGGTAAATCGCTGCCCTGTAAGACCACGATAGTTCCCTTTGGAATCATATCAAACCACTTCCCTGGCCCCATATGTTCTACGCTGCTGTTGATTACGATATGGGGGTTGTCTTGGCTGTAGTTGACTTCGTTGACGTCACCTGTTATGCTCTTGAACTGCCAGTCCTGCCATTCCCAGAACTTGTTGATCTTATCAGCGATAGGTTCACATGCGGGATCCCGGTCAATGCAGCGCACATACTCGACCGGGATAACTCCGCGTACCCGCATGATCAGATTAGTGATGCCGTACCAACCACCGTAGATCCAGATCTTGTAGCCAGCCACGGGAGCCTGTACCTGATCCGCAAGCACAGACTCGAGCCGTTCGGTCAGCCATAGTTTGCTGCCTACTTGACTCGAGCTGAAAGCGTCTAGGTCTACCTTAGGGGCACTCCGCCCCCAGAACTTACGCAGTAACCTTTTCATCATAGATCACAGTCTGTCCAAACGGTGCTTCGTTGTTAGAGCCTTTGACAATGAACAGGGTATCGCAGTAGTCCTCGTCACCCCAGCCACCGCATGGGTAACCGTCAGTAAACATAATGAACTTCTTAGGTACCAAGTCAATGTCCTTCATGAACTCCCAATTGACTTCGAAGTCTGTGCCACCACCACCCTGAGGCTCATAGCTCAACAGAGCGTCACCGTCGTCGTGTGTGAAACGCTTGTGGTTGTAGATCTCTGTGTCAAAGCACCAGATATCGATAGCATAGTCTTCGTATTGCTCCATGATGCCCTTGACCTCACTCAAGAAGACGGTAGCATCCTCTTGCCCGATACTGCCTGACATATCAATGCCAATAGCCACATCCACAGTCTGATCGTTCTTCATACCTGGAAGAATAGCACCACTGTGCTGGCTCTTGCGGTTAGGGCGTTGGAAGGAGTAGTCGTTGCGGATAATGCTTTGGATATTCATCTGTAGCACTTCACGCCAGTTCATCTTAGGCTCAGTCAAGTCCTTGATCATACGCTGGATACCTGCGGGCACCTTACCAGCACCTGCGGCCTGTGCGGATTGGATCATGGCTTCTTTGAGCTCATCACGGATCTTCTGAGCTTCTTCTTTGCTCATAGTAGGCTTGTCTTTGCCGTCTTTGGTCTTGTCATCGCCGGCACCCGCACCCTCTTGCTCTTTGATATGCTCGTCAAGCAGGTCACCCAACTGAGCCAAGAGCTGATCCATAGGAATCTTCTCTGCCTTCTCCCAAAGGATATCGTAGATCTCTTCCCAAGCCATGCCACGATACTTTGGATCATAGCAGATCTTAACTTCAGTGATCTTGTCGCCGATACGCTCGTCCACAAGGATCTGGTTCACAGCGTAGTCTTGTGCGATGTTAGACAGTTGCCGATCGCGGCTACCAACACGACCAAAGTGATCAAAGATACCATGGCAGATCTCATGTGCGAACAGGAACTCCAGCTTCTTTTCGCTGAGCTTGGTAACGAAGTCCTTGTTATACATAAAGTCACGGCCGTTAGTTGCCGCTGTAGGGCACCAGTCGCTGGCGTCGATAAGACGCATACGAGTAGCCATGTTGCCAAAGAAAGGGTGCTTGAGAAGAAGGCCGATACGGGCAGTTGTTAGTTTCTCTACGATTGGATCCATTGTTCGCTCTCCTTAGTATGTATATATTATACTATCATCTGCCCTGCTTGTCAACCGAATAGGTGGGCGGAGCACCTGGGCTGGCACTCCACCCTGAACGCCATAGCGAGGTCTCAGTTCTCCATGGCTTTCAAAACATACTTGCCAAAACGCTGATGGAACTCGTCGAAGTTTTTCATCTTCGAAGCGTCCAAGGGCAAGTTGTAGTTGGTAAGGGCAACCTTGGCACCCATCACTACCAACTCTGTTGGGAAGTTATCCATCATGTAGCGGAAGAAGTTGTCTGCCATAGAGTCCCAACCCTTGACCTTCTTGTCCGCACGATCCTTGAGCTCATAGCACAGGCTAACGGTCAAGGAATACATCGCAGACACTTCCTTGATCTTAAGCTCTTTCTCTTTGCCGTCGACAATGTCTGCGGCCTTAGGCATCTTGCCCGCAACCTTACGGTGAGCCATGAACTTGTGTGCGAGGCCGTCACCTACAGCACCTGCGACCAAGTTAGTCAGCGTGTCAGTGTCGACATCGTCGTCTGCCAACAGATCGCTAACGAAACTCCAAGAGCGAGGAGTTGCGAATGCGTGTGAGCTAGACTTAGGATCGAAGTCGAACAAGTCCTGCTTGGCAAAGCCCAGGTAACCCACAACCTCTGCGTGGACTTTGTTCATAACAGCCCACTCTTGGAAGTCATCGAAGTCAGGTTTCATTTCCAAGTGTAGGAAGCGGTTAGCCAGTGGCTTAGGCATACGATAGGTAACACCACGGTCACCGTCACGGTTACCTGCCGCTACAATATCTACACCCTTGGGAAGCACATAGGTGCCAACACGGCGATTCAGAACTAACTGATAGGCCGCAGCCTGGACAGCCGGAGGAGCAGAGTTAAGCTCGTCCAAGAAGATGATAGCGTTGCTATCTGGGTCCATAGGCAATTCACTAGGAGGTGCCCACACCATGCTCTTGCTGTCTGAGTTGTAATAAGGGATACCCTTGATGTCAGTGGGCTCCCAAAGTGGCAAGCGAATGTCAATGACTTCGCGGCCTGCTGTATCGCCAATCTGCTTGACGATATCACTCTTACCAATGCCGGGGGGACCCCAGAGGAAGAGTGGACGACGCTTGGCAATAGCCTTGCTAATTGCCTTGATAGCACCCTTAGGACCTACGGTGCGGATGTTGCTTGCTTCTGTGCTTTTTGCCATTGAGACCTCCTAGTAAAATTTGTGCCCAGTTGTTTCTAACTATGCTTCTATTATATGCTCAGTTAATCGGTCTGTCAACCGATGATTTTCACATAGTTAAGCTGTGTTGTATTATCGCCACGGTGCCGTTTGACCTTGGCCTTGATGCGGTGTGTGCCCTTGAGCTCTGTGCCGATCCAGAAGTCCACGAAGCTTTCCCCTGCGCGAGCAGTGACTCGATGCTTGTTATACTCAGGGTTGAAGCGGCTGCTGATCACTTCGATGTCCATGACTACAGCGTCCCCTTCCTTGGCGGCCAGCTGTTCACTGACGCGGATCTCACGTGCGATCTCGTTGCGAGCCTGATCACGCAGCATCACTGAGGGCAAGCAGCTGACGATGGAGAAGTCCAGCATATCGCGGCCCGTGAACTCGTCCTTCTGTGCGATCTTCAAAGCCTGGCGCTCGAAGTCGTTGATCTTTCCAGAGAGTTCTTTGAGTAGGAAGCCGTTGAAGTAGTGTCGAACTACACGGCCACGGTCGATATCTTCAGCTGTTGCTGCTGAGAAGTCCTGTTCACGCAGCCAACGCTTGACGATGGCCTTGTTGGCTTCTTTGACAGGATTACGCTGATCCACTTCAAAGTCATAGACGGGCTCTTTGAGGTATCCCCCATTGATACGATCTGCTGCTATGGCAAGACCCCAAACTTGATCAGCTGTAAACATAGTTCGCTCCTTTGTTTAACTATGCCTCTATTATACGGTATTTACTCAGGGCTGTCAACCAAAATATCTGTTGTATTTTTGCCACAGTGACTGAGCGGAGTGCCACCAGGGCCAAAAAGAAAGGGCCCTAAAGGCCCTTCCCCAAACAGCATCCCCGGGAGCGAATCGGATCAGTTGTTTGAACTAGTACAGACTGTGATTAAACAGTCATGCCCATTGCCTTAGCTGCATAGCCAAGAGCAACGATTTCACGTGACGGTGTACCGATAGCGTACTCAGTAACCTTAACACCATTGCCAGCGACACGAGTGTTGCTGTAGACAGCATAGCCGTTCTGACGAATGCGGCTTACTTCTGCTGACAGGTTCTTAACGCCGAAACGCTTAGTAGCCTGTGCTTGGGTTAGAGTTTCACCAGCCTTAAGAGCTGACTGGATCTTGAACGTCTTAGAGTCCTTCGAGAACAAATACTTCATGTGTGTGTACCTTTCATTTAAGTTAAATGGCTGAATGTCTTCAGCGTTTATACAGTTTACTACCTTACTATCACAAAGTCAACCCTGAGGTTAACCATTTTTGCTGATGCTGACCTTAGCGCGGATGAACGCACCGATGATCACAACAGCCAACCAGTTCCAAACCGTGTAGGGAATAGCCAACACAGGGAACAGCTGGTTCAATGCCCAAATCGTTAAGATCGGACCCACGATCACGGCCACAACCAGGGCTATGATCAAGAACAACGCAACCAAACCTTTATTCATTTACCATCTCCAGTTCAGGGTCACGATCGTGAGCCCTGTCGATTTCTTTAAGAAGATTCTTCAGCTTCTTCTTGCCTGTTAGAGCTGTGCCGCCAATGTAGACTCGCTGGTAGTGCTCATGGCAGTAGCTCTTGCCCTGGACGCTGGGCGCCCCACAGTAGTGGATCGGGTGATGGATCAGTGGGTCCTGATCGGGCCCAATCCACGTACATGTCCTGCTGGGTCCGTCTATCATATTAACCTCGCTTCATGACAGTTACTTCAGCCATGCTCTTCCAAGTTGTAGGAAAGCTCTTGCGCAGGTCAGCGACTTTCAGTACAGTACGCAGGCTCAGCTCACGCATCTTAGCACGATTCTCGACGATGTAGTCTGTGATCTCGTCCTTGACGCAGTCTTCGAACTCGTAGCTGTCCAACATGCCGTCTGTGGTGATCTGCTTGATGCGCAGTACCTTTTCACGGTCTGTGTCCATCTGGAGGTCGATGTAGTGGCAACGTGATTCCAAAGCAGCCAAGTGATCCTGTAGCTTCTTAGAGCGTACATTCTCGAACTTGATGTTGGTGATAAAGATGGCACCCGCCTTGAACTCGAACTTGTCCGGCACACCCTCTGAACGCAGTACACGTGAGTCCGTGTTCCACGAGATGGTACGCTTCTTAGAGCTATCCAAAGCAGCCTTAAGGATGTTCAGCGACAGATCGTCTAACAGCACAGAGTCGCAGTCATCGAACACGATAACATTGCCTTTCTCGCTGTAGTGATAGAGCTTGCTGTACAAACCCACGGCTGACATTGCGCCCTTGACGATCTCGTATTTGGGCTTGCGCTGGCCCAGGGTATCGAACAGATCATCCTTGCTGAGTACTTCTTCTACGCCAAAGGATTTGCCCACACCTGGAGGGCCTGTGACGATCATGGCACGTACTGTACCCTCTTTCACAGCTTTGGTCATGTCCTTGAGTACTTCGAAACGGCCACGCAGTCGTTCGATGATCTCTTCGTCAGTCTCATGTGCTACCACAGCGTCCGAGACTTTGATCTGCTCTAGGCTCTTATCGCCTGCTGGAGTTGCTGGAGCAGTACCCGTGACCACAACATAGTCCTGAGCTGATGCGCAACGGATACGGATGCTTCGATCTGGGATACCTGCGTTTGCGGGCTGTACTGAACCACCGTTAACAGTAACAAAGCCCCCTTGGGCACCCTCTTTGAAACCTTCTACGAGCTCGAAACGGAAGCCCGCCATGGACGTTTCCTGCCCACGGATACGGTACGTACCGCTACGAAGTTCGATGATTGCTGGCATAAGTTCGCTCCTATGTGTGTTAAAAAATGTATTATAGCACGTCGCTGACCGTTTGTCAACCCCTATGCAGATTGTTTTTTGGGTTCACAGTAACTATAGAACTCTTGTGCTGTGCCCTCAAAGATCACCGTGTTGGTATCGCTCATAGTGAGCCCAAACATGTTGCAGCCACGGTTCACCACACGGACCATCAGCTGCTGCTCCTGCTCATAGACGTGATACTCGTAGTCCTGACCGCAGTCAGTCTGCTCTACAGAGTAGATATAGAAGCCACCCACACTCTGTTTGAAGTGTGCTACGACCTGCGCAGCCAAGCAGCCCATGCCGTTGAATGCGGGGCGATCTTCACCTGTGAGCCCATTGATCAATTCACCGCGGGTCAGCAGCAGAGCCAGCTCGCGACCGTGACCCTCAGGGTAACCATCGTACTGACGATAGAGATTGACCACAGGCGTCGCGCCCTCGTAGACAAAAGTCAAACAACGTGTACCCATAGCTCGCTCCTTAGTGTTAATATAGCCATATTATAACAGGGCCCGAAGGCCCTGTCAACCACTCGTTAAATACCCTGGAAAGCAGTCAGGGCTTGTTGTGCGTCTGCGTCCAACATCACAGAATCTTCTGCACGCTGACGTTCTGCTTCTACGGTCTTGCGATAGTCTGCGAGCTCTGCTTTCTTTGCTTCCATAGCAGGCCACACGACATCAGAGGGGTTAAGGTAAGCGCCGGTGTAGTCCACCTTGTCTTCGCGCAGGGTGATCTCGCCTGCTTTGATCGCAGCAAAGACCTGGCCCCAAGTGGGTTGCTCTGGACGTCCTGCGGGTCCAAACAATGCTACAGCCTTAGCGTTGATCTTTTCACGTGCGATCTCGTTGAGACGACGGACAAAATACTGCTTCTGATCTTCTTGCATAGTGCGCTCCTGTGTGTGTTGTTGAGTGTGTATTATAGCACGTCTGTAGAGTTTGTCAACCCCTATTTTCGCAAGCCCTTAGGCCTGTAGGGTTATTTCTTCTACTCTGTACACATGCTCCATGTCGTCCACTAGATCCTGCTCCTGGAGATCAGCAACATACTGCTGGGCCAGTGGTCTACGAGTGAAAGCAGCAATGTTCTCAAAGGCAGCTTCGTCGTCTCCGAATCCCTGTGCTTGTACTACAAAAACCATCTTCATACTCGCTCCTAGTTAAAAAACGTATTATAGCACAGAAACAAAGACCCTAACGGCTCCAGGGTCAATGCCTAGGCACTCCAACTCGTCAATGGTGCCCGCGGCCGGACTCGAACCGGCACGCCATAAGCGAGAGATTTTAAGTCTCTTGTGTCTACCACTTCCACCACGCGGGCATTTGGTGCCCCCACCTGGATTTGAACCAGGAACCTACCGATTATGAGTCGGGTGCTCTTACCTATTGAGCTATAGGGGCGTTATCTCTTAACAGTGTTCTAGTATATGATCTAACTGCCGACGTGTCAACAGTTTTTTGCGCAAGACAGTGAAAAATCCTGGGTGGACGTACTCTGCTGCGGGCTTGAGCACATATCGTACACGGGGTCTCGCGAACTGATCGTGATCTGTGTTCGCAGGGTCCAGCCAGTAGTCAATTGAATGCTGCTCACAGTACTTAGCCAGCTCCGCATGCCGGACCGCCAACAGTGGACGCAGCACCGCCTGGTTCTCTGCTGGCATTAATGTGGGCTGACCATGTAACGTGCTCCACAGCCAGGTCTCAGCGACATCATCTAGATTGTGAGCAGTTAACACCGGCTGACCCAATGTGCGCAACCATCTGTAACGTTGCTGGCGCCAGTGATCTTCCCTAGATTGCCCACGTGATCTCTCAGCTGCTAGCCGGGCAGTTACAACATCAATCCCTAGTCGATCACACAGGGCCTCTACTAGTGGAAACGCACTAGTGTGAGCACCCGTGCCGTGATCGTATACAGCAGCAGTGACTTCCCTACGTGAGTCCTGCGCAGCAAAGTGTAACAGAGCCATGCTGTCCGCACCGCCCGACACAGCTACGACGCACTTATGTGGGATCTGTGTGGTCAGAGTCCAGTTCATATTGCTTGATCATCCTATACAAAGGTTCCATACGCTGCTGTAAAAGCTCAGGCGCAGCAGCAGCTAGCTGATCTAGTTCCCAGTCAGAGGGATAGTGTCTCAACATGCTGCGAGCAGTTTCCCTTACCAGCCTAGGCACTCTGGGCGTGTGTTCAGGGTTACAGAGATCCAGAAGAAACCTGCGAGTCTGCGATACAGCACGATATCTTTCGTCGGGTAATGTCATAGTCTACGTCCTAGCAGCGGGGCCTTTCTACTGCATGCAGAGATCAGCAGTGACCGTTACAGGTAGGTCTACGCTGATTCAACAGTGAACCACCTTCGCTGGGATCCGGGTCCCATGGCGCACGATGCTGCTTTGCCACAGTCAAAGGTGTCATACATGCTGCCAGCTGTGTAGCTAAGAGTGCTAGTAGTATAAGTCTCGTCATCGTGTGTCTCACTGAGTGTTAATGTACATATATTATACGATCATTCTAGACAAATGTCAATTCAGTCGCAGCGGGGCCACTGTGAGAGAACCGTTTTAAGGATCAGATTTACTGGCCTACGGTGGTAAATGGTGGTTTATGGTTCAAAAGACTGTGGTCGGGGCAGTGATCACTGTGGTAAAACGATTCAAAAGAGTGTGGTATGTGAGGCTTAGTAAAAATACTCTCTCAACAGTCCAAAATGATCTCCCACCCTAGACTCCCCGGCTATATGCTGCAGCGGGGCCTTTAGCTCTGAGTGAGTTTACTGCGGCATTCTGCGTGACTGCCCTGATCAATCCATTGTTGTGCCTGCGATTCGCAGTAGCTGCGATCTGTATAAGCTGCCAGTACTCTAGGTTCACCCTGTAGTGTGTATACCACTAATAGCCATAGCACTGTCATAGTAATATACACCAAAGCCAGCCTAACGACATGCCCGCGAAGAAACTCCACACGGAGACTGTTAATAGCAGTATCACGTAGTATAAGTCATCTTCCACTATAGCTAATAACGTGTTCATAGTTCCCGCTCCCAGTGTTCAGATCGAGCCAATGCTTGTTTAAATCTATAGTAATTATAGTTGTCAGCTCTAATTGCCTCAGCCAGCTGTGCTTGTAAGAATCCAATTTGATACAGCATCTGTAGTCGTGTGTTATTAGGGTATCTTTTAGCTGCTCGTTCTAACAGCTCTGTGCGTATGTAATCTCTATAGGTCATTGTTCGCTCCCCACTCGGAGATCTTGTTCCCAGTGTCTGTGATATTTACTGCTTTTCTTGTTGTTGTTGCTGTTGTTGCTTACGCAGTTGCTCACGGAACTGTTCGATCTGCTGTTGCTGACGCTGCCATTGTCGAATGTGAGGATCTGTGTCAGCAGCAGGTTTAACGGGTTGTCTTTGACCCACTCCGCAGTCTTTGAATACTGCACAGCTGACCACAGCCCATGTGACACTTATGGTAAAGAACACAGCAGCTAAACCCAAACACCAGTAGGTCAACATCTTATGTGCGTGATCAGTCAAATGCCAGTGTGTTTTACCTGTGAGTGTTTGACGTGCTTCCAGCCATCTGCGAGGTCTTTTCATTAGCTTATTATACACTGGAAATACAGTATTGGTCAAGCTGAGAATTTTTGCTAAAAATTGCGCTTCGCGCTGCTCTTCGAGCAGCCATGGACTCTTGATCCTCGTCCAAACAGTAAATATTATCATGAGATCATTCTACCTGCCGGAATGGCACGACTTCGCACACATAGCACGTTTACCTTGGCCCAATCTAGGTCAGGATCAATTGGATTGGGTCAGCAGTGTTAGTCATATGGAGTCGTGGCTTAATAGTAATATAGGCGATCATTGGACACGTTGGGCATGGGCTAATGCTAATGCTAGTTGGGAAATGGCTGTGGCTTTTCGTTGGGATCAGGATCAATGCCTATTTCTCCTTAAGTGGGCAGGATCAGGTTAAATACTCAACAGCACTGTTGCTGTTTATGGAGATATACCAATGATCAAATATATACTAGCTGCCCTCGTCGCAGTTGCGGTAGTTACACCAAGTTTCGCATTAGATAAAGCACCTCAGCAAAAGAAAGAAGCTGCTAAGAAAGCCGACGATAACAAGAAAGCTGCTGCTAAACCCAAGAACGATCCTAAATGGAAAAACAACAGTCTCAGTAAACGGCAAGCAGAGTGTCGAGCAGATCCCACGCTAGCCAAATGTAAGAAACCTGCAGACAAGGCAGCTAAGAAGTGAGAATCATAGCTCTAGTGTTGTTAGCAGCCACTGTCTCGGGCTGTGCTGTCATAGATCGTGTACGTGAAGTATGGCCCCGAGCACATGACCCTGTGATGGTTGAACTGTGGGTTGACACCCGCATAGCCCTGGGTCGTGTCAACTGTGACGGTAAAGACACAGGCTGGGCCAGGGTAGCTGATCACAGTCAACGATTGGCTGACTACACAGAGTTCCGTAGAGATCCACAGAGCAAGAACATGCGGGGCCTCTACGAACATGCGCAAAAGATGAGTGAACCTGCTACTAAACCAGCGTTCTGTAAGCTGGGCATAAAAACCGCAGAAGCAAGACTAGCTGCTGCTAGATCAGCCTGGGAGGGGCGATAACATGACAGATGTATTCCAAGAACTAAGAGAAGCTGACGCACACATAGCTGAGCAGTTAGATCAGATAACACAGACTTTTCTAGCCAAAGAGATCAGCAGATCAGAGTATGAATATCTACTCACAGAACTGCGTGATGTTGTGGCTGCTGAACGACTGGCTGGCAACGAAACAGCCATGCGATTGGTCGTGGCTGCGGTCAGTGTGGCCGCAACTGCTGTGGGCTAATAAATAACTGTATGCGTATATCAGAAGTCATACAAGATCTCACAGTAGATGAAGAAAAGGCCAGTCGTGCTCTGTGCACTTCGGGCAAGCCTGACTCAGCTCTGGGTGCCAGTAACCTAGCTAGCTGTAAGAGTCAGGGCTATCGCAGTCGTGAGGGTGGCAAGAGTCACAAGATCGGCAGTGATCGCATCAAGGTTCGCGGCAAGCGAATCAAGGGCAAAAAGTATGGTGGTCCCCTACCAGATTGGTCTTAATGATTAAAACACAACAACTCAAACCTGGCGATTGTTTGATCGCACCCCCAACTAACAAAGACACTAGATTTCACAAGACTGTGGTCATGCTCACAGATCACAGTGACAATCAGGGCAGCATGGGCATAGTGCTAAACAGACCCTCAGAACACTGTGTGGGCAGTCTAGTAGATGGCATGACTGACAACATCGCAGAGCATCAGCTCTATTGGGGTGGACCTGTACAGCCTCACGTGGTGTTCCTACTACACAGTCTAGACTGGCAGACCAACAAAACACAGGTCATTGACGGACGTTTGGGTTTGACTTCAGATGTCAAGATGTTTGAATACATGATGACTGGTGAACAGCCCGAATACTGGCAGGCCTACTTTGGACATGCTGGATGGGCACCAGGGCAGCTCACAGGCGAGCTATCAGGGGAAGGTCCTTGGAAGCCCAGTCACAGTTGGCTGACACTGTCACAGCCCAGCATAGACTTTGTCTACGAAACAGACCCTGAAAACATGTGGGATTGGGCTGTACAGGAATCAGCCAAACAGGCTGTGACAAACTGGTTCTAACTGGATTTCTTAAGTTCTTTCATAACCATATCTTTGGCACGACGATCTAGTTCGTTGTGCTGTGCTTGTTGTATCTTAGGCGTCATCAACTCCAACAATTCATTGACTGCTTGTTTGCCTTCTTCGGTCCAATGGCTGTAGTTGACACCCACAGTGCTGGTATAGTAGTATCTGCGGTTTTCCATCAGCTCAGTTATGCCCGCATACAATAGGTCTTTACAGAATGCTTTATCCATCTTTAAGAATCTCCCATACACGAGTTTTTTCACAGGCCAAGGCATAATTCGAACGACGGCCATCTTTATCGTTCTGCCAATCTTCCACAAGTTCATAACTTCCCCAACTATGCTCAGGCGCATTGTCCATGATCCAAGTAACGATAGCCCACAGCATACGACGATTGCCTGTGTCTGCTACACGCACAGCACGAAACATATCTCCAGCTAGGCAACTGGTCAAGAAACCCCCAGGTGCCCATCCTCGTACTAGATAGCTTTCTAGACTCTGCTGGCATTCTGGCGGAATAACCATTCCCACATATTTGAGATCTTCCACACCCTGTGCCCAATTGATCATAGTGTGGCTATCCATTCGTTGGCAAACTCAGCCCACTCATCTAGGCCGCCTTTGGACTCCAGTGTTTCCCAAAGAGCCAGCATCATAAGGCTCTGTGCGTCACAGCGATCACGATGTGTGGGCATACTGCGTATGAACAACTGTGCTTGGTCCATGCTGTTACAGTTCCAAAGGATCTCCATGATAGCCTTCTGCTTTTTAGTCAGTCCTTCGATCTTGATGTTCATACCAGCACTCCGATTAGAAAAATAAACACCGCAGCAACAGGGTGCCCAAACAGCAGAGCCATCATAGCTAAGATTGTGCCAAAAAATGCTCCATCGCCGTTCATTCTTGACTCCAGTTAGTGCCGCCGATGAATCTGATCAACGCATAGAGATCTTTGCTGGTTTCGGGCATCATATGCTTCTTCCAGTCGTGGCCAATGCGCAGTGATCTATCCTTGATCTCGCGGGTCTTGTATCGAGTTCCTGGTTTAGTCACAGTGATAGTCCAAACTGTTTCTAGTCCACGCCATTGCTCACGTCGACGCTTGACACTACGGATACAGTCGAACACATGGCCTTCAGTGCCAACAATTCGCCAACCACTTTTGATCGCTGTCCAGGTGTAGCCCGCAATAGTTTCATCGATGTCAGCACGTTGACGACGTTCTTCGTCTAGGGCTCGCATACGATTAGCGATCTTGATCATGTCAGCAGTGGTCAAGCCTGTGAGAGTGGCCTGTACCATAATGCGTTCTAGCTTTTCAGGAAGTTGTGCTCGACCTCTGGCCATGATGTACCTTTCAAAGATTTGTTACGATGTTTAATTATATGCTCATATTATCAAACTGTCAAGTTAACTGTACTCAAAAGGTGTGCTAGGATGTCCATAATCCACATGTAGGTTCTCGCCCTTGACATTGTCATACTGCTGATAATAAGTTTCGTTGGGCTGTACAATCCTAAATTGGTTGCTGTACTTTAACAGGGCCATAGTGACTTCTGATTTCACAGTGAGATCAGTGATCACGAACGAACTGGCACAAGCACCACGGATGTGTTTCAACGGACCATGCTTGAACTCGTTGTTCTGTAGAGCTTTATGGAATGCGACATTAGGGCTAAACATCACTCGTGTGATACCCAGCTTTTGGTTTCGTAACCTAAACTTGTCTACCAGTGTTAATTGAGATATTTGGGCTTCGTTGGCATCATTGATACGTAGCAGTACGTCTTTGACTTTGATGCTGCCTTTGGTATGTGTGTTATCAGGCGTTTCTTTTGTTGACCAAGCAACAGTACAATCAACGTGATTTACATACAGGGTTTCGCCATGGAATTTTAAGACCCACATGGGAATGGTCTGATCTTCTAAGTGCTTCTTGTTAAAGTGAAACACTATGTCCTTACAAGCATATTCAATCTATTTTGACATGTTAATCTCCTTTTGTTAATGTCTATGTTACTTATTATAAATATTTCCTGGGGAGTAGTCAACCTGAAAAGGTTTTATACATCGTCATCACGGCGCAAGCCCGGTGTGTAGACAAAGAGACGAGACCATAAATTTAAAGGAAACTTATGGAAATTCTCTCACTTCAATTCTTATGGGCTTTAATAGCCATCATCTTAATAGACGTTGTACTAGGAGGCGAAAACGCACTGGTTATAGCAATGGCGTCTAAACAACTACCAGAACCCCTACGTAAACGAGCTATGCTTTGGGGTACCTTTGGTGCTGTAGGTGTTCGCTTTGCCTGTGTTGCGGCTCTTACATATTTGCTAATGATTCCTGGGCTAAGACTAGTCGGCGGACTTGCGTTGATCTACATCGCTTGGAAGTTAACTTCTAACAACAACGATCATAGTAATGTCAGAGCTGCTACAACATTCTGGGGAGCAATGGGCACAATCGTAATGGCAGATGCTGTCATGGGCTTAGATAACGCACTAGCAATCGCAGGTGCCGCAAGTGGTAATTGGATTTTAATCATCGCTGGACTACTAATTAGTGTACCTATCATCTTGTTTGGTAGCACGTTAGTCGCTAACATACTTGATAAATATCCTAGCACAATTTACATTGGTGCTTTTGTTTTATACTATGTGGCAGGCAATATGATAGTACACGAACCTTTTATTGACAAATGGAATGACCCACTACATGATTTTGTAGAAAAGATATTACCATTTGTTGGTGCTGTTATTCTTACTGCTAAACAGTATTACCGAACAGAGATAAGAAAGAAAAATTAATCAAAGCCCCGGAAGGGGCTTTTTTATTGGAGTATAAATGGAAACACACAAACGGACTATAGCAAGAGCAATATGCTGGAGAATCATAGCAACACTGATTACTGCGATATGGGCAGGATGGAGCGGAGCAATCATGGCCAACATTGTATTGACTGTATTACATTACATACACGAAAGAGCATGGTTAAACATCAATTGGGGTAGAGAATAAAAAAGCCCCTTGCGGGGCTTTTATTAGAAAGCGTCCCAGTAACGGTATTCTTTCTCTTTGGCTTTCTGAAGCACCAGTTGTGACCCATCTGCGTTGGCAAACACAAACTTCTGTCCAGCATCGTCGATCTTCTTGAGATCCGCAGGAGTGAATCGAACATTGTTCCAGTCCCATTCTTCTTCCTCTGTACCTTTGTTTTCCACGACCTTGTAGTCGATAGAAATGTGTTTGGTCAAAGGATTGCCTTCCCACTCGCGGAACTCGATGTCCTGCTCTTCACCATTGCGCACCAACTTGACAGCGTAACGGCTGGTGTTGCTGTACTCAGGACGAGCATTGATCATGATCATGACTTCTTGCGGAGTCTCGTTGTATCGATTCATTTCTTCGACCATGGCTTTCAGCATGTCGAAGTTGAACTGATCAAACGTGCCAGCGATGCCCACGATCTTTTCGATGTGCTCTTTAGCATTGAGATTGTCTTCGCAGTACTCACGAATAAAGTCTTCTTCAAGACCCTTGTACTCCAGTGAGTAAAAGATACGACCAGGACGATTACGCATATGGCTGTTTACACGCCATTTGTCGTTACAGGTTAATACAAACATTTTCTTTGAAGGGTAAACACCATCCAACAATGTCAGCATCTGTTCCTGTTCCTGCTCATCGTAGACCTTTTCAAACTCGTCAAAGATGATAATCACAGGCTGTTCAATCATTTGAATGAACGCATTGAACTTGTCACCACACCAAGGAGCATTGATAACAATAGTAGGAATGCCCATGTCGTAGCCTTTGATACTCAGCGTCTTAGCCAACAGAGTCTTGCCTGAACCTTTCTCACCGTTGAGCATAACGCCAGTGCTGTTATCTCGATCCATAAATGTGTTAAGGATACGTTCAGCACGACGATTAGCATCGCCGTAGATCTTGCCTTTGAACTCGAACTTGTCAATCTGTTCCAAGAACAGTTGTCCAGTCATTTCGTCTTTCTTAACCACGTAGTTGCCAGCAGGCAGTTGCTCATGTAGGTCAAGAGCTTCTTTGGTGCTGACACGGAAAGTGGTGCCCATTTTAAGAAAGTAAGTCATGTGTGTCTTTCTATGAAGTTGTTTATGTCTATACAGTATAAGTGAAAGCAGCGGACCTGTCAAGACCCGCTGCGTGATTTTTAAGCGAATATTTCCAAAGCAGTGCCACATTCGGTACAGAACTTGGCAGTGGCTTTGTTCTGTTTGCCGCAGGTAACACATTTTGGTTTATGCTTAACAGTCACAGCTTCTTTAACAGCTTCTCCGCCTAGTAGACGGAATACTATGCTATGTTTAACACTTTCTAATGTGCCTACATAGGTAGTAGAAAACTTCTGTTCGCTCTTTGAGCCTGGCACAGTGATGCCAGCATCGAAGGTAGCAGATGTAGCAGAAGCCGTCACAGAGTTCAGTGAAGCGTTGGTGCTGTAAGAAACATCGCTGCTTCTTAAGATGCTGCCCTGTGGATAGATACCTCCTGAGATATTAGAAGTATTCCAGATTGGGCGATACGGCTGTTCAAACTGGAACTCTACACGAACAAGACCGTCTTCTAGTTTAACTCCGCGATGCTGTTCTACAGCACCTGTACGCTCGATGAACTTAAACTTGTTGCCTTCGTTGAGATTGCCGTTTTTTACAGAACGTTCTAGATCAACTTCCTGTCCAGCGTTAAGAACGATACCACCAGGCACCATATCTTCGCCATCAATGAACACATTGACCACTGCTCTAGTTGTATTGAGATTTTTTAGTAGAATGCTATATTCACTGGCAAATGGAATATAGACTGTGTCCTTGAATTCACGGAGGACTTTGCCGTTTACTTTGATAGCCGCGGCGAGCTTTGATTCATACATCATGTTTTCTCCTTGTTACGGTACACACTCTAAGTACCTAGTGTTTAAAGAGTGTTGGTTTGTAGCACCCGCTACAAATTTATTTATTCTTGAATAACGGCACGCCATCACTTAAATGGCGAATATATTCTAGATCGGGAAACGTATCAATAGTGCCTTTATGGCTTTTGATTTCTACTCGAGTTTGATCTGCATTTTCAAGTGCATAGAAAAACATCTCTTTAGCACCTTGCTCTATTTGATTTTTAAAGTGTTCATTGAACATTTTTCACTCCTAGTAATTCTTTGATTAGGGTCTTTTTATCTTCAGTTGCCAATCCAAGTCCGAAATGTTCTTGTAAATCTCGTTTAATAAACTTCACCGCATTGTCCCAGATTTCATTGCTACCGCCTCGTTCGGCATCATCTACAATAGAAACACATTCCTGAACAATCAACTCGGCGAACTTTTCCATAAAATTTACCTGAGTTTCCCAAGAATTATTTTGTCCACTAGGAAAAGCGGCTGTAGAGTCAGCAGCCTTGACCCAGAGTTCTTTGATTCGTTCGTTCATACATTGTTCCTTCCTATACGACTGTAGCCTAACTTTGATTTAATCTCTTTACGGTCCGTTTTCTTTTCTGGTTTCCACGCTCTTGGATCTACAGTTTCGCCGGTTAGTTCATATCTGTAATCTGGATCGTAAACCATGTATCCCAACTTGTTCCATTTGATTACACCGTTGTCGAATAAAAAGATACAACCACGGCACATACAGAAACTGGCACCACGGTCGCTCATCACATTGCCATTTACAGTGCCAACATATTTGACAACCTTGCCTTGATGCATTTCTTTCAGTGCTTCGAAATAATCAATCATTTAGATACACCTCAATGAACGGATCTTGGTTTGGGAAATAATGTACATCATACATTATTCCTCCAATGTTATATTCAGCACACCAGCTGTGTTGATTGTTGGTTTCACGCACAGGTTCTGTCATTTGTAACAGCAGCCATACCTTGTCATGTTCTGAGCCTTCGAGTCTACGCTTAGGTGGACCCATTATTCTTCTAATAAAGGCTTGTGCTTCTTCGGGAGTCATCTTTAGAACATTCATTAGTATCTACTTCCGGGCTGTCCTGGATCGTTTGATTTACTACATTCTAGACTGTGATCGGTTGCGTGTGGACAACGTTTATTGCCGCACTCGGGACAAACGATCATCTGCGTCATAACCAAAGGCCACCCAGATTTAGTTTTTACATCTTTGTTACAGTTATAACAATGGCATTCAACATCCTGTAGGTCTTCCAGGTCCTGTTTCCAGCTATCGGGCATGACCCAGGGTCGCTCTTGTATATCTGGCTGTCCTAGTAGTTCGCCAATCTTTTTAGCAAAGTCTCGTTGGTGACTATTGCTGGTATAGGCATAGTCATAGTTGATAGTGACAAAGGTAAATGGCTCAGTACCAGGAGCCATGTGTTGTATCTTAATATGAACAGTTCCCATGAAGTCTTTTTCAAACCAAACTTCTGTAGGAAAGATGTGAGTTATTTCGGCTGTTTCAATCTTCATATTTTAATATCTCAAATAGTTCTGCGTACTCAACTTCTGGCTCCATATGGAACCCTGTACCCCATACTGCCCAGAATCTACGCTTGTAGACTTTGCTGCCCCAAATGTATCGGCCACCGATTGTTTTAACTGGCCACCAAGCACGAACTTCTCGCCAGGGGTAACAATCTGCTCCGTCATATATGCGTGTCACTTCCATAATTTGTGGTGCGCTAGACAGGAATCGAACCTGCTATCCTGGGCTTTAGAGACCCGTGCCTGACCATTAGGCTTCTAGCGCAAATCTTCATAAACTTGCCAACAGTTGTTTTCGTAGTCCCAGTGTCTAGTATCGTAGATGCTGAAATGAACAGCGTAGCCTAGAACACCTATCATAATGTTTAGACCAGCATGATCTTCTTTGGTCGTGAACTTAAACTCACAGTCTGCTATGAGACCATCATAGAATGTGTGTTCTAATTCCCACGCTTTATTCTTGGAAATGCGTCCGCTGACACAGCCTAGATTCTTAAAACGATCTTTAGACCAAGGATTCTTTAGTTCAAATCTTAGTTGTAGCATTACTCACCATCATGCTCTTCGTTTAACATATCTCGATAGGTTTCTAGCAGTTTAATCATACTGTCAATACCTGCGGCATTCATAGTAATTTCACTATAGCCCATCGTAAAGCTAACACGGTTATTGTCAGTAAGTCCTAACCGATAGTACGTATGGGTAGGTTTTTCTTTTTCCTTAGGAGGTTCGACGTAGGGAACTTCTTTAGCTTCTGGAAACTTGACTACGTTAGAATAATCTCTTTTCTTAAAAAAATCAAACATCAAAGGCTCCATATTGAAATGACGAGCAACTGGCGGACACCAAAGCGGTACACTAAGAGCCAGTATAAATCCTAGTGTGGCAATTTCTGGGCGAGCAGCCTGCGTGAACGCAAGATACATGCCCACCCAGAAATATACAAAGCCTGTCCAGAATAGGTAGTATCCACTACTACGTCCGAACAGCTTCATATTACTTGCCAACGTTTACGTTAGCACCAGCACCGATTACCAAAGTTTGACCTTTGAAATTAGCGATAGCTTCGGCAACCTTAAGAGCAGCATCTGCCTGCTTCATGCGAGCCTGTGCGTCCATGTATTGGATAGCACCAGCGTTTTGTGCCAATGCTTGGATACGCTGTGCTTCAAGTTGAGCAGTACGAACTTCTGCTTCTTTCTGCTTGGTTTCGTTCTTAGCACGAACTAACTCGTTAGCACTGGCAACAACACTGTCTGCTGGAATAATGCTACGAATTAATACTTGCGTAACAGTGATAGTACCGTCTAGCTTTTCATCGGCTAGCGTTTTGGTAACGCCATCTTTGATATCAGCTTCCATGGTAGCACGGTTATCACCCATATTCAACGCTTCGTACTTACGAGCAGCTTTATAGGTTGCGTTACGTGCGGCATTGAAAATGTAGTTGTACATCAAATAAGTGTCACCATTGTGATTAGCGTGGAAACTCTTATTCTTTGTATTATAAATCTCAGCGATTTGACTTGGATTGATGTTATAGATAACAGTCAAATCAAAGTCTTTCATTGTCGAGTTGTCGCTGGCTTGTGGAGTAATGTCATCGACTTTGACAGCAACTTCTTTCACAGGGAATGTAAGAACATCACCGATGATTGTTTGATTAAACGAACCAGGCAGCAATTCCTCGTTCTTAACCTGCTTGTCAAAACCAACACGGAGGCCAACTTCACCAGTTTCGATACGAGTACAACCCGTTGCCAAAACAGCGGCGGCGAGAATAGAAAGGGTGAAAATACGCTTCATTATGTTTCCTTAAAATAAAATAACAAGGGTGGTCATTACCAGCAACGCTAGCAATGAAACAATTATACTATAGGCAATGGATTTTGTCAATGACAGACGCTCTTTGCCTTCCATCTTTCTCCACGTTGAAATGCCAAAGTGAATAAGAACAGCAAGGATAGCAAATACCAACCAAAGTCTTATCATTCTGTTTCTCCAAAGATATAAGCAGCCATTTTCTTTTCTGATATAGCAGTTGCTTCTGGTGTAGATGTAGCACAGTCAAAACAGATTTGTTCATCATTAGCACCGTAAGGTCTACACTCATCGATCTTGCCACAGAGTTCGCAGACTTGTTCTGCTTCTTGTGAGATGATTCCTCGTCCACTCATTAGTCTGTCTCCCCACCTTCGCTGTCAGGACCAGGATTTTCTGGGCTAAACGGCCAGCTAGTTCTAGGTTCAGGACGAGTCCGTAGTTTTACGTTTTCTTCAATGACTGTGCCATCTTCATCGCAGAGATCTATCTGGAAAGGACTATCAATGATTAGATAATCATCTTCAATTTGCCAATCATGTTCTCCGTCGAACACCCATGCCGCACTACCATCGTGATAGGATGATTCAAACTCTTCTTTTTGTTCGTCAGTAAAGTCTTCGCTGTATTCAAACCAGCAGGCGTGTTGGTCATCTAGTTCTGCTCCCCAACCTACATCTGTACGAGCAGTTGCCTGTGTGTCTCCTTCGTAGGGCAGATTACAGGACATGTCTTCTTCGACAAAGCCCTGCCCCCAACGATAGTGGTCATCAATATTGACCCAACTGATAGATCCATCTGAGTTTTCGCGGAACAGTTCTATGTGCCAACAGATACTCTTCTTGTGTAAAGGTTTGATCCTATATACTCTAGACATCATATCCTCCAGCTTAACCAGTTATCGACTTGTGCTTCTGCTTCTTCCAAAGTAACAGCATAGACTTTGAACCAAGCAGTTGTTTGATTAGCACGTAGATCAAACGGAACCGGGCCATCAAACAAAATACTACTATCGCTGATGTCTCGTTCCACTTCAAACAATTTAAGATTTTTAGCACGATTGATTAAATCGTTTGCCATCTCTACAGAATTCATACGCAATCTCCTTCCTGAGCGGCCTTGACTGCTTCTTTGTTTTTAGGATCTTTGCTGGCACGAAACTTTTCTACATCAGTTACAGCTTTCTTAAGAGTTTCGGCGTAGTTAAGAGCCTGCTGTTGGCTCATGATCAGTGAAGCTTGATATTGGATATAACCTTTAGTCAGTATCTGCCATATCAATTTAAAACGACGATGCCAATCATTAAACAGTCCAACAAAATACCAGTGGATGTTCTGATAGATTTCATTGTCGATATCATATCTCTGTTCTACTTTTTCTGACCAATAGTCGGTCTTTACATCTACATAGGTAGTTACAGTAACTCCAACGTCTTCGGCTTCTACCCAAATATGATGGCTGTGACCTTCGTCACAACATTCACACGTGATAATGTATTGTTTGGCATCTCCATAATCTTTATGTATTAGGATGCCTTCAGCAGGTGTCTGTGCTTTCAAATCTTTTCTCCTTTGGTAAATCCACGGAACTTCAAGAATCTCGGAAAACGCAGGCTGTAGGTACCGTCTTGATTCTGTGTGATAGCATCAGCACGTACTTCTACTACCTGTCCTAGTACGAGATCCTTGCTAGAATATAAAGAATCACGATCGGCATCACTGAAGCCACTACCAACATTAACCATAATAAACTTTCCATCGTCTTCTCCTTCGCATATTAAAGCACCAAGGCGTCCTTCGTTACGACCTGTGCCTTCTTCGATGTCTTTAACAGTAAGGCTGACTTCAATAAATGGTTTCTGCTTCAGCCAAGCAGTATCTCTTTTGGCCACGTACTTGGCTTCAGGATCTTTGATCATGATCCCTTCGAAGCCTGCGTTAACCATTTCTTTGTTGTATTCTTTGTATTCGAGATCTCCCACAAATTCGTCTAGATTGACTTCTTTCTGCGGAATGATATCGATAGAACCAATCTCGTCAAACACAGCCTTAAATGTCCTAAGGAAGTTGCTACGACGACGTTGGCCCATGACACTGACACCCTGTTTGAACTCTACTAATGGAATGATATCAAACAGCATCAGTCGTGCGTCTTGTGCCTGTACATCACTCTTACGATGTACCTGCTTCATTAGATCTTGGAAGCTGTTAGAAACTACTTCACCATCCAATACATAAGATCTACCAAGAGCATCAATATGCTCAAGAAGGCCACTAGTAATGTGACCGAAGTTCTCCAATACTTTGCCATTGCGTGTGTATTGAACGACTGTTCTATTTTCGTAATCGACGACTGTGATACAACGTACTCCGTCCAACTTTGGTTCGAGCAGTTTAACACCCGTAATTTTCTTTTCATGATTGGCTCCGTCGTGTGCGAGCATACACTCAAACACTGGAACCTTGTATTGAGTTTTGCCTGTTTTCTTAACTACGGTGTTAATTGTTTTTTCGCTAAAGCCTGCTCGCATGTCTTTGATAAGGATGCGTCGATAGAAATCGTTCCATTGCTCTTTGGTAGCAACATCCATAGCTAACTGAATAGCATCACGAGCATCGTGACCTGTGAGGTCTCTTTTATACAATGCTTCTGCTAGTTGTTTGAAAGCATCCCAAGGCAGACCTTGGCCGTCGGCTTTGCTGATAGGAACCTGCTTGACTCCAAAGGTATAGAGTGTGTCGTAGCACATTCGAAGCCCTTCAAAGAACTCGTCTAACCCTTCGGTCATTGCCTGTTCTAAAATAGCTTCCTTGGCCAAACGGCTGTTGTCTGCTTCTAGTTGCTGTATGATCTTTTCGGGCTGTGTACGCATCTTAACCTTTCTTATTAATCCAATTTGGGTCCCACATGTCTTCTGCTAGATCTGGATAATACAATTTTGGATCCACTTCTAGCTTTTCAACTTTAACAACAGGAGGAGGTTGTGTTAGTTCGTTGTAGGCATTGTTGCCCCAAGCTAACGCCCATAGCACCAAAATAGTATCCATTTACTTCTCCTGTTGTTATTATTATTTGTATATTATATGCTCACTTTACTAGATTGTCAACCGCTGAAAATTGTGCTAAAACAATAGGCAACACTGCGGGTGCTGACTCGTCTGTAAGGTTACTCAAAATCCTATTGATGATCGCAGGCAACACTTGAAAGTTTTCAGGAGTGTCTTGCCCGCCTTTTGATCTAGGAATAATATGATCCAACTGAGGTTCGTGCCATTCCCAATCATCACCAATTTTAAGTTTGTTTTCGCCTTTGCCCCAGTCAAACAATCGATATACACCTAGTCCATCCGTCCATCCGTCCGGACTTTTGTCATACATGCTTTGAGCTTGTTCTTCAGACCAATTGTATTTGATTTTATAGTAACCAAATATAGCCACATACTTATAGTCTCTGTTCCTACAAAAATGTTTAAACAGTTCTCTATTATAGTATGTGCCCTCGTCTGGACTAGTGTATGGTTCACGAGCGTTGATAGACTCGTTTACAATAGTCCAGTTCTTCATACCAAGTCCATAGTAAACTTTTGCATTTTAGCAGGCCACGGGGGTTCAATCCAATTGCCTTCTGGCTCGTACTTTTTACACACTTGCCAAATACCGTGTGCGATGATCACAGGCTCTGGGACACGACTATTGTTTGCTTCGGAGTCTGTTTGATCTTTGTAACAGTCTTTGATATCTTTGTGTAAACGATTGCCTTGGTTTGGTTTTTGCCAAGCCTTGCGTAAAGCATTACGAAGTTTGTAATCAAACTCTTTCTTGTCTACTTTCTTATCTTGATGTTCTAAGAACTCCATGAGTCCCCAACTATTAGCAGTTTGAAACACACAAGTTGGAAACAGAATAGCATTGATTGTAACTGCTCGCTCAAAGGCATCTTTAGAATAGTCTTTACGATACTTGACCATGTTACCAATGCCTGTAAGCACTTTAGAATTAGAGCCCACTGTGTCTTTCTTTTCAACTACAACAACTTCAAGTTCGTTGAACAGTGTATCCATTTCTCTACAGATAATATCTTCTTTCTCTACAGGCATATTTGCTTCTTCGCTGGCATTTGCTCGTTGTACACGAATACGATAATGATCAAATGGGCTAGCACTTAGACTGTGAATATTAATAGCAGCGTATTGAGCAACATCCCAATACTCGTCGTCGGAACGAATAAAGCTCAATGGCACTTGTTCAATGCCAAGAATCATACATGCCAGTGTTCGATGTTGAGCATCGTTTACAAATAACTGACCTTTTGAATTCATACGGCCAATACCTGGAAATACAAGTCCTGGATTGAAACGGAAAACAATATCAGCAAAGATGTGACGCAGGAAAATATCTCGTTGCTTGGCAGCGTTCTTAACTAAAATTACAATGTCGTGTAAGTTTGTAGGATCGTAGTTCATAGCGGGCATTTTCATTTGTTCTGCCGCTTCACCGAGTGAACTAAACTCAGGTAGGTCAATACCCCTTAACGGGTTTTCATCTCCCATGTTAACTAATTTCTGAAAACAGAAAATCAGCATGTCTACAAACGTTGGATGCGAACCTAACGAACGAGTATTAACATATTCGGGGATTCTATTGATTCGAGCTGTTTGCTCTGTGAGACTAAGTGAGTTCCAAGGAACACGATTTTCTTTTGGACCCAAAACATCAAACAAGTCCGTACTGAACTTATCGGTTATCTTTTTATGATACATAACAATTTCCTATAGTTAATGCGTTTGATTAACAAACGACTGTGATTACTTGATTAACAAGTAACTACAGTTTACTAAAGGTTTAGTTATAAGTCAAGATCAACAATGCCAAACGTAGATCTTATCCTGTTTCTTTTTGCCCTTTTTAAGAGCATCTACTTTTTGACCCATTTGTTGTAATAGGTCTTCTTCTTCGTCGCAGGGTGTGAGTCCGTATTTGAGTGCGTCCGCATACATTTTGGGCGAGATGTTAAATGCTACATGCCCACCTTTTTGGATGTTGTCTACGCACTTTTGCCAAAGCGGAATGAAGAACAGTTCGTAGAATGCCTTGTCCGTTTCCCAAGGCTCCATGTGTTCGTAGAGTTCTAAGTTGATGTAAGGAGGGCTAGTTAATACAAAGTCATAGTTGATTTGGCTAAAGTCTACATCTAAGCAACTTTGCCAAATCATCTTTAGATCAAAGTCTCTGTCCATTCTAAACAGATTGCTGTCTATGCCATTGACTGATTCTAGTTCAGCATCTAAGAATGCCATCATAGCATCATAGGCAGGAATCATTTCAACGTTAGTATCAATGCCTGTGTAATCTATGCCCAACGACCAAGCACCTAGCATACGACCACCCCACCCTGCTGTGGGATCTAACACAGCTTTGGCCTTATACTTTTTGTATAGGTATTTGGCTGTGGTTGCTTTGAACATCACAACAGAGCCTAGGTTGATACGAAAGCACTCAAAGACATTGCCAGCAGCAGTTCGTCCGCCTCTATTACGCAGCTTTGTCTGCTCTATCAGCTTGTCCCACTCTGCGGAATCATTATAGATGTCGTAGATAGTTTTGCCATCTTGCCTGCGACACTTCAACAGATTTTTAAATTGGAAATGATACAAGAATGGATTGCCAGCAAAGTTGTTGGCATTGCTGAGAGCATCAAACTTGTTTAGGTTCTTGAGGTCTCGCTGTAGCTCTTTGGTTGTGACGTTCTTGTGATTCTCTACATCTGTGATAGTCACAGAGCTGAGATGTAGGTTAACTGGCTTTAAGGGTTTGGTCATTGCTGGGCAAATTCTAACGCATTCTTTTCACATTCTGTTCTAGAACTGTGAGTAAAGTAATTAGTCTTTAGATTGCCGCCACCTTGAAAATGTTGCTTACGACTCTTCTGTATCCATCCACGATTAAACTTGTCTATGGCCTTTAATTTATCGTTGTATTCTTTTACCAATTTAGCGATAGCGGCTTCTTGTTCGTCCATTAGCTGTTGTTCTTCTGGACTAATAACATCCTTGCCCATAAACACTGTTGTTTCATTACGTATGCCAGAACTCAATACATATACGGAATTAGGTTTAGGAATATTATCGTTCCACATAGGGCATAACCCATTCATGCCGCTCTTACATTCTACTGAGACAAAACGATCTCCCCAATCTTTGACCAGCACATCTGGAAATCCCTGTGTGCCAGCTGGCTGTAAGATATAAGTTCCTTCGGGCAATCCCTCTGTGGCTTTCCTAAGATCAACATCATTTCCGCTGTTGGCCCATTTTTTAAGAAGACCTTTTGTGAGTTTAGGATATTGTTTCTTATCTACTTCTGTAAAGCCTGCGGCCTTGATCTTTTCAGCCACAGCTTCTTCGTGACCAAACACCGCTCCGCCAGAACGGGCGTGTTCATTTTTAAAATAGGGCATCGCAAGTATGCTCTGTAAAGCAGAATGGAATTGTGTACTCATGCGTTTAATTATACGCATGAGTAGATTTAATGTCAAGAGATTTGATTAACTACCTAGATAATCTTTCCAGCTTGGATGCCCGATATGGAACCCGCGAGATCTGCGTTTTTCAGCCAATTCAAAATAATCTGGCTTGTAAGGCAAACGCACAGGTTTCATTTTGGTATGATTGGCCTTGCGATAGTTACAGGGTTTACAGGCTGTAGACAAGTTCAGCCATGTGCTTTTACCGCCAAGAGAAATTGGCAGCACATGATCTAGTGTAGCTGAATCCTCGTTGACATCTGTGCCGCAGTACTGGCATTTGTAGTTGTCTCGCAAGAATACATTGCGTTTGCTCAAACGGCTAACGCCTTTCTTTTTGTAGTATTCTTTTAACATCAGAACAGCAGGCACACGAGTTTCCCAGCGAGCAGATCTAACGACCCAATCTTCGTGCCACTCTAATACTCGTGCCTTGTCTAGAACGAGATAACGTATGGCATCCTGCCAATTGATTGTGCTCAATGGCAATAGGCTCACTGGTTGAGCGTCTGCGTTTAGTAATAGTGTATCTGACATGATTTTACCGTTCTTAATACGAGTATTTAACTAAACAAGTGTACAGTCATTTTAACCTTCGAGCAAGTGTTTTTGACATAGATAATAACACTTGACCTACAAAGACAAGTCTGCTATTATAAATGTTAAATCATCCAAGGAGAATAAAACAATGTTAGTACCAATGGTAGTTGAGTCCAGCTCACGTGGCGAACGTGCTTATGATATCTATAGCCGTTTGCTCAAAGAGAGAATCGTTATGCTCAACGGAGAAGTTGAAGACCACATGGCCAATTTGGTTGTGGCACAACTACTGTTCCTTGAAAGTGAAAACCCAGACAAAGATATTTCACTGTTTATCAACAGTCCGGGCGGTGTAGTTACCGCAGGCATGAGCATCTATGATACAATGCAGTTTATCAAATGTGACGTGGCTACGTTTGTAATGGGCCAGGCCTGTAGTATGGGCAGTCTGCTAGCACAGGCAGGGGCAGCAGGCAAACGTTTTATGCTGCCCAATGCTCGACATATGATTCATCAGCCCAGTGGCGGCGCTCGTGGACAGGCCACTGACATCCAGATTCAAGCTCGTGAGATTCAGAAGATGAAAGAGAACCTTACCAACATCTATGTCAAACATAACAGCAAGGGCAAGACCTATGATCAGTTTGCCGCAGACATGGAACGTGACTATTTCATGAGTGCTCAGGAAGCATTAGATTACGGTCTAGTAGATCAAGTCATTGACAAACGTCCATGAGTAGACTTTTTACATTTGGTTGTAGCTACACTGATTGGAATTGGCCCACTTGGGCTGACATGATAGGTCGTAGCTACAACGAATTTGAAAATTGGGCTATACGAGGCACAGGTAATCGAGCCATAGCTGAACGTATTTCAGAATGTGTGCTGTCAAAGCAAATTAGTTCAACAGACACAGTTATTGTCCAGTGGACTAACTTTCACAGATACGATCAACACGCAGAAGATATCATGCCTAACACACGCTGGCGTTGTTCAGGCAACATACATACCAATCCTTGGGAAAGTAAGTTTGTAACAGAAAGTTGGCGTGAAAAGAGCTATTGCTTACACAGCCTAAACTTTATCAATATGGCTATGGCTCTGCTAAAGAACACAGGCTGTAAGCTCATAGTTACCAGTCACTATGATATCAAAGACGAATACAAACACTTCGATGACCTACGATTCTACGACAGCATAACTCAAGACTGGCTGTATCCTATACAGAAGTTTACAGATGATCTAGGATACAAAGGCAAACAGTTAAAGATATATCAACTGAATCCTATGCTAGGAATGATAGGCATTCTCAGAGATCAAAGCAAGACTATCTGGGATCACCATCCAGGTCCTGAGCAGCACTACCTTTGGTTAAAGACACATCTGTTACCTAATCTTTCTGTGAGCCTAGATGAAGAATTCTGCGAGAAATCTATAGAAGTTTTTAAAGACCTTGAACTGATAGACTCGGCAGAAATATTCCAAGAACGCATGTCTTGGTATCCTATCTGCTACAGCAGAGCTCCAGGATTATAACAGAGTCTTTAGTTTAGCTACAAGATCTTCCATCATAGCATCTGTGTGATAAGGTGTAGGAGCGAACCTTAATCGTTCAGTGCCCACTGGTACTGTGGGATAGTTGATAGGCTGTACATAAATGTTATGCTCGTTCAACAGCTCGTCTGATATCTTCTTACATTTGAAAGCATCGCCTACCATAACTGGCACGATATGCGTTTCAGAATCCATAACAGGAATGCCATTGTCTTTGAATAACTGCTTTAATTTAGCTGCTCGCTCTTGATGCTTGACACGCAGTTCTTCGTGTTGTTTTAGATATTTCACAGCAGCCAGCGCACCCGCACAGGTCACCGGGCTCATAGAAGTTGTAAAGATAAATCCGCTGGCGATACTGCGCACAGCATCGATGATCAATTTGTCAGCAGCGATGTAGCCACCCTGTACTCCGTAGGCCTTGCCCAATGTGCCGTTGATGATGTCGACATCGTTCTCAAGTTCTAGCTTTTCTATGATGCCGCCTCCTTGCTCTCCGTAGAGTCCTACAGCGTGTACTTCATCTACGTAGATAATAGCGGCATATAATCTACACAGCTTGATGATCTCTGGTAGTTTAGATATATCCCCGTCCATAGAGTAAACAGATTCTAGTACGACACAGGCCTTGCCCTTGACGGTTTCTAGTTTCTCTTTGAGATCTGCTAGATCATTGTGTCGGAAGATGTGTTTAGGCGCCCGGCTATGGCGCATACCCTCTATGAGGCTAGCATGATTCTTAGAATCTGAAACAAACTCTATGTCGGGAATGATTTTAGCCAAGGCGATCAATGTCCACTCGTTGGCAACGTAGGCAGAACTGAACAACAGTGCTCCGCTCTTTTTATGTAAAGTAGCAAGCTCGTGCTCTAGAGCAACGTGATAGTGGCTAGTGCCTGCGATATTGCGTGTGCCGCCCGATCCTGCTCCTGTTTGATCTAACGCAGTGTGCATGGCATCTAGAACAACTTTGTGCTGTCCCATGCCTAGATAGTCGTTGCTACACCAATTTACGATCTTTTTAATGTTGTAGGGACCGTACCAAATAGCGTAAGGATAGTCTCCGGCTTCTCGCAGGATGTCGTTAAAAACCCTATATTTTCCTTCAGCTTTTAGCCGATCAATCAGTCTCTGAAATGGTTCTTTGTTAATCATGTTTGTCCGATAAATATCTAATAAGCTATTTAAGGTGCTGCCGCTATGGATATAATCAAAGTTGATGTTCCCCTATTCCTGCGTTTGATGGAATTGGCCAGAGAGGACATTAAGAACGACATGGATCTACATGACGTCACAGAAATCGTTACAAAATTAAGCCAAAATCGAGTGGCCACAATGAAAGACTACGATACGATCGTAGAGTTTATGAAACGACAGGGGCAAGAGGACGAGCTTGACACAATTAGAAGGTTAGGTGGAATATAATGGCAAAACAAATAATAAATGTATCGACACCAAACAGCGGTAAAGGTGATCCTTTACGCCTAGCGTTTAGTAAGATCAATGACAATTTTACCGAACTGTACGTAGCTTTAGGAATTAATGACGGCACTGCCTTGAATCTAGGAGCATTTGAATTTAATGGCAGTACTATTAGCACCACTGACAGCAGTTCAATTATTGTAGAACAATCAATAAGACTTAAATCAAACCTTGTAGTTGATGGCGAGTTAATGGCAATTATCGACGGCGGTAACGCAGCAACGGTATATTAAGGAATATAAAAATGGCAACGCAGATTAAATTAAGAAGAGACACAGCAGCTAACTGGGCGTCAGAAGATCCAGTACTAGCGCAAGGTGAACCAGGTTACGATACCACTAACGGTATATTAAAAATTGGTGACGGTTCAACTATATGGTCATTGTTACCCAGCATTTACGATCCCAAGACAAACATTGTTCCAGACGCAGATAATACTTACGATTTAGGATCTCCAACAAAACAGTGGCGTCACGTTTACACCGCAGGCGGCAGTATCTATCTTGACAATATTAAACTTACCAACGTTAACGGCAAGTTTGTTGCTACCAAAGTTATCAATCCAGGCGAAGAAAATGAAGCAGAAGACCCAGAAGATTCAAATGCTACTAGTCAAATCGGTGGCGGATCTATATCAGTAGGTAACGGTCAAGGTCCTAGCGTAGAAAATGTCACAGAAATTTTAATCAACGGTACAGTTACAGAAATAGAACCTGGCTTAGTGGGACTCTCAGTTAATGGTATTGACGGATTACAAGCCAACACTGATTTTACCCCAGAAGCAGAAGGCGACACTCGCTATGAGTTAAACATCAATGAAGATATCACGCTAAGAATATATCAAGGTGTTAATGTTGGTCCAACAGATTTAGGGCCTGGCATTAGTCTAGGACAGGGTATCCATGACCCACATCGTGCGGGTGTTATTGCTATCGGTAACGACGATGTTGGTTACAACAGTAAAGCAGGTGGTGTGTACATTGGTGCTAAAGCAGGTTGGAATGAAACAGAAGCACCTCAAGGTGAGAACGCTATCGCTATTGGCGCAAGAGCCGCATACACTTTTGCTGAAGACAACAGCATCACACTGAACGCAACAGGTGAGAATTTAGATCCAACTGGTGCTGGTTTGTTTGTTAAACCAGTTCGTGAAGACGTAGAAAATACCGCTAAGGCTGTGTACTACAATACCACAACAGGTGAAATGACCTACGCTGATCCAACAGGCGGTACTGCCTCAGATCAAAATGTTTGGATAGCAACATTTGAGTCAAATGATACAAATAACGATGTTCCAGGCAGCGCCAACAGCATAGAATATGACAGTGACGGTAATATCATTGCCCTGTTTGTACATTACAATCCACAGGGCGGCAACAACTATACTTCTGTGGCCAAGTTTACCAGCACAGGCACAAAGTTATGGCAGGTCAGATATCAAGGTGCTGGATCAACAGATGGCTGGGGTGTAGCAGTAGATTCTTCTAACGGTGTGATCTATGTCACTGGTAAGATATCAGGAGACTATGATAGAACGACCGTAACACAATTAAGCCTGATTGACGGTACTATCAATTGGAGTAGTGTCTATGACTTTGGATACTCAAGCACCAACGGTGTCATTGACATAAGCAGTAACGGAGACGCGGTTATAGTTGGTTATGCTTATAATGGCACAGATGATCAAGTAACTGTTATTAAACTGTTATTTGAAGACGGAACAATACTATGGGCTAGGGTCTTAGATGGACAGTCCGACGAAGAAGCCTATGGTATGGCTGTTGGACCCAGCGGTGAAGTCGTAGTCATTGGTTACATGGATCAACTAGGCGAATCTGGTGACACAGAAGACCGTATGCTGGTAGTCAAGTATGACACCAACGGCGCTATCGCTTGGCAAAAGGCAGTATTGTTTGACACAGGATATAACTGTAACGGAGCAGATGCTGACATAGACAGCGCAGGTAATATCTATGTAGTTGGACAATATCAAAAGGATAACGGTCAAGGCGGCACTAACACCGCAATGAGTCTAGTCAAGTTTGATTCTTCGGGTACAGCACAGTGGAGTCGTCGTGTAGTAGGTAACTGTGATACTTGGGCGACCAGTGTAGCGATAGGACCAGATGATTATCTATACCTAGCAGGCATCGCTGGCAACGGTGATACCTCTGACTTTAGTTGTGTTGTAGCCAAGTATCTAGAAAATGGACAGGTAGCATGGCAACGTCTATTAGACAATACTACTAGTTGGACATTTGCCGGTGGCTTCTATACTAACACTGGCAGCGGCAGCAACATCGCGGTCAAGAATGGCTACGTGGCCATCGGCGGCGGAGTTGGTGATCCTGGACAACAGGTACATGCCTTGATAGCACAGTTTAACACCGAAGGTACTACATTTACTGTAGGCGACTGGGACTATACACCAGCATCATTCTCAGGACTGTTAAACAGTTCAGCCAGCGATCTTACTATAGATGATGCTGGTAAAACAGACAGTGACATCAGTGGTGCTATTAGTATCACTGCTCTTGGCGCAGATGTTGACAACTCTGAATTCCTAATACCTACCTTGTACAGACCAGGTGAGGCCACTGGAACTATCAGTTTCAGTGGTAACGAAATTAGAGGAAACGGCGCCGCTGAAGAAAACTTCTCCTATGGTCGCATCAGCATAATACCACACGTTGATACCAATAGTATTAGTCAAAGTTTTAGAAACTACGGACAGTATATCGACATTTACCCAACGCTGGCTCAGGATGCTCCGCACATACACATTGCCGCAGGTAAAGGTACTGACAGCACAGGCGACTTGATCCTGGGTGATGATACTCAATTTGTAGATATCAATCATCAGGGGTATATTAAAATACGCACATACAACTCTGATACTACTACGTCATATGATTGGGTATTTGGTCAAAACGGTTCTGTAACATTCCCAACTCTGACAGTGAACTTACACAATGGCGGCAGTCAATCTGGTCAAGTCTTACAGTTCGGTGACGCAAGTCAACAAGTAATTATCACTGGACCAACTCCTGGTACTGATCAAAACGCACAACGTTTAATCATCCAAGGACAACGCGGCAATGGCGCAGGTGAAGGTGGTGATGTTTATCTATGGGCAGGTGATGCTGATAGCAATGGTGGAGACATTAAGATCTATGCGGGCGATGCTGATGGAGTATCATCAGGATACGGTGGTTATGTAAACATCGCAGGCGGTAATGGTTACAACGAAGGCGGCCACGTACATATTGACGGCGGATATAGTAGCGCCTACACTGGCGGTGATGTTCGTATCCGTTCTGGCGGTGGAGCAATTTCAGCAGGTCAAGTTCAAATTGTTGCCAACAACAAAACTTGGAGTTTTGAACCAAGCGGTACTACAACATTACCAGGTGCTGTAGTCAAAAGCACAGTATCTAAGACTGGCACAGGCAACGATACTGGACCAGCCGCTACATTACAAGATTCTGGAGGTTGGACCGATCTGATAGATGGAAACTATGGTCCATTTACTCTAGGTCCAGTGTCGTTTACTGTGATAGTTACATCAGGTGTGCCTGCTTACACAGTAATCAGTACTAGCGGAAACAGCGTAGTAGGTGATACCATTGGAACATTGAACTCAGCAGATATGGGCGGCAGTGGATCTCATAATGCTAACATCAGTGTAGTTACAGTCACACAAGCATACACAGCCATAGATCTAACTAAATCTATCAACAAACTCACAGATGGTAATTATACACTAGCAGATGGCGTTGAAGGACAGATCATGTATCTCGTTCCGCAAAATGGAATAACACCCAATGCTGTGTTTGTTGGTGTGGCTAATTTTAGAATTGGCAGTTATACAGGAACCGATGGGCTATTATTTCCATTTAGGATATTCAACAGCGCCAACGCAAGTTTCGTTGACAGCCTTGCGTTCTGTACAATAATCTTTACAGACGGTGCTTGGCAACAAAGTGGCGGTGCTTGGGATTAATTGAACGGTAAATATCACTATGAGAGCAACCGAAATAATACGTGACCTACTAGACTTGATCGACAGCATCGAAGCCAGCGAGCCTGCCGATAAAGGTATCAACGCAGACGTGACTATAACTGCGCCCGACGGCGATGTTAACAGATTCAAACACATAGTGGATCTAGTGTCTACTAAACCGTATTCCACAGCACCTGATCCAAAAGTCTTGCCAATTGATGCGGTAACCACAGACGCCGGCGGCGGAGTTAACGGTCCAAAACATCCTAGAGATCTGCGAGGAAACAGCTTCCCGATATATCCAGAGGAGTAAGAAATGGCAGACAACGGCATTTCAACACTAACCTACAAAAGACAAAGACAAGATGCCAAGCTGACTTTAGCTGGCAATGACAGGGCCGCACAGAATGTCGTAGAGCCCGGTCGTTATGCTGATACATCTGCTGATGCTACTCAGCTACCAACACGTTACAAAACAGGTGACAATGACACTAACAACGTAGTAGACAATCCTAACGTTGGTGGACTACTTGTTGGTCGACCATGGGCGTAACAGATGCCAATCTTATTACCAAACAGCACTAACTACGAACATCCCTGGGAACCTAACCTAGCTGATTTACACAATGCTATGGAGTATGATTTCGCAGGCAAACCACAGATACGTGTGGCTGCTAAGTTATCTGGTCCAAGTGTTGCTGGGCAGGTATCAGCATTTGGCGAACCACTGGCAATCAGTCCCACAGCAGTTATACAGTTAGACGGTATCTATGGTGCTACATCAGACGTCATACAAACATACACTAACGGTACAGGATCTAGTGCTGGGTCAGTTGACGGTATGTTTAGAGTACGTAGCGGCACTGACGCAGGAGGCTATGGTTTACTGCGTAGTAAACGTTTCGTTCGTTATCGCCCAGGACAAGGTATTGTATGTCGTATGACCGCAGGCTTTACTACAGGAGTGGCAGGTAGTACACAGTTTGCTGGATTGGCCAATCAAGAAAACAAAGTAGGCTTTGGTTGGAACGGCAACCGCTTTGGTATTGTTCGTTCATCAGGTGGCAAGGCCACTATCCTAACCTTGGTAATAGGAACAGCACCAAACGCTGGACAGACTGCTACTATCACCTTAAACGGTGTTGCCTATACAGTAGCACTGACCGCAGGCACAGCCGCACAAACAGTCTCGGACATTGTGGATCGTGTGGGCGGCTATGGTGGTTGGTTAGTACAACAAACAGACGGCGCTATGTTATGGCTAGCACCTAGATTAGGCCCAATGACGGGTACTTTTAGTTTTACCAGCACAGGCAATGCTACTGCTACATTTACTGTAGTACAGGCAGGTGTAGCACAAACAGACAACTGGACCTATCAAGAAGATTGGAACATAGATAAACTAGATGGTAGTGGAACAATTGACGCTAACCCTAGCGGTATGTTGTTGGATCATACCAAGCTAAACGTCTATCAGATTGCTATGCGTTGGCTAGGAGCAGGTGTCGTCAGTTTTGCCATAGAAGATCAAGCTAGTGGTACACTGGTCTATGTACATCGCGAGCACTATGTAAATCAACATACAACACCGCATACTGCCAATCCCAGTTTTAAGATTACCTACAATGCTGTCAATACAACCAACACTACAGATATAACGGTATATGGTGCCAGTATCTATGCCGCAGTTGAAGGTACTATTCACCTAAACGAACTTACACGTTCATATTCAACAAGCAAAACAGGCTTGAACAAAGACAACATACATCATATGTTGACTATTAAAAACTCTGTGGTCACAAACGGATATGCTGGTGCTAACAACGGCAACTATATTCTAAATGCCAAAGAAGCCATTGTTAAAAGTTTAAGTTTATCAGTACAGAGCACAGACCCTGTGGAAGTGTATCTTTACTTTGAACCTAGTAGTTTTTCAGGTCAGCACGAGTACTACGCCATCACACGCTGTAATGAAATTCGTAGCACAGTTACGGGTACATTTAACAACTCTATAGACACACCTATCTACACAGGTTTCTGTGGTATCAACGGAACTATTAACATTGATCTAAGTGCTTACCGTATTACTATACCACCCGGCAGTTGGTTGAGCATCGCTGTAAAGAGCACAAACTCAATCAGTCCTTGTATCGCAGGGTTGACATGGAGTGAGGATTAATGTATCGCAAGTATATCAACATAGTAGAAGCAGCCAACAAAGGCTGTCCTATCGCCACACACGACATAGATGTTAACTTAAAGAATAGACAAAAGGCTATAGACGAATATCATTATGGACCTGCCAATCCTGATGAGCCAGGCAGCTATTGGAAAGACGCCGCTAAAGAATGGAAGATAGACGAAAAGACAGCAAAGACCATGCTGTGTAGCAACTGCGCTGCTTTCGATGTCAGTGACAAGATGTGGGCCTGTATCGAAGCAGGTATCAAAGGCGAATACAAAAACGTAGATGCTATGGCCACTATTGAAAAATCAGATCTAGGATACTGTAATTTTTTACATTTTAAATGTGCTGGCACACGTAGCTGTACAGCATGGGTACATGGTGGAGCAATAGATGACAAAGATAGAACAGAATGATAACAACGATTCATATAAACCTTATAAGAATCTAGGCTGTACCTGTAGGTGCGGCAAACACTGCGGGCATAGCTGTATGACAGACGACTGCGATTGCGTAGAATGCCAGTGTTTTGATTGTAGAGAACAAGCAGAGAAATACCGCTAATGTTCCGCAGACATAATGTAACACTTATGTCCGACCCTCGATGTTTTAAAGCGATCACAGATATTGACGCAGCTGATTTCAAATACTTCGACAAGGACGGATTTGAACTCAACGGTATAGAACGCAAGTACTATGCTGCCATGAATCATCCTATTGATCATCCCATACTAAATCACTGCTGTTGGCAAGAACCCTGGTTTGAATTAGAACGCAACGATCTAGGACTTTTCTTAGACCACAGCATGTTTCTTTGCCGTTGTGAATACGGCGGACAAGCCCGAGATCAGCTCACTGATCTACAAGAAACACATCCCCTAGCACGTCAGCTGTTAGACATAAAAACCAAATGGGGATTTGATTTCGATCTAAATGCTATTGCCAGCGATGGCACAGTCTACGAAGTTATACACGTAGAGTTTGACAGTCGCAGCTACGAGTATTTTAAAAATTATATGCTAAATTTTGACTACATTGTTCGTCACACTGATTGGTTGACTGTGGCCAAAGATATATGGAATCGCAGAGATAGCTGGCAGGATCTTAAAGGATTTGAACAAAACCACTGGAAAGCCAAGCATATACTAGGATGGGATAAAGCAGAACATTTAGAAAAAGCCAACTAAATATTACATTATTATATCAAAGGCTTTTCACATGAGAAAACTGCTACTATTATTGGCACTAGTCTGTTCGACGCAAGTCTATGCTTGGGAACAACGGGCTCCACTACCAGTACAATCCTGCCAAGTTCATAGTCCATACGGATTAGCTCAAACTGCTCGTCAGGCTGGTTTAATTTGCCGTGAAGCATATCTAGTAGCATATGATGCTCCTGTAAAGATTCCTGCTTACGTAGCTTACACATTACTTCCACAAAATGCTTTAGGATGCTTTCCCCGTACGAACGCATTCGTTGCGGATCAGTCAGTTCCTGGAGGTGCTACTCCTAATGACTACGCAGGCACAGGCTACGACAAAGGACATGCCGCTCCCGATGGTGACCTAAGTTGGTCACAGATTGTGGAGTATGAGAGTTTCCTAATGACAAATATGTACCCACAACACGGGTCATTAAATCGTGGCATATGGAAACTACTAGAAACCTCGATACGTGGGTGGGTAGTTCAGCAGAATCGTCCGTTTACTATCTACGTGGGGGCATTGTATGGAGCTGGTGATGGTGTAATCGGCAACGGAGTTATCGTTCCACATGGCTACTATAAAATTGTCATTGATCAACAAACAGGTGCTGTAGCAGGTTGGGCGTTTCCACATACCAAACCATATGTTAACCTAGGCAACGATCTAACTAAGTTCCGCATGCCTATCGCAGATATACAGAAACAGGCAGGAGTATACTACAAGTTTCCTGCTAACGCAAAAGAATTACAGCCAGGACAGGAATGGCCCGTGGACTTTGGCGCACTGACTAACGCTAAACGTGCCAAGTGTGGGAAAAACGCAGAATGAAAACATTTAAAGATTATCTAAGAGAAACAGAGACACATATAAGTCCAAGTGGTGTCAAGACCAACATGGACCCCAGTGACGATGATTATGAGATCAATTATGGTAAGAACGGTCTTGTAGCCAAATTCCGCAAGGAGCAGGGCAAAGACGTCAAGACTGGTTCACGAAACGTTCGCGAAGCAGACGAAGATAAAAAGAAAACCAAAACTAAAGATAAAACTGATTGGTCAGCGTTTGACAACTATTTTGGCCAACCCAGTGATGCTAATCTTCCAGCAGCACCTACTCCAGAACCGGAACCTAGAGATGAACCTCGTGGAGAACCAGCTGCTCCACAACAACAACGTGCTAGTCAGCGTGACACTCAACGTGCTGCGGGCAACATAGCCCCTAATGATCGTATGCGTGATCTACTAGGACGTATGCGTGACATAGAAAATGATCCAGATGATCCCGGATACCCAGAACCAGAAGACGCAGACGTGCCTGCTGTACGTGTAGACACTGAAAACCTACCAGCAGTAGCAGGTGCTAATCTTACCAGAGCTGGTGTACAAAATCCCGACTTCCATCAGGTAGCAAACTTGCCAGGGAATATGAATCGTGCTATCCGTACACTAGGCAGACACTTATTCCGTGCTTTTACTCGCACCGAAACAAATGATATTTGGATGATTGGTAATCTAAATGGACAAGGGCCTAACTCTACACAAGAAGTAAACGCAGTGGCTAACTGGGTACGCAATCACGGCGATGATCTAGGTGACGGCAATATTGATTTTGACACAACGATTCCGGGCTATCAAGCAGATATAAGGCAATACAGCGCAGGCGGCATCCGTTGGTTGTTAGTGCGTGATGAGTTTGGCAACTACATTTACAGCTGGCCAGAACAAGACAGCGTACAACAAAGAAACCAACAACAAATCGCTCAAGATCGTCCTCGTTTAGGAAGGTAATAAATACTACTATGAATACACAAGGTTATAAAAATTTTGCTGCTCTTTGTGAAAGCATCGTATTTGAAGCTAGCTCAAGTATAGATCTGTTCAAAGGGTATCCAGGTGGCGACGCTGTGATTAGAAAACTTCACAGTGAATATGCCCTATCACACAATCAAGAATATCAACCAACTGAAAAAATCAGTTGGAGTGTGTTGAAAGACATGAGTCGTGGAGGTTGGGTCTTAGTCAAAGGACAAAAAGGCTCGGGTGCTATACAACAGAAGAATGGCAGTTACACAGCACTGGCCAGCACAGGTGACGATCCACAGGTTGTTAGAAACGATCGCGGTGGCAATATATTAGATTTCTTTAAAGGAAGTATAGGTAAGATCACGCACATCTATATTGGGCGTGAAACAGGTGCTGTTAGGACAAAACAAAAAGACAGAGCTGAACTTAACAAATCAGCTGAAAAGTCTATGTCTAACGACAAACTGCTAATGAAATTTAAACCTTTATGGGCCAAAGCCATTCAAGCAGCTATCGCAGATATCAAAGGCATGATTACTAATATGATCAAAAACGATGCCTACGAGAAAGCTGAAAAAAAATTAAATCAAGTTAGAAAATTACAACAAATGATGGATGTGATCGAAACTGGCGGCGACGTTGGCAGTCTTAGCAGCAATTTAGAAAACGCAATATCGATAGCAGTAGCGATGGCCGCTAGCCATTACTATCCGGATCAAACAGGAGCATTCCAAAGATCGTATAATGGCCGACAAAGCCCAGAACGTTCAGAAGGAATGACACTACTATTAACTGATATCGCCCAAGGCGACACATCAAAGCTAGGCACTGTACTGGCATTCTTTAAAAGGACATTGATATCAGGATGAAACTACTAGACGTTATCGACGAATTACAAGTTATCTCAGAAGCTAATGTGGCTGCTAAGATCAAAGATCCTAAAACGATCAAACTGGTGGCCATTGCCATGCGTCACGATTCCACTGTTCCTAAGAACGAAATTGCTAGACTAGGTACTAAACCAACAGATGAAGAGGTCATGGCTCTTTGGAGCAAACTGTTAGATCAATCATTGAGATCTACAGACTATGGTGATATTTCTGCCGATGGTAAATTCGATGAGTGGCTAACACGTTTGTACACACAGGGTGTTTTAGACTACGAAGATATCAATGGAGAAGGTGGAGATGCGCTAGGTGCGTGGAAGGCTCTAAGCATACGTAACAAGCTTCAACCCGCACATCAAGACTTTAATAGATATAAAAATCTACGCCAGATTCAGGCCATTGTACAGACTAGAGAGTATCGAGACGAGCTGCGTAAAATCAAAGACGCTGAAGTTATTGAAAAACACAAGCGTGAAAAGAAAGAAACAACTCTAATTGACGACGAAAAATTCCTAGTAGTAGTTCCCTACAACTACGGTTCATGTTATACATTTAACAATTCAGAAGGTTTCCAAGCCAGCTTCTGTACAGGTTCCAGTAGCGGCATGCAATGGTTCAATCGTTATGCCCCAGATGGTCCTATCATCAGTGTTATTGACAAACAAAATCAAGATGACGTAAACGGTAAGTGGCAGATACATGCTCCTACTAATCAAATGAACAACGGTAACCAATCTATCAGCTACTCACGTGGTGATCAAAAGTTTGCTGAATTATTTCCCGGCCTATTGAAAAAGATTGGCGCAGCAATGAAAGCCAAGTCTGGAGAAATCGTTGAGTTGAGCAAAGAAATCACTCGCGGCAAAGGCTATGACATTGATGCTGAAATCAACGAACTCAAATCCAAATTTCCGTTGTCTTACAATTCAGAACCAGAAGCAGCTGAACCAGAAGCTGAAGAAGGACCTGGCACATTCAACGTGACACACGTTCCATCTAATAGAACTATCAGCATAGAAGGCGATAGTGCCGAAGATGTTATTCGCAAAGTCATAGAACGACACCCAACTATAACCCCAGAGGATCTGCGAGTAGAAAGAGCCGCAGACTGATAGATGCCTAATGATATTAGGTATGAAAATCTGCCGCTGGGCTGGGTTCATGTTCTAATAGAATCTAACTTCTATGATAACTGTCTACAAGATTATGGCTCCGACCTAGCCACAGTTATCTTCAATTGGACCTGCCACAACGATGCTAATACTTTTGATCAGCACCGTGATATCATAAAAGAAAACTTTCTAAACAGACGTAACAAACAGCAGTTCCGTTTTTTCTATAGACTAGAAAAAATAATCAGACTGTACCAATATTGGCATAAAAATCAACGCTGGCGAGATCCTGTTGTAGCCATTCCAAACAACGAAACCCACTACTACGCACATCCTGGTAAAGATCGACTATTGGTAATGAAATCACAACAGATTACACATTACAGATTTTTAGTAGTAGATAGATCATATATCACTGAAGACAATCTAGAAAGACTGAAACCTCATTGGGGAGGTTACGCTCAAAATCTCAGCATAGACACTAAGATCTTTGACAAAGAACACAAGACACTGTTAAACAAAGACAACATAGATGTGATATTAGAATACAGCATGATTAAAGCATGGCTAGCATCCAAGATGGATTTGAAATCTTTTGTAAAAGCAGACAGTAGACAAATGGCTGTTAGAAAAATTCTAGACAAATAAAAAGCACCCCGAAGGGTGCTTTTCTTTACTTACTAAAATATAATAAAGCCCTACGGGCTAATAGTTATTTCTTCGCGCCAGCACCTTGATTAACAAATGTGTACATCTTTTCGGCGGTTTCTAATACTTTATCGAGTCCAGGAAATTCTGGCATAGCGACGGTGCTAACGATTTGACCGGTCTTCTCATCGCGAGTAGCGGTCATTTCCCAACCTTGGAACTTAACTTGGAAATCTTGAGAAACAAGATCCTTGGCCAAGTGTAGGATATCTGTACGAATTTCGTAGCCATTTTTATTGAATTTTACTTCTGGAACTTTTGGTGTTTCGAATGACATAATATTCTCCTTTATGTGTGTATGTCTGTTTGTACCTTAGGCGGTACCTTCCTTCTTAGGAAACCATACATTAGATATGCTTTCCACTGAATACTTAGCCATATCAATGGTGTTATTAACGGCCATCTTGGCAAATTGTGTTTGTGCTTCGATATATGCGTGAGCTGCTTTGTTTAGAGCAGGATCTTTGAAAATCTGATCAGTGACAATTTTCTTTGTGCCCTGAAAGGTGTCGATGAAAAAATGCGGTGTAAACATAAGTTCTCCTTGTGTGTTAGTGTATGTATTATTATATAGCTCTGTAGGCGAATAAGCAAGATTAAACATGGTTAAAATCTCCGATCCTGCTCTATTAATTCTATCAATCGTTCGCAGTCTTCCCAGTCAGTGAATCTGCGAACGATCTTGCTGTCGTAGGGTGTAATGCTTTTTAAGATAATATCGTCTTCATCGAACTGAGCCACAGTGGTAATGTAACCCCACTGATTACGCCATGGCCCCCACGTATGAAAGGGTATTTCTTTAAATTCGATCATTACTTGCTCATCATTATTTCTTTAGCTTTCTGATAGTTGCCCATTCTAGCTGCGATCGATGCTGATCGTGCTCTGTAGAGGTTATCAGACATGCCAATGAGATAGTTCCAAACGGATCTCATAAGAATCTCCCTTCCAGTAGTCTTTGGTTAAATTCTCGCTCTAATTCTTCTACATGAGCGTTGTTTTGTGGGTTTTTTGATACGATATAGCGTTCCATATCGGAGCTATAATTTCGCTGGGAAAACCAGCTATTGATAAATTTCTTTAGTTGTGTTAACATCTAAGTGTGTCCTTGTTCTGTGTATTAGTATTTATACTGAGAGCGTTGCGCACCGCACAAAAAAGAAACTATTTGGCTTAATAGAATTTGGGTAAATATAACATCAGGATACGCTGAAATGAAAGTTAAAACAAGATCGATATTACAAGAGCTTAATCAAGTAGCATCAACTAGAAACACAGATGCTCTGATTGAAAGCCGTGCCACAAATATTATTAATTCTGCCATTAACCTTATAGAGTCTATAAACAAGAACTATGAGCCAGAAGTAGCAGACGAGTTAATGCGTAGGCTACTAAATGCTATCAAAGGCTCAGATCCTGCGAAGTTTACTCGCGGTATACGCAAAGTAGCAGAATCACGTAAGGCCAACAAGAAATTATTGGAATCACAAGAAGATGGAGAATAAGTTACTAGAAGGCGGCAATGTATTCAAAGGTGCCGACAAACAGCCTTTAACACGCAGAATCAAGCGTGATGAAATTCCAGCCACTATCGCTTATCTTGAAAAACTCACAGGTCTTGATTTTACCACTGACAAAGATGAAGCAGGAGTTCCTATTAAATGGCTAGGGACTACAGGACGCAAAACAGACAGTGGCGATCTAGACTTGTCCGTAGATGAAACACAAATTGATAAAAAGACTCTTATGAATGCTCTGCTGTCAGCTGGCATTGATAAATCAAGAGTAAAAATGAGTGGTGACAGCGTACACCTAATGACTCCTATACGCGGTGAAGATTCTAATGGATACGCACAAACAGATTTTATGTTTAGTCCGGATCCACAGTGGCAACAGTTCAGTGTTCGAGGTGGGCTAGAAGACAGTCCCTACCGAGGCGAACATAGACATATATTGTTGGCCAGTATAGCTAGAGCACGTGGCTTCAAATACAGCTACAAAAATGGTCTTGTAGATCCAGCAACTGACACTACAATTACCAAAGACCCTAACAAGATGGCCAAAGATCTGCTTGGTCAAACAGCTACACCTAAAGATATAACATCCGTTGAAAGTATTTTAAACTACATTAAAAAATTACCTAACTACGAAGAACTAATATCAGCAGCTAGAGAAACACTAGGTAAACAGGGCATGGAATTGCCTCAAAAAGAAGCCTTTGAAAGTTATCAAACTGGTAGTATAGGTTGGATGAGAAAGTTGATTAATCTAGTATCATGAGAGCATTTGAATTTTTAACAGAATCCGCAGCGCCTGCTCCTAAGAAAGTAGGACGTGAGTTCAATCATCTAGAGGATCTTGTGTTCACAGAGCCCAACGGTGGTGCTCGTGCTGTTGCTATCTTAAAAAACATAGCTCAAGATGCCAAGGACATTTCAGTAAAATGGGACGGCGCTCCTACAGTGCTATGGGGACGCGAGCCAGATGGACAATTCCGTTTAGTTGGTAAGAACAACTGGGGCAGAGAAGAAGGCCGTAGCACAAGTCCGCAAGAACTAAAACAGTTTATACTAAGCCGCGGCAAGGGTGAAGACTGGCGAGAAAAATTTGCCAGTGATATGGCAGGCCTATGGCCCTTGTTTGAAGCAGCAACCCCTGCGGACTTCCGTGGATATGTCTATGCTGACATACTGTTTCATCCTGGCAAACCAGCACAACCGCAAGCCGGTAAATTGGTGTTTACTCCCAATCAAACTACCTATACCGTTGACCCTAGCAGTGACATAGGTAAACTGATGTCTAACGCCAAGGTAGCTGTGGCTGCTCATTTTATATTAGAAAACTTCGGTGACCCGTTGACCTCCGGTGAGCCTGTTACAGATCCAGGAATGTTTAACAGTGGCACAGTATTTGTTACTGGACAAAACTATGTCACACATCAGCCAGAAGTAAATGCTGATAATCTAGCACAGATAGAAGCAGCAGTAAACAAAAACTCTAAGCGTATAGATCAATTCCTTACACCGCAGGCAGGTCTAAGCGATCTACAGAACATAATCTATACATATGTAAATCAACGCAGCAAAGCCAAAGCCTTAGATAGTCTAAGCAGCAAAGATTTCTTTACTTGGTTATCTACCAGCAAGGTCAGTGCTCCAAAACAAAAGAAAGTAGCTGATTTGAACAGTCAGCAGGGTGATGTATTAGAAAGCCTACTATATCTGGTTCGTGAGCTTATGAAAGCTAAAAACGAAGTAATCCGTGAACTAGATCAATCAGAGGGTGATGTTGTAGCACACACAAACGGACAGCGTGGCGGTGAAGGCTACATTAAAACAGCAGATGCTGTAAAACTAGTTCCACGCGATCGCTGGACACCTTTCCGCACAGATTGAGCGATTTTAAGCCCATTCCGCTTGATTTTCCAAAAACCATATAAATAAACATGCCAATCCCGGAGCGGGATTATAACTTAAGGAGAACTTATCATGGCATGGTCATATACAAACGTTCCTTCACCAGGAGCAACCGTAGCAGCTAACTACGAATCACTATTCAATAGCAACCTAAGAAACAACGGTCTTACACAAGGTCTTGGCGGTCGTACAATCATCGCTACTCTTGTTAAAGATTCCGGCGACGCAACAGAAGCACAACTTCTAGCAGCTCTAAAGACATTTGAAGCAGCAGGTGGATCTGGTAACGGTACAGATACAAACGGTCCAGACGCTTTCACTATTGTCGGCTTCAGCTGGGACGGTTCTACAGATGCTTCTTGCTATGTAGCACTACAAGGTACTGGTACACTAGGTTCAGCACCAAGTGGCTACACAATCACTGAAGTAGTTTCATTCAACACAGGTTATTAATATTTCCTAGGGATGGGAAGGAAGGGCCGGATTTATTCCGGCCTTTTTTTATCTGCTTAAATAACAGCAGATTATGGAAAAGTTCCGAATAACAACACTAGTAGACATCACACGGACACGACCGCACAGGAGTGACCCTAGTGAACTTAAACACGCACAACAATCAAACTTCAACGCTCTACTACAGGCCATAAATCTACGTGGCATAGTGGCAGCTGATCGAGATCCTATATCTGACGAGGGACGATTGCCCGAACCGTGGAAAGGCAAAGCTAGGTATTGGACCTATGAGTTTGAAGTAGAAAGATCCGAATCTTATGCCAACGACCTATCGCCTTTTGGCCTATTACTAGACGATCTAGACGGTGTTCCAATAGTAGATGGATTAAATAATAGTACCAATTTTGATGTTCCTGTATTCAAAACCAAGGGTGACAAATTTAATACCATAATCCAAAAACTGTACTAGTGATATAAATAAAACATATAGGCAAACATTATTAGGCATTCAATCATACATTAGGCACATGGCTCGGAGCGAGCACTTGACTTATAACATTGGAGATGGCCCAGATGCCTACAGTAGCAGAGCGAGTTAGCGTTGTAGAAGTACAGGTTGCTAATTTAGATAATAAACTAGATGATATCAAAGTAGACGTGAAGGAGATGCACGACTGCTTGGACCGCACAGGCGAGACACTGAGTAAGACGCTCGGTGATATGAGAGTAGAATCCACAGCCCAGCACAACGAGCTAGCTGGAAAAATCAAAGAATTAGAAAAATCCAAAGACAAAATGATGATGTATGGAATGATTGGTATGGCATTTTTAGCAGGACTAGGAATGACAGGACAGCTTAACATACACACGATTATCAAGTTCTTTGGTCTATAAAATATACATACTTAAATAAAGGACCATAGGTCCTTTTTTTATGACTGAAATTAAAAGACAGTTAGATCGTGTAATTTCCAAAGTACACAAAGATCTAGCTAAAAAAGAATTCCTCGTACCTGTAAAAACAGAGCAAGGTATCCTTGTAGGCAGCGTCTTGATCGAAAGTCAAGGTCCTATAAAAAACCTATACCAAAATGGTGAATTACTTTATAGAAACATTTCTCTGAATAAAGTAGCAATCAAAGTAGCAAACTTTATAGCATTGAGTCCTATGAAATATCAGGAAAAAATCCGTAATCTAATAGACGCAGATACTAAATTTGGCCAAGCCCTTGATGACTATCAATTATTCAAAGATAAGTATCATAAGGCTAGGGTAGATCAAGATCAATTTCGCATCGATCTGTATCTAGCTAGACTGTGCTATGCCAAAGACACTGCTGCCCACTGGAAATCTCAGGCTGAGCTTTTGGCAAGATAACTACTAAATATAACAATAACTCCTGGATGAGGACTCATGAAAACAACAGACATTTTTAAGAAAGTTGATTCTCGCAAAATCAACGAAACCATTGAAAAAACGTTTGGGCAGAAGCTCAACTTAGAATCATACACTCTAGAGCAATTACAAGACGCTAGAAACAGACTTCGCACACAAGTACATCAGTACAAGCAAAGTTCTAGCTTTAACGAAACTGTAGAGAATGATGCTTACACTAAAGCACAATGGATGCTAGATGCGATCAACGCAGAGATTTCTGAGCGCGGTGAGAACATTGTGGGTGGCGAAGAAATCCAGGAAACCGACGAAACAACAAAGGAAGAAGATATGACAACTAGAGTTCAAGAAAGCGCCACTGATAAAGCCAGCGCAGTGGTAACTGCCAAAACGATGGTAGATAGAGTAGGTCGCTGGATTGAAGAACTAGCCGGCATGGAAAATGATCAGCTATTAGAACTAGGTGATACCATCCGTGACGAAATGGGACAACAACAAGCTAAGGCATTCTTAAGCGCAGTGGCTCCAGCTATTCAAGCAGCATTAGAAACACTCAAGCAAACACGTGAAACACTATCATCTGGTGTGCGTGGTCTAACTGGCGAAGAACAGCCGGAAGAAATGCTTGGAGCAGAAACACCAGATCCAGCAGCTGACATGGGTGCTCCAGATGATCTAGGTGCTCCAGCAGAACCAGATGCTATGAATCCAGATGCTGCTATGGGCGACGAAGGTGAAGACGCATTTGCCGCAGCAGAACCAGCAGCAGGCGGACCAGAAGAAGCAGGCCGCGCAAAAAGAGAAAGCATTGATCGTTCAGGCAACTTACTAAAAGTATTAGCAGGATGAGATTAGACGAAATTGTTTCTAACAAGGAACAAGAGAAGTTAGATGAAATATTGCCAGCTGTGCTCGGCGCTATCGGTAGAGGCGCAGTAGCAGTAGGTGGAACTGCTCTTAGAGGCCTTGGTACTGCAGCATCTGCTGTAGGTAGAGGTGTGAGTTCAGCAGCTTCTGCTGCTGGCCGCGCAGCAGCGTCTGGTGCTCGATCAGTTGGTCAGGCAGCAGTACAGGGAGCAAAAAACATAGGCAAAGATGTAGTATCAAATCTGGCTACCAAAGCCGTAGACAAACTAACATCACCAAGCAGTGGTGGTAGCACAGGCGGCAGTAGCACAGCACAGGCACAACAACCAAATCAACAGGCAGTACAACAGGTAGCACAGGTAGCACAAGCACACCAAGACTATCAAAGTAATCTAGCAGGGCAAGTAGCAGAACTTGAAAAAGCCCTAGCAGGATTAAAACAAAATGCTGGATTAAAATGAGATTATATGAATTCGATGATGGTTCGCAGGTCGCTCTTGTCCTAAAGAATATTATAGGACGATCAGGTAGTCGCGGACAGCCAGCAAACATCAATTGGGAATACCTCAATCAAGTGTTAGCCCGCCAGGGTATCAAATTGGATCAGGAAACTTTCAAGGGCATTTATGATGCTTCACCTATGATCCAAAACATGGTTAGAAATTTCACTCCACGTGGCATAGAACTCAAAGTACCTGGTACAAGCCGGGATCGAGAAGAGCCAGGTTCAGATATAGATAAATCTAAAGACAATGTCAATCAGACTGCTGCGGCAAATGCCTATAAGCAAATGACTGCTTGACAACTTAATAACTTTAATTTATAATGTATCTAATATGCTAATAGAAATCCAACCACCACCGTACGTCCAAAAAATACAGTACAAAGAGTGTAAGCAGGTCAATGACCCTGTAACACGTAAACGTGTATATCTTACTCCGGACGGAGAAAGTCTTCCTAGTGTCACAACGATCCTTTCAGCAACCAAGGACATGACACATTTAAACGAATGGAAGAAACGTATTGGTGAACAAAAAGCACAACAGATAACCACTGAGGCTGCGGGCGTTGGAACTGCTATGCACGCCAATCTAGAAAGATTTATCGCAGGCATACAGCGACAGCCTGGCAACAATCCTGTTCACGTCCAGGCTAACAAAATGGCAGACGAGATTATTAAAAATGGCCTAGCACACGTTAATGAAGTTTGGGCCATGGAACAGAGTCTTTACTTCCCAGGTCTGTATTCAGGAACCACTGATCTAGTAGCTGTCTACAAAGACAATCCCAGCGTCTGTGACTACAAGCAGACTAACAAACCCAAAAAAGAAGAATGGGTTGAAGATTACAAATTACAACTTATAGCATATATCTTAGCACATAATGAAGTCTACGGAACTGACATTCGTGAAGGGCACGTTTTTATGTGTAGTCGTGCTTTTGAGTATCAGCAATTTGATCTACTGCCGCAGGACTTTAACAAATATCAAGATCTGTGGCTCAATAAGGTAGAGGAATACTATAACGCTGCCAGATAAATACTCTAACAAGGGTAAACATCTATGGCTGTCGTACAGATATCGAAAATACAAGTCCGCAGAGGACGAAAAAATGGTGAATCAGGAATCCCGCAACTATCCAGCGGCGAACTTGCCTGGGCTTTAGATTCTCAAGAACTTTACATTGGTAATGGAGCCGTCGCAGACGGGTCTCCGTATGTTGGAAATACCAAAGTACTAACAGAACACGATAACCTACTAGAACTTATCGAAAGTTATCGTTGGGGTCGAAGTGAGCCTAGCATCACGGGTTCTGTTTTTAGAACACTACAACAAAAGTTAGACGATCGTGTTAACGTCAAAGATTTTGGCGCCACAGGCGACGGCAGCACTGACGACACTGAATCATTTCAAACAGCCTTAGATCAGTTATATAGAAACACCAGCACAGAATTCCGCAAGCAGTTGTTCATACCGACTGGACATTATAGAATCGCCGGAACTCTAAGAATACCATCATACGCTATCCTAGACGGTGAATCACAGTTTGGATCTGTACTGTTAGTAAACAGCTCAACAGTAGAACTACAATCCACAGACGGTACGCTGAAAGCAGCATTTGAAAGCTCTGACCGTCCGACAAATATCCTAGTTAGAAATTTAAGTTTTAGATTTACCACAGGTCATATAGATCTATCTGGTATCAAAAACAGTGAGTTTGAATATGTGTCCTTCCAGGGCCCTATATCTAACCTTGGCACAGCAGCTCAAACACTCAGCGGAAACGCACTGGTATATTTTGAGAATTCAGAAAAGATCGGCACAACAGTTGATCACTTAGAGTTTGATAACTGTACTTTTGAAAAAGCATATCGAGCAGTTAACTTTACACAAGTCGACGCATATGAATCTAAAGTAGCTTTCAATACCTGTCACTTCCATGTGTTAACTGGCGGCGTTGAGATCAACGGTGTAGTTGATCAAGTTAACCAATGGACATTTGACGGTTGTGAATTCCAAGAAATAGCTGGCAGAGCTTTTACCGCCGACTACGGCACAGGTACTAAAATTTTAACCAGTAGGTTCATTGACTGCGGAAATAACGCCAACCTTGCTTCTAATCCAGAACAGAGTGTTGTGGTATTTGAACAACCTGGTAACAACATAGTAGAAAACTGTTCATTTAACAGACAACAAAATGCTTACTCCGATGTCATCATTGGCGATGAGCGAGTAGCATATCCTGAAGTACTCAACGCAGGCAATGTCTATATCAATGACGAAATCACACAGACACTGTATCAACAGATAACCCCAACTCCACTAGCCATGTTCTCCACACTGAACCGTAAGACAATACTAAATTATATTGTGACGTTCAGTACAGGTAATTCAAGATATGGCACACTGACTATAACGGTAGGTGATAATCTTATGGATCCTATACTAACCGACAGTTACTCTGTTTCACAAGATGATGCTGCGTTTCCACCATCGGTGGCACCATCGTCGGATTTTGAAGCATTGGAATTTTCAGTAACGTTAGTAGACCGAAGTGACTCAACCGCAGGTTCTGAATCTATGATTCTAAAATATAAAAACCCTGTGTTAGCTGGCTCACATAAGATAACCTATTTCGTTAACTACGGTGTTTGATCTCCATTATACAGAAAAACTAAAAGCCTGGAAAGAGTTTAGAGACACTCTAGAAACTTCTCCCGATCCTTTGAATGATGTAGCAGTCTTTTGGGCGCAGGCTCCATTTGTTAGCAAATATCTAGACCCTTACAATCCTAAAGATTGGCCTGATCCATGGCGATTAATCATGGATAACCGCTTTTGCGATCTTGCTATCGCATTAGGAATGTGCTACACTTTACAATTAACTAGTCGCTTTAAGGAGTCCAAATACGAGATACATATGTCTATGTCGCCCAGCGAGAGGCGATATAATCTTGTAGTGGATAACCAAGCGGTCTTGAATTTAGATTACAGAGAAGTGTCTACTATAGACAAACTGCCGTCTAATTCAATTAAGATTTGGTCAATCTAAGAGTACCATAAATACTCTCACTATAAAAAAATTTGTACGTATTGAGGCGAGAATGAACGACATTATCACAGTAATTAAAAGAGATGGAACAAAAGAACCACTAATGATCGAAAAGTGGCAAGCGCAGGTAGCAAAAGTATGTAAAGGTATAGCTGACGTCAGTCAGTCAATGATAGAAATCAAAGCAAGTCCGCATTTTTATGATGGCATCACAACACAAGCAATTGATTCTCTAACATTAAGAGCCATAGTAGACCTAATTGATGTAGAATCTAATCCGGGTGTAGGACATACCAATTACCAATATGTAGCAGGTAAGCAACGTCTTAGTATGCTGAGAAAAGATGTATATGGAACCTATACCCCTCCGCGCCTCTACGACATCATTAAAAAGAATATTGAAGTAGGTCTTTATACTCCTGAACTTCTTGTTTGGTACAGCGAAGACGATTGGGATAAAATGGATGCCATGCTCGATCACGAAAAAGATGAGCAGTACGGTTATGCCAGCATTGAACAACTAATAGAAAAATATCTAGTACGCAATCGTGCTACTAAAGAAATTTACGAAACACCACAGGTTCGTTATATGGTAGCTGCGGCTACAGTGTTTCACAAAGAAGAGCCTAACAGTGCTCGAATGAAATTTATCAAGGAATACTACAATGCGGCTTCAGACGGTCTATTTACTCTCGCTACTCCTGTTCTTGCTGGCCTTGGGACTCCCACTAAGCAGTTCAGTAGCTGTGTACTCATTCGTAGTGATGATGATCTTGACTCCATTTTTGCTAGTGGCGAAATGATGGCCAAGTATGCCAGCAAACGTGCTGGCATTGGTTTGGAGATTGGCAGACTACGTCCATTGGGTAGCCCCATCAGAGGTGGTGAAATTATGCACACTGGCATGATTCCGTTCCTTAAAAAATGGTTTGGTGATCTGCGTTCGTGCTCACAGGGAGGAATCCGTAATGCTAGTGCTACTGTGTTTTATCCCATTTGGCATTATCAGTTTGATGATCTTATTGTTCTTAAGAATAATCAAGGCACAGACGAAACACGGGTACGACATATGGATTACGGAGTTGTTTTGTCAGCATTTTTCTGGAGACGATTCAGGAATAAAGAAAACATAACATTCTTCGACCCTAACGAAGTACCAGAACTATATGAAGCGTTTTATCAAAATACAGAACGTTTTGAAAAACTATACACAGAGTATGAAAAGCGTAAAGACCTACGCAAGAAAACAATGTCAGCTGAAGAAGTATTCAAAAGCGGCATCTTGAAGGAACGTACAGACACAGGTCGCATCTATTTGGTGTTTATTGATAATGTCATGAATCAAGGTCCTTTCGATCCTGAGTATCATACCATCTATCAAAGTAACTTGTGCTGTGAGATCTTATTACCAACCCGTCCATTTAAGAGATTAGACGACGCGGAGGGGCGCATAGCGTTATGTACACTGGGATCCATTAACTGGGGTGCGTTCCGTAACCCAGAAGACATGCGTAGAGCATGTCGCATATTACAGCGTAGTCTATGTAATATTCTAGACTATCAAGACTTCCTGTCGATACAGAGCAAACTGTCTAACGATGAGATACAACCACTGGGCATTGGTGTTACAAACTTAGCCTACTGGCATGCCAAACGTGGACTACGTTACGGTGACAAGGATGCTCTACAAGATGTTAAATCTTGGATGGAACACCAAGCGTTCTATCTCACTGAAGCTACAGTTGAATTGGCCAAAGAACGTGGCCCATGTAAAGACAGCGATAAGACACGATACGGTCAAGGCAAGTTTCCTTGGGAACTACGTGCCAAAGGCGTTAATGAGCTTACTAACTTCAAACCTGAACTAGATTGGGAACCTCTAAGAAAGGACATGAAACAGTATGGTGTTAGAAATGCGACACTTATGGCTATTGCTCCTGTGGAAAGCAGTAGTGTGGTTATTAATTCTACCAATGGTATTGAACTTCCGATGAGTTTGATTTCTACTAAGGAATCAAAGGCAGGATCATTTACACAGGTAGTACCAGACTATCACAAGTTAAAGAACAAGTATCAATTAATGTGGGAACAGAAAGACTGCGTTGGATATCTAAAAACTGCCGCAGTATTGGCAGCATATGTTGACCAAAGTATTTCTACAAACACATTCTACAATCCTGCTTGGTTCGCTGACAGAAAAGTTCCTACCACATTGATTGCTAAGAATTTAATGCAAGCACAGATGTGGGGATTGAAGACATTCTATTACAGCTTGATCAACAAGCATGGATCTAAGGCACAGGATGCTGAACCTGCTTATGTAGAAAAAGAAGTCAACGGGTATCATAACGAAGAACTAGAAGATGATTGCGAGGCGTGTAAGTTATGACCTATAACTTTATACGAAATTTTCTGTTAGAGGGCAAAGCTGAGAAATTAGAAATCAAAGCATTGCCATACGACAAGGATGATCTAGATCCGTCGATATCAGAGGATACTATCGATTATCACTATGGTAAACTAGCTCATACCTATGCTGACAGATACAACAAAGGCGAAGGTGACCCTGACTTCAATGAAGCTGGCGTGTTCTTACATAACATACTGTTCCAACAATATCAAGCACCAAAATCTAGCAATAAGCCATCCGGCAAGACCCTAGAACTTATTGAAGAAAAATTTAAATCCTTTGATAAGTTTAAAGAAGAATTTACCAAAGTGGCCATGAGCATACAAGGTAGTGGGTGGGTATATCTTTCTAAGTCTGGCGAAATTAAAACTATAAAGAATCACGAAATAAAAAAAGATATAGTAGTATTAGTTGATTGGTGGGAACATGCTTGGGCGTTGGATTATCAACACGACAAGAAAAAGTATTTAGAAAATCAATGGAAAATAATAAACTGGGATTATGTAAATGTTAGAAACGATATGTGATATTATGGTAGACGCTTATAAGCGTAATTGGATTACCAGTCGTGATGGCAACGTCAGCATCCGTCATCATGATCGTGATCACTTCTACATTACTCCAAGCGGTGTGCGTAAGCAAACACTACAACCTGACCAATTTAAGAAGATAGCTATACACAGAAGCATCCATAGTGGATATGGAACAGCGGCATTCAACTACTCTTGGGAAGATGTACCCTATACTGACATCAGTAAAAATCTAGTACCTAGCGGAGAGATACCATTACATTTTGGTCTACAAAAAGAAATGGGTCAGCATAAGGACGAGGTAAGAGTAGTTGTACATGTACATCCTACTTACAGTATTGCGGCTATGCATGCCGGTATCGACCTTAGTACTATCAGTGATGCTTTTCCGGAGCTTAACCGTTATACTCGAGTAGCACCCAATGTCGGAGATGTTCCGCCTATTAGTCAAGAGCTTGCGGATCAGTGCCACACGAATCTTCAACTAGATAGAGACGGTAATGTTGCCTACGATATTGTAGGCATTAAAGGACACGGTGTAGTTGCTATCGATACGACTCCGTGGCGAGCGTACGAACATATTGAAAGATTAGAACACATTTGTAAGATTGTTCTGGCTTCTGGAAATTATGGAAAGTAAACTATTTGCATGGAAGCCTGTCAAAGTCACTAGTGGACAATGGGTGTGGTTAAAATCATACTACCAACATAAGTCTTTGTACGATGAAACAACAGGTAGACCGCCGTTAAATAGTTTACATTTTATATGGACCGAAACTGAGAAAGAGAAAGTTATAAGAATACTAAAAGACAAGGTTGTTCATAATAGAAATATTTGGAATACTACTGAATTAACAAAACAGGATAAACAATGAGTACAGCACAATACAATCTAACCACTAAAACAGACTACCTAAGTCGTAAGATGTTCTTGGATCCAGAGGGTCCAGTGACTATTCAACGATTTGAAGAAGTCAAGTATCCTAAGGTACAGAATTTTGAAACAACCGCACGTGGGTTCTTTTGGGTACCTGAAGAGATCAGTTTGTCCAAAGATGCCAGCGACTTTAAAGATTCTAGCGATGCTGTTAAACATATCTTTACCAGTAACCTATTAAGACAGACAGCCTTGGACAGTATCCAGGGTCGTGGACCAACTCAGGTGTTTACTCCTGTATGTAGTTTACCGGAAGTAGAAGCACTGATGTATAACTGGGGTTTCTTTGAGACTAACATCCACAGTCGTTCATACAGCCATATCATCCGTAACATATACAACGTGCCTAAGGAAGTGTTTAACACAATCCACGACACTAAAGAAATTGTAGACATGGCATCAAGTGTCGGCCGTTATTACGATGATTTACATTTGATTAACTGCCGTAAAGAAACAGGCGAAAAAATCAATGAAGCAACACACATCAAAGCAATTTGGCTAGCACTACATGCCAGCTATGCTCTAGAAGCGTTCCGCTTTATGGTGTCGTTTGCCACAAGTTTGGCAATGGTAGAGAACAAGATCTTTATTGGTAATGGCAACATCATCAGCTTGATCCTACAAGACGAACTGCTACACAAAGGTTGGACTGCTTATTTGATCAATCAGGTAGTCAAAGAAGATCCTAGATTTGTCAAAGCCAAAGAAGAATGTGAAGCTGAAGTTTATGCTCTCTATGAAGATGTTATCCGTGAAGAAAAAGAATGGGCAGACTACTTGTTCAAGAAAGGTCCTGTTATTGGACTTAATGCTAACATTCTAAAAGACTTCGTAGACTATACTGCTGCGGCCGCCCTAAAAGATATTGGCATCAAGTATCAACAGCCTGCTCCAAAAACAACACCAATACCTTGGTTCAATAAACACAGTGATACCCATAAGAAACAAACTGCGCTCCAAGAGAACGAGTCGACTAATTATGTTATAGGTGTCATGAGCGATACCATTGACTATGACGAATTACCAGCATTATAAGAGACAAATATGATTACAATTTATTCAAAGAATAACTGCCCATTTTGCGATAGAGCTAAGGCTCTCCTAGAATCAAAGGGCGTAGGATTTAAAACAGTAAATATCGAAGACGAACCCGATGCTCGTGAATTCCTTGTTGATCAAGGACTGCGTTCAGTACCGCAAGTTTTCAAAGACGGTGTACTACTACCAGGCGGGTATCAGGGTTTAGCAGGTAAACCAGAAGATTTTTTTGAAACATTAAAGGGATAATATGTTAATTGATAAGGGTGTAGCAGTAGGCGAAGTCGTTACTATAAAATTGACCTCAGGTGAAGAAATTATTGGTAAATTGGAAGACGAATCAGCAGACTGTCATATAAAGATGTCCAAACCAATGGTAGTGGCCATGGGCCAACAGGGTCCTGGATTGATGCCCTACCTTTTCACAGTTAATCCCGATAAGACAGTAAAGATATCAAGATCAGTGTTAGTGATCATGGAAGCCACAGACAAATCATTTGCCGATGCGTACATACAAAATACTACAGGCATTAAGTTGGCACTATAGGAGACCATAAATGACAACTACAGCAAATTTTACAGGAGGTCCAGGTACCTTTGTAATTGCCGATGATGCTCCGTTGGCAATTAGAGAGTCAATGGGAGCGTTAGGAAAAGGCATTCCTGGATCTACAGCCGCATCGTTAAATGCTATAGCAACCGCATTAGTTGGTGTAAACAACCAACAAAATACCGGAACCGAAAGTCTAACTTCTATTCAATCTGCTATAGCTGATTTGGATGCTAGTCTTCAAATAACAAATGCTATACTAGCACAGATGTTAGCCACTCAGCAGATCGCAGTAGCACAACAGATAGACAAAGACGAATTTGACAAAGCTGCTACACAGGCAGCACTTAAGAGAAATAACTTGCCAGAAGTTACAGTACCAGCTCCTAATCTTCAAACTCAGATTAATAAGTCAGTGACCGGTGCGACTAATGTGGCGGCAGCGGCGGCAGCAGGTGGAGCAGTGACTAGTGCTATAGCAGGTACTGCTTCTTATCTTGGTAATGTCACAGGTGTAACAGCTGGACTAAAAGCAGGAACAGGTTGGATTAAAAAGAAATTCGAAAGCGGATTAGAGGCAATTGGCATTAACACAACGAACCAAAAATCAAATGCTAATGCTCTTAAGACTGAAACTGAAGTTAAAGCAAAAACTGGTGGCTAATAATGACTGATAAAGCTATTGCTCGTGTTAATTTTGATTCAGCAGATGCTACCATATTAAGTGGTTCTGATAACGTGATCATAAATGATGCTTACGTGGCCACTGCTGGATCTATCACAGCTTCTGGTTCTTGTATACTACACGGATCGACTACTGTAATAATCAACGATAAGGCAGTAGCTCGAGAGAGCGATGAAACTGATGTTGGACACGCTGTAATATCGGGCAACACAGATATTATTATAGGTGGATAATGAAAAAATTATTATGGACAACATTAGGTTTCTTGTCTCTGGGCATGGCCTATATTGGAGTTATCACTCCAGGAATACCCTATAGTCCTTTTGTGGTGTTTGCCGCATACTGCTTTAGCAAAGGTAGCGAACGCATGCACAGATGGATCTACAATCACAAACTGTTCGGACCATTCCTTACTAACTGGAATGAGCGTAGAGTATTTCCAACTAAGATGAAATTTTTTATGTTATTCATGATGTCGACTAGTTTGATCATTATGTTTTTCACAGGAGTAAAACCAATTGGAATTATCAGTACTGCTGGCTTTATGGCCCTTGTTGCCGTTTGGGCTTGGCGTTTTCCTGGGAGCGTTGAAGAACACCAACGCAGACTCGACAGTGGAGAAAAAGTAGGCTGGTTGAAATGAACTATAAGGTACACAATCTTTGGCCTATACCTGTCTATCAGACCAAGACAGACAGCATAGATCCTATAGCATTTGAGTACCTCATGAATCTCGAAGTCAGTAACTTTGACGAAACGAGTTATACGCACCTCGAATCACCGAAACGAACTCTGCTTGACGCTTCTCAATTGAAAGGACTCAAGTCTCAGATACAGAAACACATAGACTATTTCGTACACGAAGTAATAGGTGCCACACGTGACCAACGCTGGGAAATTACGACCAGTTGGTTAAATCTAGCAATGACTGGCGGCAAACATGACATGCACTGGCACAGCAACAGCATGATCAGTGGAGTTTGGTACCCAAAAGTTCCTGCCAATTCGGGTGCTATCTGTTTCCATAGAGAAAGAGGACATACCAATCTCTGGCGTGATACTTTTTGTATTGACAACGGCAAAGACACAGAGTACAATTCGGACATGGGCATATCTCCCGAAAACAATACATTATTGTTATTTCCATCTCTGTTAAATCACAGTGTTTTAGAAAATCTTTCCAAAGAGAATCGTTACAGTTTGGCTTTCAATGTATTTCCAAGAGGCATAATTGGGCCAGGCGGAAATAGTGAACTCAAAATTTAAGGTTGACAACTGTCAACAAAGACTGTTAAATAGTATTATTGCTGTGTGAAGCAATGAAAAAGGTGTTCTGGACGCCGGGGCAGTACCGGCCAGGTCCACCAAAAGCATTTGCGTATTAGCCGAACCAGAAATGATGTATTCGGGGGAATGTAAATCGAGAAGTGCTTTTGATGGGCCTGAATTAGGTTCGACAGGGTATTGAGTATCAAAGTGGACAGCAGGGTAGGCGATGACCCTAAATCAAGCAAACAAACTAAACGCAAACGACAACGTTTACGCATTGGCAGCTTAAACCCTGCCTGGGGTAGGAATACCTAGCAACAGAAACTTCCAGAACAGGCTACTTCGGTAGCCTGTTCCATTTGCCAAAAGGAGAAAGAAATGGCATATTGGGGTTATCATTTGATGTTAGACTGTTCAGGTTGCGATGTCGATCTTATCAACGATCGAGAAAACATCGAAGCCTTTGTTAAGAGATTGGTTAGCCGTATCGATATGAAGGCCTACGGTGAGCCCATTATCGAATATTTTGCCGAACATGATCCTGCCAAGGCAGGCTACAGTTTGGTACAGTTAATCGAGACTTCCAGTATCACTGGGCATTTCGTTCCTAGTTTTGGACATGCTTACATCGATATCTTTAGTTGTAAGGAATTTGCCATAGAAGTCTGTGAAGCCAGCGTTATGGAATATTTTGGCGCAGATAATGTCAGAATTAGCTATCTAACTCGACAGGCTTAATATATATTGTGTTGGTCTTTATTCTAGAGACTAAACACACACAAAAGGAAATATTATGAAGAAAATTTTGATCGCAACTTTGTTCGCTCTAGTATCTGCTGCTCCTGCTTTCGCAGACAGCTTTGCTAGCATGTCTTACCGTTTTGAAGATCCTGTCGGTGGCGCAGCCAATCGTCAGGGCTATCAAGTAAACTTTGGCACAGATGTTGTCAAAGGTTTAAAGGCAGACGTGTTCAGTGAATCGCTTTTCACAGACGGCAATGGCGCCAACCAAACTCGTTTGGAACTTGGCCTAACACCTAGTGTTGATTTCAACTATGGAATCACTGCTTATGCTCGTGTGGCTGCTGGTGAAAAGTTTATTCCTGGCGACAAGTTCGCATACTACTCAGTCGAGCCTGGCGTTAAGTACGCTGTGAGTCCAGCACTAGCTGTCAAGGTTGGTTATCGTTTCCGCGATGCCTTTGACCCAACTGCTAATGCTGACCTAACACGTACATGGAAGCTAGGTGCCGAATACTCTGTGTCTAAGACACAGGCAGTGATTTTTGGAATCGACAGAGCACGTGGTGATTCAGATTACACAGGCGCCAACGTCGGATACTTGGTTAGATTCTAAAGAGCCTAGCTAGTATCTTTTAATGATCTTCTGTATGTGAAATAGACGTTTTTTCCTATACAATATAGATACATACAGTTACACAGACAGTATGTTTTTAAATTTGTTGAACAAAGGAGAACGACTATGTGGACAAAACCAGAAGCAGTTGAAATGCGTTACGGATTTGAAGTAACCATGTATGTAATGAACAGATAATTGTTCTTATCATACAAGAGCCCACTTCGGTGGGCTTTTTCTTGACTTTATCTTTGAAAGAGCGTATACTAGTAACTGTTTGTTGTATTTTGGAGATAATAATGTCAATGCACTTAGAAGGTCCGTGGTTGTCAACAACCAATACCAAAAAGCGCAAGAAGCCAAAGTTTAAAAGCGCAGAACACAAAGCCAAGGCTTTAGAAGCAGCGAAGTCTTGGGAAGAACTGTTAAAGAAACATAAGATCAATTTGGAGAACACTCGAAAAGAAAGAGGCCTGAAAGCTCCTCCTTATCAGTCATCTCCTAGCTATCAGCGACAGACTCCGCATTATCCTAGTTTGAACAGTCCAGATAGCTGCGGTGTTGCTGCCAAAAAGCCTAGTCCTGTATACACAGGTACACTGATCAAGGGCATCGCAACTATGCATAAAAGCAACGCTGTTCCGGTATTGAATGAAGAGCAGGCTACAGAAATTGCCAAAATGCGTCGATAATTACCGGTTTTGATGTTATAATCTTAAAAATGAACTATATAAAATACGTTTCGCAAGAAACTAAGATAGTTGGTTTGGTCGGAGCGATTTGTAAAAGACCAAACCCGCGAGTCTTGGCCAATGAGAAACCCGTGAGATTCGGGAAGCCATGCTCGCCAAAGGCACATGATTTATGAGATCATGCGTCCAATGGAGATCAACTACACGAACCCAGGGTTCATCATTAGAGCCTCGTGAAGTTAACTCCCTTAATGTAATGTCGTATAATATCATTTTGATATAAAGCGACACCAAGTGAAAGGAGGACACTATGGAAAAATTTATTAGATACAGTCTTGCCGCCATCGGCTTTGCTTGCTGTATGACTTTTGTATCGGCTATCACTCAAGCTAAGATAGTCAAACTCAAAAACGACAATGCTCTTTACAGCGCAGACGTTGTTTCAATCAAAACCCGTGAAAAGCAATTAGACTGCTTGGCTATGAACATTTACCGTGAAGCTGGCTCAGAGCCGTTCGAAGGTAAAGTCGCAGTCGCACAGGTTACAATGAACCGTGTTAATCATCCGCAATTTCCCAAAGACATCTGCGGTGTTATCTACCAAAAAAATGTCATTATGGACAAAGTCGTTTGCCAGTTCTCATGGTTCTGCGACAGTGCTGTCAAGACACGACCTGTTAACAAGGTAGCTTATAACGAAAGTTATGAAGTAGCTAAAAAAGTTTTGTTAGAAAACTTTAGACTTGACATTTTGAAAGACGCATTGTATTATCATGCTGAGTACGTTAACCCTCGTTGGGGCTTACCAAAAATTGGAAAAATAGGTGCCCACGTTTTTTATAAAGGCAAAGACACAAATGAAAGAATTTAATTTTAATTTTGATTTGAGCAATCTTAAAAACTTTGTTTCAGAAAAGATCAGTCATGTGTCTAGCGAAACGCTAGGGTGGCTAGCAATACTTTTATTACATGCGGCAACTGTTCCTAGTCTAGTTGCTGTAATGGGAGGCTTTACAGATCGTATGCCTCCATTAGATATGGTACTGCTAGTTTGGACAGGACTTACACTATTGTTTGTTAGAGCCGCAGTGCTCAAAGACATGCTTAATTTGGTAACCATTGGGTTTGGTTTCATTTTACAGGCAGCATTAGTGGCATTGATATTTTTTAAATAATTTGGTAAACACCTTGGTTGACTTTGGTTAGCCAAGGTGTTATACTTTATATTGTTGTAATTCACACACACAGAAAGGCACACATGAAAAAGGCACTATTAATCGCTCCGCTGGTTGCAACCTTGGTTGGCTGCGCTGGCATGAAAGAAGTTCAAGAACGTAAAACCTACGCTCAGCCCAGTTGGTATTCAGACTGCGCACAAGAAGGCGTTAAAGGTTGGTTCTGGTGGTCCAAAGATTATGTTTATGCCTGTGGCGCAGGTGAGTCAGCTTTTTCGCAGGCCGCAGAAGAACAGATGGACGCTATCGCTATGAATAACTTTGCCAAACGCATCAACGGCACAGTGAACAGCGAAACTACCATCGACATCAAAGACGACAAGAAATCTACTCGTACAGTAATTTCTTACAAAGTAGATAACACGTCTATCCGTAAACATGTCAAAACCGAAAAAGGTCATTTCACAATGGGCGGACGTCACTACACGTTTGTTCGACTCGAGATGCCTAAAGATACTTTTGAGCAACTGATACAAGAAGCCAAGTCTAAGGGGCAATAATGAACTCCTACCGTGTAAAGGAGATCATGTGGACTGTTATATGTCTAGTATTTCTCCTTATAGCAGTGTCTGGTTGTTCGACAGCACCTACTTCTTATAGGCCTACCGCACAGTATTGCTACACTCAAAAAACAGTGTCTGTAGTAGACGGGACTAACGTCTCCAGTAAAACTGTAGTAGAGTGTGACGACAGTCCAGTAGTTCAAGTAGCTAAAACACAACCAGGAATAGACAAAACCCGTTGCCGAGAATATCTTGGCCATCAAATTGGTGAAGTACGATTCAAAGGAGTCGCTTGTGAAATTGATAACAAAGGCAATATTAGGCTGTTTACTGGCGACATGTATCGTTAATGTTGCTGTGGCATTTGATGCCACTGAGTACCAAGAGAAGCGCAGATATCAATCTGTTAAAAGGTTAAGTCTTGGCTGGTTTAAAACTCTAACCGAGGAACAGACTAAGTTGTACTTCGATTCCCAGATCGTTGCTCTAGGACAGGCTCAAAATGGACAACGTGTAGAATGGGTCAAGGGCGATGCGTCTGGATACTCAGTACCGTTAGAAACCAGGGTAGTGTCTAGCGACAAGACCTGTCGAGTGCTGATGTCGAAGGTGTTTGCGTTTAACATAGAAGAAACGTTCACAGGGTTGGCCTGTCATGACAACTATCAAAACCAATGGGAGTGGGTTAAAACTTACTAAATACTTGCCATGAGAATAACTATTAGCGATAAATTCATAGCCTATCTAGCACTTATAAGCGGCCTGTCAATTTCGGCAGTGGCCGTTTATTATTCTGTAGCTGGTTTGGTTTCAATCTTTGCTGCCGCTGCTATACCTATCATGATAATGGGTGTAACACTTGAAGTCAGCAAACTAGTGGCCACTGTTTGGTTAAAACAGAATTGGTCCATAGCACCTAAGCTCATACGAGCATACCTAATGATTGCTGTGCTCATTTTAATGATGATCACATCGATGGGTATTTTTGGATACCTAAGTAAAGCACATTTAGATCAATCTGTGCCCACAGGCGATGTCGCAGACAAAGTCGCACTGATTGATGAAAAGATTAAGACACAACGAGACAACATTGACGCATCTAAAAAAGCATTAGCTCAAATGGATGCTCAGGTCAACGAAACTATCAGTCGTAGCAACGACACCAAAGGCACAGAACGTGCTGTACAGATAAGACGAACCCAGGCCAAAGAACGTGAAGCTCTACAAAAAGATATATCTAGAGCACAAGAAATAATTGCCAAGCTCAATGAAGAAAGAGCACCAATTGCCAAAGAACTACGTAAAGTAGAAGCAGAGGTTGGCCCAATCAAATATATCGCAGCTCTGTTGTACGGAGACAATCCCGGAGAAGACCTATTAGAAAAAGCAGTACGAGCTGTTATCATATTAATTGTGGTTATCTTTGATCCGCTGGCTGTGGTATTATTGTTAGCCAGTCAATACAGCTTCCAGTGGTTCCGCAAACAAGAAGAGGAAGAAGATATCCCTGTTAAGCAGGTGAGTATCAACGACTTCGTGCCACAACCGCAAGAATATATTCCCGAGCCAGAACCAGAAGTGAAAGTCACTCCTTCTGCCGCAGTCACACAAGAAGAGCTAGATGCCCTACTCAAAGAGGAAAAGCCAGAAACAGTAGTAGAGGAAAAGCCAGAAACAGTAGTAGAGGAATTACCACTGGAACAATGGAACAAAATGATTGCTGAAGCAGAAAAAGCAGCCAGCGAAGAAGTAGCCAAAGACGATGACGAAGTTTTAGACTCGGCTACCAGCGAAGAAAAGATAGCTATGAGATCGTGGAAAATCGATCATCCAGAAGGCAGTCTAAAATTTCAACGCAAACTATTTGAAAACGGAACCATAGACACACTACCATGGACTGATGAAAAATATTGGCCAGCTGAGGCATCAACACCAGAAGATATCGCAAAAGGATATCAAATTTTTCCAGACCTAGAAGCACAGTTAAAGGCAGACGATCGATACAAACCTGATCTCACTGAAGTTGTAGAAAACGAAAGCACAGGAATATCTACAAAACTTTCAGACCTAAAAAAAAAGACATCAACCTACATAGAGAAGATAGGCAAGGATCAAGTGACGAAACAGTTCAAAGAAGATTAAAGGGCTATGAACAAAATTCTGAACAGAATGCTTCGACACTATGGGCAAAGATAAAAGAATCAAAAGAAAAGAATGACAAATAAACTAACCTTAGTTACTGCTCCTGATGATATCCTAGATGATGGGTTTAGAATACTGTTAGTGGGACTTGATCAAGTAAATTCAGAAAGAGTATCAACCGCACTAACTAGATTGGAATCTGTGCCAACTACTGTAGTCTACGTTTGGAACAGAGGAGAAGACCGTGGTTGGTTATTTGATAAGAAGCAAAAGAGTGATATTATTATTTTTGATGCTGACAATCTTAGTCCAGAATTAATGGGGTACATGGCTGCGCAGCCAAACAGTTATTATTTTGGAATATTGCGTGAACTTGAACCTATTAACAACCGTGCTTTATTTGATGTAGATACTTGTTATAAACTTTTAGGAGAAGCCGTAAACACATATGAAAGACAATTTTCAAAACAATAGAATGGTAAAAGGTATGATCGTCACTCTAAGAGAAGGCGAGCCTGTTGAAAAAGCCATTCGTAAACTCAAGAAGAAAATCCAAGACAGTAAACTCATGGAAACTCTACGAGCCAAAGAGTTCTATGAAAAACCTACCAGCATTCGCAAGCGTAAAAAATCAGCAGCCAAGGCTCGCTGGAAAAAATATATCCGTTCTCAAGAATTACCACCAAAAAACTATTGACACGATCTAATTACTCTGTTATACTGATATTATGAATACAGACATCATGATCGACTTAGAAACCCTTGCCACCACTCCAAACGCAGCAGTACTGACTATAGGTGCCGTTAGGTTTGACCCATTTGGTGATGAAATGAAAGAGCCATCGGCAGAAAGCTTCTATGTCAAAGTTGACTTAGACAGTTGCGACGCCATTGGACTAGAAGTCAGCGATGATACACTTCGCTGGTGGTCACAGCAGGCACAAGAAGCCCAGGACGAAGCATTTGGTTCAGAAGGTCGCTTGCCAGTACACGAAGCGATGAATCAACTCTACAAATTCTGTTGGGGTGCCAAACGTGTATGGAGTCATGGCGCAGGCTTTGATGTTCCTATCTGTGAAAATATCTTTAGGAAAGTCAGCAAAGCTGTTCCTTGGAATTTTTGGCAGGTCAGAGACACACGAACTATTTTTGACCTGGGGATTGAAAATCATCGCCCTGACGTACTAAAACATCATGCTCTACAAGATGCTTATAGCCAAGCAGTGGGTGTACAAAATGTTCTCAAAAGATTACGTTCGTCGACTATGTTCAACGGCGAAATGATCCAGCCCTTTAAGGAATTCAAATGAACGAACAAGAACGCGAAGTAATGAACATTCTTTCCGAAGAATGTGCGGAAGTGATACAGGCTATTAGCAAGTGTCACCGTTTTGGGCTAGACAACGTCAAGCCAGGTAAGCCCAAAACAAACAGGGCGCATTTAGCTGAAGAGCTAGGCGATCTACAGGCCATGATTGATCTATGTATTAAATTTAACATAGTAGGCAGTGAGCAGATCAGCATAGCTGCTGATAATAAAATCGCTAAGTTACAAAAATGGTCAAAAATTGAGAATTTAGAGATTATCTGATATAAATAAATTCGTAGACAGTGCCCAGGTGGGCTGTTTACAGGGCAGTTGCCCAACCTACTCGCTTAATTAAGGAGAAAAATTATGAGTAAAATCATCGGTATCGACTTGGGTACCACAAATTCATGTGTAGCCGTTATTGAAAACGGAATCCCCAAAGTATTAGAAAACTCAGAAGGCGCAAGAACTACGCCTAGTATCGTTGCCTACGCTAACGATGAAATCCTAGTAGGTGCTCCAGCAAAACGTCAAGCAGTGACTAATGCCAAGAACACTATCTACGCAGCCAAGCGTTTAATCGGACGTAAGTTCAAAGAACAGGCTGTACAAAAAGACATAGACCTAATGCCATTCAAAATCACTGAAGCAAAGAACGGTGATGCTTGGATTGAAGCACAGGGCAATAATTTAGCACCCCCACAAATTTCAGCAGAAGTTCTTCGCAAGATGAAGTCCACAGCTGAAGACTATCTGGGCCACGAAGTAACACAGGCTGTTATCACAGTACCTGCTTACTTTAACGACAGCCAAAGACAGGCAACCAAGGATGCTGGTAAGATTGCTGGCCTAGAAGTACTACGTATTATCAATGAGCCAACTGCGGCTGCTCTAGCATATGGAGTAGACAAGCGTGACAGCAAGGATCGTAAGGTTGCTGTATACGATCTTGGTGGTGGTACATTTGACGTTAGTATCATCGACATTGCTAACGTAGATGGCGACAAACAGATCGAAGTACTGAGCACCAACGGTGATACATTCCTGGGCGGCGAAGACTTTGACCAACGTATCATGGATTATTTGGTCGACGAGTTCAAGAAAGAACAAGGTGTCGATCTTAAGAATGACACACTGGCATTACAGCGTTTGAAAGATTCAGCTGAAAAAGCAAAGATTGAATTGTCTAGCAACAATCAAACAGAAGTTAACTTGCCATACATCACTGCTGACGCTAGTGGTCCTAAGCATTTGATTGTTAAACTTACACGCAGCAAGTTAGAAAGCCTAGTCGAAGATCTCATTGAGCGTTCGTTGACTCCTTGCCGTACTGCTATGAAAGATGCTGGTGTTGTTCCAGCTGACATTGATGAGATTATTCTTGTTGGTGGACAGACACGTATGCCTAAGGTACAGGAAGCAGTTGAGAAACTGTTCGGCAAAGCACCACGTAAAGACGTTAACCCAGACGAAGCAGTTGCTGTCGGCGCTGCCATCCAAGGTGCTGTTCTAGCAGGCGATCGCAAAGACGTTCTGTTACTTGACGTTACTCCATTGAGCCTAGGTATTGAAACAATGGGCGGTGTAATGGCCAAGTTGATTGACAAGAACACAACGATCCCAACTAAGAAGTCACAGACATTCTCAACAGCTGACGACAATCAGCCTGCTGTTACAATCAAAGTGTTCCAAGGCGAGCGTGAGCTTGTACAACACAACAAACTCTTAGGCGAATTTAATCTAGAAGGTATTGCTCCGGCACCTCGTGGTACTCCACAGATCGAAGTTACACTAGATATTGATGCTAATGGTATTTTAAAAGTAAGTGCCAAGGACAAAAACACAGGCAAAGAAAACAAGATCACGATCAAAGCCAACAGCGGATTGTCTGACGAAGAGATCCAAAATATGATCCGTGACGCAGAAATCAATGCCGAGGAAGATAAGAAGGCACGTGATCTGATTGAAACTAAAAATCAAGCAGAAGCACAGATCCATTCTATCAAGAAAGATATTGAGCAGTTTAGTTCCGAGTTATCTGAAGAAGAAAAAAGCAAACTTGAAGATGCTGTTAAGGCTCTTGAAGAAGAACTCAAAGGAACCGACAAGGACAAAATATCTGAAAAGATCAGTGACTTGTTTGCTGCCACCAAGCCATTGTTTGATTTGAAAGCCAAAAAAGAAGAATCCAAAACAGAAGGTGAAACTGTAGTGGATGCTGACTTCAAACAAACAGATTGACAAACACACACAGAGATTGTATAATATTATTATAATGAAGGTGCCCAGGTGGGGCCTTCATGAAACTCTTGCTTAATCATAAGGAGATAAACATGAATGCAATTAATCGTTTCGACCCAAACGCTCTAAATAGAGCACTAATTGGTTTTGATACTATGTTCGATCAACTCGAGCGTCGTTTCGCAAATCAAGTATCTAACAACTATCCTCCACACAACATAATTCGTACAGGTGAGAACACTTACTTGATCGAAGTAGCTGTGGCCGGCTTTGCCAAGAATGAAGTAACCGTTTCTTTGGAAGATAACGAGCTTACCATTAAAGGCGAAAAAGCTGAGATCGATGAAAATGCTGAAATCCAGTATCTACATCGTGGGCTAGCTTCACGTAATTTTAACAGAGTATTTCCGCTTGCTGAGCACATCAAAGTACAAGGCGCAGAAATCAAAGACGGGATCTTAACAGTTAAACTGGAAAGAATCGTCCCAGAAGAGCTGAAACCACGTATTATTGAAGTGGTTGAGGTTAAGTAATAGTGTAAACTGGGGGAGGCAACTCCCCCAACTAGGGAGCATAAAATGGCAACTACAGATATCCAAATTGATAACAAAATTAAGATTGAACTTCAACCGCCAAAAATGTGGAAGGTAATCTTTTTAAATGATGACCACACACCTATGGAATTTGTTATCGAACTACTAATGGGTATTTTTAAACACAGTGAATCTACAGCACAACAATTGACTATGGAAATTCACAATGAAGGTTCTGCTGTTGCCGGAGTATACACTTTTGAAATCGCAGAACACAAAGGTGTTGAAGCAACTAAACTAGCACAGGAAAACGGATTTCCGTTACAGATCCGTGTTGAGGAAGAATGAATCTACAAGAGATTAACACGCTAAAATATAATTCTTATACAGGTCGCCGGTTTACACACTGGATCACTGTAGAAGGTCTTATTGAAGGTGAAACACGTAAAAAGAAAAATAAAAATCTAGTATCTACTATGGAGTCTATGTTTGGTCCGGAAGGTACTCGCTGGACATGGACTGCCAATGGCGAACGTCCGATCATTCGCTTCCAAGAAGAAAGAGATCTTTTATTTTGGCTCCTGAAGTATCCTAATAAATATCGCTAACAATTAGGAAGGGAGTCCTTATGAGTCTTAAAGAATTAACCGCAGAGAAACATCACGATGCGGAGCGAACAGCATTTGCTAAACTTTTATTGAGCGGCAGTATCAGTAAAGAACACTATGCTCAATATCTGTTACAGATGTTGGAAGTCTATAGTGCCTTAGAATATCAGGCAGCAACAAACGGATTGTTCACAGAACTATCCGGCCTTCCTAGAGTAATGGCGATCTACGAAGATCTCGAAGAACTAGAAATTCCACAAAACCAATTAACTCTAGTTCCTGCCACAACTGCCTACATCAAATATCTCAACGAACTCGGTACAGATCCAGACCGTTGTCATTTATTAATGGCACACCTTTATGTTCGTCACATGGGCGACCTATATGGCGGGCAGATGATTGCCAAACGGGTTCCTGGTTCCGGTAAGTTTTATCAATTCCGTAACAAAGACGAACTAGTCGCTAAGATTAGAACTAAGATCGACGACAGTCTAGGTGAAGAAGCCAATGTAGCATTTGATCATGCTATTGCTATCATGAAGGAATTGAATGAGTCAAGTTTGGTCAACTCTAATTGATATCCAACACCTGTTGGAAGATCAATTTGGCAAAACGGGTGTTGAAGTACACGAGCCCGGGATGTCGCGATTCAATCAGCCGGGATGGGTTAACCGTGTTTGGACTAGTGAAAATTATCGAAGAGCTCACGTCGATGTAGTTGACGCCCGATCCACAAAGGGCCTCTGGATGATGCACTGTTGTATATTCCCGCATACCCATAACCCGGCACCTATTTTTGGGTTCGATGTGATCGCAGGAAAAAATAAGATCACGGGCTGTTTTATTGACTACAGCCCTACCGCAGATCGTACACATCCTATGATAGAATATTTTGCTGAAGAAGTCAGCAGATATGAATGGATCAAAAAAAGAGAGCTTCCAGACTGGGCGCAGCGCATATTCAGTACCAGTATGATAGCTGCTGGCAATGTCAGTGACGAACACGAACTAGCACAGATCAGTAGCCTAGCACATATACTGATAAATCATTATCTAGAAACTGTAGGCGAAACTAACAACAAAGTAGCAGACACTACATTTGAGCAAAACTTCTACGCTCAAAATCAAAAGCAAAACCCGCACACACCGCGTGTAATGGTTAGTCTAGGGCTCAGCGAAGACGATGTAAGTGTGTTTATACAGGATTGTCTGTTTCCAGAAATCAGGTAAATATACGCATGAGAGCATTTGAATTCCTATTTGAAAAACTGTCTAACGCTGCTACTACACAGGGAGCAAATCCTTCAGTTGTACAGGCAAAGATACAGTCTAAAATTTCCAGAATATTTGACATCAAAGAACTGAATCAAATTTTCAGCTATGTAAGCAAAATTGATATCGGTAAAGGCTTTGATGCTATATTCCAACGAGACCCAGATCTGCGCAGCGTACAGAGTACACTGTCACACGCTATTGTAAATTCACCAGCTTCTGTCGATGAGAAGATTGGTTTTGCCAAAGAGCTATCAGAAACTGGAATTATTGATGTTGGACTGTTGATGTCTCCGGGTAAAACACAGTCTATCGAAACTCTTGTTGTTACAAACTATCCAACACTTTATCAAGACATTGCTCCTACGCTGATGTCTATAGCTGGAAAATTTCAAGTAAAAGAAAAGACACTTAATCGCGGCAAGGGAGAATTTTTCCTAGCATTACTAAGTCCTGAAATTCTTATTGGCGGTGCTGGCGATATTACTATTGCTGGCAAGGGGTTTGAAGTCAAGGACAACGAAGGAAGAATGTACGGTAGCAGTGCTGCCTACGGTAAGGTAGAGCCCGGAATTAAAGCAGCTCAGACAGAAGTTGCTGTTTTTATCAAAGAACGCAAGTTAGATCTAGATCCTAAAACAATCAAAGTAGTGTTAGGTCCCAAGTCTAATTTGTACTCAATGGGTCCTCAGATCGTACAGATGGGTGTAAACCATGCCGAAGTTCGCAATCTTATAGTAGATGCTATGACACATATTATTACCAGTTTGTATCCTAGCATATCTAGAGACCAACTGGCAGGATTCCACAGTACGATCGACGGTAATGGAGTAGTTAATTGGGCCAATTTCAAAGCCTATCTAAAACAATTCGTTTATAGCTATTATCAAGCTGAATCTAAATTTGCTGGCATGTTCTTGTTTAATTCACAAAAGATGACAGTAACATATGTTGACAGTCCGGAATTGTTTGCTGAAAAAGTAGACATATCATATGGCTTTTATTCAAGCCAACAACAGGGTGTACAGGTCTATACACCTTAATTTAATCTAGGTTAAACTCAATACTTAACTTTTGACGCTTTCGGTTTAAATACAATTATAGTATTGCCGGGAGCGTCTAAATGTATAAGAAAATCGGTATCTTACTAGCGGTAGTATGCTTATCTAATGCCAGTGCTGCTGAACTAGTACATACTTTCCAAAGCCCATCGTTTATACCAGGTAACGGGTACTCTTCTCACGTATTGGCTATCGAGCAGCTAGAATCCCAGCGCAGACAAAAAATCAAAGATGACGCCAAAGCCGCTGCTGACGCAGCTGAATTGGCCAAAAAGAACAGCAACTTATCTAAGTTCTTGGTCAACGTTGAAGCAAGGATATATGCGCAGTTATCTAAACAGTTAGCTGATCAGTTATTTGCTGAGGGCGGAGCAAGCAACGGAACTATGAATTTCCAGGGAACAAACATCAGCTGGGTTAAAACCGGAACTGAAGTTACTTTAACTATCATTGAGTCAAATGGTAGTCGTACAGAAATTACTGTACCTATAGCGAGCTTTGCGTTCTAATGAAAAAATTAATTTTATTATCGCTGATAGCTACTTTGTTATCTGGGTGTGCCAGTGTACAAATGGAATTGGTCAAAGAAGAACCGATAGCTGTTAAGCCAAAAGAAAATCTATACAACAGGATACCTCCCCTAGAAGGACCGCCAATGACCATTGCGGTATACGGGTTCACTGATAAAACAGGACAAATGAAACCCAACGATAGGTTAGCTGTTTTTAGTAAAGCAGTAACACAGGGTGCTGAAGTATTTTTAATTAAAAGTCTACAGGATACTCCTAGTTGGTTCCGTGTAGTAGAGCGTGTGGGCTTAGATAATCTTATCAAAGAACGTCAGCTGATACGCAATCAACGTGAAGTTTATGAAGGCAAGGATGCCAAACCTTTAAAGCCAATGACCGTAGCAGGTGCTATGATCGAGGGAGGCATTATAGGATTTGACAGCAACATCCGCTCGGGCGGTAGTGGAGCAAGATTCCTAGGCATAGGTGGAAGCCAACAATACCGCGTTGATGAGATAGTAGTTTCTATACGTCTAATAAGCGTAAGCTCAGGCGAAGTGCTATTGACTACTTCAGTGAGCAAAACAATTTACAGTACACAGCATAACGTAGGTGTACTACGATTTGTGGACGCAGGTACTAAAGCAGTTGAATTGGAAAATGGTGCTGCGTTAAATGAACCAACAACTTATGCTGTTCGTGTAGCAATTGAACAGGCAGTATTTGATATGATTATCGAAGGTGAGAAAAAAGGAATTTGGCGTTTTAAAACTCCTATGCGTCAACACCCCGCAGTTTCCGAAAGTTCCGCAAGCCAGGAATTTCCTTTGAAGACAGAAGATAAAAAAGATGATTGGGTTCGATTCCCAACGTTAGATAAGCAGGGAGAGACTCCTGCCGCAGAAAAAAAGAACACAGACACACTAGTAGGTAAAAAAGCAGTAATGAAGGACACGCATTATGTTAGGAGAGAACCTAACGAAACCTCGACCCGAGTTTGGTTGTTTACAAAGAACACAGCAATACAAGTAGAAGAAGAGCAAGGGGAGTGGATTAAGATCATTGCCGAGGACGGCAAGAAAGGATATGTTAAGAGAGAAAGCATACAACTAGAAGTGAAAAAATAACAAGATCAGCAGATGATCAAGGTGGAGCGAAATGAAAAAAAGAATGACGGGTATAATAGGCAAACCTAGCACAATTGCCTTGATGGCAACATTACTATTCTCAGGAGTATCGTTAGCCAATGACCTTTATATCGAGCAAGTCGGTGACGATACGGCTGTGACTATCCTTCAGGATGGTGCCAGTAATAAGATAGAAGGGTTAAACACAGGCGACAACGCATATATCGGTGGTGGTGGCAATACCGTTAATATACAACAAGTTGGTGTCGGTAACTTGATATCACTATCATTGAACAATCCTAATCTAGGCGGTGTAGGCACAGGTACAGCCCTAACTATCAATCAGTTAGGCAGTGACAACGTGTCAACTGTAGAGTGCGGTACTGCTCTAAATGCTTCATGTAATGCGTCCGTAATTAGACAAGACATATTAGGTGATAATAACGCGGTAACACAGACTCTAACAGGGTCTGGTGCCTATTTCAGCAAAATAGATATCGTTGGAAACTACAACACCGTTTCGCATACACAAACAGGAGCAGGAGCTCACAGAGGTGAAATTGCTATTACTAGCACATCGACTGTTTCATCACCTAATCAAATAGTCCTAACACAATCGGGAGCGACTGCGAAGAATGCGAATATCACTAGCTCAGGCGCTGGCGTTAATATTTCTGTCACTCAGTCAGACTAATCTCTGGGCGGGTGTAGGTAAAGTAACTGAACAAACTGGCCCAACGGAAATATTAAGGTCTAAAAAATCTATAGCATCTAGCCTAAACACGGCAGTTGAAATGAATGACGCAATTTCAACTGCCAAGGCTACAGCACAGCTGACCTTTGACGATAAAACCACTGTGAAAATAAACGAACACAGTAAGATAGTCATAGATGATTTCGTCTACGATCCTAACAAAGGATCAGGTAAACTGGCTATGAAATTAACACTAGGCACAGCTCGGTATGCCAGTGGACAGATAGCTAAAAACAATCCACAACAGGTAGCAATCAACACTCCCACAGCCAGTGTAGGTGTTCGTGGTACAGACTTCTCTATGACCGTAGACGAAATGGGTCGCAGTCTAATAGTGCTGTTACCTAGCTGCGACAGCAAAGGCTGTGTGACAGGTGCCATTGAAGTACGCAACGAAGGCGGAGTCGTGATATTAGATGTACCCTATCAGGCAACTATGGTTGTGTCTGCTTATCAGACTCCTAGCCAGCCTGTGGTAGTAAAACTAGATCAAGCTAACATAAACAATATGCTGATTATCAGCAAGCCACCAGAAATACAAGACGACGGTAACGAACATAGAAAAGCATTGAAAGAAAGAGGTCTATTAGATTTTGATAAACTAGATGTTGATCTATTAAAGTTCACCAAACTAGATGAAAATAAACTTGACGACAACAGAGCATTAGATAGAAATGACCTTAATGCTGACCTATTGGCATTTTATAGTTGGAATGAACTTGACGCACAAAACAAAACACTATTAAGCAATGAAATAGATGTTGCCTTGCTACCTAACTACAATGCCTCCAGTGGTTTACTCTATTACTTTAACGAAGACCAAAGTAAGATAACATTATATCGTGTAACAAATCATAATGCCACAGTTACACTACCCACTACTCAAAATACTACCTTGAGTATTAACCAAGACGGCCAACAGGTTGTTCAACAGGTTAATAAAGGTGCTACCAGTACCATCAGCATAACTCAAAAGTGATAGTTTAATTTTTTCTGCCTTCCCTTTAAATAACTATACTAACCGGGAGCGAAATCGGTATGAAAAAAACTATTATAAGTGGTCTCTTGGCCACAATTATATCAACGTCTGCTTTGGCCGGCAATTCAATACTACAGAATGAATACATCAAAGCAGGTGTAAACGAAACGACAGGTACACTTGGAAGTGGTGGAAACACTAAACCAGGACTACAGTATGACAATACAGGAACTGGAACATTTAACCCTAGCTACGATTATCTAACGCCAGGTTCACCTTATGAGGGTTGGGCTGTGCGAATTGATGATTCAACAGGAACAAAACTCAAACTGTACGGTAATAATAATGCCGGATTTCAAATGGATGGCAATACTGCTGTATCAGGTGCTTGGGTAGGAACACCTACAGCAAGCTCAGCAGTATGGGCTGGTAGTGCTACAGAATTTGATATACGTCATACATACAGTTTACCTTCAGCACAGAAATATCTAGACATTACTACACGACTAGATGCTAAAACAGCAATGCCACATTTATATTTTGGTCGTTACATTGATCCAGATGCTGTAGCAGCACCTGGCGATAGTTCAGCAACTGACAACGTTCGTGGTTACGGTGTTATTCCTAAGACTAACGTAGTGTTCTCAGAAGCAACTGTGAGCCGCTATGCTTTAGGATTATATTCATCGCAATCCGGCAACGTCAATACTGCTATACAAGGTTGGACCAGCGATCCTAAAAATTACTACAGTGGCGGCACAGTTGATGTTAAACGAGCTGATGACACTATTGGTATTGGTTTTTATGCTGCTAACGTATCAGTAGGCGACATACTTACTTGGAACTATGCTTACATATTTGGACCAAGTGCTTTTGCAGCAGCTACCTATGCTATTGACGGTGGTGCTGGTGGCGGTACTCCTGGTGCGGCTCCTGGTGGCGGTACATTAGTTGACGTTGGTAGTGCTACATCAGCAGCGTCAGCACCAACAACACCTGCTACCCCAACAGTAACAGGAACATCAACAGCAATTATTACAGTCAGCGATACAACAGCAGTCAGCACAACATTGCCTGTGATCACAGCTAGCCTAGCGCATCACGATGCCAGCGAAGCTGGTGGCAAGCAGACTATTGCTCGCGAAACAACAACAAATGTAACTACTCCAATGGAGCGTACTGTAGTAACTAAAGTAAGAACAACAACTACATGGAGTGATGGTACTACAACAACCTCTGATAGTGCTACAACATCTAACACAACATTGTCTAACAGTGTTAATACTAGTGTTGCTAACGATAGTTTCAGTGGTCGTGTTGATCAAATGGCATACTTGAACAATCTAAACAAACAGTTAGATCGTGGATTGAACATGGATGCTTTCCGTACAGATGGTTATACTGACGAAGAAAAGAAAATAACAATGTATGTAAATGCCAGTGGCGCTAAGGCAAACATTAACAACGGCTACAACGCGAATAGTCAAATATATGGTCTAGGCGTTGAAAAAGAAATCAAGCCGAACTGGAGACTAGGTGCTCAATACAATCGTGTTAACACAACAATGGATGGCACAGATTCTAAAACAGCACAAGACAAAAATCACGTTGGATTGTTTTCAGTTTACAACTTAGAAAATGGCGCAACTATTGTCAACAACTTAGGTTATGCTGACAATAACATCAAAGGCAATCGTACTGTAGAAAATGTGTTTAACAACAGTCATTCTGCTAAGGGTGACAATGTGTGGTTGAACAACAGAGTGTATGCTCCAGATACAAAAGGATTCCGTCCTTACGCTGGTGTTACTGTTGGTCGTTCGACAATAGGTGGTTACACAGAAGCTGGTGACATCCAAAGTGCTAGAACTGTAGCTAAAACTACAGACAACTACACATACGGTGAAGCCGGTGTACGTTACGAAAAAGCAATTAACGATTTCCGCTTAATTGGTGATATTGGCACAACAACAGACTCTGTAACAACAGGTGCTGCTACTATTGCTTATGCTCCAACAAAGAAAGGTTCTATTGCTTTAACAGCGGCAACACAGCAAGGCAACAATATCAATAATAATACTATAAGCCTACGCGGTATTATTAGATTTTAATTTTTTAGGAAGTTAAACAGACCGAGGGAGGTGGCTTTCATCTCCCTCTTTCTACGATCAACCGCTTCTAATGAACATTCTGCTTCTAAGAATTTTTCATTTTTAAAAACAGTCTCATCTAAAAAATCTTCATGGAAACCGGTGGTTAGATCTAACTGCGTGTCTGTGGTTAGACTGTGATAGATTTTGTCTGTTAATACTGTATGATTCCTCATACACAAGTGATTGAATCTAATGTCGTAGCCTTTACACCATTTATTAAAATCTCTACCAATGATTTCCCTACTCGATACTTCTGTAAGGTCACCTTTGGATAGATTTAATATAGGGTATTCTTCGGCCATAGGCATAGTCTGTGGGAATGCTTTGATCACTAAAGGTCTGCGCCAACCTCGATAGTGAGCATTATAGGCCAACCAACCTAAGCGATTTTCTAGGAATACTGTATCTAGTTTAGGTCTTTGTAGATAGGTAACATAAAGTCCTGCGGCATCGGCTACTCCCTGTCCGTACTTAAAAGCAAACTCTCTAAGATGATCTGCCTTGCCCATAGTAGGATCATCTTCCACAAACCAAAATCTCGCAGGGTGTGTTAGTATAATAACAAGATAATCATCTGGCGAAACGAACGGTGCCCAGTCATGTAGACTATACCAGGAGAAATCCTGCGGAGCACCAATCATGCTGTTATTCATAACTTCCGCACCTAGCATTTCGCCTAGCTGCGAGAACCAAGTACGATCTTTGCCGTAGCCGCCCATTTCTGTGGACGCAAAACTGTCACCAACTATTCTTAGAATCATACAGTAATTTATCAATAAATATGTGATGCTAAAAAAAATCCTTTTAAGCCCTTGGACTGCTCTACTAACGCTAGCCTTAGTAGTGGGCATACGTGTAGCAGACCCCACATTTGTCGAAAGCGTAAGACTACGTTACTTCGATACACTAATCACACAACCAAAAGAAGTTGCTGCTCCAAATAATATTGTTACAGTAAACATAGACGAAGCAGCATTAGACAAATATGGTCAATGGCCACTACCGAGGGTTAACTATGCTGAAATTATTGAAGACCTGTATCATCGTAACGCTGGCCTTGTTGTTCTCAATGTGCTCATGGCTGATCGCGATCGCACTGGTGGAGATAGGGATCTTGGAGCCGCTCTTAAAAATTATCCAGTAATACTTCCTAGTATCCCCAGCGATAAAACAAAAAATACACCCCGTGTTCCGGGTAGTGCTGTATTAGGTCCAGAATGGTTAGATCAAATCGTCGCATATCCGGGACTTATTGCTAACGTACCACAATTAGAAAGTGCCGCAGCTGGTGTTGGAATTGTAAACACACTACCAGAAGTAGATGGTGTTAATCGTCGTATGCCGCTGATCGTTGCTGTTGATGAAAAATTATATCCTAGCCTAGCTATGGAAACCCTACGTGTAGCCGCAGGTGACACTACGTTCCAAGTAAAACTATTCGAAGGCGGCGTTGAGAAAATGCGTGTGCCTAAATTTGGTCCTGTTACCACAGACAATCTAGGCCGTGTATGGATTGATTGGAGTCAAACCAACAAGTCGTACAATTTAACTAATTTGCCTAAAGACTTTGAAGGTGCCGTTGTTGTAGTAGGTCCTACTGCCGCAGGTATCAGCAATCCAGTACCAACAGCAGTGGGCGCAGTATTTCCGCATCAACTACAGGCTGCGGTTATTACAACTATGATTAATGGAGTGGTTATACAGCGTCCGGATTATGCCGACGGTGTTGAAATACTAGCATTGGCAGCATTTGGTTTATTATTAATTTTCTTATCGAGGTGGACTTATGTTGGCATTGGTGCTACTGTGGTTATTATTGGTGCCGTTATTCCTGGTACTATGTACGCTTTCAGTAATTGGCTTGTCTTGGGAGACGCGACTGCGATCTCGATTGGCCTTGGGCTCGTTGCTCTTCATTGTTATGGCGTTAAGTTTGTAAGCGAGTTCTTACAGAAGCAAGCTATCAAGAAACAGTTTGCTGGTTATTGCTCTAAAGAAGTAGTAGAGATGCTACAAAAAGATCCAGACCTAATCAAACGTGGTGTGCGTAAAGACGTATCAGTCATGTTCAGTGACCTACGTGGCTTTACTCCAATTGGTGAACACTACGGTGATGACGTTGCTGGACTAGGCAAGTATATGAACGGCTACATGGATGCTATCAGTCGTCCTATTATGGACAACAAAGGTATGGTTATCAAGTATGTAGGCGATGCGTCAATGCACATACATGGTGCTCCTATCGAAGATCCTAATCATGCTAGAACTATTGTTGCTGTTGGCTTACAGATGTTAGACGCTGTTGATGCTTATACAAAAGAAATGGAAGCACAAGGCTTACCACCAGCCGCAATGGGTTGGGGCTGTAATACAGGTATTGGCTTTATTGGTGAGATGGGATCAACTGACAGACATAGCTATGACATTCTAGGTGACATGGTTTCAACAGCCGCTCGACTAGAAGCACGTTGTAAGGCTTATGGTGTGCTATGTATTATCGGTGCCGAAACTTACAACAGAACTAAAGATGATTTCTTCTATTTGATGATTGATAACTTACAACCTAAGGGCAAGTCAGTGGCAGACTTAATCTATACAGCACTACGTCCTAACGGAGCAGACTGGAGTAAAGATTTAGCAAAGTACAACGAAATGCAAGCGTTATATAAAGCTAAGAAGTTCGACGAAGCAGCCGACATGTGTTCTAAGTTAAAAGGTACATTCGGTGGACAAATGGACAAGTATTACAAGATCTGGATCGAACGTTGCGAGTTTATGAAGCAACAAGATCTAGGTCCAAACTGGCAGGGCGAATTTATCGCTCACGAAAAATGATGTACACTCCAATAGATTGGTGGATTGATTATTCGGTTTGGCTGATGCTACAATTTAAATTTATGGCACCAGCCAAGATGATCGCATATAACAGCGACATGGAAACTTACCTAAAGACTTTTAGTTTAAACGGTGTTAAGATTTCTAACCTTTGCAAGCCCTACAAAACTTAAAACCTTAATCCAAAACCAACCAGCATCAAATTCAAACCATCGACGACTTAGTTTAGGACTTGCTGGATTTAAATGATGGTTGTTGTGTAATTCTTCCCCACCAATCAATATGCCCCAAGGACTTACATTGCGACTGTGGTCATCAGTGTGTCCATTGCGATATCCCCACCAATGTCCTATACCGTTGATAAAGCCAGCAGCCCAAAATGGTATCCATATCATCTGTACACCCCACACTAGAAAACCCCACGGCCCAAATAATAACAAGTCTATGACTAACATTAAGAGAATGCCGTGGCGATGATATCTAGTGTAGAATGTTTCTATCTTATCTTTAGGAGTTCCTACTCCGTATTTTAAAACGAATCTAGGATCTTTGGTAGCTTCGTGGTACAGACTCCAGCCGCCTGTTAATAGTCGCCATATACCAAAGATATGTGGGCTATGTGGATCACCTTCTACATCTGTGCTTTGATGATGTTTGCGGTGTACTGCTACCCAAGCCTTAGTAGTCATGCCTGTTGTTAGCCATAACCAGAATCTAAAAAAGTGATTAACCGCAGGGTGAAACTCTACACTTCTGTGTGCCTGACTTCTATGTAGATATAAGGTAACTGCGATTATCGTGATGTGCGTCATCACTAACGTTGCTATAATTTTATCCATGAAATATTTATCGCTTGGATAAATCGTTAACAAAGTCTAGCAATAATTCATGGTGTCGCCCACCGTGATAATAGGGCTTCATCCAACTGTGATATTCTGTATACCAACTGATTTCACTTTCTGGATGACATCCTATAGCACCTACATTATCCTGTATTATTGCCATAGGATCTCCGTTTGGATAAAGGCTATAGATATCTGCTGTATCTAAACCTTCTCCATGGAAAGCACAGCCATCGTAGAAGTACATGAGTTCTTCTTGACCTTTCCATAACACTCGCTGCGCCTTGGCATGGGGTCTTTTTGTATCTGTGCCAGGGCGAGTGATGTATTGGCTAGCACGTATGTCTTTGAACAGATCAAAATAATACTGATCCGCCCAGTATGCTCCCATACATATTCCTAGATACTTGCCACCACCTTTTACAAAGTTACGTACACGTTCTCCGTTTTCTCTAAAGAGTGCTTCGTGGCTATCTGAATCTCCGATGCCTCCGGGCACTGCTATCATATCGACATCGTCAAAAAAATTGGCATCAAGATGCCAGCGTGTGAATATTTTAAATTTATAATACGGTTGAAGGGCTTCTAGAATTCCGTTACCACATTCAATTGAACACTTAGGGTGATGAATGAATAGTGCGATTTTGCCTTTCATTTCCGATCCTTTCATAAAGCTCACTTGAGGATGCCCTCGGGCACGACTCCTACTATCATCCTCGCCCAGCAGCCGGGCACACACACCGTAATTAAACGGGTCCTAAGGTGTGTTCTTTATGAGCTTCCGCTCTTTGATTCTTTGTCATCTGAAGTTTCTGGCTTCTTTGATATTTTATCCGCTTCGTCCATGGCTTCGTGAAATTTCTTATTTGCCTGTGCTTCGACTAATGCTGTTTCCATAACGCGGTCACTTTCAATCATCTTACCACGCAGATGTAATACTGTGTTTACTTTTTGATTTAAACGAATCAAATCATTGTCTAACATACGAATGCGATCAATCAGAGCGATCAACACAGTATTAGCATCTGAGATTACCGGCTTAACTTCAGTGGTGGCCCATGTCCAAACATATTTAATAATGAAGCCAAGGCCCACTGCCATGACAATCGGAAAACCATACTTATTAACTAACTCTACTACATCCATTATAACATCACTCCAACAATTAATCCTACAAAAAATCCTATAGCAAGTGCTTTATAGATGTCTCTATCATGCCATACTGGTTGGTTCTTTATATATTCTTTTGTATGGGCAGGTAAACTGTCATACCAACTCTCCAATTTACTTGGTTTGAACATTTACCTTTTCTCCATCTTTAATAAATTTAACCAACGGATCGACTCGTTTCAACATCTGTTTACCGTTTATGTTTACCAGTTGAAAATAGTCGCCGCCCTTCCAACCTAGATTATCTGTATCGAGTTCCTCGTCGAGCCTTATTCCAGCAGGGCTTAAATCCCAATTGTAATCAAAATATAACATTTTTAGTCCCTTCTCGCATCATTCTTTCCATCCGCTCTAGCAATACGATCTACATCTGGGCGCAATCCTAGTGCGTTGGATACAATAGTATCAATACGTACAACATCGTGGTTCATTGTTTTTACACGGTTGTCCAACGCAGTAATAATACCGGCCATGCCTTTTATACTGCCTAAAACGCCCTGTAAAAGCAGCTTGATTGTTAAGTATACAAAATACCCGCCTGCTAACGCTGCTGCGATTGGCATACCCAAATCGCCTATAATTTTAAAGATGTCGCCCATTTTTCGCTCCAACAGTTGTTATATGTGTATTTAACCGTTGACAGAGAAACCAGTCGGTGCTATAATAATAGCATATTATCCCATATCCGGAGCTCCTATGCGTCAAGAACTAGATGAAAAACTCTGTAGTGATTTCCCCAAGCTGTTTGTAAACAGACGCAAGTCTATGACTGAAACTTGTATGTGTTGGGGATTCGAGTGTGGCGATGGTTGGTATAACATACTTCGTAGCCTGTGCTCTAACATCCAACATCACATCGATTGGAGTGTTAAAAATTATAACAGCGATACCAAGTACAATGAAATGATCGCTGCGGCCATGGCCGGGGATATCACTGAGCTTGAAAAATACTACGGTGGCTGGCTGGACGCAGATGACCGTATGAAAGAAACTCTTGAAAGAGGATTCCGTGATGTGCGCCCTATCGTACCGCAGGTCACTGTAGATCAAGTCAAAGAGAAGTTTGGCACACTGCGCTTCTATTACACAGGCGGTGACGATCATATCAACGGCATGGTTCGTATGGCAGAAAGCATGAGCGGCTGTACCTGCGAAGAATGCGGTAATCCAGCTACCACAGGCGGCCAAGGATGGATTCGTACTATCTGTGCGCCATGCGAAATCAAGCGTGAAGAGGCCAGAGCTGCCTACGCAAAACAAAACGGACTAGAAGAATGATTGAAATCTTTATTCCAATATTATGGATCTGTGTTAATACTCATTGCGAGTTTATGCAGGCCAAGACTTATTTCTTACATGAAGAACAATGTCGATCATCCCTAGAACGACAAAAAGAACATATGCGTGAGTTAGTTAAAGAAGCAGAGCAAAATGCCACTATCACAGTAATGGAAGGTACTTGCGTTGACGCTAGTATTCGAGCTCGTATCGAACAGTCTACTTAGACAGAAAGAATTAAAAATGAAAATCAAATTAGTATCGGACATACATCTAGAATTCAGTGACTTCAATGTCCCAAACAATCACAACTACGATGTGTTAATTCTCAGCGGCGACATCATGGTCGCACAGGATCTCCATGACCATCCACACATGGAGTACGGTATGTATTCTCACGTGGACTTAGCAGGTCTTGGACGCAGGCAGGCCGCTGCTCTACGCTTTCGTGATTTCTTGAAGCGTGTGAGTTTTCAGTTTCCTCACGTGATCTACGTGGCTGGCAATCACGAGTTCTATCATGGCAAGTTTCATGCTGGCCTAGATTATCTACGAGAAGAATGTAACAAATTCCCTAACGTCTATTTCTTAGAGCGCGAAGTCAAACAAATCGACGATGTGTTGTTCTTAGGTGCCACACTGTGGACTGACTGTAACAAGCACGACCCACTGACTATGCACGCTTTGAAAGATATGATGAACGACTTCCGCATCATTCGCAACGAACATCGTGGCTACGCTCCTATGTCTACACAGGATATCTTTGAACGGCATGTCAAGACTCTACGGTATTTTAAATTGGTGTTAGCTGATAACAAAGATAGTAAATGTGTTGTAGTCGGTCATCACAGTCCTAGCCATCAAAGTATACATCCGCAGTACGCACACGACACACTGATGAACGGTGGTTATCATAGCGAACTCAGCGAGTTTATCATGGATCATCCTCAGATCAAACTGTGGACACACGGCCACACGCATCACTGTTTTGATTACATGATCGGCGACACTAGAGTTGTCTGTAATCCACGTGGTTATGAAAATGAAGGATACAGCGAGCAAACTGGCTATGACGACAATCTTATATTGGAAGTGTAATGCCTGTGGTATACAGAAATACATGGACTGGTAAGTGTCCGTATGCGCTGATTCTTACCGCTCCGGAAGTGTATGATGTACTTTACTACGAAACAGGCTTTGAGCAGCTACACCCAATTCCGCCCATACATGAATGGATGGAAGAACGTGGCCACACATATCAAAAAGATTGGAACTGTGTTACTATAAAGGCCAGAGAAGAATGGGCTATCATTTTTCAAGATGAAGCAACTTGTGAACTGTTTATGTTGAAATGGTTATGAGTAGAGGATTAAAGGTTGGTAGTGTGAACGAGATCTTGGCAACAAGAGCTCGTGCCACCTTTAGTCATCGAGTTAATTTTGAAACGGTCGGATACGAAACTGTCGAATTAATGAAATCATGGTGTGAAGAAAACTGTAACGGATTATGGCGACAAGAAACTTATCACGCATTGTATTGGCAGTTCGAAGATGACTACGATGCTACGATGTTTATGCTTCGTTGGGCCACAGCAGAAGGCAACAAGTTGAAATGAGAGTTATGAACAAGTCAATTTGGCCTTTCCAAACTCGTGCCAAAGGTAACAGTGATGACATTTATCGTTGGTGCGAAGAAAAGCTCTATCACGGTGGCTACTATGAACCCAATTGGTATTACAACAGTGATACTAATACTTGGTGTTTCAAAGACGGCAAAGAGTTTATGATGTTCTGTTTACGTTGGTCGTCATGAATATACAACCTTGGCAGAAAGACTTATTAGATAAGATGGCACAATACAAAGGCAAAGGAGTGGTTCAGATTACTGGACGACAAATGGGCAAAAGTGCTTTGAATGCTCTTAATCGTTTATTCCAGGATGTGTACTCACAGCCACTGATCGATATACGACTGTCTGAAGGAAAAGTCTACGGTGCTAGATATTACACCGCAGAACCTCTCGGCGGTGATTGGCATGAAATGGAACAATGGTGTGTAGAGATGTTCGGATCAGCGGAACATTCTATATGGGCAGAAAACAAAGCGCCAGAACCTGAGCAGCGTTGGTACGCTAATAATCGCAAGTTTTGGTTTCGCAGCGAAATGGACAGAACTATCTTTATATTAAAATGGCGATAAGAACACTACGAAGAAAAGTCATCATCCGCGAATATGACTTTAATAAAATCAAAGATGAAGCATTGGGGCAGCATTATGATGGTTATGCTCTCTACGACCGTGTATCGTTCGAGCCATTAAATGAAAAAAATCTAGAGAAACTTAAACTGTTAGATATCCTAAAAGGAAAAAGGAACAGTGCTTTATCGACTATAGATATAGATTTTGTTTATCCGATAAGATTGTTACGAGACCTTAAAGATTACCTATACAGTGAACAATATTATAGATGGGATGTTACTGTAGATAATGAAGGATATCTGTGTGTACAGGCTAGAAAAAATACACCGAAGAGTAGACTAGGGTGGGGTATTTTTGAAAAAGAGTTGGAGAGCAGACTATGAACCTAGAAGAACAAATAACAGAACAACTAGGCAAAGAAATAGCCAAAGAAATAGATGCGGAAATACTGTTTGAACTTTACAAAGAGATTGGTTGGCAATCAGTTGTACTAGAAACCCTTGGCAGCAGAAAGCGATCAATAAACATCCTAGAATGGTGTGAAGCAAACTGTAATTCAGGTTATCATCATGTAGGCAGAAAGTTTGTGTTCGAAGACAGTCGAGAAGCACTGCTGTTTATTATGGCATGGGGCTTACGTGGGTAAAGTCAAAGAGAGCATAATGTGGCCAAATGGGCCGGATAGATCTGCCAGTGTTAATCAGTATTTGGCTGATTCTTATTTTAAACATCATTCTCCATATACTCATACACCACCACGTTATAAGTACAACATCGTAGGAGATCGTGTGGAAGAATGTAAAGAAGTTGTTGTTCATCAATTTTCATTGGGAGATGTAGAGGACCCAGACCTGTATGCTGCCCAGCCCTTGTACGAATGGGAAAAAAGTGATCAGGGACAGTGGATTATGAAAAATGCTGCAGACACGCCGACGTGGTACAGAATGGCAGACCCAATGAGCTACGGATACCAATATCAGATCCGAGCTAAACTAATGGGCCCTGCTCTAACAGAATGGTTGTTAAGGTACGGAGATAAATGAGCAGGACTCCATACGAGGCAAGAACTAGTACGCTGTTCAAACCATTTCAATCAGAGCAGTCACTAAAGACTGATAGTCGACTGATGGAATTATTAGAATCATATCACTCTGTGCTGATAACCAATGATGACTATTTTTCAGATAAACTCACATGGTGTTTAGAACACTGTCAAAATAAGTTTAGAGATCTCAGCGACCAACATGGTAGAATTTGGTATTTTGAAAATGAACATGATGCTACAATGTTTGCTATGAGGTGGGCATGAAACTGACACTGGTATTCAGAGATACTAACAACATACATGATACGTATGATCTCAACTTCAATATACGAGACAACAGTCTAGCACAGCACTGGACTGATCTGCTAATAAAGAATCTTCTAACCACTGGCCATCCTATTGAAAAACCTTACAGTCTACACGGCTGGCAGACTACCTGGGAATCTAACTCTCCAAGGAATCTACACTACATCTGCGAAAAGCTCAATGGTGCTATAAATTTTGTCAACTACAGAATGAAAGAACACGGGTATCCGCATATTGATTTAGAGTTCACTGTAGAAAAGCTGATGTCTAAACAATACCAACAGCTGATGAATGACATACATCATCACTTCGAGATATTGATTGGGCAGAGTTGGAATATCAGCGAATGGTATCAAAAAGCAGATGAAACTACCCGTATGTCTATACGTATGTTGAACAACTACTGTCACGAGATCGAAGGCATAGTCGCAGCTATAAATGAACAGAAGATGTTGAACATGATCCCTTTCTTTGATCTTCATCCGGGCATGTCTATTAACGTGGGTATGAACTGTCCAGACTTTGATGGCAGATATTTTTTAAACAAACAGAAAGATGAAATCACACTGGAACAGTACGAATGTTTCACTGATCAATACCATTGGGGCAATGTGTTCATTTACTACGCACAACTAGGAAAAACTCACCTAGATGCCTTTAACGATAAAGACGAACATATAGATAAAAATAATATCAGCAGTTGGAAATACTTAACTGGAGAGTTTGTTGTTAATCTTCCAATCAAGCCAGAAGCAAAGATCAGTAAGAAATTTAAAAAATGGCTCAAGCAGAATGATTTTGATATCAATGATAAAATGCTTGGCATAGGATTTCCTGTAGTAGCTGACATAGATACATCGCAGACTCGTAAACAGGTAGCAACCGAACTACGATTGCGCAACGATCTATATCAAATACAACTAAAGGACGATGATGGTAATGTTGTCCATTCTAGAACATTTGATTACACCTGGCAAGAACAACCAGCTTGACAAAATCCTAAATTGGTGCTATACTATATTATAGAAACTACTAATTAGGTTCAAAAATGATTTTGATTTATTTGACTTTGGGTTCCATAATGATGTTCCAAAGCGGAATGTTTTGGACTGCTTATCGAATCAGTAAGATCGAAGACAAGCCGTCTGGTAGATTTTTAGCATTTAGTATGGCGCTAGGTTTGTTTAGTTTGTATATGTTAATTTCAATGATTGGACAGGTCTCTCTATGAAAATCGGTTTTAGTCTTGGTCGCTGTGTCCGCGATATCGTTATGGGCAAGATCAGCGAAGATGAGGTTGCTTTTATCATTGGTGCTACCTGTATCCGTGAAGAAGAACAGTTAGATCGTGTCATTGAAGATTATATGTTACGCAGTGATTATCTTTACGGATTAGATGAAGAAGAATGTAAGCGTGTTGCCCGTAGTCTTTGGAACAGCAATAAACTAATCCAACCTCGTCGTGAAGGTATTCATCGTCACAAACAGCCAGAGAACAGCATTTGGGTTGATATGTTCCCTACAGAGCTCAGCGAAAACGATGCTGTGAAAAAAGCCTGGGACGCTTATCGCTTCATGTTACACATGACCGAAAACGTCGATCAAGATGCTTTAGAACCATTTAAGTGATAATTACTTAATGAGATATATTTTTAAAATTATCGATTGGGCACTACTACATCGAGATAAGATAATTTTGACTGTAGTAGCTATTGCTTGTATATTCTTTTTAATTTTTACAGATTTTGGAAGAGACGGCCGTGTAGTGGTCTACGACTGTCGCGATGCTCACTGGCATCCAGATATCCCAATTGAAGTCAAAAAAGCCTGCGGAGAAATGTTCAAAGAACGTTATCAAAAAGAGCAGGAATCCAAAATTTTTATTTGACAAAATCTCTATCCTTTGCTATAATGTAGTATCAACAGCTAAAGGAGCTCTCCAATGATTACCCTTAAACAGTTTATGGATACCTGTAACTATCGCATCACTGAAGGTAGCGAATATGGTTGGCAGTGTTTTGGCCCAGACGCATATCGTCTAGATAGTTGGAACGGTGATCAAGATGGTCACACACTTAGTATTCTGTTTGACACTCGCACACAAGCAGTGTATCAGGTAGAAGCCATCGACTATAAGAACGAACGTGCTTATCGGTTTACAAATCCAGAGTTTAAGCAAGACTTCGAAGACGAAGTCCAAGATCGAGGGATCGACGATATGGCATGGGAACGTGATGATGGATCTCCAGTCCAGTACACTGATCTTGAAGTTGAAGAAGATTGGTTAGAAAAAGCTCGCGCTATCGCTAATGAAGAAGACTACGACACTCGTGTAAGTGTTCCTGTGGATTTCACAGACGAAGAACTGCTAGAATACATGATAATGGCACATCAACGTGATCAAACGTTTAATCAGTTTGTAGAGGAAGCACTACGTCACGCTATACAGAAAGCATCACTATGACTAAAAAAGAAATCGTTAAGGTTGAATTTGCCCCGGGCGCCTTTGATAGTTTTGAAGGCACACAGGAAGAACTAGATCAATTGATCAAAGAAGTCACCCAAATGTTTGAGGGCAAGACTCATGAAGAAATTAAAGCTGAGGGCAGAATTGTAGACCCTGACGAGCTTCCGCCAGAAGTGCTTGCTCAGTTAGCCGAACACTTCTGCGATGAGGAAGAATTATCTGAACTTGAAAAAATGGGTATGCCCCGAACTCGTAAACTACAATGAAAAAAATCTTCTACGAAAAAGTAGGTCGTAGGTATGTTCCTGTAGCGGAATATGACAATGACCTACTAGACAGCTTCCCAAAAGGTGATCACTTGGTCAGTGTCTACCCGGGCGGCTCTAGTCGTAGATTTAGAATCAATCCAAACTATGCGGCAATGATTGCCGCTGGTCGTGTTGCTGAAGATGCTATGTGTCGAGCTATTCAAGCAGCCAGCGAACTACGTCCACGGCAAACTCCTATCACAGACGGCCAACGCAAGGCTTGGCAGAAACTGGCCAAAGAGTTTGGTGACGAGCTTGCTACATTGAACATAAGCAGTGCTCGAGACATTGCCGAAGCTGGCGTTCGAGCAATGGAACTAGAAGCAGATAAAATGATGAGCAATGAAAGTGTTCGTAAAGCCTATGAACATTTTATATTAATGTGTCAACTTTCAAAGGCCAAAGATGAAAACGAAAACGCTGTTTGATTTCTTAGATGACATTCAAGAAGTAACTAGTTGGAAATCTGGTGGAACTGTTGCGCCACCATCAGAAAGCTGTCGCAGTGTTCACGTAACTGATCGCGAGCCTGTGAATATTATTAAACCAAACTGGCAGACAGGACCATGGATTGCCGGGGGTGCTGTGCTACGCTGGTATCAAAATCAACCAGTCGGCGAAAGTGATATTGATATCTTCTGTTCTTCTGCTCAACAAGCAGATCAGGTAATACAGAGTATTAAAGGCTACGGGCGATATACTACAAAGTTTGAAAGTGAAAATGCCACCACATTGAGTTACACCTCACACAACGGCGAACAGAATTGGACTTTACAGATTATTAAACGTAGGTTTTTTAATAGTCCACAAGATGTCATTGACAGCTTTGACATAACTGTATGTAGACTGGTCACTGACGGCAACACTCTATCTCTAGGCGAGCACACAGCCAAAGATATCCGTGAAAAAAATCTACGATTCCGTATGCCACTACAACCAGATGCTCTTAAGCGTTTGACCAAATATTGGACGTATGGATATCGACCAGTGGAAGGTACTTTAGAAGCTATCCAAAATAATCCTGTGGCAAAATGGGAATTTGAAATCGATGGAGACTATCACAATGCGTTCTGAACAAAGCTGGAGTCTAATTGATCCTAAACCTGTATTGTTGTATCTAGACAATCATGACGACTATATAGTGTATTGGAATGGCGTTGTGATGCCGCACAGTATGGCATTATGTATGGCCATGGAATATTTTGGAATTTATCCTACTCCTGAAATGAAAACAGTTATGGAAAAGAATTACGAAATTCTTTATTATGCCGGTGCCTTTAACACTCGGGCTTGGGATAGTAGGGTAGATGGTAGTCCATTATATCCCTACCTCAAGAGAATCATGAAAGAACATGTCTCAAAGTTAATTGAGAAAAATGAACCAAGCACAGTGGTGGGCTGGTTCGACTACAATAGATCTAGAAAGGAATCTGTATGAAAGTTGCCATAATTGGGCATGGTATTGTTGGCGGGAACACAGCTAAGATATTTGAGGACCCAGACATCCACGACTACGGAGAGGGATTCGTTATCAACGATTTTGTTGATTATCATTACGCAGTTGTCTGCGTTCCAACACCTACGACCGGAAAAGGTTTGGATCACAGTGCCATAGACTTTGTGTTAGCAGATTTAGAAAGCAAGAACTTCAAAGGAGTTCTCGTGGTTCGCAGCACCTGCGAGCCAGATTATATTTCAAAATTAACCACACGATATCACAGCGTTCTTTATTGGCCTGAATTCTTAAGAGAACGCACTGCAACCTACGACTGTACAAGACCCGGTCTTGTTGTGCTAGGCGGTACCAGCTATCTCACAGAAACATTCCGGGCAGATCTAGAAAGCCTTAATCACGGCGGTGTAGCCAAATGGGCAGTTACTGATGTAATTACTGCTGCGGTTATCAAACTAGGTTTGAACACAGCTCTAGCAGCCAAAGTGGCTACCTTCAATGCCATACATGAAATCAGTGAGGCCAGCGGTGCTAACTGGGAAATGGTTCGGTTGTCGATCGGAGCAGATCCTCGTATTGGCACTGGCCAGACTATGGTACCTGGACCAGATGGACAATTTGGTTTTGGCGGAAAATGTTTGCCCAAAGATGTAGCTGCGGTTAGTAACTTGGCTAAAGACAATGTTTTCCTGAAAACGATATTAGCGTATAATAAATCAATAAGGGACTAATAATGTCATACGTTGATTTGCCAATTATTTTGGCGTTGCTGTTTATAAAACATTTCTTAGTTGATTTTGTTTTCCAGACCAGCGATCACGTCAAACACAAAGGAACCTATGGTCATCTAAAAGGAATAGAACATTCCTTACAACATGCCATAGGAACTGGTTTGATGCTGTGGACGTTTATTGGATTTGAAGTAGCAGCGTTAATTAGTCTAATTGATGGAGTTATTCACTATCATATAGATTGGGCAAAGATAAACATTAATAGGATTTGGAATTATACCGTAGAACAACATCAATTTTGGATGTGGTTAGGGCTAGATCAACTTTTACATTCTCTAACATACGTATGGATAGTATGGTTGTTGTTTTGATAAGTACACAGTAAACCATGGAGCATAGATTGAAAAAGATCGACGAATTTAACGCCGAAGATCGGATTGACTTAAAATTGCTGGAAAATTCAATTCACTTCCTTACGGGGGAAATTTCTGAAGATAATATCGGTTCTGCTATCAAATGGATAACCTACGAAAATCTTGATTCTAAAGAAAAGGTATTAACGTTGTATGTTAATTCAACCGGCGGTGATTTGTATCAAGCATTTGCGTTGATAGATGTTATGCATTCTAGTCAACACGTAGTTAGAACTATTGGCGTTGGCGCTGTAATGAGCGCAGCATTTTTGATATTTGCCAGCGGAGACAAAGGCGAAAGATATGCGGCCAAAAATACCAGTTTTATGTGCCATCAGTTTACGGAAGCCATGGATAATAAGTATCACGATCTCAAAGCCACTATGAAAGAGAACGACCTTTGTAATGACAAAATGATAGGAATTTTAAAAGACGCTACTGGACTAGCACCAAGTGTTATTAGAAAAAAGCTGCTGCCAGCTAGCGATGTATATTTGTCTGCTGAGGAAGTAATCCAACTAGGCGTTGCCGATCATTTGTTGTCATAATGGCTAAAGAAGATATTCTCTTGATGGAAGGGAAAGTAGTAGAGGTATTGCCGAATACTACTTTCAAGGTAGAGCTAGAAACAGGACAAAAAATTCTAGCACACCTAAGCGGTAAGATGCGTCAACACAATATTAAAGTATTGTTAGGCGATAGTGTTAAAATGGAAATGAGTGTATATGACCTCTCTAAAGGAAGAATCGTTTTCAGAAAATGACATCATTGACCCGAACTGGGTCATTAGATATCTTTTGAATCATCTTCCTAGAAAAAATGTCAATGCCGAGGACACTCTTAAAATAATAAAAAAAATGTGTAAACGGATCAAAGGGGTCCGTATCAATTATCGTCGATCTGGCGGTTTCAAAGATTGCTTCGTTGTACATGGACTGTTTGACGATCAACTCAAAAAATCCATAATAATAACCCTAATGTGTAGCAGCTACAAAAAACGCTTCACTATGGATGAAAAAATATATCATCATCTCATCACCGAAGTCGCTGATGCGCTCTGCCACGAAAGCATACATAGATACCAGTATTCGGCTAGATACTACGATCCTGACAAATATAGAGATGACGATAATGGAATCGAATACTATATTGATCCGGATGAGATGTTTGCCTATGCTGTAAATATAGCACACAATCTTAATCGCAAATATGGTGAAGGTGCCCTAAGCAAAATGAATAACATAGACGAAGCAGTGAAAGAGGACGGATACTTAGCCGACTACTATTCTCTGCTTTATCAAACCCCACAGTTTAATAAGTTGTTAAAAATGATATACCAAAATTTAGAATCTATCAAACAGGGCCGGATAGTACACAGACCCTATATATGAAAGTACCATTTGATGAAATAAAATCCTTTGGGCAGCAGACTATGTTAGACCAGCAGTTGTTTAACGTAAGTTGGATACTAGGCAGGTTCTGTAACTACAAGTGCTCTTACTGCTGGCCATATGCCAGAAGCGATCAACTCGACTATCAAGACTTAGATGTCTATATCAAAACAGTTGATGAAATAAAAAGACAGGCTAGACTAAATGGGTTCAATGCTTTCCATTGGAGTTTCAGTGGCGGAGAACCAACAGCCTACAAACATCTGTTAGATCTAATCAAACATCTAGACGAAACAGAAAGCAGCTATCAAAGCGTACACATGACTACTAACCTGTCGCCCGGCAGCAAGTGGTGGAACACATGGTGTAACAATACTAGCCTGTTACAACGCCGTAGTATCACAGCCAGTTATCACGATGAGTTTGCCAAAGAGCAAGAGTTTGGAGACAAGTGTCTACAGTTACAATATGAACTGGTACATGTTACAATCAATCAAGTAATGGTGCCAGAAAAGTTTTATGAACTGTATGAACGCATGGAACGATTTCACAAACGTGGTATCAACGTAACACTTAAACCACAGAGCAACGAAACTGCTAGTCAGATAGTCAGTGGTTACACACAAGAAATGATAGATATCATGCGACAAGGGTTTCCACAGAAATCACAAGATCAAGATGTATATCAGATAAGATTGTCCGATGGTGTTAAAGATTACTACATTGATCAAGCAGAGAGATTTAATGCTTTTGAATTTAATAAATTCCAAGGATGGAATTGTAATGCTGGTTATCAAAGTTTAATCATTAGAAGCAATGAAGTTAAAAGAGGGTATAGTTGTCACGACGAGCCGCTAGGCACACTAACTGATGGATTTGAGTTGTTTAAAGAATCTAAAAAATGTGCGACTCCTAGTTGTGTTAGTTCAGCAGACAGCAAGATACCAAAGAGTAGATAATGGAAACAGGAAAAGTAAAATGGTACAATGATGCTAAAGGCTACGGATTCATAACCGCAGACTTAGATCAGGCTGACCTGCTGATAACCAAAGAAGATATTTTAGATGACCCTAAGGTTGTGTTTGAATTACAGCCAATAGAATTCTTTAGAGTATTTTCTCCCGGCATACCTGTAAGGGCTAGCAAAGTAAGATCTACAGTACAGGAAGTAAAGCATTTTGCTCGACCACGTATTTCTGTTTTTGAAAATGTTTTAACTCCTGAGTATTGTGCCAGCATAATTGCCAAACATTCATCTGCGGGCATGAATCCTAATTCAGGCGGTCAGTCTCGAACAGAGTCGTATGCTCAGGTAACAGAACTAGTAGAGAATAGAGGAATCAGTCTCGGAGTCGACCCCTACGACTATGATGTCCTGGCCACTGCTATAACAACATATGCTCGTGTACCTTATAGTCACATAGAAGCCATTGATGTCTATAATTACGAAACAGGACAGTTTTTAGATCTACACCACGACTATCCCTACGATCCAAAACAGATACATTATTACAAGTATGGCGGTGATAGAGTAGGTACAGGTATATTTTATTTCAATGACGACTTTGAGGGCGGAGAAACTCTGTTTCCTAAACTAGGAGTTGAGATAAAACCTAAAACTGGTTCCTTGCTGTATTTCGAACAGGGCTATGACGAAGAAACTAATTGGAGTACTATCCACGAAAGCAAACTTATTACCAAAGGTACTAAATGGATAGCCAGTTGCTTCTTTAGTGATAGACCGAGGGTGGGGTATGATCCTAGAAACTTCTAAGTGGACTCCCTATTATAAACTAAACGAATTAGGTCAACGTGCTATGGCACAACAGACCTACGAACCTCTTATCAGTCAAGATAAGAAATTGTTCTGTGCCAACTACGACTATAACAACAAGTATCAAGCTCGCGAAGGATACACCAAAGAAGTCGTAGATTGGTTCTTTGACAATGAAATCAAGCATTTTCTAAAATTTCAAAACCAGCCGTGGTGTCCAGAAATCGTTGACATTGATACAACGCACCTACATATATTTTTCAAATGGCAGGGAGATACCTGTAACGAAATTATCTACAGCGGCAAATCTTTACAAGACTATTGCCCAGAATGGAAAAATCAGTTACAATGTATTATGACTGACTGTTATAATCTAGGTTCATATAAACTAACAATGTATCCGCATTGTCATTATATCTACGATGGGCAACTCAAGACCTTCGATATGTATGGCTGCGTAGATACAGATAGTCCGTGGATTCCTAAATATGCCATGGACGGGATCGTACACGAAACTGCTAGATTTAGACTAGACGAAACTGACAGCAATGATACATATTATAATCTAGAAAAGATGTTCAAACGTTCTATGAGCACACACGTTCAATGGGGCGAAGAAAATCTTAATTGGTTATACGTTAAAATGTTTGGAACTGAAGATGCCTAAGCATATTGGAACAACTAAAGGAGTAATAGATTGGGACACAGTCCTAGGTGCCATCACTCCTAGAACAGGTGATCACAATACTGTTACATCTGTAGTCGATAGATCCGAAGCAGAAGCCGTAGGCGATCAGGAACTTTTAAATTCCTATAGAGGAATTATCAGTACTTGGGAAAAGGCTGGTTACGACCTTACTAAAATTGAATGGTGGGACTATTACCCCGGAGAGCATTTCCCCATAGACATACAGACCAAGTTTGCTAATCTAGTTAACGCAGATCCCCTACGTGTATTTGTCAGCGAAGTAATGCCGGGTGCTTGTGTGCCCTATCACTGGGACGTCGAAGACAAAGAAAAAGAATGGCTGGCACAAGGACCCTTGGTCAGATATGTTTGTTTTATAGACAAGCCAAAGTTTGGTCATGTCTTGATATTAGAAGAACAGTGTTTTTATAACGTGCCTCAAAACGAGTTATATGTTTGGGATTCCTATAGGTCACACCACGCAGGAACCAATTGTGGCAGTGAGCCATATTATCTATTTCATTTTTTAGGAAGACCTAGATGACTGAAGAACCAGTTTTAACAGAACCGTTTTATGTAAAAAAATTTATGGAGATACAGCAGCAAAATATTGTGCTATGGCGTAAACTCTATAACATACAACAGAACCCTCAATTAAAAGAACAAGTAGAAAAAGAGTTTGGCATAGATTTTTTTGATGAGCTTGAAAGGGCGCCTCGATGAAAATTTTAATGACAGGCTCTTCGGGATTCATAGGATCGCATCTAACTCCACTGTTAGAACAGGATCATGAAGTATATCATTTAAAAAGCGATCTAAGAGATCACAAAGCAGTACAGTTAGAAGTAGTAGCGGTATCCCCGGATATCATTGTTCACTTGGCCGCTAGAACTGAAGTAGAACAGAGTTTCTATGAACAGCTGACCTTCAGTGAAATTAATTATGTAGGCACAGTCAATCTAATAGAAGGTGCTGCTCGAGTAAAGAATTTAAAAAACTTTGTGTTTGCTAGCACCATGGAAGTCTATGGATGGCAACCAATCAGTGATGAAGTCAAGAACAACATCATTCCTAAAGAGTTTGTAGCGTTTGACGAAAACACACAGCCTAATCCCAACGCACCGTATGCTGTGGCCAAGTATGGCTGTGAGAAGTATCTAGAATACGCACACCGTTGTTTGAATCTACCGTTCACTGCTATTAGACAGACTAACAGCTACGGTCGCAAAGACAACAAGTTTTTTGTTACAGAACAGATCATAAGTCAAATGTTAGAGAATCCTAACCAAGTAGGGTTTGGATACGCAGAGCCGTATCGTAATTTTATCTACATTGATGATTTATTAGATGCTTGGATGACTGTGATTAACAATCCCGAGTTAGTTAATGATGGATATATCTTTACTATAGGTCCAGACGATCCTATCAAGATCAGAGACTACGCATTAAAGATAGCTAAAAAGCTAAACTGGAATGGCGAAATAAAATGGGGTACTAAATTATTTAGACCCGGCGAAATATATTGGTTAAACAGCAATCACAATCTAATAACCAAAGTCACTGGGTGGGCACCTAAGGTAAGTTTAGACGAAGGGCTAGACAGGACCATTGACGTGTGGGAAAGTATCATAAAATGATTAACTACATTGGTAACTGTGCTCCGTTGATAAATTGGGATCTCGTTGTAAAAGATCTCGAATCTCAAAAGCCTGCTTACATAGGACCCAAGCATAAAGCCGGCGATCCTATTCCTGAATTAAAAGAAGTCACAGACCTATGGCAACAAGCAGGGTACAAAACCAAACAGGATGGCGGAACAGTATCATGGGACATGTTCTTTCCCGGAGACAACTTTGATCCTAAGATCGCCGATAGATTCGCTGAGTTTGTTAGAGTAGAAAAATATACCACAGCATGGATCAGCAGGATATGGCCAGGATACTTTGCTCCACAGCATTGGGATGTCATGGACGATGAATCTAAAATGCCTGATGTTAAAAGATATCATTGTCATATAGGTCAGCCAGCATTTGGTCATGTGTTTATAGTCGGGCATCAATGTTTATATAATCAGCCGCAAGGTGCTACCTATGAATGGTCTAGCAGAAAGCTGTGGCATGCTGGAACTAACTGCGGCCTAACACCCAAGTACATTTTGAATTTTTGGTAATGTATAAAATCACAGACCTACATATAGAACTCACAGACCAGTGTCAGGCCAGCTGCCCTATGTGTGCTAGAAATTACAACGGCGGCGCTGAACGTGCCTTTGTAGGTCAGCATGAAATTACTCTAGACAAATTTAAAAAATGGTTCGGGCCGTCGTTTCTTAGGGATTTAAAAAACTTCTATGCCTGTGGCAATTACGGTGATCCTATAATAGCCAGAGACTGTTTAGAAATATTTGAATATGTACGAGAAGTAAATCCCACAGCACGACTATCTATACACACTAATGGCAGTGCTAGGACGGCAGACTGGTGGCAGTCTCTAGCAAGGTTAAAAGTAGAAGTGTCATTTGGTATAGATGGGTTTGAAGATACACACAAGCTGTATCGAAGAAATACCAATTGGTCTAGGATCATAGATAACATGGTAGACTTTATTCATACTGGCGGTGTTGCTGTTGTTGACTGTCTAGTGTTCAAGCACAACGAACATCAAGTAGAAGCTCTAGAAATATTTTTAAAAAAACTTGGCGTTAGTAAAATTAATTTTAAATACACAGGTCGTTTCTATAACATGGAAAGTTTTCCTGTACAGAACACAGACGGAAATATAGAATATAGACTTGAACCTAGTTCTATTAAAACAGTATCAAAAGTTAACATCGATGAAATAATTAGGAGTCCTGAGCAATGGACAAAAAACGTAAACATAGTCCCTAAGTGTAAACAAAGCAATGAGGTTTACGTAGACGCCCGTGGCAATGTATTTCCTTGCTGTTGGGTGGGCAGTGATTGGATCGAAGAGTCTATCGAAGAAAATACAGAACTGCGTAAATTGAGAAACACATTGGTCAGCGATACCAAAGAAAAATTCAAAGACGTGGGCATCGCTAATTTAGAGAATACTAACATAAAAGACATCGAGTGGAGAAATTTGTCAGACCTATGGGCTAGCCAAGACAAGCCGTGGGTATGCGCAAAGAACTGTAATGGATAAAATCAAACATTGGCAAGACAAGATTGAGCAGTTGACTGGCAGTAAAACTTTCTGTGTATTACCATGGATACACTTTGCCACAAGACCAAACGGTGATATGAGGTTGTGCTGTAATTCTAACAGCAGCGGCGCAGGCACAGATCATGAGATAGGGCTAGTAAAAAACGAAACAGGCAAACCTGCTAACTTTGGTCGGGAAACTCCTATGAGTGCTTGGAACAACGACTATATGAAGGATGTGCGCCTAACCATGCTAGACGGCAACATTCCAGCCAGTTGTGCCAAGTGTTATAAAGAAGAAAGTCGCGGTGTAGCCAGCAAGCGCATTTGGGAAACAGGTACATGGGTTGAGGAAGGTATAGACCTAGAAGAACTAGTTAAACAAACTGAAGAAGATGGCACAGTACCAGAACAGTTAATTTACCTAGATCTTAGACTAGGGCATACCTGTAATTTAAAATGTATTATGTGTAGTCCACACGACAGCAGTCAGTGGGTAGCGGATCACAAGAAAGTCTATCCGTTATTCCAAGCCAAAGAGTTAAAAGAACAAATGGCCTGGGGTCGTGGAGACTTCAATAATTTTTGGCACGAGAATCCAGACTTCTGGAAAGAAATGTATGCGCAGATTCCTAATCTAAAACAGGTATACTTCGCAGGTGGCGAACCCTTGATGATTAAAGAACATAAACTGTTCTTAGAAGAAATCATACGTCAAGGATATGCTGATAAAATATTAGTTAGATACAATACTAACGGTCTACTCATAGATGACGAGATAATCGATCTTTGGTCTAAGTTTAGATTAGTTAAGGTCGGTGTAAGCATCGACGCAGTAGGAGAGAAAAATCGTTATATACGGTTTCCTACTGATTGGGACACTGTGGTAAAAAATCTACACAAGCTCGACAAGGCTCCGGCCAACATACAGGCTAGTATTGCCACAGCTATACAGATATTGAATATTAAACACTTACCCGATCTTGCCAAATGGAAAGTGCGTGAAGGTTTCAAAAAAATTAATTTTGAAAATGTCACTGGAGGCATACAAGCAGGCGGTGGATTGTTTAATATGCACTTATTATACATACCTACATTCTTAAGCATCAAGGCGTTACCCGACGAGGACAAAGCTGAGGTTAGAGAAAACTTTGCTATGTTGGCAAACTGGCTGTATATAAATTATAGACAGGATGAGGATTTCTGGAAAGAAAATCCCTACGGTTGGCAGCGTTGGCAAGCTGTGTTAAAATTTATGGACAGCGAGGATCATACTCATTTATTGCCTGCGTTCCGTGAATACATAGAACGTATGGAAACTCTAAGGGGAACAGATTTTAAATCTACGTTTCCTGAATTGGAACATTTACTGAATTATTCCAAAGCACCTTAAAGTCTGTTAAATTCTTTGCCTTAGGCGCACACATGCCGCAGCCGCATCTCTGATTAGGGCACACGATAGGCTTTATAGATTCCTGCGACAATAAGTCGTATGTTTTCTTTAACAAACTTGTAGGATCAGATATATGTCCAATGGGACCTATTCCTTCGAACGTGGCCTTACAAGTTTGGTGATGAAAGATGTTTCCTGATTGTTGATCAATATGTAAGAAAAACCAATTGATCATACAGTACCAATCTTTGAAAAATGTGTTGACTAATTTAACGTCCTGCCACTTTTCGTTTACTAGCCCTTGAGTACATCGTCCGCCACAGCAGGCTCTACCTACATTAGTGCCTTCTTGTACAACATCAATTTTCTTAGGTAGCCCTTGAAACTCAAAAAACCAATTTTGTTGTTCTGTAGTGTATTCGTGGCTGGTCCTTCTGTTAGTGCCATCTGTGTCAACAAACCAACCCTTGCGTAAAATATTTCCGTCACCTATGGGAGTAGGATGTACACGTATCCCATAGGCTCTTAATCGTTGACACAGTTCTTTGGCTTCGTCAAAGTAGTCAACATGAAGCATAATATTAGCCTGTACAGAAACTCCCATGTCGTGTAACGCTAGGATGTTATCTACAGTACGTTCTTTAAGTTCTGGCTTTGCCTCGGCATGCCAGCTTATGGTAACGTGTTTGAAATTGTCGGCAATCTTTTCTGTAAAATTTTTACCCCAAGTTCCGTTGGTAGTTAGCGTCATGCCAAAGTCTGGATGCTGTCTAATGTAATCTAGCAGTTCCCAAAACGCAGGGTTTACTGTTGGCTCGCCACCTGTAAAATCTATGAACACTCCTCTGTTCATTTTTTTCTTGCTAAGATATAGAGAAGTGTAATCTTTAATAAAATCAAATGTCCACTTGAGTTCCTCTATGCTAGGCAATGGACTGTGATTATCGTGCCTAGTGCTTTCACAATAAGTACAGTCTAGATTACACCTTCTTAGTATTTCCCAAGTGACTAGAAAAGGTTCAGGATTTCTTAAACGTATGGCTTCAGTATCAATCATTTTTTATCTTTGTAAGAGGAATGTCAGCAGCGCATGTACACCAGTCTCTAGTACATATAACGGGTTCGTTGGGTACAACAAACGTACCGTGGTATATGTTGCCCAAGCTACCTCCTACTCTACAAGTAGCACGATGTACTTCCCCATCCCAATTAATCATGAGGCTTTCGAGACCGGCGCTGCATGTCCATCCGTTAAACTGATTTAAATGCTTTTTAATAACATCATTGGCGTGTATGATTTGTGTGTCGTCTATGCGAACATTGGGTTTCGCTGTGGCATCATTATCCAATATCCATTGTAGGTCATTACCGTCATAGCGCATGTCATCAAAGACATTGTGATCACCTTCGGTCCAGCGTACACGTCTGACCGCAAACTTCACACCAATGCGTGTTAACTGATCTACGGCTATTTTTGCTTCTTCCATGTAGTTATGATGTGCCATGACATTTACAAAAAAATCTAAATTCCCAGCCATGAAGTGTAGGTCATGGATCGTAGTCAACACACGTTTCCAGTCATGTTCAAAATGTAAACTAATTACTAGATGTTGAAAAAATTCTGAATTGTCAGCATACCATTTAGCTGCTCTAGTCCCATTAGTAGTTACATTCAACCAAAATACACCTTTGCGTTTCATGTATTCAAACAGGTCTTCTATGTCAGGATGAACACAGGGCTCACCGCCGGTTAGACTTATTCGCAATGGTTTTTCTATTTGACAGAGTTTGTCTACAGTGGCTTCGAGTATGTTTATATCTGTATGGGGACTATGACTGTCGTGTATGCTGCTAGGACAATAGCTACAATCGTAGTTACAGCGTTTGCCAAGGTTCCATTCTACTTTAAGTTGATCCTGGTGAGGCCACGCACTAGTAATTTTATACATAGTTAGCAAACTCCGGAACTATTATTTCCAATGGTCCTTGTTTCCTAGTTTTATCTAAGTTGTGATTAAACTCTACAAAATCTTTCCATAGATGATTCTGGTCCTTGGCACGTAGATAGTTTTGATTATCTCGAATCTGCCCTTCTAAGAAATTTCCCAACTTAGGATTATTTTTTACAGAACTAAAGTTTTGTAATTTACTTTTTACTGCTTCTAATCTGCTGTAGGCTAGCTCTTTTAATGGCTCCGGTAACACCTGTGCTGATAGACAGGAAGGATAGCTGACTCTATGACTGTAAAAAATTATACCCATTGTTTCTGTAAAGTATTCTATACACTCAGCTGCCTGTAATATATTTCCTGCCTGTGCTGTGAACGCACCAACTACACGACTTACATTTGGGATACTTTTGATCTCTTTAACGTTCTTTTCAATGTCATTAAAATTGCCGTTGCCGCGTATGTAATTGTAAACATCATGAATGCCGTCAATGCTGACATTAACGGCAACTGATCTAAAATGTGGCCAATAGTCATGAATAGTCCTTCCTTTGCTGATTCCTAGTGTTGTGCCATTAGTGGCATATTTGATTTCTATGTTAGCACCATAGGGCTTTAACATATCTAATATCTTATAATGCTGTGGATCCATTAGAGGTTCACCGCCAGCAAATTCTACACGCCTAAAGTGTGGTAATAGTTTCTCAAAACTAGACCACCAATTATCACTGTCTTCGAAAGGACACAGATACTTGTTGGTTTTTAAACCTAGTCGATCAATGACTGGCACTAGATAATTGTTTTCTTTCTTATAGAATTTCTCTACTTGATCCCAATCATTCCAACTAGTGCTGTCCATTGGATGACACATGCGACACTTTAAATTACACAGGTTATTGAGTTTGATTTCCATAGTAGGAATTTCAAACGGCATAGTCATCTCTGGATGTAGATTCTCAAATGCTCGAGGGTACAGGTTAATACGTGCTTCTGGTATTTCACCTTTGATATGTCGCTGGCGAAGACTTTCAACTCCTTGATCTTCTAAACTAAAGCAAGGTTCGCATTCAGGCGGACGTTCTCCAGACAATACTTGACTGCGTATCCGACGCATATTATCGTTGTTCCATATATCTTCTAGACTGGAGTCTTGTATAAAGCCAACAGGGTGGCTGCGACAACAGACTTTAACAGCGCCATCTTCGCGTGTTGCTAGCCCTGTGAAAGGGTGCATACAAAATGTTTTACTTTGACTGTTCAATTGCCCATGCCCTTTCTTTACACCAAAAACAACGACCGCAAATTGGTACTGGTTGCCCTGGCTTGTATGTTTTGTAATCTAAATCTAAAAATACTTCCGGTCTAGTTGAGTTGTCACCTTCACAACTACGAGTCATGTAGAATAGATCTTGTAGGTTTAATTTATTGTAAGTCTTAACCACCCAACTTTTATCAACAAATCTAAATGGATGACAGGCCATCACACCCATGTGTTCCATTATCCTAAGATGTTGATTATCATCGGTTGGATCTATATCTCTAGTTGGCATGCCCTTGAAGCTGACATTTTTTGGATTTCTAGTGACTGCGTTATAATAGGCATTTACCTTGTTATGATGGCAGACGTATTCTCCAAATGCTCTGAGTTCAACATTGTCGCCGCTGACTAGTTTACCATATTCGTCTACTATAGTCGGGCCTTTGTCTCCCCATTCTAATTCAGGTGCTATGAAGTTAGTATGCCTATGAAATGTGATATGTGTAAATTTGTTTAACAGCCACCTAAACACAGCCAAACTGTCATGCTCTTGCCATGGTTTGGTTTTCCACATACGTGTATGACTTATGATGTGTACGGTAAATGGTTCTATGTGATTCTGTCGAACATGATCGCATAAAAGGTATGCTAATAGCGCAGAGTCAGCACCTCCACTGAGGCTTATGGCAACACTGGACCAATTGTGATCAAAGGGTATTTCAACATCATTTACTGTGAATGAATTCATGAAGTATTTACACGGGTTATAGTAGCACATAAATATTTCATGATTACTAAACAGATATGGACCTGCCCAGAAGGTCTCATAGAGCAAGCACTAAAAGAGCATCCTATTACGGGCAGTGTTGTTCTTAATGAACCAACAGGTGATTTCTTTTACGATAGCTGGCAAATTAAAGACTTGTACAAAGATACACTTTGGCAACAAGTATTAGACTCTATGCCAATGACTATTGGACAAGCACGTATTATTAAAATGGAACCTGGTGAGAGTTATATGGCACATGCTGATATAGACAATCGGTGGCACTTAAACTTAACAGGTGAGCAAGCATACTTGATTGATTTAGACAATGAAGTTATGTACAAATGTGAGAGAGATAATCGTTGGGCGTATATGGATGCTAGTCGCATACATGCGGCAACAAACTACGGATCAATTTCACGACTACAGTTAGTAGTACGCGAACCACTACGCCGTAGTCGTCAGCCTGTAGACTTAGTCAGCATTAGTATGGAGCCAGCATATGAACAACACGACTTTAGATACAAGTTCGATAAAATCTTTAGCCCGTTCTTAAATCGTGCCAATCAGAAATACAAGTTAGCAGACTTTGCCCATAACACATTTAGTTTAAAATTTAAATTAGAGCGAGAGTTGTTAGATGAATTTAAACAACTTGTAACGCCGGAGTTCAAAGTAAATTATGAATAAGACTTGTTTTATAACTGGGCATACTAGCGGGCTAGGTAAAGCCCTCTACGACTACTTTGTAGATATAGGTTGGGAAGTACAGGGATTTTCTCGCAGCAACGGTTGGGACATAGAAAAGGATGTTGACAAAATAGCATCAGTGGCAAAGGGCTGCGATCTGTTCATTAACAATGCCTATGCTAACGGAGCACAGATACCTTTAGTTAAAGCATTGTTTGGCAAGGTACAGGGCATGGTTGTCTGCGGCAGCGTAGCCAGCGAATACCCAGACCCAGATAGACCAGAATACAGTCAACATAAAAAAGAATTAGATGACTTGTGCGAAACTCTGTCCAAAGAAAAGAATGTAGACACTGACCTCATGTTAATTAAACTAACCAGCAGTTCATACAAAGACAAAAAATCTGTAATCAATCTAGTAGACTTTTGGCTAGACAATCCCAGCATCATTACAGTTAAATTCAACGTTACTTACAAATGAAAGTCGTAATAACAGGTCACACTCACGGTATAGGAAAAGCCCTTTGGGAATTTTTCTACGAGCGAGCAGAAGTCAAAGGACTCAGTAGATCAAACGGCTACGACATAGACAAAGACTTTGATCGAGTTGTAGAAGAAATCAAAGGCTGCGATTTGTTTATCAATAATGCTTACCGAGACCAGCAGCAGACAAAATTATTGTTAGCAGTCAAAGACTATGTGCCTAGGATCATAGTCATGGGATCTGTTAGTAGATTTTATCCGGATCTTATTCCTACACAGTATGTACACGATAAACAAGAACTAGCAGAAGCCTGTCGCTTGATTAGCATAGATCCATATGGACCAGATGTGCTACACCTGGATCTTAGTTTTATAGAAAGCACAGAAATAAATCAAAACGATCCGGAAGCATTTACCAGTGACTGGACCATCAAATACGATGAAATAATAGGTGCTGTAAATTTTTGGATCAACAACACAAATATTAGACAGATGGAATTTGTTTGGAAGTTAACACCATTTGTCTATCGTGAATTAAAACGAATCAATCCAGGATTAGATCCATCTAGGATATCGTTCTAAGTTTTCAAGGAAAGCGTCTGGATGTATTTCCCAGACAGTTTGTTCAGTATTACGATATACCATATCACCTACACGACTTACAATGCCTAACTTCTCTAGCGTAGGAAAGTAATGTCTATGTACAAGTCGTTGACTTGCTACTTGGCTTTCGTTGCTGGTGGCAAACACACGATTATTTCCAGTCCACCCTAAACACACAGGCAACAAGAACTGATCCGTTAAGTTCTGATGTTCGGCAATTAACTTCTTAGGCGTAATCAGTCCGCCATTCTGCCTTGCTTCGCCGAACGTACAAGTACGTGCTAGTACACGATAACAATTTGTTCCCATTACATTAAATGAATGTGCGGCCACACTACCGACAGCCTTGTCGTCTTTGTATAGTATCCATGCTGCCCATTCTGGCTCGTTGCGAAAACAATCAATCATTACCTTCTGGCTAGCATTGTTAGCAAAGCCACGGCTTTCTGCTTCCGCATAGAACTCAGTTAAGTCTAAATCTTCCGACCAAGGTACAATCTTATACATACAGCTTTTTACATTCGTCCATGAAGTCAGTGGGGAAGTTTGTTTTAAAACTTTCAAATGCCAACTGTTGTATTTGACTGTGGGGTGTAGGAGCATCTACATTGATACCCATCGCAGCCATTTTAGGAAACAAGTCAGCTTGTCGGTCTTCGCTGATGTGACTCATTACACTACGTAGGCTTATAGGGGCACTTAAGTTGTTATAACAAAAGAAGTAGTTAATACTTTTAAGTTGTCCGTCAACAATAAAGTAGCTGCTAGGATGTAAACTGTATTTGTAAATGCCTAAACTTTTATGGGCTTTAAATATGTCCAGCATCTGTTCACGCCAGTCAGGCAGTATGTCATCGTATGAGCAGTTGTTGTCTAAGGTCTGTTGCCAAAAATCAACACCTTGTATTTCAAAATACAGCTCACGTTCTTGAAGTTTTATATTTAAAATTCTTGGTACTAGATCAGGATAAACGTTACGCATTTGTGTAATGTAGTTTACTTCACGTAACCATTTTTCTTCCATCAATGATGGATCTACTACTTGATTCTGTCCACGATGATAATCAGTGTCGTTGTGATACCTTTGGCAAAATACCGTTCTTTCTTTGTTGATAAAACTGGTATAGATTAGATTATTCCGACAGAGACCTTTGCCCGGAACATTGTTATAGTAATATTCAAAGTCGTTGTTCATATCGTATATAGCGAATAAGTAGTTGTATGATTCGCGGTATTGGTGGACACCCTTATATTAATTTAGACCCTTATTTGGACATACAAGGGTTCATAGATTTACATCCTGAGATATGTAAAGGCCTTGCGTTGGCTAGAGATTATGCCAAAGAAGGAACTTGGATGGCGCCGGGCTTTGATCAAAGCCGTGGCAGTTACAAATGGGACTGGAAACCAATATACAAAGCACATGAAGAATACCTAGCATTAGCAGACGACCATCCTATCAAAGTACAGGGAAAAGAAATATACCCTAAAGATTTCAAAGACTACAAACAAAGAAATCTGTTTACTAGATATCTTAAATCAGCACTAGGTGCCAATGACCCTTACATATATTACTTCTTGTGGAATGAGGGAGATTGGAATGAACGTAATTCCGAACGCCAAAAGACCGAAGAAAGCCAACATTTTCCTAACGTAGTACGTTGGGTGGAAAATCTACAGCAGCAGAATATCATAGACAGAATAGGTCGTGTGATATTCTTCTTATGCGATCACAACGGCAAGGCATTTGAACACAGAGATCTAGATGCCAAGAATGGTGTATTCGAGAACGACTACTATACACCACATAACAACGAATTTATACACATTAGATATCGTACAAAACGTGGATTCTATATATGGGATCCAGACACACAAGATAAGCACTATGTGAACTCACACGCTGCTTTCTGGAATGATCAAGATTGGCATGGCGGGGAACACAGCCTAGAGCAAGAATATGGTCTAAGGATTGATTGTAAATTCACAGACGATTTTAGAAATAAAATCGGCATAGGAAACTTAGGTAGTTATTAATGACTTCTAATACATATTGTCCATTTCCGTGGATCGGTCTTAATGTAGTGCCTAATCTAGTAGCACCCTGTTGCTATTGGGCACACGACGAAATCACAGGCATTGTAGATTTTGAAAAAGTAAAACAGGCAATGATCAATGGAGAGCGTGTTCCCAACTGCGCTCAATGCTACCATGACGAAGAGCATGGTAAAGATTCTAGACGTACTGACTATATTAAAAAATATGGTGTTACCTACAAATCTAAACTAAAAGTTTTAGACATCAGTTTTGACAATGTGTGTAATCTCAAATGTAGAGGCTGTGTCAGCACTAACAGCCATTTAATATTTGAAGATGAAAAAGAACTCTACGGTGAGACTTTCATTGACACAAAGTATGTCACTAGCACATATCAAGAAAATTTAGATTACAGTGAACTGGCTGAAATTAATCTTTCAGGAGGAGAACCTCTCCTAAGCAAAAAAGCCGAAAACTTCATGTATGATTTGTTACAGCAGGGAAAACTTAAAAATATCTTCCTAGGAATATCCACGAATTGTACAGTGGTCCCTTCAGAGAGATGGATGGAAATTTTTAGGGGAGCCAAAGACCTTTGGATAACATTGAGTATAGATGGTCATGGAGGCATCAACGATTATTTTAGAAGTGGTGCTGATTTTGAGTCGTCTTGCGAAATCATGAAAGTGTTTGACAGTCTATTTGATCAACGAACTGGGCTAACTGAAATACAATTACATACCACAGTCAGCGCATATAATGTTAATCTTTTAGCACCTATAAAAACATTCACCGAAACGAATTTTCCTAGATTCAAACATACCAGAAGATTGCTGATGTGGCCTAACTATCTTTCTATCAATCATTTGCCTGCTGATTATAAAAAGATAATCAGACCCATCGTCGAAGCATACGGCAATGAATACGCTGAGATTTTAAATTTCTTAGATCAAGATGCCGAAGATCATTTCGAGCATTTTATAAACGCACATACCAAGTTAGATTTTCTGAGGCAAGAAACATTAAAAGACGCAAATCCTTTGTTCTACGAATACATAGAACAATACAAAAAACAGAATCCTAATAGAGTAGATAGTAAAATATTTTTCATAGATCAGATTAGAGGTCTTAAGACATGAAACTGTTAAACAACTACGCCCGCTGGATCAACGATCTTTGGATTACAGCCATATTAGAAAAAGAAGGTCAAGCAAGACCTAGAGATTGGCCGCCAGCATACGCACAAGAAGTTGCTGAATATGCTAGAGCTAAAGAAGCCGGGTATGATCTAACAGCAGTAAACTGGTGGGTATATGAAGAAAAAGATTTAAACATTAAAATGTTCCCACCCTGGTGTCAGGGTCCTTCGCACTGTTGGTTTACAAAAATGATGCCCGGACAGTTTATGCCCATACATGCCGATCCTCACACACACGATAAACCCTGTAAAAGATACTGGATGCCTTTACAAGACTACGAAGCCGGTCATGTATTCATCTACAAAGATCAGTTAATTAACAATTACAAAAAAGGCGATTTGTTTGAGTTCGACGACCCTACTGATATACACGGTGCTGCCAACATCGGACATACTCCTAGGATCATGCTGTTGGTAACAGAATACCTATGAGCAACACCTACTGCCCGTATCCATTTAATGGTATAAGTTTACAGGCCAATAACACAGTTCTGCCCTGTGGACAATACATGGACTCGGGACCGTTTCAAAAGATAATTCCTATACAAGAAGTGCGACAAGGAAAGTATATGGAAGATCTTAGACAGCGTATGTTAAATGGTCAGCACGGTATAGGTTGCCAGTGCCCTGCCGAGGAAGCTGCTGGTATGAGATCTATGCGTCAAAAGACCATAGATGAGTTTGGTGTTGATACCTCTGACACTCTAAAGATTGCTGAAATATTTTTTGACAATGTATGTAATCTCAAATGTCGTAGCTGTGCTAGTCCTTACAGTCATCTTTGGTACGAAGAAGAGAAACTTCTTTATGGACAAACCTTAAGCGACAAGAAGTATCACAAAAATACCATCTACAAAGAACTAGATATCAGCAAAATAGAGATGGTAGATATCTATGGCGGCGAACCTACGATTAGCAATGATGTTGACGAGTTTCTTGGATCCTTACCACAGTTAGATAATATTACGTTATCAATGAGCACTAACTGTACTACTATCCCAAGTGGTAATGTGCTAAAAGCCGTTGAAGGTGCCAAGAAAATAAAAATAGCCCTCAGCATAGATGCCTATGGAAAATTAAACAATGTAATTAGATCAGGATCTAACTTTGATAATGTAGTAGATGTGATGAACTTTTGGCACGACCTTGCTAGACATCGTCCTTTGAATAGTTCAACTATTATGATACACAGCGCAGTCAGTGTCTATAATGCTAACATGATTCAAGAACTAGACGATTTTATAAAAGACTATTATCCGTTGTTTATTAGAACACATCAGGTAATACAATATCCTGTGTTTCTAAGTTTAAAGAATACACCTAAAGAGTTCAAAGACGCTGTTAGATCTTATATAAACAACGAACAGGTATTAAATTATATGGATCAAGACGGAGAGGATCTGTTTGGACACTTTATAAATTTTCATAGAAAGCTAAATGAAATACGCAGCGAAGATCTAAAAGATTTGAATCCGTGGTTACATAACTACATAGAAAACTATCAACATGTCCCGAGTTGGTCAGAAAGTCAACAGTTTTTCAATAAAGCAATCAGCGATTTAAAAACCAGTATGTCGGCTTAAAGGCCTTCTTTAAATCTGTCAACTCAAAATCCTTGGCTTTCCCAAACAACTTCAAATCATCGATAAATCCCATGGCTGCTCTATTTGTAAAATTAACAAATACGTCTGGGCATTGTGACTGTAATTTTTCCAACAGTTGATTTTCTTTATAGACTCTGTAGTCAATGTCTGCGAACGCACAGGTTCCTTCATAACAGAAAATATTTGTTAGATTGATAAGTGTGTTTGGTATGCTGGTATCGAATAAATCATCGAGGTCAAACTCTGCTCCTAATAGATCTACTCTTTTTAATTGATAATCAGACGGGGAGTGTTCATTCCAATAGTCTAGAGAATTTTGATTGTAATCATACATTATTACAGATCCTCCGTCGACCAAGAGATCTGTATACATAGTTCCACTGGCTGGTATTACTAATTGCTGTAGATCACTAACTCCAATGTCGTGTTCTAAATCAGTGTTTTCCGTATGTACAAAATCGTTGGCACAGTAGTTCTGTCTAAAATGTAACCATTGTAGGGATTTATTAAAATCCTTATTAGACTCAGGATAGTGATGTCGTTTGTGTTGTCTTAGTTCATCATCGAATACCACAACTTTGTAATCTTCTTCAAAGGCTATACCTAGTATATTCCAGCCGTGTAGTTTATGATTGTATGTTTTATGTTCGTCACCACCGGAGACCCAAATAGGTGTATAATCATCATGATAGTTTTCTGGACTTCTCCAGGGTTCGCATTGACGATGCTGCGCACCTAGCTCTTGATTACCTACCTCCGGTCTGCCTAATCGTTTATAGTAGCGCAGATTAACAATGTAACACTGATGGTGTAGTTCATAGTAAGCATCTTTTCTGTCTAGTATATGCCCTGCTATAAAATAATCCTGCTGGACTAGATTTTCAACAACATTAAAGAAGCCACTGCCGCCTATAAACTCTGTTCCTATGTTGAACACCACAGCGTGATCGTATCCAGAATCACAGGCAATATCTAAAAGTATATCTTCATCTTCTCCCTGTAAGAGATCTATATTTTTTATATACAGATTAGACACAGTATAGTCGGCTATGTTTTTTATTATCTGTCTAATTCTGGGTGAGAATTCACGAGAATTATCTACCATACAATAGACTACATTCTTTTTTTCGTTATTTCTATTATACTTTATAATGTTCATATTGTTTCTGATAACTCCTGACTACTAGACTAGCAAAATCTTCTAACCGTTTACCGTAGCCTTTACTGTGGCCGATAACGTGTACACGATGTTTATTTGAAAAATTAATCACAGAATGCCTGTGTCGTATGTTGATAATAAATGCTTGACCTTCTTGGAATGGCACAGTGCCAAATCCTTCTAGTACCATGTGACAGCTTTCTGGATGTAACACGGCTATGTTAACAGGAACACCAAACGTCAAAGCATCAAAGTTTTCTTCGCCTGGTAGATTCCCGGGTCTGTCGCTGTGTGGATTAATGGATCCACCTGGAATGATATCCATAAATCGAATCCTTCGGTAATCAACAGCAGGGAAATTATTCCTCCAGAAGTTGGTTACCTGGGGAGCTCGGTATGCTAGATCAGTCCATCGGTAAGGAACGTCTGCTTCGTCGGTATAACCGTAGTTGGTCCACGCACCGGTTTTATCAATACCTATACCATGTATACAACAACTGCGCCATCCATGAGAACTGTTTTCTCTGTGGGCAACAAAATAGTCACGACACTGACCTGCTTCTAATTGCCAGCCAGCAAGATCGATAGATAGATCTAATTCTATCCAACCAAACTCGGCTTCGTTTAGTATCCAATTTGCCTTTTCAATATCCGTGGTTAGATTTTCAGGGATCGGATACATCCGCCATTTCAGGTCTTTGTTCTTTTTATAAAAATCTAGTGCTTCTTGCGATATCATACTTGTAGTTATACAATAACAGCGCAGATAACTACAAGTATGGACCGTGAAGAAAAATTGCCTATGGACAAGCGCCATTTAAAATTTGGAAACTCTTTTGCTATTAGAGATTCTGATACTATGGCTGTGCTTAATGAATCACTCCAACATGTACACGATGTGTTGGACGATGATAATGTTGTCGGCAACTTCTGTTCGGAGTATTTAGATTGGATTAAATCTGGTACTAAAAACAGTTTCAAAGGTTTGGATAATTTTACCTATAGATGTTATTCAAACGGAACCACTGAATCATTTGATAAGTTTTACATGAAAAACAATACCAGACGATTTAGATGTTTCAAAGGCGAATATATGTATCATCAATTGGTTTGGCGTAACAGTTGGCCCAACTGGCAGCACATCGAGAACTCTCCTTTAGACGCTAACGATGCTGTAGTAATATCTATACCATTTGCCGACACCGGAAATCAACATAGTAGACATGCCGAAGTGTTAAGACAGTGTGAGCAGTTGAAAATTCCTGTGTTAATAGACTGTGCTTATTACGGAATTTGTTCAGGTATTGAGTTTGATCTAAGTTATAACTGTATAACTGACGTAGTGTTTAGTCTATCAAAAACATTTCCTATTGCTCATGCTCGAGTCGGTATGCGTCTAACTAAAACAGATGATGATGACAGTATGTTTGTTCTGAACAAAAGCAAATATGTTAACCGTCTAGGCGCATATATAGGAAAGAAATTCATTGAAACATTCAGCCCAGACTTTATACCAGATCGTTATAAACAAAAACAATTAGAATTTTGCCAACAATTAAAAGTTGATCCTAGCAGTACAGTGTTATTCGGCATTGGCGGAGCAGGTTGGGAAGAATACAACAGAGGCGGAAATACCAATAGACTCAGCTTTCATAAATTTTTACACCTAGGTAGCATAGATGAAAGCTAAGATAATAAATTTCGAAGTGTTATATACTACCAAATCTGTAGACATTTTAGACCTAACCAAAGACCTAGTGTTAAAAGAAATAGATATTGCCAGCCAAGAAGGCTGCGATTCTATTATTGGTCTAATGTTAGTTGACGGATTCTTATACAAAGACAACGAAGAATACTATTCTCTGTTACAGCGTATACAAGACTATTGCTATTCAAAAAATATAAATGATCTTGTATTGATTGTAGGCATGTGCGATGACTATCAACACAAGTTAGACGAAAGAAATCTAAACTATAAGATCATGTTTTGGGATTTCAACTTAAACATGGTCTATCAAAGCTACAATAACAAAGAAACTGCTACGTGGAATCCAACAGCAGAAAAGTTTTTGTTCCTAGGTGGCGTACCATCTAGATCAAATAGAATAGTATTGTTGAGTAAATTCTACAACAGCGGCCTGCTGAATCGATCAGAGTATAGTTTTTTCCCTCCTTGGACTGAGTCAGATAAAGAATGGTGTAGAAATGCCTTAGCTGATATGTATAACTATGATCAATTCTTAAATGACTGTGATAGATCCATAGACGATCTGTATTCAACAGCCAAAGATTACTCTAGGCTATCCTCAGCAGAGCTATTAGAAACTAAAATACACGAAACTGATTGGTGTCAAAATCCTGGTTGGATAGATCCCAGTGTGTTTTACGGCACCTGTTTCAGTATCATATCCGAAGGCAATGCTTACCCGCCTGCTACAGATTATAAATTTCTAACAGAAAAGACATGGCGCACTGTGGTTAACAGACATCCTTTTATTTTCGCAGGCGAAGTAGAACAATATCAATATCTAGTGTCAAAAGGATTAAGGACATTTGAAGAATATATGTTCCCGTATGGACATCTATCTAACGAAAACAATCGCTTTGATCTAATAGTGTTAAACACAGAAGTATTCTTACAAAGTATAAAACAAAATAAAGCAGCTATACGTAATGACATAGAACATAACTTTAACATATTTGTTAAAGAAGCAGAAAGAAACAACAGCCTATTAGATTTTTTATCTAATAATTACAGCATAACAGAAGAAGAATTAACAAGATGGTTTAAACAGAAAAGTTTTACCCATCTAGTTACAGTAAAGGAGTAACATGAAAATATCCAGTCACAATCATTGGGATCCGTTAGAGGAAATTATTGTCGGCACAGCCACTGGTGCTCGCATGGCCAACATTGACATCAGTACACACAGCATGGTCTACACTGAATATTCACAAGAACAGATCAAAGGACTAGAAGGACCATTTCCAAAAGCACTGATAGACGAAGCTAATGAAGATCTAGAAGTCATGTCTGACACACTAAAGTCTCTAGGAGTTATTGTACATAGACCTAAAGACATAAATCACGATGCTGAATTCGGCACTCCTGATTGGAAGACTTCTGGGTATCATACTTGGTGCCCCAGAGATCTGTTACTGCCATTAGGCAACATCATGATAGAAACTCCTAGTTGTATGCGAGCTAGATATTTTGAAACAAGGGCCTATCACGATATCATGTTAGACGCAATCAAAGACGGATGTGCTTGGGTGTCGGCACCTAAACCTATACTGCCTGATGAGAGTTATACCTTTGAAGACCTATCAAAACCAACACTGAGAGATTTAGAGCCAGTGTTTGATGCTCCTAACTGTGTGAGATTAGGCAAAGACATTCTGTTTCAAATTTCTAACACAGGAAATAAATGGGGTATGAAGTGGTTAAAGAATCTGTTAGAACCATTGGGCTATAGAATACACATGGCTGAACACATTTATAGTTTCGGACACTTTGACAGTACCATCATTCCACTGAACGATCACACTGTGTTATTAAACTCCTCTAGGGTAAATCCCAATAACTGTCCTAAAATATTTGAAAAGTGGGACAAAATATATTTTGACGATGTTGTAGAAATACCTGTGAGCAAATGGTGCCCGGGTGGACTAGCAACTACCAGTAGATTCATAGGCATGAATGTACTAAGTGTAGATCCAAAAACAATAATGGTAGGCAAAGAGCAGTTGCCGTTGATTAAAATGTTAGAATCACGCGGCTTTGATGTGATTCCATTGCCTATGCGGCACGCCAGTACTTTGTCAGGCGGCTTTCATTGTACCACATTAGACCTAAGACGTCGTGGCGAATTACTAGACTACAGTTAATGTTCTACGATAAACTAACACAGATAGAATTTGAACTCACTACAAGGTGTAATGCGTCTTGTCCTCAATGTATTAGAAATTACTATGGAGGAAAAACTTGGCCTACACTACCGTTAGTGGATCTCAGCCTTGAATGGATTGGAGAAAAGTTCAAAGAAAAAGAACTAGCACACATGAAAGAAATAAGATTGTGTGGCACCTACGGTGATCCCTGTGTACATCCTGATCTAATAGATATCGTTAAACACTTTCACTCTGTGTCTCAGGCACAGATAACCATAAGAACTAACGGAAGCCTTCGCAGTAGTGCTTGGTGGAAAGAATTAGCCAAGACTCTTAGACCGCAGGATACTGTGTTTTTTGGCGTAGACGGTCTCGAAGACACTAATCATCTCTACAGGATAGGCACAGACTTTGATAAAATTATGGACAACGCTCGCAACTTTATACAAGCAGGCGGCAACGCTGTATGGAGTTATATCGTATTCCAGCACAATGAACATCAAGTCAACGCAGCAAGAAAACTCAGTACTGAATTAGGATTCAAAGGATTCGTAGTCAAGTTCACTTCTAGATTTATTGATAAAACACATAAAAAAATAGACGCAAGTCCTGTACACGACAAGGATAACAAAATCATAAGATGGCTTAAACCTGCCACTGATAAAAAATACCTCAACAGAGGCTATGATGTCTATGACAAAATCGTAGAGAAATTTGGCGATTACGATTCGTACCTTAAGAACACTAACATAAATTGTATGGCACAGAAAACTGGACTAGTCTGTGTGTCAGCAGAAGGCTATGTGTTGCCCTGCGGATGGCTGTTGGATCGTTTCTATGGCTACGAACCCGAGCTTCACCCAGACAGAGCTAAACTATTTGAAATGATAGAAAACAATGGTGGGCTAAAAAGCATTGATTTAAATCACACAGCCCTATCAGACATCGTCAACAGTAAAATATTCAACGAGATAAAAGACAGTTGGACTAATTGTAATAGATTAGATAGGTGCGCTCACCAGTGCGGAGAATCGACTTTACTAAATCAAGCAGCAGTATCTGAAATTAAAAATTTTGTCCAAGGTGATTCCTTGTGATAATTAGCATATATGGAGAATAGAATGGCAACTTTAACACCTTTACAGGAACATTGGGATAATAAAACCCTTAACTATGATGTAAACAAGTACAACTGGCCGGCATGGGCCCTGTCGATCGTACAAGAAGTCGCACCACAGGTCAAAGAATTAGAGACACTACACGAAGTTTTATCTCCTCCCGAGATTGTTAAAGTCAGCCAGCATGTTCAAAATGCCTGTTCACGCAGAGACTTTATGGAACTGTTTGACGAGTTTGCTCAAAGTATTGTACCTCAACGTATACAAAACAAACGTTACATGATACAACGCCAAGGAACTCTGCGTGTAGTGATTCCACAGCAGGCCAAAGTTGGTCGTAGGTTGGCCTTCCACCAAGGTATCTTTGTTGGCAATGGTCGTGGTTGCCGAACCATTTGGACACCTTTTACAGAAGCTAAAGGCACTAACACCATGTGGATGATGGATCTGGATATCAGTAGAGAAGTCACTAAACGTGTACTAGCTGAAAAGTGGAGTCTCGAACAGTTTGAAGATGAGTGTTTAAAACACGCATGGCCAGTTACACTCAAACCTGGTCAGAGTCATTTGTTCTTCCAAGAACACATACACGGAAATGTCAACAACGAAGAAGGCTACACTCGTGTTAGTATGGATATGCGTATCCTTATCGAAGGCGAAGAATGGGGTCGTCGACTGCCTGGGGGCTTTATGCGCTTGCCTGGCGACTACGAAGTAACACAGACCGGTGACTACACTGGCAAGAGCTTTATTACCTATGCTGGCTGGAATTCTAAGTTTTCAAAAGACATCCCCTTACCAATGCAGCGTGCCATTATAGAACCATATTGTGTCAAAAACAAGATCAGTTACAACAGCTATGAGTTTGAAAACGAACATATGGACTGGCAACCTGGTCTAGAACACTACATAAAAGAACGCCCTGATGGTATTGTGCTGTGTAGCATGTACTGTTTAACCGACGATGTAGAGCGTAGAAGTGAACTTCTACAACTAGCATTAGATTTGGGTGTTGAATTACACTTTGCTAACGAACTATGCTCGTTGAAAACCAAAGAAGATCTAGCTAAAATTGAAACTTATTTGAATTTTGCTGTACCTAAAAAAGGCGCACACGTTTGGGAATGAAATATTCAAAATTTATAAACATACCTGACTTTGAAAAACATAGACAGGCATTGATTGATTTTCGCAATACCAAAGGAAACACCGACACTCTTTGGTGGTGCCACTTCCCTGATGAAGTCGAAAGAGAACTTCCTGACCTGGTCAAGATGCTCAAGGACAACTTTAATCTTACTATTAGACAATTGATCTTTTTCTGTATTCCAAAGAACAGTATGGAAATCACAGACCCTGCTAATCCTGAGTCAGTATTCATTCACATTGATGCCAAAGACGAAGATTGGACTTTGTACGAACCAACCTTTGCTATGAATTTTCCTTTAGAACACTGCGAAGGCACCACAACACTGTTCTACGAAAAGGTTAATGACGATCCAGATGTGTTCTATCCAGTCTATGACTGCGGAGGCAACTCACACAGTTCGGTAAGAGAAGTCCATAGACTTGAACTAACAAAACCTGCTATACTACGCATCAATGTTCCGCATGGTGTACACAATCCCTATGACACACTAAGGGTCGTTGCTACCATAAGGTTCAACGAAGATGTTAGCCAAATGTTGTAAAAATGCCACATAATCTGGGTATATTTTAATTGACACATAAATAAAAAGAACATATAATAGAAGCATAGTTTGTAAGAAGACCAGAAATTTTTCCAGAAAGAAAAATAGGGGTTGACAAGCAGGCTAAATAAATGTACAATAAGGACATGCGTTAGAGATAACGTGTAACTTTTAAGGAAATTTTGAATCAAATGAAAACGACATCACTTCATAGACAATATTGCTCAGCCAAACAAGGCGGCTTTATGCCCTCTTATTGGTCTGCGATTAGTCTATCAAATGATCGTACACCAGAGATTCAGGGGTCCCGGGAGGATCGTGTAGCGTAAAAGCAACACAAACTTACCCAAAGGACCCCAGGATTAGAAACCCTGGGGTTTTTCATTTTGTACTACGTGTGAAAAAGAGGTAACGAGGACCTCGCTGGGCACGTTAAACATCCAGCAAACGGGCGGCCTACCGGATGAAACTGTGGCGAAAACGCAGGAGTATAAATGGTAGCGTATTAAAATGCTTTCTCTTGACCCTTGGAACGGGCATGACAGCGTAGCGGAGAGCATTTCAATACACGCATTCTACTTCCGTTGACTGGAAGGACAGGTAGTCATAGACTATGAGTGCGTAACTTATTATGGAGGAACGGCACAGTTGGAGGGGTGCGGCAGACTGTAAATCTGTTTTCTTAGGGACTAGTAGGTTCGAATCTTACTTCCTCCACCAGATAAATAGCTAAAAGGATCCCAATCATGATAGCTACACAAATACAGCAAATTTACTACGGAGCTGAATTTCAGACCCAAGATGATATCAACTTTAGAGAAGATATCTCCTTAGAATTCGTTGCGTTTCTAAAAGACTGTGTAGAACAAGGGCTTATAGAAGATAAGCAGTCATGGGATTGGGATGCTACAACACAAGTAGAAAACGTCTACTTCTTTTCTAAAGACATGTTTAAAGCTAGAGATTTTCAAAAGAATCTCTTAGAATCAGACGTGTATCAAAAAGCATATCAAGCTATGAAAACAGAAGGATATCATATCTCTGTTGGAATGGTCAACTTTATCGAAACCGAAGATACTCGGTACGACACAATCAAATAATATCGGGCTGATGTAATGGCAGCATGACGGTCTCCAAAACCGTTCGTCGGAGTTCGAGTCTCTGGTCCGGTGCCAATATTGGGGATTCGTCTAATGGTAGGACTACGGATTTTGATTCCGTCTGTGGTGGTTCGAATCCATCATCCCCAGCCAAGTTATCGGTCCGTAACTCAATGGATTAGAGTGCTAGTCTTCGAAACTAGAGGTTGGGAGTTCGAGTCTCTCCGGGCCGGCCAATAATGGTGTTACTAGTGTAGTGGTCGCACACCTGTCTGTGAAACAGGTAGACAGGGTTCGATTCCCGGTTTCACCCCAAGGATCTTTAGCTCAGTGGTAGAGTAGCAGCTCGACACGCTGTTGGTCGTAGGTTCAAATCCTACAAGATCCACCAAAGATTAAATGCTGCTTTAGCTGATGTGGTCATAGCACCGGTCTGAAGAACCGAGGAACCTGGTTCGATCCCAGGAGGCAGCACCAAAGTATGCCCCTGTGGACAAATTGGTAAAGTCGTCTCTCTCAAAAGGAGAAGTTGTTCTCAGTTCAAATCTGAGCAGGGGTACCATGCTCTTGTAGTTAAATGGTATAACACAGTCTTGGTAAGACTGAATTTCAAGTTCAATTCTTGGCTAGAGCACCAACAAGGAGACTCACATGGGGCATTGGCAGTTCTAATCATGTTAGCGGTTTTGATGATCATCATCGACAAAAACCTAAAATAGTAGTTGACAAGCTGTTTGATTTATCATATACTTGATAGACTTTAACGCACAGGTACCAGAGAGGCCAATGGCGCAGTCTGCAAAACTGTTGATTCGTGGGTTCGAGTCCCACCCTGTGCTCCACGTTCTTTGACAATTGAAAATTTTTTACGCACGGTTCGTCTATCGGTTGAGGACGCTGCCCTTTCAAGGCGGAAAGACGGGTTCGATTCCCGTACCGTGTACCATATAATGCGGGCGTAGCTCAGTTGGTAGAGCACTACCTTGCCAAGGTAGATGTCGAGAGTTCGAGCCTCTTCGCCCGCTCCAAGTTTTTTAAGGAGGAAATTACCATGGGAGATGATGGTAAATCTGGTAAACGATTGTGCCCTTAGCTCAGTAGGTTAGAGCATCTGACTTTTAATCAGAGGGTCCTGGGTTCGAATCCCAGAGGGCACACCATTACCATTTAGTAGTAACACAGCTCGTCGGGTCATGATCAGACCTAACCTTGTTCGAAGCGGAAAGCCGATGATACTAGTAACGTAGACCTGTAAGGTACTACACATTCGGTAGCAAGAGAATAGTAAACTGTGTTACTTCTAAATGGATATGGCAGTATAGCATAGCGGCTAATGCGGCACCTTCATACGGTGTTTATCGTTGGTTCGAGTCCAACTACTGCTACCAAACAAGTTTTGCCTCGTTCATATAACGGTCTATTATGCCCGCCTGTCTAGCGGAACACAGGGGTTCGACTCCCCTACGAGGCGCCAATTTGGGGGATTAGTCTAATTGGGAAAACACTAGCCTTGCACGCTTGAGTCAGCGGTTCGATTCCGCTATCCTCCACCAATTTATTCCCTAGTAGCTCAGAGGTAGAGTAGCGGACTGTTAATCCGTTTGTCGGTGGTTCGATCCCACCCTGGGGAGCCAAGTTTTGTTGTAGTGTCAGCAAGAGAATGTCACGCTATCTAGGTAAGTTCGAACTACCGAAATAGTAGAAGGGGACGGGTTCAACTCCCGGCTGATCGGAAGATCGGCGCAGATTGGTTGCTAACTGGACTAGTATCCCAAGTGACGTACCGAGTCCTGCCCGGGCTTTGTTAATCCAGGTGAATGGTGCCAATAACGATGGTGGCACTACTACAACAAATTCAATATGCCCGGATAGTTAAATGGTATAACGGTCGCTTGATAAGCGATTATTCCAAGTTCAATTCTTGGTCTGGGCACCAAAAAATATTTTCTAATATGTCCAGAATGTGTTGACACAGCGGCAGTTAGAAGATATAATATACATATGCTGTTAAACAAAACAGCGTAACGCTCTTTAACATTGTTAGACAAACATTGCCCCGATGGTGGAATTGGTAGACACGCTGGTCTTAGAAGCCAGTGCCTAGTGCGTCCGAGTTCAAGTCTCGGTTGGGGCACCATATAAAAACACACTGCCGAAGTTGGTTCGGTTAGGCAGGCTGCATCCAACAAGCCATGTCCGTGAGTGTGTTTTTATATGGTTTAAAAATTCTAGGGTGGTTTATCATCCTGTAGGCGGTCCGCCGTCTACGAAGAATAAGTCGAGCGATCGACCCAAAGCTAGAATGCCTACATACTAGCGCCAGCAATGGTTCGTGTAAACAAGCCTGCTCACATCCGTGAGGATGCGTTCACTGACAAAACCGGTGGATGTAACAGCCAAGTAAGTGTATGGGGAAGAATGCGTATCGACTGGCCCGCAAGGGAACCAGGGTGCGTGAAAAGTAACAGGTGGTGCTGACTTCCATACAAAACCAACTTATTAACTGGTATGAGAAAGGGTAGTGTTATTGTCCGAGGGGTCGCTCCTAAGGGCTTTAGCGCAATGTAAATGGGCGGTGGACTGTTTTGACGCAGGACACTGGTCGTGAAACATCACTGATTACTCCGCGAGAGGAAAGGTATGTGGTGAGTTGTATTGTGTATTCCAAAAGAGTATACAGCAACAGAGGTAGCTCATCACGGTAGGTTGCAATGTAGATCAATGGTAGATCGTCTGTCTATTAAACAGAATGTTGCTGGTTCAACTCCAGCCATTAAACAAAAACGCAAAGACTGCCTCGGTCATATGTGAAAAGTATCTAATACTTGAGTGGTAACACAATCAAGTCTAATGAAGCTCGCAAGGTGACATTAGTTTATACTGGAAGTTTCGTAGAGTGTTAGCGCACTCGAATAGCTCGCAAGGTTAACGGGATAGATGGTGTAGAATAGCATATGGCGTCAAGTCTACTGCCTGACTTAAAACGGCGATACTGTAAGCAGACTGGGATACCTAGCAATAGGGCTCAGTGGATATCTAGAGAACGTATGCTCGCAAGGTGTACGGTAATGCTAGAGGTGCTTATGGTTAAGATGTAATCTCAGTCTTAACACTATTCTAAAACACATTGGTCTACCGCCACCGAGAGGTAGTTAAAGACAATGACAAGCAACAGCCAGTGTGTTTCAGAATAGATCTTTTGGGTCCTTAGCTCAGTTGGTAGAGCGCCGCCTTTACACGGCGGATGTCGGCAGTTCGAGACTGTCAGGACCTACCATTTATGGAAGTGTGGCAGAGTCTGGCTGATTGCACCGGTCTTGAAAACCGACGAACAGAAATGTTCCGTGAGTTCGAATCTCACCGCTTCCGCCAATACGGAGATATGGCTGAGTGGCTGAAGGCAGCGGTTTGCTAAACCGTCGTAGGGGTTAAACTCTACCGTTGGTTCGAATCCAACTATCTCCGCCAAGTTGTTTGATATATAGTTTTATGCCGGTTTAGCTCATTAGGTAGAGCGCCGCTCTTGTAAGGCGGATGTGGTCAGTTCGAATCCGACAACCGGCACCAGTTTTGCTAGTTTATTAAAACTAGCCGGTGAAGTAAAAGGTAGATGAGGATGGACAAAATGGCTTAGGCTCCAAGCCTAATCCGAACTTAACGCAAACAGTCTTGAAAACTGTCCGTGTTTATGTGATCCGATCCCTAATAGAATGTCATTTGTTAATCGGAAATATATAGACCTCTGTGCTTTGTACCTTGTACATTGTCATAGGAAGATTACAAACCTTCCACTGTCTATTGTCCGGTCTATTACTTGACCTTTTACCGATCCGTCATTTTTTTGTTGACAACAGCATGTCAAGGCAGTATAATAGATAAATCATAAGGAAAAACACATGAACATCACTCTTCGTAAAGCAAACGTAGTCCAGAACAGCATCAGCGATGCTTTGAAAAATATCGATATTAAGTTGGATGTCCAGCTTAATGAGTTCCAGGACGCAAAGGCCGAAATTGATGCTGCCAACAAGAAGCTGTTGGAAAACGATCAGCGTCGTGGCCTGTTGTTGGCTGCGCAATATAACATCCGCGGCCTAGTAGGTGCGGCAAACGCCCAGAGCGGAATCGACCTGTTGTTGACTCGTGCGGCTTTCATTGACAAGCGTATCAGTCAGCTAGAAGCAATGGTCAGACACGCACCAGTCGCTGACTTGGTCGTAATCAACGGCAAGTTGGATAAGATACGCAACGACAAGAACGAAACTAGTCGTCGTAGCATTTACGGCTACAGTGATACCGTAGACACTTCTGTGCTCAGCACAGGAGACATTGACAAGTTCAAGACTGAACTTAGCAATCTACGCAAGCAGAAACAAAAGATCAATGACGAAGTCCTTGAACTTAACATTAAGACAGAGATTCCTCTAAGCGATGAAGCAGTAGCAACACTGACCAAAGAAGGAATCCTATAAGGTTTATAGCGGGTTGGAGAAGGGGTATCTCGAGAGTCTCATAAGCTCTAGTCCTTGGTTCGATTCCAGGACCCGCAACCAATTTCCGGGTGTAGCTTAGTCTGGCTTAAAGCGCCTGCTTTGGGAGCAGGAGATCGTGAGTTCGAATCCCACTTCCCGGACCAATTTGAGGATATGTAGATGGTAGCAAGAAACGATATAACTGGTGATGCTATACAATCAAGAGCATCATCGAAAGCGTTTAACAACAATTACGATTTAATTTTTAGGAAAGACAAAGTGACTCCAAAAGTTGAAGATATGAAAAAAGGTACTTGCGGTTGTGGTCGTAGTCCTACAGGCGACTGTATTGGTTGGCATGGCCTAAGCGAAGACGCCTATCAAAAGGCCAAACAAGAGTGGAATTCGAAGCAAAACAGCGAAACGGTGAACTCATAATGCGTAAAGAACTCATTGAAGCATCGAAAGAACACTTTCGATCACACATCACTAAACATAAAATGAATGTCGAAGTGATGCTGAACAACCCAACAGCAATCCACGAACACAGTGATATTATGGATGCTATCGAAAAAGAAGTCGCTCAGATTGCTGAGTATATGGACAAATTGGAAGTTATGGAAAAATATTTTCCAACCTAAGACATTGCGGGAGTAGCTCAGTTGGTAGAGCACTTGCCTTCCAAGCAAGATGTCGCGAGTTCGAGACTCGTCTCCCGCTCCAAATTTCTGCCCGTAGCTCAGCAGGATTAGAGCAACAGCCTTCTAAGCTGTGGGTCGGGGGTTCGAATCCCTCCGGGCAGGCCAATAAATAAAGAATGTATGAAGTAAAATGGAATGACACAACGGGTAGAGGTTGTGTGGAAGCAGTAAAAGATCTATCGGAAGCAATGGCTTTCGCAAAAGAATTAGGCATACTTGTTACCATAAACGGTGACGGTATGGAAATAGTCGGCGTCTTTGGCGCCGATTCTGTTAACAACGGTCTGTTACCAAATGGTGACAAGTACAGTTGGTATAAAAGGAGAAAACCATGAAACGCACTATTGAAATCCGTGCCGCAGAAGGCGGCGAAGATAGTAAACTATTCGTAAGTGATCTCGCGACCGCTTACCAAAAACTAGGAAATAAACTGGGTTGAACTACCCGCCTGATAGATGTACGTCCTGGCGAGTGTTCGATACTTGTAGAGGGTGTAGATCTATCAGGCTTAGATAATGAGCCCGGTGGTCATCGTATCCAGCGAGTGCCTCCGACCGAACGAAAAGGTCGTGTCCACACTTCAACTGTTACCGTCGCTGTCATAGACGGGTCTCCAGATCCTGACTCTGTTGCTGTTACCAAAAACGATCTCAAGATCGAATGGTACAGCGGTACAGGAGCGGGTGGACAATTTCGGAACAAGCACCAAAATAGCTGCCGCATCACACACCTTCCTACAGGTATAATAGCCAAAGCCGAATGCCGAAGTCGCCAAAATAGCTACAACGAAGCTATGGCAACTTTACAACAGCGCATTGACTTAGAACTCAAAAGATCGTATAATAATAGTATAGCAAGTGATAGACGCCAACAGGTAGGATCAGGTATGCGTGGAGATAAAATCCGCACTTACCGATTCCAAGATGACTCTGTTCAAGATCATTTAACTGGTTGTAGATCAAAATGTTCTACTGTTCTCAAAGGTAACTTTGACTTACTATGGAGATAACAATGAATCCTTGGATACAAAACGTAGCGTTGGCAGACATTCCGAAAGGTCATCATATTGATGCTGGTATCAACTCTATGTTGATACAGATCGTAGATCCTGCTATGGAGTTTCCTACTCCTAGGCATCAGTTCAAAGAAACTCATCAGTTTGAGTTCTTAGATCTAGAACGAGATGACAAATGGGGCGAAGAATTCAAAGTCACTGATCAGCAAGCAGAACAACTAGTGAGACTGCTAGAACACGCAATGGAACAACGAATGAATGTTGTTGTACATTGTGTTGCTGGTGTTTGTCGTTCGGGTGCTGTCTGCGAAGTCGGCGTAATGATGGGCTTCCGTGATACTGAAGTCTTTCGTAGCCCCAACTTAATGGTCAAACACAAGATGATGAAAGTGCTTGGTTGGACGTATGACGAAAACGAGCCTCACACAATTAATGGTGTTGCTTTTGAATACGACGAGCTTGGCAACAAGAAAATTTGGGTTCCTCCGCAACGTGAGGAAGATTGGGACTAAGAAAGGAGACGATATGTCATTGTACAATATGCTGTTTGGTATGAATCCTGACACTGACAAAATTTTGTCTCTGTTAGGTAAGACTCGAGAAGACTTCGGTCGTTTTCGAAATGTCTATTTAGAAGATGGTTATATCGTTGTTCATACTCGCAACGGTGGCGGTAACCGAGAAAGTTACGAAGATGTTTTTGACGAAATGTCAGAACACCCTTGGTACAGCCATGACGCCGATGACGACTTCGATTGTACCTATGCTAACATTTTCTTTAAGGTTCCAGAAGGCAAATTTGAAACCCTAATGGCGCTACACAACTTCAATGAAGGTGTAGACCCGAGCACACAATGGGCTTCAATGCTTGCTACCCTAGAAGCTTTAAAGAAATAATTGAAATATAAAGAGGGCGAATTATGACTACATGGATAACCAGTGACTTACACTTTGGGCATGCCAATATCATGAAATTCTGTCCACAGTCGAGAGCAAGATTTAACAACGATGTAGACTATATGAACGAGCAAATGGTGTTGGAATGGAATAACACTATCGCTCCGGAAGACACAGTCTACATATTAGGTGATGTTGCGTTCTTGCCTGCGGCAAAAGCAGTAAACATCATGCGTCGGTTAAATGGTACAAAAATTTTGATCGAGGGCAACCACGATCGCAAATTGTTAAACGACCCTGTGTTTCGTAGTTGTTTCGCAGAAGTACATCCGTACTTGTGTATGACATATGAAAAAACTAGGGTAGTTATGTTCCATTATCCTATCGCTGAATGGGATCAAATGCACAGAGGTGCTGTTCATTTCCACGGACACTTACACGGTGGTACCAGTGGAATGGAACGTTATCGCTGTCGTGATATGGGCATGGATGCGACAGGAATGATCGCTGTTACTATGGAACGTGCAATCGCAGACGCAATGACCGGAGAGGTAAAATCACATCATGGCTAAAGCATATATTTTAGTTGGAGTGCCGGCTAGTGGCAAAACTACATGGCTGGCAGGCCAAACCTGGGCAGTAGGTATGGAATATATTTCCACCGATGTCTATGTAGAAAAGTTTGCTAAACGCCTAGGCAAGACCTACAACGAAGTCTTTGACGAAGTAATGCCACGTGCTGTTCGTCTAATGACTCGCGCTGTAGTTCGTGCTAGGGCCGCAGGTCGAGATATCATTTGGGACCAAACTAACACAACTGTAAAAAGTCGTGCTAGAAAGTTCCGTATGTTACCCGACTACTGGCACATCGCTGTGGTCTTTCCTACTCCGTCTGCCGAAGAACACGCTCGTCGTTTGGCTAGCCGCCCTGGCAAATCAATCCCCGATCATGTTGTCCGCAGCATGATTGATAATTTTGAATGGCCAACTGAAGAAGAAGGCTATAAAGAAATCTGGAGAACATGATGTTTAAAGATGAGCTGAAGGAGTATGTAGAAACCAGCAACCTAGTTAATATGAAAGAAGCTGGTGAAGGTATCTACGTGCTCAAATACAAGAAGAAAGTGTTCTACGATAGTCTGTGGAATCCCTTTATTGCGGAATGTCGTGGATCCATTGTAGACACTGACTTCAATCTAGTGACATACCCATTTACTAAAATCTATAACTATGGCATCGAAAAGGAAGCACCAGTGCTTGCTCCAGAAACCAAAGTTACAGCATTTCGTAAAGTCAACGGATTCATGGTTGCTATGACTTATCATAACGGCAAACTGTTGGTGTCTACTACTGGTAGCACAGACAGCGACTATGTTAAAATGGCACGTGAACTGATCGACGAAACAAAGTATTTTGACTTGTGTGATCGTTGGCAAGGATATACATTTATGTTTGAGTGCGTTCACCGTAACGACCCGCATATCGTTCCTGAAAAGGAAGGCATGTACATCCTAGGCTATCGTGAAAACAAATGGAACTCTATAGTCGAACATGATCCGTTCATGTTAATGGAAATGAGTCGTGTGCTAGGATGCTTTGTGCCAGAAAGTGTAACAACTAACATGGCACGACTATCAGCAATGGCCAAGGAATGTAAACACGAAGGTTATGTATTCTATACAGAAGATGGTGTGAGTGCTAAGATCAAGAGCCCTTACTACTTGACTTCAAAATGGGTTGCTCGCAATCCACGTACAGACAAGTTAGTGGACTTGAACAAAGATATCAAGCACCAACTAGACGAAGAATACTATCCACTAGTAGATGCTATCCGTGCCAACATTGTTGAATACACAGCCATGGACGAGCAAGCTCGTCTGGCCTGGGTTAGAAACTTTATGGAGAGGATATGAAAGATGAAAGCCACCTGCCCGTTAGCGAGCAGAGTCTGGTGTTTCGACTTCGTAAGCGAGCTGAAATTAGGAGACAAATTCCTGGTCGTAAGAGCGTAGAAGAAGGCGCACCAGATAAAATAGCCACTTTGTTAGACGAAGCGGCAGCAAGAATTGAGTACTTAGAAAACGAAGTACGACAAGCTCAAGATCTGCTATCATCAAAATGATGTAGGTTCAAAGGACCTTCGGGTCCTTTTTTTTTGGTTTTTATTCCTATGAATAAATACGCATATTATGATTGGAGAATAAAATGTTAGTTCGTCTTGGTGATCCTGGGTTTAACTCAGAATGGTTGAAGTTTTTAGAATTGGATCCTGTACATCCAGGAATATCCATTGAAGATCGTTTAGTAGACGGTCGAACTGTATTTGCGTTAGAAGAACAAGGTACTCCAATGGCACTAGTCTGCGCCAAACTCTCTGATCATATGAATCGCAGCGTCAATGACATACTAACTCCAAGTCAACAAAAACTAGTAGCTATGTTCTATACCGTGTTCCGTTTACCCGGAGCAGCCGCGGGCGTGGGCGTTGACATCATACAAGAAGCTCTCAGATATTGCCGCAGAGAAGGCATCGAACAGTTATATACGCTGAGTCCTATTCCAAGTCTTCGCAAGCATTTTAGCGAAGTTCCGACAGAAGAACAGATCCGCGAGTTTATAGAAACACGCAAAGATCCAGTTGCTCGTTTCCATCTTGGCAATGGTGCTCAATTACAGTCTGTGAATTTCAATGCTGACCAAAGCTCAAAACGTCTAGAAGAAAGTTGGGGCATTATGGTCAACTACAATTACACCGATCGTAATTGATTTTTTCAATAAGCGTTATAGAAATATTTTTTAAAAAAATCTATTAATCTGCTTGATTAATAGTTTAAATAAATGTACAATTAGAACATAGAATATTATGTTCTGTATAGTTTTCAACACACACAAGGAGATAAAATGAAAACAGTTGGCGATCAATTAGAACCGTTTGTAATCACAGGTGTCAAGCCTGGACAACCAGAAGATGCTTTCTTTGACATTACCGAAAAGTCATTTGAAGGCAAGTGGAAAGTAATCGTTTACTACCCAAAGGATTTTACATTTGTATGTCCTACAGAAATCGTAGCCTATGACAAACTTACATCAGACTTTGCTGACCGTGACGCTGTATTGCTCACAGGTAGCACAGACAATGAGTTCTGTAAAGTAGCATGGCAGAAAGCACACGCAGATCTACAAAAGATCACACATACTCAGTTTGCTGACACACAGCGCAGTGAAAAGAGTCTGGTACATCAGCTAGGCGTGTTTTATTGGCCAGCAGGCGCTGCACTTCGCGCAACATTCATTGTTGACCCAGACAACGTTATCCAACACGTTACTGTCAACAACTTGAACGTTGGTCGTAGCCCAGAAGAAACACTTCGTGTATTGGATGCGCTACAAACTGGCGAACTATGTGCTTGTAACCGCACAGTCGGAGGAGAAACCCTATAATGCTCGATTGTATGATTATTGGCGACAGCATCGCAGTTGGAACTTCGATGGCTCGTCCCGAATGTGTAAGTTATGCTAAAGGTGGATGGAATAGTTGGCAATGGAATAAAGATTATCTAGCCAAGGCTTCTGCTCAACCCTCTAAGACCGTAATTGTAAGTTTGGGTGCCAACGATCATAAAGGTGTAAAAACCGAACATGAGCTACGAAAGATGCGATCAGAAATAAAAGCTGATCGTGTTTTTTGGATCAGTCCTGGTAAAGAACGTAAGCCTATACCTCAAGATGCTATCGAACGCATTGCTAAAGAATACGGTGACACAGTTCTTCCAAGGCCTGAAGCACATATGAGCAAAGACGGAATCCATCCTACTGGGAAGGGTTATAAAATTCTAGGAGAACAGACACGATGACACAGTGGGTAGACGCACTTAAAGAAGGCTTGCCAGAATATGCCAAGGACACAAAACTAAATCTGGATGCTGTTATCAAACGTAGCACACTGCCAGTAGAAGAAGCAGAAGGTTGCGCACTTGCCGCTGCTATGTCAACTGGTAACGGAAAGTTAATTTCTTATATCATGAGCAACATTACTGATGAGAAAGAACGTGATGCTGCTATGACCGCAGGTTCGCTAATGGCACAGAACAATGTATGGTACCCATATGTTGAAATGGTCGGCGGCGATTTAGAAGGTATACCTCCGCAACTGCGCATGAACGCTATTGCTAATCATGGCGGCACAACTAAGGCTCGTTTTGAGTCCTATAGTCTAGCTGCCAGCATCGTTGGCAAGTGCCATTTCTGTGTTAAGGCGCATTATGAAACACTCAAGAAGGAAGGTTACTCTGTTGACCAACTTCGTGACATTGGTCGTATTGCCGCAGTGATTAACAGTTTGGCAAAAGTATTAAACGCTTAAAACTCAAGCCCGCTCCGGCGGGCTTTCTTTTGGCTATAATTTCTATGCCGGTGTCTTGTTCTACTACATAGTATTGTGTTACACTATTATTGTGGCCGTGAGTGGAACATGGTAGACCTCCAGTCCGTTGTGAAACGCACCCGGGAAAGGGACACAGGCATAGCCGCCGTCTTTGTAGGTTCGAATCCTACCGGCCACACCAATTAGTATCATAAGTAAAAGACACATAAACAAAAGGAATTATTATGTCAAACACAGTAGAAGCATTAAAATCAGCATTTGAATCTTTCTTAGCAGAAGATGCCAAGTTCACAGGTGGTAACTCAGCAGCAGGTACACGTTCACGTAAGGCGTTAGCCGAAGTAGGTAAGCTAGTGAAGGCTCGCAGAAATGAAATCACAGCAGAGAAGAATGCCCGCAAAGAAGCGAAAGCCAAGTAAGAAAAATATGGCCGAATCATCTTTCACGGATGATATCATAACCATCAGCAGTAGCGATAACACTACCGATACGATTTCTCCTATTACTATAGACCTAGGTAAGTATTCAGGAAGTGCTAGCTCTACTGTTGGTGGTACTGTTACATCATCTCCTTATTACGGTTCAGGTACAACCTATACCATTGGCACAGGTACATCATTTACCTATAGCCCAGTCCAATGGTCTACTACCGGTACAGGCGTTAGTAATAGCAACGGAACTGTAAAGATCACTGGCGATGGTCTCGATCTAGACGAAAGTGCTGATATTAAAATCGGCAGGAAGAGTCTTAAAGAGTTCATGGACAAGATGGAAGAACGACTGGCTATCTTATACGGCAGGCCCGATCTTGAAGAAAAATGGGACAAGCTAAGAGATTTAAAAAAGCAGTATGACGATATGGTCAAAGATATCGAAGAAAAGCAAAAGCTCATGGATATCCTTAAGAGGGATTAATGAAACAAGATCTACAAGACTTTTGTAAAAACTACGAAGTAAAAATAGTAAACGACACAGGGAGGTATGCTAGATACCATCCTCCGACTTTTTTCACTGAGCCCACAAATGCTGCGATCATTAGAGATGACATGATCGAGTATCAAACTGAAAAACTCTATACTCTACAAATTCCGGAAAGCAGATTAAAAACTCTAGTAGAAATGGAGAATCGTTTCTTTAATCATAGAAGAGCCGATGCTCCTAGAGACCTGTTCGATATGCTAATGGAAAAAGAAAGAGAAGAATCTCACTTTAGACAAACTAACGAAGCTGTAAGAAAAGCCTACGAGCAATACAGCGTGTTACTCAATCTAGCAGGATACCAGAGGAAAATATAATGGAAACACATAAAAGAACTATCGCACGAATGATCAGCTATCGTATCACGGCATGGTTATTCACAATATTCTATACCTATCTATTCACAGGCAGTATTGGACAGGCTACAGGTTTCGCCACAGTCTTACATATTCTTTTGAGTGTAGATTATTATATACATGAAAGAATTTGGTTAAAAATCAAATGGGGTAAGACTGACGCCTCTTGACAAAGTTTTTCAAAGATCATATAATTAAGTTTAATCACTCGAAAGAAATAACATGCGCAACCATTATTGGACCTGTTCAAAATTTGCTGACTGGCTACGTGGAACCACGAAGCTAAAGTGTGGCACCAGTGAAGAATGGCACGAATGGGAAGCCAGAGCCAAAGCCGCATATCCCATTCGTTGGTGGTTAGCAGAAGAAGGATTAGACATCTTACAAAAAGTTGTCTACTTTGTGCCGGACAAACTTTATGCTGTAAAATATTACATCAATAATCGTTTCATTACCAAAACAAATGCTCTTACCGCTCACCCTCGCGACATTGAGCCCGGTGTGTGGTGTGATGTGGGAAATAGATTCCTACCATGCCTGTTTAACGAACTACAAGACTTTGTCGAAGTCGAACTAGCATGGTGGCATCTAGCATGGAGTCCCGAAGAAAGACCTAAGTACAACATGCCTTGGTGGGCAGTCGGTTGGTGGCGTGTACGCACATGGCGCTGTCCACAGGCAGGATTAGACAATCTCGAATGGCAACGCAACCTACGTTGGAAGGAAGATGAAGTCGGTCCTGATTCAAAAAATCTAGGTCAACTTACACCACAAGCTATCAAAGCACAAGAAATCCTAGATCTGTACACCTGGTGGACACAAACTTACCGCAACAGACCAGACCCATATGAAGCAAGTGGTTGGTCTGACTATTGTGAAGCAAGTCGAGCAGCCAACGGTGGTCGCCTAAGCTGGAGCAACGACAAGAGTCCCGAACTCAAAAAAATGAGCGACAAAGCTCACAAGTTGCTTCGTAAGATTGAAGCCGACTACGAGAAAGAAGACGAACAAATGATGATTCGATTAATCAAAGTGCGTCACGGTCTATGGACTTAAACAAGACCTGTCCCGATTGCGGCGGACCAAATCTCTATGAAGAAACAGCTGATGCTCACTATTGTCCAACCTGTGATAAATGGTTAGAGGAGAAATGCGGTGATGAAGAATGTGAATACTGTTGGGGACGACCACCTAAGCCTTCCGATTGTCAGCCCGTTCCGAAAATGGGTTCACAATATTTGGATAGAAAATTGTGAAGAACACTTGACATACGGTGAGAGACCTTATAAAATAGATGAGTATTGGGCCATTTATAAGTGGTGGCTCAAAAGACAGTATAAACAGAAAGAACAAATTAAATGATCGAAGATTCAGAACTAGAGATGCTGTACAACGACTACATGGAATTTACCGGCCAAAAAGTCAATGAAAACAATGCTATGGCTATTGCTGGTATCATGATGGCCCAGGCTCTCAGTATCTACAAAACTGCCTTGTCTAACGACGAGTTCAATCGTATCATAGAAGCTATCTCTAACAGCAGAGATCAGGTCAAAACTTTTCAACCTCCTGAACTACACTGATGTCTAAAGTTTCAAAAAGCCCACAGCGGCATACCTTTCAAAAGGAAGGGTATGTCGAACGCTGCGCTGAAAAGGGAGAAGAACCAAATCAAAATTATCTAGATTGGTTTGAAAAAGTACTCAACGAAGATGATCAGTGGGCAGAACAATCACACCCCGAAGATATGGAATGGTGCCTCCGAAGCACTGACTGGATCTGTGAAAAGGCACGTGCCAGTGATGCCTATGCCCAAAATTTGTATGCGGCCATGTGTAATATGCAGTTCCAAAAGTTAGAGGTCATGCCAATCTTGAAAGAAGAACTTTGGAGTTGCTCTTGGAGATCAGCAGGCGGCATTGTTGCTAACATGCGACAGCAAGGCGACTACATTGATTGGTATTGTAGTGGCATAGGTGATGGCTTAGGCAACGGAGACGCCGAAGGTGTCAAAGGCTATGTGCCAGAAGGTGTTGTGACTGAAGAAATTAGAGAGGATCTTTATAAACTGGGCTGGATTCCAGTCCCGTGGGATGATAACGACAAATGAGCTACATTCTATTTGAAGTTTGGGAAGAAGACGAAATTGGGCATCAAGAGTTAATCGAAACTACAGCTAGCGAAAAACAAGCCCGTGATATAGCAGAAGGTCTTTTAGGCCAAGGCGCTTTGGCTGTAGTGATCTATAAAGAATCCGAAGATGGCGATATTGAAGAAGTTGCCCGTTTAGAAGCCGGTTGACAAGCTGCTCGTTTGAGCATATAATATAAGTATTGTTTAACTAAGCATAGGAGCATATGATGGCTGTAACCAAATCCACCCCCAAGAAAGTTTCTGTATCAGCAGGTGTTCGTCGTGGACATAATCCTGATCCAAAGTGGGCTGATTGGGAGAAAATGACTGGTGAAGAATTTCATCGCTTCCGTCGCAATGCTGTTGCTTACTACTACGCAGAATATAAAGTAGCAGACCTACTGCCTGACCTGTATGCGTGGATGAAGGAAAACAAATATTCCGCAGAAGACATTCGTTTGGTTAAAGCCGTTGGTGCTTTTAATCTTACCCAGGCTGCTATAATTGCTCGTTGCTTACGCACCGGTATGCCAGACTTCAACGAGAAAGAAGCAATTTATTGGGCAGAGCTTGCTGGTACTATGGGCGATCTAAAGCCTGTGACTGTGTTTCTTAAAGAGCGAATCGTCGAAGCCATTGAACGTGGCAAGACTATCAAAGAGCCCGAGGAAGAAAAGAAAGAAGTTTCTAGCGTTCCTCAACCTAGTATCCAAGACCGTCTTCGTGAAGCTGCTTTCAAGATGACTGAAGAGATCGAAGATGCTCATGACAACTTCTTAAAAGATCCTGAAGGGTTTGATCCAAAGGCTATCAAGATCGTTAACTTGCTCAAAGGCAAGGAATGTAAAGGTGCTCATGCTCGCGTAATCAAAGATCTTTATCAGCGTCCTTTCGACGAAGTCGTTGAAGCTATGGCAGGCAAAGACGAGCAGCTCAAAGAAGGCTATTCTTGGTTGTCTAAGAAACAGATCAAGAAACTACATGACTTCTATCAGGAAATCATCAGCGCCTGTGACATGCTTCAGCAGGAAGGCAAAGTCAATCGCAAGCCACGTGCTAAGAAAGCTGTGCCTAAGGACAAGTTGGTTGCTAAGATGAAGTTCAAGAAAACTGACGAGCAGCTCAAGCTGGTTTCGATTAACCCTGCGGATATCATCGGTAGTCAAGAGCTTTGGGTGTTTAACACTAAAACTCGTAAGTTAGGCAAGTATGTGGCCGCAGCCTATGGTGAACTGCGTGTTAAGGGTACTTCGTTGATTGGGTTTGACGAAGTTAAGAGCGTACAGAAAACTCTACGTAAGCCCGAAGAACAGATCAAAGAGTTCAAAGCAGCTGGCAAGGTAGCACTTCGTAAATTCTTGGAAGATATCAAAGCCGTAGACATCAAGCTCAACGGACGTATCAACGAAGATACAGTCCTACTTAAAGTAGCTTAATTAACCATACCAACTAGGTTGCCGCCGGCGTTCCACACTGTGATAACAGCAGTACCGCTGGTGGCAACTAATGTTACTCCAGTAGCACTTACTTGTCCAGCAGCATTGGCACCTACAAAGTTTCCAGCTAAGTTTACTGCCACATGACCAGCAGCCGTTGTGCTAGCAGTGACGTTGATCAGTCTTGCTGTACCGTTGGTGTTTCTTACATAGACCTTTGCCATTCTGCCTGCGGTTAGATTTGAAACGATAAGAGTTCGTGTTGTCGTAAAGTTTGCTATCCACGATGCCACAGTGGTAGCAGAAGCATCGAACGCATAGTCTGCGTCCCCTGTAACAGCGGCATTCTTAAAAGTAATGTCTGGGGTGGCTATAGTCGGCGATGTGCCAAATACTAAAGATCCGCTACCTGTTTCATCACTGATAACACCGAGCAGTTGAGCAGATGTCGTAGCAGCAAACTGACTCAGGTTACCTGTGGTTGCCAATGTTCCTGTCGTTGGAAATGTCACTGACGTATTGTTTGATAACGTTCCTGTAAACGAGAACGCTCCAGAGAACGTAACAGCACCACCAGTGGTCAAGTTATTGGCAAGATCAACGTTGCCTGCTAACTTGATTGTTCTAGCTGCGTTTACAACATCAAACGTTAACGCTCTGTCAGCTGTTAATGCTGTAGATGATGTAGAAGCCAGGCTTAAATTATAAGCAGTAGTAGTTGTATCAACAACATTCAATGTCGTAAATCTACCTGTAGATGCTGTAGTAGCACCTATGCTCATGTTGTTGATAGTACCAACACCTGTCGATGTTAGTGTTAGTGTAGGTGTTGTACTAGAAGTTAATGTTATTAAATTAGTCCAAGCTGGACCAGTGTCAGTGTCGTAGGCAGCTAATGCCAATGTGTTAGTAGCAGTAGTACCTGCTCGAAGTATAGTACCGTTAGCAAATTTTCCATTAACTGTGATAGTATCAGCAGTAGCGTCGCCTAACGTTACATCACCGTTAGCATCTAAGGTAGTAAAGTTACCTGCGGCCCTTGTGGTAGTTCCAACTGGAGTGCCTTGTAGGCTTGTAGCTTTCAATAATTTGTTAAAATTCCAACTATCGTCGGCTGACGCATAAGTTAGTGTTGCTGATGCCCCGTCAACAGTTAATCCTGCGCCGTTAGCCGCTGCTGCTGTAGCTGCGCCTTTGGCTACTGTTATGTTGAGATCTTCTACATCTAAGGTCGATGTGTTTAATGTTACAGTTGTACCATTAACAGTCAAGTCGCCAGTGACTGTCAAGTTAGTGCCAATTGTCATCGCTCTGTTAACAGTTAGATCATTTTCGACCACAATGTCGCTGTTAAATGTTACTAACGGTATAAATGTGATTCCAGAACTGTCGCTAGAGTCTATCGTGTTACTTGATGTTATAACAAGATTTCTTAAGTTGATAGTAGACGCAGCACCGAAAGCGTTGATAGTCGTTGCGTCGGTGTTTAGTAAATTAAATGTAGTAGCATTGGTAGTAATGTCACCACCTTTGACCTGTAGGTCTTGATTGATTACTACATTACCTCTAACTGTTGTAGTTCCGCCCGCTGTCGAAAAAGTTAATGTTGTAGCAGCACCAAATGCTTGAACAGTAGTTGCTGTACCATCGAGTAGATTGAATGATGTTTGGTTAGTGGTTATATCACCACCTTGAATCTGTAGATCTCCATTCATCACGACATTGTCGTTTCTAATGGTCATCGTGCCGCCACCGCCACTAGCACCCATGTTTATAGTTGATGCTGCTCCTGCGAAGTTTAGTGTTGTAGCAGTTGTGTTGTAAAGATTCTGCGTAGATTGAGTACCAACTACTGTGGGATTGTTAATAGTCAATGTACCAGTAGTAGCACCGAGGTCTATAGCTGTAGCTGCGCCAAATGCGTTAACTGTGGTTGCCACAGTGTCGTAGACATTTTGAGTAGTTTGTGTACCTACCAATGTAGGATTGTTAATCGTAATCGTGCCTGTATTAGCACCTATGTCTATCGCTGTTGCGGCTCCAAAGGCATTTACAGTAGTAGCCACGGTGTCGTAGACATTCTGTGTTGTCTGTGTACCAACTAGTGTAGGATTACCAATCGTGATAGTTCCGGAGTTTGCGCCAACATTGATAGTAGACGCAGCACCAAATGCGTTTACAGTAGTTGCCACAGTGTTGTAAAGATTCTGAGTTGCTTGTGTACCAACAACTGTTGGGTTTCCAATTGTTAACGTACCTGTATTTGCGCCAACATTGATTGTTGTAGCAGCACCAAAAGCATTGACTGTGGTTGCCACAGTGTTGATCAAATTAAATGTCGTTTGATCTGTTTTAAATGTAGTGGCTCTAAGTTCTAGAGCACCTGTTCCATTCAGGTCAACGACTATGTCATCATTAGAGTTTGTGCCTACGATGTTGTTTTCGTAGATGCGTAGACCTTCTGTGTCGATATATCCTGTGAATGTCGCAGGGCCGCGTACAGTTATCGAGCCGTCATCGACTCCCAAAATTAAATGTTTTGTTTCTGTAGTTGTTTTAATTAATTCATATCCGGCTACAGGCTCAACTTCAAAGTAGATGTTAAAAGCCAATCTAACAAAAGAAGTATTGCCAGTCCAGTTCCAAATTATTCTGTAATTTACAGGAGTGAAACTCAGCTCGGCATAGATACCTTGTACGTCATATCCAGTTCTGGCCAATGTGCCGCTTTGAGAATCTAAGTTAGTCCAAACCAATGTACTAGGATTTTGTCTTTGTAGTGTTACATCGCCAGAAGTCAACATCGCACTTTCAGCGATATAGCTCGCCGAATAGCTCATTGTACCTGCGTTAGGCACAGTAAAATTTATTGTAATAGTTTCTGCGGGATCACTGCTAGAAGTTATCGTGTTAGCAAAACGAAGAACATTATCAAGAGTACCGTCACCTGTAGTATTGATGTTGGTAGTACCGATTTTAGATCCCGATATTCCGCTAACACCATCGACGCCCGGAGTAGAAATAACCTCAGCTACTGTGATGTTATTCATTACTAGTCTGTTGTTTGTGATATTTCCGCGAGTAGTAACTGATTCCAGTGTGTCAGACTCTGTAACACCAAAGCTGGTAAATTCAATTTCAGTTAGACTGTTGTGAGTGATAGCAACGCCTGTACCTGCTTTAAAGGTCACAGTCTCGTCCAGGCCAGCATCATTGTAAAGTCTTAGATCGCTGGTTCCTGTTAGGAATTTTAAATCATAGTTTGGAGCATTGATCGTAAATTGATCTAGAGCAATGTCATTTGTGTCGCATTCTAATGTGATGTTATTACCAGCGACCAAAGTTAGGCTGTCTCGAACACTGTCTGCTTCTAGTGTTACACCTTCTATGGGTAACCCATCTCCCACCAGTCTCAGTCTTCTATAGAAATCGTAATAGGCTGCGCTGTTAGGAAATATGTTTGTTTCAATTAATGTATGTGTCGTTCCTGCTCCAGTAGAAAGCAGATCGACAGCTATGTTGTTTCTTGCTTCGTCCTCAGTATTAGCCAATTGTATAGTATTGGCGTTGATATAAATCACATAGTATTTGTAGCCATCAACTAGCCCGCCCACGCTGGAGCCGCCACCGTTAGAATACAAAACTCCTTGGTTTGGGAGGTATCCATGTCCGGCAATAGTTATTTCGTTCGTACCTGTGTTAACCGCTGTAGACGGGTTAAAAATATTAGTTAATGGCATCTCTCGTCCTCATACCTAGTATTTATTGTATATAGGATAAGGATAAATATTGGTACTATGAAACAAACCGACATCGATCAAGCTCTAGACAGTTTAAAAATACTGCTAAAATCCGTAGAAAGAACATCTTCGGAAAGCGTAACATTAGAAACTGTGCTTTCAAAAACCTCAGAAATAGTAAAATCCATACCCTATGGAGCCATATCTGGCGACCAAATTAGCGGTGGAACTGTTAAGAATTTTGCCAGTTCGGGAATAAAAGATTCTGCCACAGGTACGGTAATACGCATAACCGACGAAGGCGCAGACATTCGATCTGCTAGAATTCCCAACATAAAAGGATCAGTTACTGTAGAAGAAAACGTTGTAGCAAACACTATGACTGTTTTACAAGATCTAACAGTATCCGGAACCCTAAGAGCCAATGTTGATATTAACTACGCAGATTTAATCAAACGTATTCCCCAAAGAACGCTCAGTGGTAATTTGATCCAGGGCGGGTCTATTATGAACTTTGCTTCCACTGGTATCAAGGACGAAGCAACTACTAATAAACTGGTAATCAAAGACGAAGCAGTGTTTGTAGACACTATTTCCGTTAAAAATATCTCCGGTTCTACTGTTGTAGAAAAGGATCTTACAGCAGAAAATATCAACGTTACTGGCCTTTTAAAAGCCAATAAATTAGAAGTACAAGAACTTTCCGCAGACATTAGAATAGAAAGAACCAGTCCTATTGAGTTTAAAGCATCAGCTGGAAACCCGTTAGAAGGTCGAGGCATGGTTTGGAGCGGCAGCGGTTCATTAAAACAATTTGTGCTAGACACTGGCAATAGAATAACATCTACAGAAAGCATCAATCTAGGCCGTGATCGTGCTTTTATGATCGACAACATCAATATACTAACAGCACAAGAACTAGGCCCAACTGTGCGTAAAAGTCGTATAACAGAACTAGGCCAATTAAAAAATCTAACAGTTCTAGGTGATGTTAACTTTGACAATTACCTGTTCTTTGATCCTACTGCCCAAAGATTATGGATGGGCGACCTAACACCAACCGGTCGTTTCTCATTGTCAGCAAATAGCGTTGAGTTAAAATTAGACATCAACGAGCAGTCACAGGCAGAAGTCGGTGTACACGGATATCACGATCTACTATTGAAAACCGACGAAGTTGCTAGAGTGACTGTACACAACAACGGTAACATTACACTAGGCAATAAAACACAATCACCGACACAGGTGTCAGTACATGGCAAGGTAGCTATCGGAGTAAACTCTCCGGATCCTAGCGTAGACCTACATGTCAATGGAGCCATCAAATTCAAGAACCAGCTCCAGACCTACGGTGAGCAGGCTCCACAAAACGGTAACTTTAACAAAGGTGACATCATGTGGAATACAGATCCTAAAACTGGTCAACCAGTAGGTTGGGTATGTACAAGAACTGGCACACCAGGTGATTGGAGACCTTTTGGCATCATAGGCTAAAGTGTCGGCAGTATTAGCAATCGGTAACGGGGAAAGCAGAGCCCTTATAGATCTCAAATCCATTCTTGATAATCACACGTCCGTGGGCTGTAACGCCATAGCTAGAGATCATACAGTTGATCATTTAGTCTGTGTTGATCGCAGGATGGTCAAAGAAGCACTGCCAACTCCTATAAAAAATATCTACACAAGATCTATGTGGTTAAGTCATTTCACTGATTCAAAAGTAAAAGCAGTACCTGATTTACCATACAGCGGCGATCTTAGAGCAGACGAAGCGTTTCACTGGGGCAGTGGACCATACGCTGTATTGTTAGCTGCTCAACTAGCCTCTGAAGAAGTTTGGCTGTTAGGGTTCGATCTCTACGACACGGACAAGAAAGTCAATAATATATACAAAGGCACCGGCAATTATGTTAAAGCAGACGCACATGCCATAGATCCATCTTACTGGATACATCAAACTGAAAAAGTATTTGAATGTTTTCCAAACATAAGATTTAAAATATACAATTCTGAAAATTGGATTATTCCCGAGAAATGGAAAAAAATCAACGTAGAGCTATTGACTTATAAATATCTTCAAGTATAATATTAAACATACACAGACACAAAGAGGACTTCTATGGCATTCAACCCTCTATAAACATTCTGCATGTCATCAAACTTACTCATAAGCATAGGAGGCAAGAGATGGCTAAGTTCTATTCAACAAAAACATACGGCAACGATAGGGGTTTAAGTTGCTGCTTTAGGCAGTGGAGAGCGACTCATTCTCACTGTTCAACACTACACGGATACTCAATCGGTATCAGATTAATCTTTGAAAGCGAAACACTAGATGATAAAAACTGGTGTATGGACTTTGGCGGTCTTAAACTGTTCAAAGAATGGGCAGATCATATGTTCGATCATACTTTGGTAATCGCAGAAGACGATCCAATGCTAGATCGTTTCAAAGAAATGTCAGGTTGGAGCTCAAATCCAGAACACGACGGTAAGCCAGATCGTGTACAGGTAGAGCCATATCGTCGACAAGGCATTTGCGATTTGCGCATTGTGCCAGGAGTTGGTTGTGAAATGTTTGCTAAAATGTGTTACGAAAAAATGACTGAATTGTTAGATACTATGAAACACGGAACTCAATTAAGTGATGATTCATTTATCAAATCTCGTTATCCTGTCAATCCAGGTGTTCGTGTAAAATCAGTCGAAGTGTTTGAGCACGGAGCCAATTCGGCAATCTACGAGGGCTAATGCGTAATATCTGGAGAATTTGGGCCAAGGCCCTTGGTGAGAAATCTGGTGCTACAAGTCAGGAAGCTGATATGGTAGCACTTGTTCGCACATTTATAATTCTTTCATATCTTATTACAAACGCATTCATCATAGCAGGCGTCATAAGGCACTGGTAATGTTAAATGTCGTTTGTCTAAAACATGGAACCAAATATGGTCCAGAATACGTAAACAAACTCTACAATATGATACGGAGGCATCTAACGATGCCTCATCGTTTTATCTGCTTCACAGAAGATAGAAAAGATCTAAACGATAATATAGAGATCATAGATCTACCTAAATTGCCTATTGATGGTTGGTGGTACAAACCTTACATCTTTAAACACGGACATTTTCCCGACGGAGATACCATATTATATTTTGATCTAGATATGGTTATCGTCAATAACATAGATCATTTTGTCACTTACATGGCTTCACATTTTGTAGGACTACAGGATGTTGGTCGTGTGTTTAGACCGGGATACCAAAAACTAGGCAGTGCTGTGATGCGTTGGCCTGCTAACAAGTATCACGACATATGGGACAAATTAGAAAATAACTTTGGACAGGCCAAACGGCTCCATGGTGATCAAGATTGGATATGGAGCATCTACGGTGGAGAGATCAAATTCTTTCCCGAACAGTGGATTCTCAGTTATAAATGGGAAGTTAGGACTAGGGACGAGTTACACGGACTTGGTAAAAACAGTTTTTTCAAAACTGTTAGGAATCCAGAAATACCCAACGGCTGTGCTGTGTTAGCATTCCATGGAAACCCGCCAGTCCATGCTGTTCAAGATCCTGTTATCGTCGATAATTGGATTTGATCAATTAATAATTTCTGAGGTATGCCGGCGGCCATTTCTTCAATGGTCCATTCTGTCCAAGCCAGTTCGTTGAGCCATTGAGTTCGATCAGGCATCTGTGGTGTTTCAATATCAGCTAAATTTGTATTCGCAACTGGCGCAGCAAGACTATCAGGCCCAACAAAACTAGGAACACCCTGTATTATAGATTCTATTCCAGGGTTGCTGTTCCAATTAACCACTGCCCAGGCATTCAACAGATCTTGTTTGAATGGTGCTTTGCTGACTGTGATATTTTTTAGGTTAACTGGAAATCTAGGATGAGGTCTAACTATTATCGGTCGATCAGTATGCTGCTGGATTTGCGTTATAGTATTTCTTAGCCAATCATCAACACTGGGATTTTCTCTCCATTGATGACTGAATCCGTGTTGTGGACAAACAACTATATTCTCACCTTGCCGCCAAGACTGTAATGACACGCCTAGCTTTTTAATTCTAGTATCATCAACTTGGGCTGGAACAAAATAAGAGCCAGCATTGATTCCGTTAATGCCAATCTTCCATGTGTGGTCACGCTGTAGGCAACTGACTTCTAGAACAATAACGGGTCTGTTCTGTTGTCGATAATGATCCCATACAGCTCTGTTCTGTTTCATTCTACCGTGCCATAGCACTGACCAAATTATAGCAGCGTCCGAATTCATTTGATTTTGAACAACTGTATGCCCAATTCTTCCCAGGCCTGCTTCAAAGGCATCAAATATCGGCGGACTGTTTAACGCACCATGTTGACGAAACGAGTTAAAGATCATATAATATATATTGCTATTTTAGATCAACCAGTGTATAATAAGACTATGAAGAACAACTATACAGTTTTTATTGAAGAAGATCCAGACACCGGCGACTTAATGTTGCCGCTTCCTCCCGATCTGTTGAATCAGATGGGTTGGGATTTTGGTGATACATTAACGTGGGAAGACCTAGGTAATGGGTCATTCAGCATATCTAAAAAAGAAAATCCAGAATGCCCAAAAGAATAGGTTTTGCCTGTAAGTGGATCGACGGTCCTAGTCAAATAGACGGCATCAAGCAGAAGGACAACTGTAAACAGTATAATACTGGCAGCACTACTGTAGCCTGGTTAAATAGACAAACCAGGGATGTTGCGGAACAGAAACTATGGGATTTAATGGAATCCAACATAGAAGCTGTTCGTAAACTTGTTACTCTGGTAGGAGAACAAGATGAAGATCTTAGAATGGTACGACTCAGCAGCGATATACTTCCTGTCTACACTGAGCCTACTTGGGGCAGCTATTGGCGGCGTTCCGATGTACGAGCCTATTGCGAGAGAGCATTTGGGCAAGTGGGGGCTGTGGCTCGCGAGAGGAATGTACGGTTGTCTTTTCATCCTGGTCAGTTTACTGTCCTGGCATCTGATAACCCAGATATTGTAAATCGATCAATAGAGGAGTTTGAATATCATGTGGACATGGCTCGCTGGATGGGATTTGGCAAAACGTTTCAAGACTTTAAAATCAACGTTCATATCGCAGGCCGACAAGGCCCAATGGGAATACGTGCTGCGCTGGCTCGTATGACGCCCGAAGCTCGTAACACACTTACTATCGAAAACGACGAAATGACCTGGGGCATCGAAGACAGCATTGAACTAGTCAATGACTGTGCTCTAGTGTTAGACATACATCACCATTGGATTAAAACCGGAGAATATATTGAAGCAACTGACGATCGTGTTAAAAGGATTAGTGACAGTTGGCGTGGTAATCGCCCTGTCATACACTATTCTGTTTCTAGGGAAGACGTACTTAGAGAACATTCCGGAGACACCCGTCCCGCTCTTCAGACCCTCTTAGAAAGCGGTCATAAGAAAGCAAAACTCAGAGCACACTCAAACTTCTACTGGAATACAGCAGCTAATGAATGGGCTCTGAGTTTTAGAGAAAACTTCGATATCATGTGCGAAAGCAAGGCTAAAAATCTAGCATCGTTCGCACTCTACGAAGAAGCTAAAAGATTAGGCCTTTGATTTCGGTTTACGAGTTGAAGGTTTCTTTGGAGCAGCTGGTTTCTTAGCACGTGGCTTTTTAGCTGGAGCAATAGATTCCACAACCGCTTGCGTTGCTTTTTCAGCGACAGGAGTAGCAGGCGCTTCTTCCTTAACCGCCGGAGCTTCTACTTTATATGGAGCTTCTGCTTCTGCTGGAGCAGCTGGTTTGGCACCAAAAAGTTTGGCTAATAGTTTTAACATAGTAAATCTCCCTTGTGGAATATTTATTAAATATATGTACAGCAGTTTAAAAAGGAGAAATAAAATGTTAGAAATTCTATTTTGGGGTTTAGTAGGAGCATTTGTTGGGTGGCATTTTCCACAACCGGATTGGGCCAAAACTCTTGAAGCTAAAATAAAAGGATTTTTTAGCAAGGAGTAAGTATGGCCTACAGTGATAAGGTAATTGATCATTATGAGAATCCTCGCAATGTGGGCAGTTTTGATAAGTCTGATACTAATGTAGGTACCGGAATGGTTGGCGCACCTGCGTGTGGGGACGTAATGAAATTACAGATCAAAGTCAGCGATAACGGTATTATAGAAGATGCTAAATTCAAAACTTACGGATGCGGGTCGGCAATTGCGTCTAGCTCTCTTGTTACAGAATGGCTCAAAGGTAAGACTCTTGACGAAGCAGGAAGCATTAAGAATTCTGCGATTGCAGAAGAGCTCGCCCTACCTCCGGTCAAAATACATTGTAGCATATTGGCAGAAGATGCGATTAAAGCAGCAGTAAAGGATTATAGAGAAAAACATGATAACGCTGTCAGAACTAGCAGCTGAAAAAGTAAAACAACAATTAGAACGTAGAGGCAAAGGCCTAGGTATACGAGTAGGTGTAAAAACCACTGGTTGCTCGGGCCTTTCTTATGTTTTAGAATATGTCGACCGACCCAACGAACTAGAAGATGTTTGGGAAAGTCATGGTGTTAAAATTTATACAGATGCCAAGAGTATGGTCTATATAGCAGGCCTTAAAATGGACTGGGTACGAAACGGACTTAATGAAGGTTTTGAATTTAATAATCCTAACGAAACCGCACGTTGCGGTTGCGGTGAAAGCTTCAAAGTCTAGTACTTACTAACAGGTAGCGTACTGCTAGCTGGCATATCCCAGATCTTTTTCCTATCTATAGACTTTTTCTGGGCAAATCGTTTAGCATCACAGTTTGGGCAACAGTGAAAATAGTTGTTGCTCAAACGTCTGTGATCTATATTCTTGAGATCTCTTTCAAACGGACCGTCACAGTTATCGCATCTAAAGATAGCTACTGTTTTATCTCTCTTATAGACATGTTCTTTACCTAGCTTACTAGACCTAACATATTCCTGAGTTCTGGTTTCTTGACGTAGATACATAAGGTATTTACATTCGGCTTATAAAATTTTGGGCTAAATATTTCAGTAAAGGTCTACTTACCGGAGCATTTAGAATGTCAAGAAAAGAAATAAACATCGGAGTCGAAGGCAACGACGGTACCGGTGATAGTATACGTGATTCGTTTAAAAAAGTAAACGACAACTTCCAAGAATTATATGCTGTACTAGGGCAAGAAGGCGCTCTTAGCTTTATCGGCTTAGACGATACCCCTGGGCAGTACCTAACAACAGATACCAATAAAGTGTTAGTTGTCGACGGCGACAACGAACGCTTGTTGTTCAAAGAATTACGTGGTGATGCTACCATCGTTATTAACCAAACTATTCCAGGTGTTATTAGTTTTAGCTCATTAGCATCTGCGTTGATCAACGATGGAAACCCAACACTAGCTGCCAATCTTAATGCTAACTTTAAACGTATTACTAATCTTTCCGAAGGTTCTGTAGACACTGACGCAGCTACAAAAGGCTATGTAGACGGTAAGTTAAGCCTAGCAGGTGTTGATGCTGTAAATCCAGAAACAGGTGCTACTAGTCCATCTTGGGGCACAATGACTGGACCGTTAGTGCTTTCACGTAACCCTGTAGACTCTGATGACGTTAACTATGGCGGGTTAGTTGCTTCAACAAAATCCTACGTTGACTCAAAGACTTTCAGCAGTATCACAAACATCTACGTTACTACTAATGGTCAAGATTATCGCACAGATATTCCAGAAAGCGCAAAAGGTCGTTTTTGGTCTACAGCATTTAGAAGTGTACAACGTGCCTGCGAATTAGCAGAAGAACTAGTCAACGATGCTCCAATCGAACTAGGACCTTACCAAAAAATACTTACATTCAATAACGGTACAGAAAATTGTACATTGTTTGATATTATTGAATCTCCGTTGTCTGGCGCAGGTGCGCTTGCTGAAGCAAGACTAGGTCTCGATCCAGATACATTAATCTCTATCATTCAAGGCGGTACTGGATACGAAATCGGCGATACACTTGGTATCAGCGGCGGTACTGCTATTGTCCCTGCTCTGCTACGTGTTGTAGCAAAGGACTTCGCAGGAAGCATCACACAGGTAGCCATTGAGCAACAGGGTGTATATTCTCTACTACCAGATGATTTAGATAATATAGGTCTTGTAGGTGGTAGCGGTAGTGGCACTGCTAGCATCTCTGCTAGATTTACAGTTACCAGTATCATAGTAACAGACAGTGGTTCCGGGTATGGTTCAGGCGCTTCGGTTATTGTTACCAGCAGCGGAACTGGTGGCGGCACAGAGGCCTACGTTACAGAAATCAGCGGTGAAATCAAAGAAGTCACTATCGCAAGAGGTGGTTCGGGCTACGACGTAATTCCTACTGTTGAGATATTCCTACCAAGACTATTGTTAGAAACAGACAACAAAGGATCAGACTTTGATGACGATCTTCGTGAAGGTCAATGTCTAAGAGGTCTAAACTCACGTGCTGTTGCTAAAATTATCAGCCACAACGGTTCTAGAGACTCGTTTGGCCGTGAGATTTTTGATATTGAATTGATCAGTGGCGTATTTGAAAACGATGAAATTATCGAATACGGTGAGCCAGTTAAAGACATACAGATTACTATTGAAATAGAATCTGGTGTTTACTATGAAAACTTTCCATTAAGAATTCCTCCTAACGTTTCATTACGTGGTAGTGAATTCCGTCGTGCTATTATTAGACCAAAACAAGGCGTTAGCCAAAGTCCTTGGGCACGTTTGTATTTCCGTAGAGATCAAATCATCGACGGCCTACGTGCTGCCAAATACGAATACGGTTATCACTATCTAACAGATCCATTAGACTATTCAAGCCGACCGTTAGACAACAATGAGATGGACGTGTTCCTATGCGGTGACGCTACTATTGTTAGAAACCTAACAGTACAAGGTCATGGCGGATTCATGATGGTGCTTGATCCAAACAGTCAGATCGGATCTAAATCACCTTACTGCCAAACAGGTACCAGCTTCTCACGAAGCATCAACGAAAAACAATTTGCTGGTGGTCAGTTTGTCGACGGCTTCTCAGGAAACCTAGAAGGTATATTACTAGGCCGCGTAGGCACTAGTACAGAAAAAATTATCATAGGTGGTCTAGTTCGCGAACCACAGTTACCTAACTCTTTTGTGCTGGGCGGCGAACTATATCGTATCACACTTGTTAACAAAATCGAAACTGAATATTTCGGCGCTAAGGTACTGCTAGAACAGAACCGAGCATTTATTCAATCAGAAACAATCGCTTGGATCAACGGTGAATTTCTTGGTCTAGAATATGACGAAGCAAAATGTTATAGAGACGTAGGACTTATTGTCGATGCTGTTGTACAAGATGTGCTTTATGGCGGTTACATTAACAGTACACAAGCAGGTCGTTTGTATTTCAACAACGGAGCAACTGTAGTATCTGGACAGGTATCGCAGACTGCTGACGCTATAGCTAAAGCCAAAGAAATCGCAACCTATGTAATCAATCAAGATCTATGGCCAGCAGTAGGAACAGTAGTACAGACAACCATCCCATCAATCACTGACGGTGACCTTGCTGAAACTGTGCTTGGAAATTGTTTTGATATCATAGAAGTTATTGTAAGATACGGCGAAAAAATCTATAAAGCCAAATCACTGCTACAGTCTAACAAAGAACTTATACAATCAGAAGTTATAGAATACATCAATACAGTTTATCCAAGTTTAGATTACGACGAAGCACTGTGTAAGCGTGACACTGGATTTATCGTTGATGCTGTGTCTATCGACTTGTTTGGTGATTTTAATAACTCACTAAGAGCAGGTCACGCACACTTTAGACAATCTGGTCGTGTATTCCCAGCTGATCAAGTCGACGAAACTATTGATGCGATCGAGTATGGCAAATATTTGATGACACAGATCGTTAACAACGATCCACCAAGTGTTTTAAGAACTTCTAAAATATTCAATCCTATCAACGATGTTAGCTTAGTAACAAACTCTATATCTATACCTGGTCATAGTTTTACCAACGGGTCAAGAGTTGTTTACACAGCAGAAGGTGGCACACCAATGTCTGCTACAGAAGGTCCGCTAACAGACGGTGGCACATATTACATCTATGTGCTTGATGGTAACACTGTACAACTATATCGTTCGCTGGAACTGGTGATTGCCAGAGAAAAAGAAGTTAACACTTCTATTGAAATTAACATAACCAGTATTGGCACAGGAACCGGACACAAACTTGCGTTCCAACAGGCCACTGACATTGACCTAGAAGCTCAAGATCTACTTGATGCCAACATCACGGATAACATAAACACCGCGATCAGTTACATCCAAACACTAGTTCAAGATGGCAATACCGCAGATGTTCCAGGCATCTATCCACAATACGAATGCGTGTTAGATACTCCTTTCTACGGAGCAACTGCCGCTGCCTATGATGAAACATATTGTTCTCGTGACGTTGGCTTGATTGTTAATGCTGTGTTATATGACATGGTGTTAGGATCTAACTTCCAATCTATCAACGCAGGAAGAGCATATCTAAGATCATATGCCGTTGATGTTACAACAAATCAGTTAACTGCTACGCTTAATGCTATCATCAAAGCTGAAGAAGAAGCTAAGAAACTTCTAAACCCAGGAACATATTCTGCTGCTAGAAATACAATCAGCGATAGAATGTTGCTGATCAGAGATATTATAGAAAATGGAACAGCATCTGTTCCTGCTATAACATATCCAACACCGACAGGAATGAGCGGCACTGACAACAAAGTCAAGGCCAAGGATATATTAATTGCTAACAAGGCGTTTATTCAAGCAGAAATTATTGCTTGGATTAATGTACAAAAAGCAGGTAACATTGCTCCATTTACATCTTCAGATGTCATCGACGGAGCGGCTTGCTCTAGAGACGTAGGATATATCATCGATGCGATGTGTTATGATATACTTTACAGTGGCAACAGCTTAACCAAGAATGCCGCCGAAGCCTATTACAGCGCACTAGCAACAGGTGGAACTGTTATCCTAGGTCAAGAAGCAAAGACTGCTGCTGCCTTAGCTAGATTAAAAACTGTATTAGGTTATGTAGTTGTCAACGACAACACATCGTGGACTAAGTCAGTTGGAAACATATTAAATCAAAACGTAGCACTACCAGCAGCATCTGCTAGTGAAACTACAAGAACAAACACACTAACAGATGTGTTGATAGATTATGTTGCCGACGGCGACTATGATACTGCCACTGCCACAGTCAACCCAACTATCACAGGTCAAAGTGCCACACTACAGGGCGCAAGAAACTTAGTGGTTGCTGAAATCAGTAACATACAGGCCACAGTTGTAGACTTTGTCAGCAACGGACGTGGTAAGATTATTATCGGTACTGCTGGTAACAAGTCGATGCTAGGCAATGACTTTACGCAGGTCAACGACATGGGCTATGGCATCTTTGCTATGAACAACGGCTTGATCGAATCTGTGTCAATGTTTACCTACTATTGCTACACAGCGATGTATGCGTTGAACGGTGCGCAGATTCGTGCGTTGAACGGTTCATCAGCACACGGGTTCTACGGTCTAAAAGCAGAAGGTGCTGACCCCAACGAAGTTCCAGACATAGTATCATTGAAATTCCCTCTGATACAGACGGCCAGCGCATATACAAATCCAGGGTTAGATTTAACCAATGCCGAGGGCGAATTGACACTATATGTGTCCAACTATCAGTATGTTCCAAGAAGTGGTTCGTTTGTTGATATCGATCACACCGGTGATCCAGGCGGCAATACTCGTCTTGGTCTTAAGACCTACGTTATCAACACCGCTAGTACACAAGATTTACCAGACGGTGTTTGCTCACTGGGCTTAGGATTAGTCACAGGACAGACTGGTCTAGCTATCGACATACCAAATGGTAAACCTGTAATCATACGTCAAAACGAAGAACTTGTTATAGCTGGCAAGGAAGAAATCGTTGCCACAAGACCTTCTACTGCGCTGATCTTTAACGAGGATAGAACCAACACCATACGTGTTCTTAGCTTTACACAATACGAAGGACTTGACGCAGTTACCGCAGATGTTATTGTAGGCAGTAAAGATGGATACAACTACGTTAACCTACCAGTGTTAGAAGGCAGTACATCATTTACTGTTCCAACATGGTCTGGCAACACAGGTGATGATCAGATTGCCGTACAGACACTATCATTCGTAGACAGCCAACGTGTTGTTTATCCTATCACAGGTGCTGCGATCTACGACGGATCTACTACTGGCACAGGTGGACATATTTTCGGTTATCAAGATTCTGTCTATGAAATCACAGGTTATGATGTAAACTCAGCAGATCCAAATAACCCAATTGGCGTATTGACCTTTAGGAATTTAACAAATCCGTTAGCGGTAACTAGAACTGCCACAGTATCAGCAGCTACCAAGGCCAATCCCTGCGTTATCACAACATCAACTGAGCAATATCTAAATGCTGGTAGAAGAATCAAGTTTACCGGTGTTACAGGCATGACTCAGTTAAACGGTAACACCTATTATGTGAATCCGTTGACCTACAGCATAACTGCCACAGCTACTGTAGCATCTACAGATAATATCACTGTTAGTTCAACTGCAGGGCTGGCTGCTGGTCAAAGAATTGTGTTCTCAGGTGTAGTGTTTGGCGGCATCGTTGCCAATGAAACATACATTATTCATACCGTAGGTGCTGGCACTATTAAGATAACTGCCACAACAGGCGGCACAGTCTACGGATTAAGTGATGCCAGCGGCTCTATGGCTGTAGTAGTCACTTCCGATACCAATTTTGCGCTGTACACAGATTCAGCATTGACTATGACGCTAGACAGCACTGGGTTCGGTGTGTTCAGCGGCGGAACAAGTTCTCTACAGGTGTTAGGTGGTCTAACATATTCAGTTAATGCCAGCAACGGTAACCTAACATTAAACTCTGGTATCAGAGCAGGTGCTGTCGGTGATATTACTGTTAATATTTCAACTATGAGAGCAACAGGACACGATTTCTTAGATATCGGTACTGGCTCTTATGCTGATACTAACTATCCAAATAACATCTTTGGACCTCCGGCTAACACTCCGGACAAAGAAAATCAAGTAATTGAAAAGGGCAAAGGACGTGTGTTCTTTGTAAGCACTGACCAATCAGGTAACTTCCGAGTCGGTGACTTCTTTGCTGTTGACCAAGGTACTGGACAGGTAACTCTTGATGCTAGCATTAACTTGCGCGGTATTGACAGCTTACGTCTACGTCAAGGTCAAGAAATTTCTGAATTCTCTAATGACACTTCATTGGGAGGTTCTGGACTTCCAGACTCACAGGCAGTGCCAACAGAAAATGCTACAAGAACATATATCGATAGACGTTTAGGTCTATCACACTTTGGTGTGCGTGTAACTGACGGACTGATTGGTCCAGGTTACCTAGCACTGAACGGTGAGTTGTCTATGAAGGGCAACTTGGACATGGACGACAACCGTGTGCTTAACTTACCACAACCGAGACAGGGTATAGCAGGCGGTGAAGAAGCTGTTCCAAGATTCTTCATGAAGATGGCTAACTTAGAAGATGGTCCATCTGGTTGGAGACCAGAAACAGGCTCGCCAACATACGGTGTATCTAATTCAGATATATTAGTGTTTACTGGCACTGGAGCAAACTTTACCAACGCCACAGTCGGCGGATATCTAACATTTACTAGAAGTGGTACAACTATCAATGCCACAATCAATGACAACACTATTGTCGACGCAGATATTAATTACGATGCTGCGATTGGTCAACACAAACTTGCGTTGAACACTGCGAAAGCAACTACAGCAGACGGATATAGTGTAACAGCATACACAGCAAATACCACAGTGTCTACCACGATAACTGCTGCTGGTCACGGATTTAGCAACAACAACGTAGTTGTTATTTCTGGTGAAACTACTGTAACTGCGATCAACGGTGACTGGAAAATTTCAAACGTAACAACTGATACTTTTGATATTCCAGCAAATACATCCGGCGGTGGTGTAATCAGTGGCTCAGCAAAAGTAAGACTATATGGTATGCTGTCAGGCGCCAAGGACACAGAGTTTACTATTGTCAACGGATTCCTAGCACTAAAAGACGCAACATCAACTACTACAGGTATATCAAGAGCTAAACTTGCTCACATCGATCCTAGCGTGTATGATGCCACAGACCAAACATCACTGTCTGGCACAGTAACAAAGGTACTAGGTCGTCGAGGTGTTCCAACAACAGGAACACCAACAGGTGCTGTTGTACCAATTGACGCTAGAACTATTGTCGAGGATGCCGACGGACTAAGTCGAGCTGAAGTTCCAAGTATCGGTGTTGTTGTTAGGTCGTCAACAGGAACCGGTACAGGTAAATTTACCACTGTGACCTATGGCAGCTCTAATGCTAATAATACTATCGTACAACGTGGCCCAAGCGGTGAAATTGCTATAGGAGCATTGACTACCACGGGTGTTACTTCCAGCGGATCGATAACACTAACCGGTGGGATCAATGCCGGTGACGGGGTTAACTTCACAGTCAACTCAACTACTACTTCATCATTGACTAGAGTGTTAGACGACGGCGCGACTGGTTCCTACTACACATTAGTAAGAAACGGCAATGGTGGTTCAGGTATACGTTTAAATGATGGCTCAACATCAGCTAGACAGTATACTTCATACATTGCTCGTGAACATAGATTCACAGATACTGGCGGACTAACCAACGGTGTCATTGACGTCAAAGGCGGTACACTTGCGTCAACAACCACAGGCGGTGTATTAACCAACGGGTACATTTCTGGTTATTGGAACGTAAATGCTGGGTCTAGAATGAGTGCTACTTGGGCTGACTTAGCAGAGTGGTATGCTTCAGACAAAGAATACGAGCCCGGAACTGTAGTAATGTTCGGCGGTGACTCTGAGATTACACTGTGCAACGAAGCCGCAACAACTAGAGTAGCCGGTGTAGTAACAACTAATCCTGCGTTTGTTCTAAACTCCGAACAACAAGGCACAAGGACCTGCGTAGCACTACAAGGTCGTGTTCCAACTAAGGTAGTAGGTAAAGTTAAGAAAGGCGATCTAATAGTTGCCAGCGGTATCGCAGGTATTGCGATATCAGCAGGTACTGTTGCTAGCCCAGGTACAATAATCGGCAAGGCGCTGGAAGATTATGACAGCGATAGAATTGGTACAATTGAAATCGTCGTAGGAAGAGTATAATGACTAAAAAAATCATATCCCCAGGCAGTCCCCCTTTAACATGGGATAAACTTCGATTAGCAGTATCAGATATAAACGACAACTTTGAAGAAGTTTATAATTTTGATATTCCGCAATCTATTGAAGATCTCGGAATAACAAACGGTACATCGATCAATGATGTTATAGGTTGGGATCCAGAATCCAACACCTGGACTAGTACAACTATAGCAGTTGTGGGCGGTACTGACACTATAGATACTGTATTAACTCGAGGTAATACATCTACCAGAAGTCTCACAGTCGGTAACTTATCAGCAGATACTTTAAATTTTCCAGATAGCAGTCAGCAGAGCACTGCGTGGACAGGTACAGTGAATTGGTCAAGTGTATCTGGAGCACCTACGATCCCGACCAATACTAATCAGTTAACTAACGGTGCTGGTTTTATAACATCAGCAAGTTTAACATGGTCTAACGTATCTGGAAAACCTACATTTGCTACAGTAGCAACGTCCGGAGCATATGGTGATCTATCTGGCAGGCCTTCATTGGCCACTGTAGCAACATCAGGTGTGTACGGCGATCTATCAGGAAGACCATCATTGGCTACTGTGGCTACTAGCGGAGCATACGGCGATCTATCAGGAAGACCAACAATACCGACAAGTATTTTAAATTTAGGTATAACCGACGGATCAGTAGGACAGGTACTGACTACTAACGGCTCGGGAGGATTTAGTTTTACCACAGTAACAGGTGGTGGTGGCGGGACTGGTCTAGGTTCAAGAGTTCCAGCCGGTGGCACTACAGCTTCACTGGCAAATAATGCCACAGGCAATATAACCATAACAGGTTACAAAACATACATGATGTATAAAATAAACACCAACGCAGCAGCATGGGTTAGATTTTACATCACTGACGCAGCACGAACAGCAGACGCTAGCAGAAGTCAAGGAACTGATCCTAGCGCAGGAGCAGGGGTTATTGCGGAAGTTATCACAGCCGGTTCAGAAACTGTGATACTTTCACCAGGTGTGCTAGGATACAATGACGATGCTACACCAACAACGAATATCTACGCAGCAGTAACAAATCTAAGCGGATCGACCAGAACTATCACAGTTACAACCACAGTGATACAACTAGAGAGCTAATATGTCTTTAAAAGATTATATCAAGGTCAAAGAATATATCGTTACAGTAAACGATATGCTAGACATTGATGACATTTATAATGAACTCGAAACCCAAGGAATCGCTCCACCTAACACTGAGCTGACTAGATCTATACTGCTGGCAGAACGTAGGCCCAGCAGTAGAAACACACATTATTGGCTCACTGACTGGGAAGCTGAACAGTTAAAAAATGATCCAAGAATAAGATCAGTAGAAATACATCCAAGATACCGAGGCATCAGCGCAGGCACTACCGGATACACACAAACATCAACAAACTGGAATAAATCCAGTTCTACATCTAGCACGATGAAAAATTTTGCGTTACTTCGCTGTACAGAAGGTGCGCAACGATCAGGTTGGGGTTCAGACGGAACTACTACGCAAACTGGTACTGTAACTCTTAATGCCACAGGAAAAAATGTCGACGTTGTTGTCGTTGACGAGAACGGAATAGTTTGGAACCACCCAGAATTCGCGGTCAATGCTGACGGTACAGGCGGTACAAGAACCGTACAATATAATTGGGGACAGCATGATCCTGTTGTTAAAGGAACCGCAGCTTCTAATTATGTGTATGGCACTGGCTCACATTCGACTCACGTAGCAGGTACTGTAGCAGGCAACACACAAGGTTGGGCTAGAGATGCTAACATCTATAATATCTATTATCTAGCAGGTGATGGAGCAAATTACAACTTTCCATATGTCATGGATTATGTAAGACAGTTTCATGCTAACAAAAGCATAAATCCTAATACAGGTAGAAAAAACCCAACAGTGACAAACAACAGTTGGGGTATGAGTATCTTTGCTAACGAATGGAGTTTCAATGATATCACCGCAGTCACATACCGAGGAACAAGATACGCACCTACAGGGAGTTTTACATATCTTGGCCTCAGTGGAGTATACACAGCTAACGCAAAACTAGCTGATCTAGTCGGTTTAGAAAATGCCGGTAATCGAATTACCACAACAGGGTCGATCGTGGACGCAAGCTCTAGGATATTATCAAAGCCTGCTGCGTGGACACAGGACGGAGGACAGGTTTCCTTTTCCTATCTAGGTGATCAAAATCCAGATAACTTATATACAACAACTGTTCAAGGACCCTGTACCTTAAGTGTGCTCAATAATATTGCCACAGGCGGGTTTAATGGCACCACCACAATGACATTAGGCATTAATATCAAACAAGGTGCTACAGTTATCAACGCCTACACAGCTGGCCCAGAAACATCTACTTCCGGTGGAGACATTGAACTGATCATCGAGCAAACTGTAGCATTGCCTAACACAGCAGTATATACTATCGAGTTCGTGTCAATCATTGACAATGCCACTGTTGAAAACCCAGTAACTGCTGTAGCTATGAATGCCACAGTATCAGTGCCTGGCGGCACAGCTACTGCCACAGTGTCTCCCATATCTAACTCATTAGGATCAACTACAGGGTTATCTGTGTCGACTACTCCTACTATGGGCAACAACGATGACGGATATTGGCAGTTGTCATTGCCATTCAACATTTCATATCTAGGTACCCTATACAGTGAAATTTATGTCGGCACTAACTTTTATCTAACGCTTGGCGGCGGGTCTAATGTATACAGTGGTATAAGTCCTTCAACTCCTAACTATCCTAAGATAATGTTAACAGCCGCAGATAATTCAGTACAACGCATTTACTACGGTACATCCGGAGTAACTCCTGATCGAACATTCCGTGTAAGAATTGAAGGTACAAACGGAATAGGTGGAACTCTAGGAAGTCCTACTATGGTAGCAGAATACATATTCTATGAAAACTCAGTGAATCGTATCGACCTACAAGTAGGCGCTAACGCAAATAAATCTAGCGCAGGTAGTTTTACCACAGAACAACTCAATGCCTGGGGATTCATAGCCGGTCAACGTATCCCTGCTCGTGTAGCTGCGCTGGATGCAGACGTAGAAGACGCACAGGCAGAAGGTATACTATATGTAGGTGCTTCCGGCAATGGAAAATGGAAACACGATTTGCCAGGTGGCCCAGACTGGGATAACACTTTTGAAATGTCAGCTAGATATCCCGGACAAGTATATTATTATATGAGAGGAAGTAGCCCAACAGCCAACGACAGTATAGCTGCCGGTGGTAATTACAATCTCAATACCATCTGCGTGGGTTCTGTAGATATCACATCTACCGAAGTTAAAGCATCCTATTCAGACTGCGGTCCGGGAACTGATATCTATGCTCCCGGCACTTATATCATAAGTTCGTATCCTTCGGGCACAACTGACCCTAGATCTTCTAGTTACTATCTAGGTAAAATAAGTGGAACTAGTATGGCTAGCCCGCAGGTCTGCGGAGTATTAGCATGTGCTCTAGAAATCTATCCTAACATGAATCAAGCACAGGCTAAGAACTATTTGCTGGCCTATGCTAAATCAAATCAGTTAACACAAATAGGACCAAGCGGTCCCACAAATACTACAGATCTACAAGGCAGTGCTAATCTGTATCTATATTATCCTCAAGAAAGACCTCTTACAGGTAACGTATTTCCTAAGAAAAACTACCAGTATAGACCCGCTACGGGCAGTGTATACCCCCGTCCAAAAATAAGGGCTAAAGGATAATGGAACAGTTGATAAATATTGGATATAGGGCGAAAACATGGCTGTGAATGAATCATTACTACCGAATCTAGGAAACCAAGTTAACGATGGCTTAGGCGATGACCTACGATCTGCATTCGGTAAAGTTAACAATCTTTTCAGAGATTTGTATAACGAACTAGGAGTTATAGGTGTAAACATCGGCGACGGTGCTGAAGTGTTTAAACAAAAAACATTAGCCGAGCTAGAACTTAGAACTATCAAAGGTAGTAGCAATGTAACAGTCACGCAAAACGACAACGATATAACTATCGAATCGCCGTTACAAAATATTTTTAGTCAGATCGTTACTTCTAACGGAACGGTAGCGGCTACTAGCCCAACGACAAGTTTAACTTTACAAGGAAGTGATAACGTAACAGTAACCCGTTCAGGCACTGTTATAACTATTGAAGCATCGCCTATCAATACACTAACTTCCGATTTAGAATTAAATGGTTTTGATATCACAGGTACAGGTGATATCAATATCAATGGAGATATTACCGCTAACAACTATGAAGGAAACATATACGGTTTCGGCGGAGAAAATATAGCAAGAGGAGTATTTGACATCGATTTTGGAAGTATAACCGGAATCACACAAAATGCTCTTCAATTTTTATTTTCTAACATAGATTTTGACTTTGGTACTATAGTGTATCCAAGTGAAACAGAATTAGACCTAGGTAACATATAACGGAGAAATAGAATGGCTCTAAGATTAAAAAGAGGAACCGCAGCTGAATTAGCAGCGTATACACCGCTAGAAGGAGAACTGATCTACGTAACAGATCAGGGAGCCATTTACGCTGGTGATGGATCAGTCGGTGGAAAACTAATAGCTAGCGGAAGCGAGCTTATTAGTGACATTGACTTAGGTGGCAACGACATCGTCGGTACTGGTAATATAGACATTACCGGTAACATACATGCGTCTGGCAATATCACAGCAGACGGCAACATCACCTTAGGAACTGGCAATGATGACGAAGTTGTGTTTGCCGCAGACATTTCAAGTAGTTTGATTCCAAACAATGACGGCACATACAATCTAGGAACAGACACTAAAAGATGGGGAACAATCTATGCTGACACTGTTGAAGCTGGACAAGTCAACGCTGACACCATGGGATTCCACGAAGGCGATGTTAAAGGATCAGTATTTGCTGATAACTCCGTTCAGCTTTTAGATGGTCTAACCGGAAAGGTTGTTGGCCCAATTGAAACAAGCACTATATCTGCTAGCGCAGGTATTACAGGAAATCTATTAGGCAATGTCACAGGTAATGTCACAGGTGACGTAGCAGGTAACGTAGCAGGAGCTGTAGTAGGCGAATTTACAGGCCTGTTAAAATCTTCATCAGGTGTAACTGTCGGCGACACAGGATCCGGCGGAGAAGGTGCGTTCAATGGTCAATTCTATGGTGACCTTCACGGTAGCGTGTTTCCAAATGATTCAGGTCTAGGCGGGTTCGCACTTATTGACGGAAACGAAAACAGTGTCAACTTAAACGGTACTATTAAAAATCACGTAGTTGCGTCAACTGCTAGTGCTTGGGATGTGGGATACGACCAAACACCATTTAGAAACCTATTCATAGGCGGTAGTGGTAGAATACAAATGGGAGATTGGCCATATACTCCTGAGGGCAACATACCTACAATTTCTGTAGATAGTTCATCACACAGAATGCAGGTCAAAGGCGGGATTGCTAATCAACTGCCAGTAACTACAACACTTAATGGTGCTGTTCCTGGTCCAGCATCTAGATCTACATTCACAGTTGCTAGCACAGATGGTATCAGAGCAGGTGCGGTGTTCAGCTTACCTGGCGTGTCATTAAGAACTGTAGCCAGTGCTATCGGCGGTGTTATCACTACTACTGAAACATTCTCAGTATCGGCAGGAGCAACATCAAACGGTGAGACTATCAAATTCTATAATCCAGCAGAAACTGGAGCGACATATAGACATGCTGTACCTTCAGCGTCAATCGGAGAGCCAGGCGATGTTGAAGGCATGGTTTTCGCTGACGGCAATTACATATATGTGTGTACAGCCAGCTACGACGGAATAGCTAACATCTGGAAGAGATCAGCAGTATCTGGTACTTCTTGGTAAGGGATTATGAATGTCACTAAAATGGATTACTGTATCTGGTTCTCTAGGGACCATTAACGAACGCGACATACAAAATATTGCGTTAGTAGCAACATCAACTGCGGGTACAGTAACTTACTCTCTTCAGGCTGGTTCTTTACCTAGAGGTCTTAGGATCGACAATGGCGTAATCAACGGTACTCCTTTAGAAGTACAAAAAACAACGATCTCAAGATTTGTTGTTAGAGCCAATGACGGTGTCGAAAGCAAAGACAGAACCTTTAACATCACAGTCGAAGGCAGTGACAGCCCTGTATGGGCGACCAACGAAGGACTGCTACCTGTAGGACCTAATTCTACATTTTTTGTTTTAGATAACGACAAAGTAGATTTCCAATTAATAGCACTAGATCCAGACTTACCAGCTGGTGATACCATTGAATATTACATTCCATATAACGGTGGCGAATTGCCGCCAGGTCTAACACTAACTAATACTGGGCGTATCAGCGGGTTTACTGATCCTATATTTGCCTTAGATTATAGAATATACAGCGGTAACTATGATCTGAATCTTTTCGATGCAGCACCATACGATCTAGGAACCAGACCAGTCAACGGTTTTGATAGTTTTACGTTTGACGATAGACTCTATGACTATTTTGACGAAACAAACTTTCCTAGAAGACTAACACGTTACTATCAATTTACTGTAGCAGCCACAGACGGTATAAACGAAACACGTAGAACATTTCAAATCTATGTAGTCAGCGAAGATTTCCTAAGATCAGATAATACCATAATGCAGGTAGGTACAGGTATCTTCCGTGCGGACAATACCTATGTTAGAAATCCTATATGGATAACAGAATCTAATCTAGGACTAAGACGTGCCAATAACTATGCGACTGTATACTTAGAAGTATATGATCCGCCATCGCTGCCTGGGTACATTTCCTACAAGGTAGAAACTATAAACCCAGAGTTCAAAGGTATCACTACTAGATTAGCTCGAGATAACGATGCGTATATAGAAGTTGTAATGTCTAAAGATGCCAAAGGTAACTATGGTATTCCTAGAAAAAATCAAAAGTTTGCCATAGCTGATGTCTACGACTATACAGACAGTACGCTAGGAACATATACAATAGTAGACGTAGAAAAATTAGATTCAACCCTAGAAGTTAGAAGCAACTATAGATATAGAGTTTATGTCGATCCAAACGTAACTTCTAGAATATCTATTGATTCTGAAATTATATTTGGCTACGACAGCGTTGTTCCTCCAGGATTAACTATTGATACTATCACCGGTGAGCTAACAGGTAAATTACCTTACCAGCCTAGAATTACCAAAGATTACATTTTCACTGTGACTGCTACTGCTAACTATACCAGCGGCACTAGAGCTTCAACACCAAGAACATTTAAACTAAGCGTTATCGGTGAAATCGAAAGTGGAATAGAATGGCTCAGTAATCAAGCGTTAGGCAGCATATCTCCAAACAAAGACAGTCAACTCTATGTCGAAGCAGTGTCTAAACTTAGAGGCGGACTTGTTTTATACAAACACGAATCCGGCGAATTGCCTCCAGGGTTAAAATTGCTGTCAACAGGCGAAATCATTGGCAAGGTAAATCAAATCGGTTCTATCGATAAGCCAGGTATAACAAGATTCTATAACTGGGATGGCAGTTCAGATCGCGATTACAATGTTACCTTTGATAACCAATTAACAGATTTTGATAGAACTTACACATTTGTAGTAGGTGCCAAAGATATCTTTAACTACACAGAAAGCTCAAAGACTTTTCAAATTAAGATTTCTAGTATAGCAGATATCGTCTATAGTAATATGTACTTTAAGGTATTACAGAAAAAATCTAAACGTGATAGCTGGAATGACTTTATTTCTAATAACGTGATTTTTGCTCCGGAAAAGATCTATAGATATGGCGACCCAGCATTTGGAGTTCAAGACGAACTTAAGATGCTGGCATATGCTGGTATAGAAAGTGAAATGTCAGAAACCTTTGTACAGGCAATGAGCAGAAACCATTATAGAAAGCGTTTTATTTTTGGTGATGTTAAAAAAGCTGTGGGCAAAGATCAAACTACTCAAGAAATAATCTACGAAGTTGTATATGTAGATGTCTTAGACCCATTGATAAAAAACGGAAAGAGTATTTCTAGAACAGTACAATTACCAAACAAGATTAATAGTCCTGTGTTAGTTAATCAAACAGCACAAAAAATTGACAGCGATATTCCGTTAGTCAGTGACCAGGATCACCAAAGAGTGTTTCCAAACAGTATTAAAAATATGCGAAAACGTATAAAAGGTGTTGGTCAACGAGATCGCACCTATTTGCCGCTGTGGATGCGTAGCATACAAGAAAACGGGTATGTAGAACCAGGATTTGTCAGTGCGATTCCTATTTGTTTTGTAAAACCGGGCTACGCAGACGAAATTATATTAAGAATAAAAAACAGCGAATTTGATTTTAAAACGATAGACTTTGATGTAGACCGCTATATCATAGATTCTGTCGACGGAATTATAGAGGATAAATATCTAGCATTTCCGCAACGTGGAGAAAAAGTATAATGAGCAGCAACATAGTTTACACAACAATTGACGAAACATATCCAAAAGCCGGGATAGACAACGACACACAAGGCTTCCGTGATAATTTCGGCATTATCAAAAATGCCTTTAACACAGCATCTACAGAAATTGGTGCGTTACAGGCAAAGACCGCAGGTCTTCAAGTTGAAGCCACAGAAAATGGCGGAGATTTCAGTGGTCAGGAAATTTCTAATGCTGTGCTTAGACAGAATTCCCACAAAGTACTTGATGGCGGAACTAGCAATACAGCCCTGTTCACTCTAGACTTTGGCAACGGTGACCATCAATTATTAGTGTTAGATCGAAATGTTCAATTCGAGTTTGACGGTATACCCGATGCTAACTCTTCTAGAATGATTTTGGAACTTAATGCCATTGGCGCAACAACAAGAACTGCTACATTTTTCACCGACGGTGTAATTCCTATTAAGAAAAGTTCAAACTTTCCAACCAGTGTAACAGTAACTGGCGCCACTGAAGCTTTAGGAAATCCAGTTCTAATCGAAATCATTGTTAGAGCCAGAACCAATGGCGATAAAGTGCTGTTCATGAACTACCTAGGTTCATTCTCATAATATGATACACCCTTTTGCTCCAGATCTAACTGTATTAAAAGATGCTGAGCTAGAGCTTAAATTACAAGAATTGACCAAAAAATACTTCCAAGCGCAACGTTTGGGGAACTATGATCTCTTGACACAAGTCAATATGTTTGTTACAATATATAGAGAAGAATTAGCAAGACGACATCGTCAAACTATGACAGACAGTAATAACAAACTAGATAAAGACTTGGATCAATTGATTAATGTTCAGTAATACAGATCAAGACCTAATAATCGGTATACTTAAACGAGGTCCTAGCGCCATTGAAGGTGCTATAGTATCTGAGATTTCCAACGACCTAGAACTTTATATCAAACGCTGCTTTGATGAAAAGTTAACCTATCCAATGCCTGTTACTGAAATTCCAAAAAACAGAGATTGGTTTATTCCAAAAGATTATCAGGACATGGATATAGAAGCGTTCCTTATTGAAAAATGTCCAAAAGAAAATTATCAAAGATTAATAGATGAGATAAATCTATATAAGCAGCACGAAATGATCGACGTGCTAAAAGCTATAAAATACCTAGTTGATACCCTTAGAGCTAATAACATAGTTTGGGGTGTAGGTCGAGGTAGTTCAGTAGCCAGTTACGTACTCTATTTGATAGGGGTACATAAGATCGATAGTATTAAATATAGCTTGCCAATAGAAGAATTCTTCAAAGGAGGAAATAATGGGTAGAACTTATAAAAGCATGCAGGGCAAAGAAGTTGATATGGAAAAACTAGCCCTAGTTAACGAACTAACTCCAGCAGTGGGTAATGTTCGTGTAAATGCTCGTGGTGACGAGCTAGGCGCAGGTGGAAGAGTCGTAAAGACTCGCGAAGAAATTATGAATGATTACTACGCTAGAAATCCACGTGCTGTTAAAGCAGACTCTGCTGAGGTTAAGAAAGCCGAGGACAAATAATGGCTGCTCTTAAAGGTAAACTAAGACTGTTACAAGATAAGGTAATGGTTTCAGATATGTATTTTGGAGAGCAGAAAACACAGACCGGTATCATTATTAAAAACGATGACGGTAAAGTCGAGGGCATCTATCCTCGGTGGGCTCGAGTATGGGCAGTAGGTCCAGAGCACAAAGAGGAGTTTAACGTAGGTGATTGGATCTGCGTTGAGCATGGTCGCTGGACTCGTGGTATTGAATACGAACAAGAAGATGGCGAGACTATCACTATTAGATTGGTAGAAAATAAATCTATCATCATGTGGTCCGACGAAAAGCCTCAAGACGTAGTTAACATCAACAAAGGCATTCATGTAGAACAAGCCGTAGACGCATACAGACTGGAAAACAAATGACAAACGCATTTCGAGATCAAGAAAAATTTATGAAGGCCTGTGATCAAACCACCGATCACTATAACCACGATCAATTTTATCTATACTGTAAACTGATCGAGGAAGAAGTAGCAGAGTTAGCCGAAGCATTAAAAGGCGGGCTACAACTAGAAACTTTAGACGCTTTAACAGACATCCTAGTAGTAACTATCGGTGCTATGCACAGTTTAGGCTCAGATGCTGAAGGTGCCTGGAAAGAAGTCATGAAGACAAACTTTGCCAAGATTGATTCAGAAACAGGCAAGGTTCGTAAACGTGAGGACGGAAAAGTACTCAAACCAGTGGGGTGGACGCCTCCCGACTTAAAGCCGTTTTTGGCAAAAGAATAACAATAGGGGCCTTGACAGGCCCCTATTTTTTTTTGTATAATGAGGTATGACTCAGCCTCTTAAAGACGATTTAATGGTACAACAACAGCTAACATCCAGCGATCCTTGGATCCGAGGATGGGAGCATATGGTGTCTGTCATCATGCTTAATCAGACCGGCAGGAAACCTGTTAAAAAAGTACTGCCCGATTTTCTTTCTAGATGGGCTAGTCCTAAAGCATATCTAAGCAGTAGACCCGAAGATGTCAAGGAAGTTATCAAGTCGCTGGGCATGGTTAATGTCCGAGAACAACGACTGAGAAAAATGAGCTTTGATTATCTATTCTGGGACGGCGACGATGCTACAGATTTATATGGCATTGGCAAATACGGCAGTGACAGCTACGAGATTTTTTTCAAAAAGAATTATACTGTGAAACCCACAGACAAAGAATTAAAAAGATATCTATCCGAGGAGATTTTATATGAATGACCATGAACAAAATATAGAGATCATGAAAGATCTTAGAAGCAGACTAGACGCAGTTATTAAAAAAGAAACACCAGAAGTAAAGATTCCTGATCCTGTCAAACACAAGTATATCAGTTTTGCCAAAAGCGGTATTCGAATTATCGGAGCCGTTGTTTTAATTTCTGGTAACTTGTTAATGGCAGGTGTTTGTCTAGCCCTAGCAGAAGTTCTAGGCATCGTTGAGGAAATGGTGTGAAAATAGGGTTTACCTGTTCAACGTTTGATTTGTTCCACGCTGGGCATATAATGATGCTCAAAGAAGCAAAGACACAATGCGATCATTTGATTGTAGGCCTACAAACTGATCCTACCATCGATAGACCGGATACTAAAAACAAACCTATCCAAAGTGTCTTTGAACGCTACGAACAACTCAAAGCCTGTAAGTATGTCGACGAAATTCTTGTCTACGAAACAGAACAAGATCTCGTAAACATCTTGCTTTCTTATACTATTAATGTTAGAATACTAGGACAAGAGTATATGGAAAAAGATTTCACAGGGCGTTGGGAATGTGAAATGAGAGATATTGAATTATATTTCAATAAACGTGAGCATAACTTCTCAACAACAGAACTAAGACAAAGAGTAGTAGCAGCAGAAATTAACAAAGGGCTAACACAATGAAAGATTTATGGGTAGAAAAGTATCGCCCTAAGACATTAGACGGATACGTTTGGCGTGATGATCATCAAAAGAAAATCGTAGAGATGTGGATCAAAGACAAGAGCATTCCACACTTATTGCTAAGTGGGCCTCCAGGCATTGGCAAAACCACAATGGCAAAAATGCTAATCAATGAAATTGGCATTGAAGAATACGACATCCTCGAACTGAACGCATCACGTACTAACTCTGTAGACGATGTTCGTGAGAAAATCACAAACTTTGTACAGATGATCCCGTTTGGTCCGTTCAAGGTTGTGCTGCTAGACGAGGCTGATTATCTAACACATAATGCGCAGGCAGCACTTCGCGGGGTTATGGAAGAATATCATCAGACAGCAAGGTTCATTTTAACCTGTAACAAACCTTGGATGATCATGGATGCTATCCAAAGTCGCTGTCAAAAGTTCCAATTTGACAAGATTGATCAAACTGAATTCATTGCCCGTGTAGCAACTATCTTAGTAACCGAAGAAGTTGAGTTTGATCTCGAAACATTAGATGTATACGTGTCAAGCACATATCCAGATCTTCGTAAGTGTATCAATCTTGTACAGCAAAATGTACACGAACTAAAGTTGGCACAGCCTAATCAAGCAGACGCAGGCGATGTCGAATGGAAGTTTGAAATGGTTGAATTGTTTAAGGCAGGAAAGATCCAAGAAGCAAGAAAACTGCTGTGTGGCAAACTACGTGCTGAAGAAATGGTCGAAGTATATCGTTGGTTGTATGATAATCCAAGTATCTTCGGTAATGAAGAAAAGCAAAATCAGGCTATCTTAATTGTCAAACAAGGACTTTTAGACCACGGTGTTATTGTGGATCCTGAAATAAATCTCTCCGCAACTTTAATCCGCTTGTCAAAGTTGTTCGGTTAATGGCATATCTAGTTACAGAAAACTGTATCAAATGTAAACATACAGACTGTGTCACAGTATGTCCAGTTGACTGTTTCTATGAAGGCCCAAATTTCTTGGCCATCAATCCAGACGAATGTATCGACTGCGGAGTCTGTGTACCAGAATGCCCAGTAGATGCCATTGTTCCCGACAGCAATGTTGACATTGATGTCAAGTTTTGGTTTGATCTCAACAAAGAATTATCCGGTCAGTGGCCCAATTTAACAATTAAAAAAGAGCCACTGCCTGATGCTAATGCTTGGGACGGTGTCCCAGGCAAACTTCAATATCTAAAAAAGTAGACTTCTTGTTTTATACCCCTTCAATTTCTTTATAGATCGCAAGTATTTCCTTGACTGCTTCATGTCTTTCCACGTCTGCGACTGTGAAATGACATACATCAATGTACCTGTGATTTTTAAAATTATCGTATAGTTTTAAAAATTCCAGCAAACCGTTGTGTGTTGGTCGATCAGCTTGCTGTAGGTCCCCGGTAACTACCATACGTGAACCTTCCCCTAGTCTAGTTAGCAGCATTTTCATCTGGCTCGGAGTTGCGTTCTGCATCTCGTCAGCAATGATAAAACTTTTCTTAAATGTTCGTCCTCTCATATATGCTAGCGGACTTATTTCAATCACTCCTTCTTTGACAAAAGTCTCAATTTCCTTGGCATAATAATATTCCTCAAAGACATCAAAAATAGGTCTTGTCCAAGGTTCCATTTTCTGTTGTAGAGTTCCTGGTAGGAATCCATGCTGCTCATCCACGCTTACAGCGGGTCGAGTTACAACAATCTTATCAACTTCTCCTTCTTGAAATAGGCGCACTGCCTGTTGACAAGCCAACATAGTTTTACCAGTGCCCGCAGGCCCTACGGCAAATACAATATGTTTTTTAGCTTCTTGGAGTTTTAGGAGATAGTTTTCTTGACTGAGGTTTTTAGGATATATCAGTACTCTATTTTTCTTCCTTGGTAGGAATTGCTTTAACGGAACTACGTTATCGACTTCTTTCACTGCTAGATTTCTAGCTGCTTTTCGGTTTTTTCTCAAAGGGTAAGCCTCCTATTGATGTGCTAGGCACGGGCCCAAACCGTTTGTGCCGTTGCCGAACACACAGATATTTACAACCATTTTAAAAATATAATAACTTATGATAACTTTTTGATCGAAATAAATACTTGTGAGGACAAATCACCTATGCAAGATATCAAAGAAGTGCTAAAAAACATCGAAAACATATATGGTTCTACTACCAGCTTGAGTATTTTGAAGGATTTCGAGCGTGTGTTAGACGAGCTAGATCTGTATGTTTACGAAAACTGGATCGACGGAGAGCTTGTTGCGGGTCCAAAAGATTCAAGATACTGGGTCACCTGTAGCTTTATGTGGCCACTTAAAAAAATGCCAAACCCGCAGGGCGGGAAGCGTTTGTTAGATTACGGCTGTAAAGTGCTGTACAAACAAGAAGAACTTTCTAAAGTTCGTAAGATTAAAACTCCCGACGATATTCGACCAGGAACTAAAAAAGGTAAGATCGACCGCGAACCTATATGGATCGTTGAAATCCATATGCCTAAGAAACTAATGTTCGATATCAACAAGGGTTACAGAGATCTCAAGACAAATCAAGTAGACAAAGATATCCCCAAGGTAGATATGCCAATGACCCAAGCACAGCAAGGCACAACTGAACCTGTAGAGGGAGAAGTATAATGAGAGTACTAAGAGAAGGTCTAAGACCTAATGACTTAGAAGATATGCTGTTCAATGTTTTTGAAATTGACGCATTCCAAAGCAAGATGGGCGAAGACAGAGATGTCTGCGTATTGTCTTTTAGAGCTAGAGATAGAGCACCTGCCAAAGACATGATGGAATTTATAGAAAAAGGGTACGGCTTTGTATTAGACGCTGATGTCAGCGCCGGCGAAGATCGTGAAGGAACCTATCATGTATTCGTAGAATTAGCCAGAAGCCCTAAGCTAGCTGAACACATCCACGAACTAGTCGATGGTATTACTAGACTGACTAATATCAAAGAGTGGAAGTTCAAGTATTACAGAAGCACTGCTTCACATGATCTAAACGAAGAAAACATTAACCGCATTGTTCCAACATCTGCGCTAGACTATGAAACTATGATGGAATCAAAACGTGTTGATGGAATTACACGATTCTTTGGAAAGACATACAAGGATTCAATAGTTGTCGAAGGCAACAAAATTACTATAACAAAACCATTCGGTATGAAGTTTAGTTTTGATATAGTTAAGTTCGGAGCCAAGGACGACATACAAAAAGATCTAACTGAAACACTTAAGATTGATACCAAGAGCACAGCTGAATCTTTATGGTTAACAAAATTATTAGGCGACTTTAATATTAACAAATACGGTGAAGCCTTTGTATTAGAAAACGGCAACCGAGCTATGACTATTAGAATATCAGGAGTCTAAGATGGGGCAGATAGGCTGGATGATCAGTTTAATTCCAGATTCCGTTTTGCTATGGATTATTAACACGGTCCTGCTTATCGGTGCTGTAGGCACTCTAGCAGGATTCTTCATTAAGTTTATACCATTTGTTAATCAGTATCGCACTCCAATCCAGATCATCGGTGTGTTACTGCTAACTGCCGGCGTGTATTTCAAAGGCGGCTATGGTGTCGAAATAATGTGGAGAGAGCGTGTTGCTGAACTAGAAAAACAAGTGGCGGCTGCTGAAGAAAAGTCACAACAGGTAAACGAAAAAATTGTTGTCGAGTACAAGGACCGAGTCCAAGTAATCACTGATACCAAAATAGTTGTACAAGAAGAAATCAAAGAAAAAGAAGTGATCATCAATGCCGAATGTAAAGTACCAGATGACGCAGTTAATATTTTAAATCACTCAGCGAAAACAATTAAAAAAGATAAAAAATGAAAAGACTTTTAATCTTATTACCAGTATTACTCTTAGCAGGTTGTATGACTACAGCACCTGTTAAGATGTCTTTTCCAGACGCACCTGAAGAAATGTTTAAAGAATGTCCAGACCTAAAAGAGGTCAAGAAGGGTGCTCAATTATCCGACGTATTAAATACAGTAGTAGAAAATTATTCTCAATATCACGAGTGTAGGGCCAAAATGGATCTTTGGATCGAATGGCACAAATCAAACAAAAAAATCTTCGACGAAATAAAATAATCGCATAAAGGAGCGAATATGGCATTAATAGATTCAGTTCTAAATATTTTTAACAAACAACCGAAAGATCCAGACGCACCAAAACCAGCGCCAGGTTCACGCAGTGAACGTGAAGCTAAAATCAAAGACAAAGCAGGATTAGTAATTAACGTGTTTGCGTTGTTACTGGCATTAAACGCATGGTATGGTGGTAAGTTATCTAGCACAGTATTAAACAATACTATCTCAGCTAACAATCAATGGTCATGGTATCAAGCAAAGAACGTTCGTGGCGTTATCTACGAAACATCAGCATTACAGGCAACAGGCGAAAATAAAAAGCATCTCTTAGAAGAAAAAGCACGTATGGATGCTGAAAAGAAAGAGATAGCTGAAAAGGCAACAAAGTTAGAAAAAGAACGTGATGAAGCAAAAACACGTTCACCGTGGATTGGTTATGCGTCAACAGCATATCAATTAGCAATCGTTTTACTATCGGCAAGTATTCTTGCTGTAAGCATGCCTCTGTTCTGGGGTAGTTTTGTAGTAGCAGGTGCTGGCGTACTATTAAGTGCCCAGGGCTTGTTGCTTTGGATGTAAAAAATAAAGGAGCGAATTATGCCAACAGCAGAAGAATATCAAGCTATGAGTGACAGTGAAAAGAAAAAAGAAGATTGGATGAACAGCAAATGGCGTCCAATGATGGGCTGGTTGTACATGGGCGTATGCGCCTTTGACTTCGTATTGTTTCCCATCTTGTGGAGCGCATTACAGGCAGTAATGCACGTAGCACAAATTACACAATGGCAACCATTGACATTACAAGGTGCTGGTCTATTCCACATCGCAATGGGTGCTGTACTTGGTATTGCCGCACTAGGTCGTACACAAGAAAAATTAGCAGGAGCAAACAATGGCGGAGCAAACTTACCATCGAGCCAGCCTTCAGCATTTAGCGTACCTCCAGCAGCACCAGCGACAACCCCAAGCTTCGGAGCCACAACTCCAGCTACAACAGGGTTTAGCGGAAGCGGCTTTGGAAGCACACCTACAGCAGCGGCTCCAGAACCTTTCGGATCACCAAAAGCCGAAGGATTCGGAGAATCCACAGCACCAGTAGGAATGCCTGGAAGAAGCTCATTATCTAAAAAATAGAGTCAATATTCATTGACAAACCTGACGCCTGATACTAAAATAATATATGATGGATTATTATAAAGTATTAGGCGTTTCTGCCTCAGCAACATCAGATGAAATAAAATCAGCTTATCGCAAATTAGCGATGAAGCATCATCCTGACCGCGGCGGAGACCCCGCAAAGTTTCAAGAAATACAAGAAGCGTATGCTACTCTTAGCGATGATCAAAAAAGAGCAGAATACGATAGCCCAAATCCCTTTGGCGGTGCTGGAGGGTTTAGCAGCCAATTTGGTGACGATGGAATATTTTCTACGTTCTTTGGCGGGCCACAGTTTGGATTTGGTTTCCAACAGGCACAGCCAAGAAATAGTAACATAGGTGCTCATGTTGAAATTGGCCTAGAAGATGTAATGACCGGCAAAGAACTTAATGCCGAAGTTACTTTCCGCAACGGACAACGAAAACTGGTATCTATTAATATTCCAGTAGGCATTGATGATAATGTACAGATACGTTACCCAGGAATGGGCGACCATAGTCAACCTAAATTTGCTCCAGGCGATTTAATAGTAACAGTTAGAGTTAGACCCCATCCAAAATTTAAGAGAGAAGGCGTTAACTTAATCTGTGAACATGAGATATCTGTCTGGGAAGCATTATTAGGTTCTGAAATGACTATAACATCTATAGATAATAAAACTTTTACTATAGGTATTCCTCCGGGCACACAACCGGAAACTGTATTAAGTTGTAGAGGAGAAGGCATTCCTCATCATAAAAGTGGAGTCAGGGGTAATCTTTTAATAAGAGTAAAAGTTAAAATACCCAAGAATCTAAACGAAAATCAAAAACAGCTATTAGAACAAGCCAAAAATGGAATATAAATTAGGTATACACGAAAGTTTAACCTCAGCTAGCACTCCTTGGGAGTTCGGCACAGACGGTGATGCTGAGCAACTAGAAAAAGAAATGGTAGATTTTATGTTAGCCAACGGAGGTATTGGTCTAGCAGCAAATCAAATAGGACTTGCTAAACGTGTGTTTGTTATGGGCAGTAAAAACATAACAGGATTTCCAGAACCTTTTGCGTTGTTTAATCCTGTGATCCTAGAACACAGCGAAGAAACAAAGATGGACAAAGAAGGTTGTTTGAGTTTTCCCGGAATGTGGTTGATGGTAAAACGACCTGCTTGGATTCGAGCAGAATATCAAGACAGCAAAGGCAACATACACGAAGTCAAGATGGACGGATACCTAGCAAAATGTTTTCAACATGAGTATGATCATTTAGAGGGCATCTGTTTTGTTGACAGAGTTAGTAAGATGAAGTTAGACTTAGCAATGAAGAAAATTAAAAAGAGAAGGTGATATGCTAGAACCAAGCGATAAATTACAAGCCATTTTTGAAAGAGCTATTGACATTGCGCAAAAGCTAGAGCACGAATACGTAACACTCGAGCATCTAGTATTTGCTGTGATGTGTGACGAAGAAACTTTTAAAGAACTTCTAGATTACGGTGCCAACTGTGATTTTATTAAAGCAAATCTAGAACAGTTTTTAAAAACTAATCTCAGCGAAATTAAAACTTCACAACCTGGCGTAAAACCTAAACGTACAGCATCTGTAGAACGTGTGCTTAATCGTAGCTTTACACAGGTGTTGTTTAGTGGGCGTCAAAAAATTGAAGTACAAGATGTCTTAATTTCTATCCTATCTGAAAAGAAAAGTTTTTCCTATTACTATCTAACTAAGGCAGGCGTTGTCAAAGAAAAGTTTATCGAGTATTACCAAGAAAAATTTGAAAATTCCGAAGAACCAGAAAACGCTGTTAAAACATTGAACCCAAACCAACTTGATAAAATCCTAAATGCCTATTGTACTAACCTTAGTTTAATGGCAAAACAAAAGAAGATTGACCCTGTAATTGGCCGTGAACAAGAACTAGAAGATATACAATTAATTCTAGCAAGGCGATCGAAGAGCAATGTACTGTTGATCGGTGAACCAGGTGTCGGTAAGACTGCTATCGCAGAAGGACTTGCTCGCAAGATCTTCGAAAGAAAGGTTCCTAAATTTATACAAGATCATATTGTATACACATTAGACATCTCAGCACTGCTAGCCGGCAGCAAGTACCGCGGTGATTTCGAAGAACGACTTAAAGCAGTTATCGCTGCCCTTGAACGCAAAGGTAAGGTCGTGCTGTTCATTGACGAAGCACATATGATGAACGGAGCAGGTGCTGCCAATGGTTCAGCTAACGACTTGGCAAATATGCTCAAGCCCATGTTGACCAAAGGAACTATGAAAGTCATTGCGTCAACTACTTGGGAAGAATATCGCAAGCACTTTGAAAAGGATCGTGCCCTAATGCGCAGATTCCAGCGTGTTACTGTTGACGAGCCTACTCCAGAGCTAGCTGTTAAGATTCTCAAAGGAATTAAACGCTATTACGAGCAACATCACAAAGTACGCATTACCGATGCTGCTGTCGAGAACGCTGTTAAGATGAGTGTCAAGTATATGCCAGATAAGAAATTGCCAGACAAGGCCATTGACATTATCGACTGTGCCTGTGCTAGATACAAAATCAAAGACGATGAAACACAGGGCGAAGGAATTAATTTTGTAGACATTGAACAGATAATGTTCGAAGTCAGCAAAATGACTAAGATGCCGTTTGAAACTGTGTCTGAAAAAGAAAGCAAGAATCTCGTTGACTTAGAATCTAATCTTAAAAACTCAGTGTTTGGTCAAGACGATGCTATTTCAAATCTACTAGACAAGATCTTTGTAGCACAAGCAGGAATGAAAAATCCTAACAAACCAATCGGTTGCTTCTTATTCGTTGGGCCAACTGGTACAGGCAAAACAGAAACTGCTAAACAGCTATCGGAAAAAATGGCAATGCCGTTACTGCGTTTTGATATGAGTGAATATCAAGAGAAACACAGTGTAGCACGTCTAATCGGTGCTCCCCCGGGCTACGTCGGCTTTGAAGATAACGCTGGACAACTGATTACCAAGTTACAAGAAACGCCAAACGCTATTCTGTTGTTAGATGAGATCGAAAAGGCTCATCCCGATGTTTCAAACATCCTATTACAGTTCATGGATAATGGATTTGTAACAGGGTCAAATGGCAAACAAGCAGACGGTCGTAACTGTATTCTAATTATGACTTCAAACTTAGGTGCCGCTGACAACGAAAAGAATACAATCGGCTTTGGCGAATTAGACAAAGAAGGCGAGGACGTTAAGGCAGTTAAGAAATATTTTGCTCCTGAATTCCGCAATCGTTTAGATGCCATTGTCAAGTTCGGCAAACTGTCTGTAGACACCGTTAGAATCATTGTTGACAAGTTTATTCGTGAGCTTAACACACAGATCAAAGACAAGTATGTTGAGATTGTGTTAAATGAAGAATCAAGAGACTGGTTAGCTAAGAATGGTTACAACAGCAAGATGGGCGCAAGACCGCTGTCACGTTTAATTGACAACGAACTCAAAAGTCCGTTAAGTCGTAAAATGCTGTTTGGTGAGCTAAAAGAAGGCGGCCGTGTATTTGTCACAGTCATTGATGATAAACTTTCATTTGAAATTAAAAATCTCGGTGATGAATTAAGCAAGTATGAAAAACGAGCATTAAAGCATCAACGTAGAATCAATGATGGAGCAAATCTGCTTACCAATGAAACACAAACAAACTAAAAAATTGTTTTATCGTAAGTGGCCCTACAAGGTCACTTACCGTATTCCTGGTGTTAGTGTGCTAAGAGAACGCACACTAGATAAATTACAGGCATATATTACTGATCCTCCAGACAGAATGCTTAGGTGGAAGGGGTCTTTCCACACAGATATCCGCCTTAACTCCGAAGTTATCATAGACATGGCTTATTTTTTAGATAGTCTTCCTAAAGAAGACTTTCAAATAAGACTAGAATCGGCCATGCTCGATGTGTATACTGACAAAAAAGAACTATTACAGAAACTACTGACTACACATCCAGACCATATAACTTCGGTGTTTAGCCCAGCAGAAGGCACAGAAGATCTATTAAAAAGCAGAAATGTGATAATAGTTAACAAATATCCAGAAGGACGCTTTAAACACAAGGTGTTTTTAGCACCTCATAAGATCAAAGACTCGCAGCAAAAAGCAGAAACCGTTAAATGGATTAAAAGTCAAAGCAATTTACACATAACTGATACTACTGCGCAATGGTTTATTGTAACCGGATGGAATTGGGATCGCAGATACATCATGGCCGAGGATGAAAAATCATTGCTGATGTTAAAACTACGGTGTGGAGACATAGTAGGTGCTGTCTATGATTATAAAGTTGTAGATAAATAGTAGTATGCCAGCAAACAGCGTTCAATTATTAGCACAAACCAGCACAGTAGGCGATTTCACCAGCGAAAAGCAAAAAGGTGACGGCTACTATAACCTAGGCGACGGTCTACATACTGTCGTTTTTCTTGTGGATGCCTTTAAAGGCACTATTAAAATACAGGCTACTCTAGCACTAGATCCAACAGAAACCGATTGGTTTACAGTCTACGAACTAGGCGGGGACAGCACAGTATTTGATAATTCATCATACTATCAAAACATCAACGGAAATTTCGTGTGGTTACGCACTACAGGGACCTTAGAAGAAGGTACTATCCGCGAAATCCGTTATAATCACTAAGCATAAAATCTAGCTAAATATAGTATGATCTCGAGGAACATACTATGCGTGACATTCTGGATAAACTAGACAGCATTATAAAAGAAACTGCTCTAAATCCCAAAGACCCTAAGGGCGATTACGAAGCAAAAAAGAAAGCACTACAAGATCTACAGACGGATCCTGTTGCTGCTGAAGACCCTGAAATTTCCCAAGCAATTTTACAACGTAAAGCTGACCTAGATAGAGAAGCCAAGTCCAAAGGACTAGCACTAGGCGACAGCATAGGATTTAGCTTTTCTGAAGATTTCGAGATCGGTACAGAAATAGTTGGCTTTACAGAAGATGGTATAGTTGTTGAATTAGATGATCAAGCAATTCAATATTTAGAATCAGAAGGTGTGCGTTTTCTAGATGGCGGTCTAACAGAAAGCCTTAGAACAGAAAATCCTTGCTGGAAAGGCTACAAGCCAGTCGGTACTAAGAAGAAGGGTGGAAAAACTGTTCCTAATTGTGTACCTACAAATGAAGAAGCAGAATGTAATCACACACCGTTGGGAGAAAGTTGCCCAGTACACGGTCTGAAAGAATGTAGCATGGAAGAAGCAGAATATCACGGAAAGAATGTTCCGCTAGGTAAAAAACTTCCAGGCGATGTAAAGAAATCAAAAGTATATGTACGCAAGCCTAACGGTAATATTGTCAAAGTAAACTTTGGCGATAAGAACATGCGTATTAAAAAATCTAATCCTAAGAGACGCAAGTCTTTTAGAGCTCGTCATAATTGTAAAAATCCAGGCCCACGTTGGAAAGCACGTTATTGGTCTTGTAGGAGTTGGTAATGTTATTGAATGAATTATTTGAGGTACCATCAGAGACCAAAGACAAACGCCTTGATCAAGACGTCGATTACGCAGGCGATTTAAAATTCTTCATCGACAACGACAACGACCTGTTGTCTACACACTTCTTCCCTGCTATTAAAAAGCATCAAGAAGATCTACACTCAGAAGATCCAGCATCAAAGTATTACATGGAGCCTGTAAAGAAATGTCTAGACATCTATGTTAAGAAATTTGATCTAAATGACATTAAAGATAAAATTTTTACAGATGATCTATTAAAGAGTGTTGCTCAACGATTTGCCGATGAACAAAAAAATCATATTGACTCTGGAGCATATGATCGATGAGATTAAGACACCTGTTCGAAGCCAAGGATGATTCTATTGCTTTCTGCTTTGGCAGAATGAATCCTCCTACGATTGGTCACGGAGCAGTGTTTGACACTCTAGCACAGACTAATAAAAATTATAGAATATTTGTTAGCCCTGCTCAAACACCAAAGAAAGATAATCCTTTAGATTTTGCTACCAAAGTGAAATTTCTAAAGTCAATGTTTCCGCAACACGCATCACACATATCAGACGATGCTAGCATCAATACCATAATGAAAATTTCTGTTATGTTGTATAACGAAGGTTATAGAAATGTAACAGTTGTCGCAGGTTCTGATAGACTTGAGAGTTTTAGAGAGCTGTTAGAAAAATATAACGGCGTCGAATCAGCTCACGGTGTTTATCAATTTGACAGCATCAACCTAGTATCTAGTGGTGACAGAGATCCAGACGGCGAAGGGCTAACAGGCATTAGTGCCAGCGCAGCTCGTAACGCAGCAAGAAGCAATGATCCTGAAACGTTTGCTCAAGTAACAGGCGCTGGTAATTTGTCAGACGAACTCTATAAGGCAGTAAGAATGGGATTAAAAATTAAAGAAGACATGGCCGATGAAGCTGTGTTAGTTAACAATCCAGAAAAAGGTGTAGAGATTAGACCTGACGGTGGCATGGGGACTTGGAACGAGCAGGCCCTAGTATCGAGTTTAAATAAACAGTTCGAGTCCATATTAGAATTTCTTAAATATGGAAACTATGAAAACATTGAGTACGTCTTGTACAAGGCAGGAGCTATGGAAGCAAAAATACGAGCATTAGCTCAGTATAACCGGTTTAAAGAAAAACAAGGTAAGCGTCCTATAGGCAGAGGCCGTGAAATAGATATAGGAAAATATTAATATGAAAATTAAAGATCTTATTTTTGAAAAGAAAGAACCTCCAAAGCCACGTAACTTTGTAGCTAAGAACGCTGTCAAAAGCGGTGCTGGCGCACACAAAGATAAAAAGAAAGCTGCCAAGCAAGGCGATGTTAAGCATAAGAATAAAGAAGTAGCAGAGGCCAGAGATCCAGAAGATTGGGACGAAGGCAATACAGAACCGCCAAATAACTTTGCTGTCTACATCAACGGTAAAAAATGGAAAGTATTTGCAGGACGTGGAACGTATGCCGACGACTATCGTGAAAAAGCCCACTATCAACAATTAAAAGCATGGGCTGATAAAAAATCTGCTGCTACTGGTAAGAAGTGGACTGTTCATGTTACCGGTGAGCCAGCAACAGAAAGCATTGCTGAAACAAGTCAGGAATATAAAGACGCCATGGCAAAATCTCGTGAAGCAGAAATTAACTACCGTGCTGATCGTGCTGAGCAAAAGTTAGCAAAAAAAGCTGCTGAACCTAAGACAATAGGTCAGAAGATTGCCAAAGATATTGGCGGGCCGCTGAAGAAATTAGCTAAAGGTGATATCAAAGGCGCATTAGGTGAAAAAGCACCTCCAGGTTTTAAAGGCACAGTTAAAGCTATGAAGAAACATAAAGACATAGACAATCCTTTTGCCCTAGCATGGTCAATGAAAAACAAAGGCTACAAGAGCCATAAGAAAGCAGATGGATCCGATAAGTGAACTAAAAAAGTTAGCAGGTATTACTAACGAGTTCAAAGGATATACACCATATGCCATTGAACAAGGTAGCAACATCAGCATAACTGGAAACGAAAAAGGCGAGCTAATGAAGAAACATAATATCAAACCAGGCACACCAGAATGGTTTAAATTATGGTTCAGTAAGCCTTACCTGACCGGAGAAAAACCTATTGGGGATGATAAATGGTTGAGATAACAGCATCAGCAAAAGCAAAAATACTTGATCTTCTATTAGAAGAAAACAATCCTAACTTAATGCTACGCACCTTTGTTCAAGGTGGCGGCTGTTCTGGTTTCCAATATGGTTTTACATTTGACGAAGTAAAGAATGAAGATGATTGGGAAATACCGTTAGATGAAAAGCATGTTGTGTTGATTGATTCAATGAGCATGACCTATATGAACGAAGCCGAAATAGATTACAAAGAAGAATTACAAGGCAGTCAGTTTGTGATTAAAAATCCTAACGCTCAATCTACATGTGGTTGTGGGAGTAGTTTTTCAGTATGAACCAATATCCTGTTTATCCAGAACAACAAGGCGAAGAAGATCGCCCTTTAAATCCATACGGGCAACATTAATGAAAGCTAACGATTTAAAATTACCAGAAGGAATGGAAGTCTATGTTGACATGGACGGTGTTCTCGCTGACTTTTTTACTGAGTACGCAAAACTTGCCGGTATTGAAAGCGGCAACTACAGAGATATTCCTCCAGCAAAAACAGACCCTACTTTAAATAAAATGGTAGGTACAGATTTCTTTGCTCGATTGCCTAAGTTCCCCACAGCAGATAAACTATTACAAATGGTAGTACAGGCCGCAGACAGTTACAACATCTGCTCTAGTCCGTTGCGTGGTGATCATGAAGGATCCGCACACTACAAAAAAGTCTGGATCAACAAACATTTAAACATACCTCCAAAGAATATCTATATTGTTTCTAACAAAGCCAAGTATGCTAAAAATGCCAACGGCATGCCTAACGTACTAATTGATGATAGAGGCAGCAACATTACTGCTTGGGAAGCTGCGGGCGGTATTGGTATCAAGTACCAAGCAGACGAAGACAGCCTACAAAAAATTCTAGACGGCTTTAAACGTGCCAGGCGTGTAGGTCAAGGCGATGAAAAACATGAACCGCAAAAGTTACAGAGCTTAGATAGAGGTAAGATGATTGCTGTTCATTCTAGCGGTGACAAAGACGAAGAAGTTAAAGAAAATATCGATACTGATCTAAAAAGTGTTTTAAGAAAGTTCTTTCCTATTGCTATGAAACAGTTAGGAATAAAGAAGTTACCTAAGATAGTGCTACTGAAAAAAATAGATAACTCCGATCAACCTACATTTGGCAAATTAGAAAATGATGAAAAAGTTATCTACGTAGGAGTTAAAAACAGACATCCATTAGATATTATGAGAACCCTGGCCCATGAACTAGTACATTGGAAACAGCTAACTCATCATCAACTAAACAAAAACAGCGGCGAAACCGGCAGCAGTGACGAGAATGAAGCACACGCTATAGGCGGTGTGATCATGAGACACTTCAATAAGAAATACCCGAACCTGTTTGATAAACCAGCTATCGAAAGTATACAAGAAGCATCAACATCATGGCAAAGCATGGATCCTAAAGCTGGTAGAGCGTTATTAGGTGCTTATAGAGAAGCCAGCTTCGGTGTAGAACAACATGAAGACGAAGAAGGTGCTAATAGGATTAGCAAAGAGTTAACTAGAGTAGCGAGTGAGTTCAGTGTTAAACCTCAACTAAAAAATCTTTATAATGCCGCATCGCACTCAGCACACATGGATTACGATACTAATCCTGGGCATTTTAAAAACTGGTTTTGGTATGTAGGTGAATTCTTAGAAAAAATATTTGGCCAAGATGATGAGCCAGACTTTGATATAAACAAGCAAGATGAAGACCAACATCCAAACGAACAGCCGCGCGGCCCGGAAGTTAAACCTACTATGCCAGCCGGTACAGTTAGGGTCGATGTAAGTGATGTATACGATTGGTATAAACTAGGACAGCACATAAGCAATATGAAAGGTCTAGGTAAACACGACTTCGGTAAGGGACCTCCTAGTACAATTTTTTCCTTTGGCAGCGAAGAAGAAGAACACAAATATATCAAAGGTCTAGAAAAATCAGGACTTACTACAACAGACATCGACCCTAAAGATCCTAAGCAGCCTAAAAAAATGAAACGGCAGAAGACTGATCCAACATATAATGTAGACGAAAATTTTGCTGATGGTAAAAACCCGCAAGACAAAGGCGATAGTAAACGTCACGGTATTAGAAAGGGCATGACTATTGCTCAGTTAAAAAAGATTCGCAGCAGCGATTCAGCTAGCCCTCGTAAAAAACAATTGGCACATTGGCAAATAAATATGAGACAGGGTAAAAAGAAATGAGAGCCGAAGAAGTTACATTTCCTTTTAAATTTTGGAGTGCTCGTGTTAAAGTAAAACAGCCTGGCTATAGCCAAATGATCGACACTACAGTAACTGCTAAAAATAAAGAAATGGCTAGAAGGCTACTTAGAGCCCAGTACGGTAAAGACGCATTAGTAAATAATATTAGAGAAATAAAATGAAAATATCAGACATATTAAGGGAAACAGCAACTGCCGGAGCAACATCCGCTGGTAATATTGCTAGCGTTCCTAACCCTCATATTAGCCCAGGTCCAGCACGTGGTAAGAAAAGCTACACAGGAAGTCCTGGAAAATCCGGTACAAAAGCGCCACCACAGCCAAAAGTTTCACAACGTAAAAATGCAGACGGCACAGCTAAAAATGCCCTAGATCAAGGCACTAGTTTGTTTGGCAGCGGCTCTGCTATCAAAAGATAAATACAACTATGAAAAAGGTATTCAAAGAAAACCAGACTATTCCGTATGAAGCAGATCATCACGATCACGAAGCTTCTATGGCTAAAGCTGAGCTTTACAAAGCAGCAGAATATGCTATCAAGCTGTTTCATATGATTCAGCCAGGCGATAATTTAGAAGGTTGGGTTTCAAAGAAAATAACTCTAGCTTCTGATTATCTAGACACTGTTTCTCATCATTTAGAATATCAAAAGAAATTTGAACCCGCAGATCAAGATAATGCCGACGAAGGTGATCTAGATCTCGACGAATCAGCAAAGCAGGAAGTTGAAAGTCAGCTTCTTGAACAATGGAAAAATTACAAAACCCAAGGATAATATCATGGATTTCAAAGCACTAGTATCTAAAATCGCAAGTTTCGAAACACCTGCTAAAAAAGCAGTAACGATAACTGAAGCGGCAGCGCCAAAGATTCAGCTATCAGAAGATGCTGAAATCCGTGTGCTAGCTGGACTATCAACAGTATTGGCAGAAGCTAAAAAAGCTAAACCAGACTTCTTAGACATGGACAAAGACGGCAACAAAAAAGAGCCAATGAAAAAAGCTGTTGCTGACAAGAAGAAAGGCGCAGTCAAAGAAGAAATGAAAGTCGGCGACAGCAAGAAAACTGCTAAAGGTGGTACTGTTACTAAGACTAAAACAGGTATCGTTCACAAAGCTGGTCCAGGCAACTACGGCGGTTCTGATGATAACAAGCCAGAAGTTGATGACGATGACAAGCCAGAAACAACAAAGAAAAAAGTCAAAGAAGCTGCTAATGCTAAACAGCAGGCCGCTATAGCTATTGCTAAGAAAAAGAAAGATAAGAAGGTTGCTGAAGGATCTAAACCAGACTTCTTAGACATGGACAAAGACGGCGACAAGAAAGAGCCGATGAAGAAAGCGGTCAAAGATAAAAAGAAAGTTGCTGTTAAAGAAAGCGCAGACAGACTAACATTCAAGCGTTGCTTACAGATTGTTAGCGAAAGTCAAGGCACAATGCAGATTGATCCACTTGACAAGAATCTATGGCAGTGGGCAAACAGAGTAGGTACTAGCAAATTCAACGAGTCTGCTAAGGCTCAGGCATTTGCTGCTGTTACTTACGAAAAAATGGGCGGTGAGTGGGATCTCCACAAGACTCTAGCAGAATAAAGGACAAGAGATGATTCTTTTAGAACAAATTCAAGAAGCCTTTCCTGAGGCTAAAAAGCAAAGAGTAGCAGAACTGTATGAAGGTTTTGTAGAAACATTTGAATTGTTCGATATCATGACACCAGCAAGGCAAGCTGCTTTCCTTGCTCAGTGTGCTCATGAAAGTGGTAATTTTAATTTCATGGTTGAGAATCTCAACTATGGAGCAAAGGGACTAAGAGGCACATTCCCAAAATATTTCCCAGATGATGCCACAGCAGCACACTACGAACGCAAGCCACAAATGATTGCTAATAGAGTGTATGCTAATCGTATGGGCAACGGTGACGAAGCCAGCGGTGAAGGTTTTAAATATCGCGGTCGCGGGCTAATCCAAGTCACTGGTAAAAATAACTATCGTGCCTGCGGTGAAGCACTCGGAGCAGACTTACTTGAAGAACCAGAATTACTAGAGACATCTCCGGGAGCAGTTCTTTCAGCAGGTTGGTTTTGGGCAGCAAATAATTTAAATCAATTCGCCGACTCTGGCGATATTCTAACAATGACCAAACGTATTAACGGTGGCACTATTGGTTTAGAAGATCGTAAAAAACACTACGAACACGCACTACACATTTTGGTAGGATAATATTTGCTCTTCAGGGCCTAGGTCATATATAATAGACTGTAACAAGGAGTTTATTATATGGCAAAGATGTATGGTCCTGAAGAAAAAGCAAAATTAGAACGCCTTATTAACGAAGGCGGCAATGTATTACGTGAAGTAGAAGATCTACAAGAAGGTCTCAAAGAGACTGTCAAAGCAGTAGCAGAAGAGCTACAAATCAAACCAAGTATTATTAATAAAGCAATTAAGATTGCTCACAAAGATAATTGGAAATCTCACGAAGAAGAATGGGACGAGATTGAAATGATTCTTGGTGTAACTAAGCGTTTGCCCGATTCTGAATGATAGATCTATTCAAACCAACATTTGATTGGATCCGTGATGATTGGAATAGTCATCCTTTCCGTTTTATTATTGAGCTGCTTGCCTGGGCTGTTAGTATTGGGTGTAGTATTACTATGGCAATCACCGTCCCGAATCCCCCGTTACTTGCGTTATATCCTATTTGGATCAGCGGCTGTGCTATGTATGCTTGGGCTGCTTATACTAGGAAATCGTTTGGCATGTTGGCTAACTACATCTTGCTAACCGCAATTGACACATTCGGCCTAGTTAGAATGCTAATTAATTAATATGAGTACGGTCTCGTCAGCCATAAATGACTAGTTTGGTATTTGCGAGCCAAAAATCGCAAGGAGAAAAAAATGAGTTACGTAGATGCTTACTACGACAGAGACAGTGATCTTATCTCTGTTGTCGAAAGAGATAAAGATGGTCGCAGACAGTTTAAAGAATATGCTGCCAAATATCTTTTTTATTATCAAGATCCTAAAGGCAAGTATGTTAGTACTCACGGCATTCCGCTGAGTCGTGTTACTTGTAAAAATCTAAAAGAATTCCACAAAGAACAAAAAATACACGGAAGTCAGAAACTTTATGAATCTGATATTAATCCTATATTCCGTTGTCTTGAAGAAAACTATCTTAATCAAGATTCCCCAAAACTAAACGTAGCATTCTTTGACATTGAAGTAGACTTTGATCCCGAACGTGGGTATGCTTCACCAGATGATGCGTTTATGCCGATCACTGCGATTGCTGTTCACTTACAATGGCTTAACACATTAATCTGTCTTGCTGTACCTCCAAAGACTATGTCAATGGCAGAAGCAGAAAAGGCAGTAGCAGAATTTCCAAACACATATCTTTTTGACAACGAAGCAGATCTTCTTGACAACTTCTTAACACTCATTGAAGATGCTGATGTGTTAAGTGGTTGGAATTCAGAAGGTTTCGATATTCCATACACCGTTAACCGTGTAACAAAAGCGTTGTCAAAAGAAGATACACGTCGATTCTGTTTATGGAATCAGTTTCCTAAAAAACGTGAGTTTGAAAAGTTTGGTCGCCAGGCTGTCACATATGATCTAGTAGGGCGTGTACATCTTGATAGTCTCGAACTTTATAGAAAGTACACATATGAAGAACGACACACATATCGACTAGATGCTATTGGTGAAATGGAGATCGGTGAAAACAAAACAGTCTACGAAGGTACACTGGATCAACTTTACAACAACGACTTTAAAAAATTCATCGAATACAACAGACAAGACACAGCACTGCTAGACAAGTTAGATAAGAAACTACAGTTTTTGGATCTAGCTAACAAGATTGCCCACGAAAATACTGTGTTACTACAGACTGCGATGGGTGCGGTTGCTGTTACTGAGCAGGCAATTATCAACGAAGCACATCGTAGAGGCTTTGTTGTACCGAATCGTAAGAGACGTGACGACACAGAATCCACACAGGCAGCAGGTGCTTATGTTGCTTATCCCAAGAAAGGCATTCACGAATGGATCGGATCAGTTGACTTGAACTCACTGTATCCGTCTGCGATTCGTGCGCTAAACATGGGACCGGAAACCATTGTCGGTCAACTTCGTCCAGACTACACAAAGAACTATATTGACGATCAAATGGTGCGGCATGGTAAATCTTTTGCGGCAGCATGGGAAGGAATGTTCGGTAGCTTGGAGTATGAGTATGTAATGGAACGAAACATTGCTAAAGAAATCGTCATTGACTGGGAAAATGGCGGCAGTGATACATTAACTGGCGCACAGATCAATGATCTCATATTTGATTCTGGTCAGCCCTGGATGATCAGTTCTAACGGAACTATCTTTACCTATGAAAAAGATGGTATTATTCCAGGACTGCTAAAGCGTTGGTATGCTGAACGTAAAGAAATGCAAGCTAAACTAAAGGAATGTATAGCAAGTGGAAATAAAATTGAAGAAGAATACTGGGACAAACGACAGCTTGTTAAGAAAATTAACCTCAATAGTCTTTATGGCGCTATTCTTAATCCTGGTTGCCGCTTCTTTGATAATAGAATCGGTCAATCCACTACACTCACAGGCAGGACTATTGTCAAACACATGGCCTCAAAGATAAATGAAATCATTTGTGGCGAATATGATTACAAAGGCAAGGCTGTTATCTATGGTGATACTGACTCCTGCTACTTTTCAGCATACCCTGTACTGAGAAAAGAAATTGAATCTGGGCACTTGCCTTGGAGTAAAGAAACTGTAGTACAGTTGTATGATCAAATAGCCGACGAAGTCAATCAGAGTTTTCCTAAAATGATGACAGAACAGTTCCATTGTCCAAAGACTCGTGGCGAAGTTATTAAAGCAGGTCGTGAAATTGTTGCGTCAAAAGGTCTGTTCATTACTAAGAAGCGTTATGCTGTGCTTTACTATGACAAAGAAGGCAAGCGCAGTGATGTAGATGGTAAACCTGGTAAGATCAAGGCCATGGGTCTAGACCTTAAACGCAGTGATACTCCAGTAGTCATTCAAAACTTCTTAAGTGATGTATTAGAAAAAGTGCTAACCGGTGCTTCAAAAGAAGAAGTACTAGAACACATCACTAATTTCCGTACAGAATTTAAAACTCGCCCAGGTTGGGAGAAAGGCTCTCCCAAACGTGCCAACAACATTACAGAATACGCCGCAAAAGAGAAGAAGGCTGGTAAGACTAACATGCCTGGTCATGTTAGAGCAAGTCTTAATTGGAATACTCTCAAACGCATGATGGATGACAAGTACTCAATGGGCATCACTGACGGTGCTAAAGTGATTGTTTGTAAAGTCAGAGATAACCCAATGGGCTATACTTCAGTAGCGTATCCGGTAGACGAACTACGTTTGCCGCAATGGTTCAAAGAACTACCGTTCGATGATGCCGAAATGGAAACCACAGTTATCGATGAAAAGTTAGAAAACCTAATCGGAGTGTTGGAATGGGACATTAGTTCAACACGCAGTGATAACACATTCAGTAAATTGTTTGATTTTGAGTGATTTAGCTCTTGCTTTTTCACATAAATCTAAATATAATCTTAATATAACCGGAGAATCTTAATGAAAGATATTTTACAAGACATCGTTAGTCATACACAGAACCTAGGGTTCTTGACTACAGTTAAAATTACAGGAACAGAAGAGTCAACTACATTCTTTTCAATGGCTGAAGACCGTTCTGTTATTATGGAAGCTACTACATACCAGCCATATCCAGACATGATTGGTACATTTGGTATGCCTCAGCTTAATAAACTAAAGTATTTGCTCGATGGCAACGAATACAAAGATGATGCTAAAATCAGTATCACTACAGCAGAACGCAACGGAGAAACTATTCCAGTTGGCATTCACTTTGAAAACAAAGACGGCGACTTTAAAAACGACTATCGTTTTATGAATCAAGAAGTCATCAACGAAAAGATGAAGTCTGTGAAATTCCGTGGTGTTAAGTGGGACGTTGAACTAGAGCCAAGCGTTGCTTCTGTTACACGTTTTAACTTCCAAGCAGGTGCTCACAACGAACATCCAACATTCCTTGCTAAGACAGAAGGTGGAAATCTAAAGTTTACATTTGGTGACTTGTCAACACACGGTGGCGAATTTGTATTCGCACAAAATGTAGCAGGTAAACTAGATCGTGGCTGGACTTGGCCAGTGATGCCAATCTTAAGCATTTTAAAGATTGCTGATGTAAACAACACAAAGATGTCTTTGTCAAACGAAGGTGCTATTCAAATCACTCTTGACAGCGGTGTAGCAGTTTACAAGTACATTATTCCAGCACAGGCGTAATATGATCAAAGGTCTACAAGGCGTTAGCGGCGTAACAGTATCTGGTGGTAACACTAGCGTACCTTATGTTAATCAAAATACCAATAACCCCGTAACAGGCATGATGCGTGTTTGGGGCAGTGACATTCAGGTGTTCGATGGTAGTAGTTGGATTAGTATGAGTACCAGCTATGCCACTGTAGGCCTAGATCAAGATGTACTAGATATAGTACAATGGGCACGTAAGAAACGTGACGAAGAAAAGATGTGGCAGAGCTTGGCAAATGAGAATAAGGCTGTTAAAATAGCATTAGACAACCTAGAACAGGCAAGACAACATTTAAACATTACAGCAAAACTAGCGAGAGATTATGAGACCACCAGTTAATTTAACACCCCTACAGAAAGACTACGCAGTCTATTTGCCTGCGATTAGTTGTTTTTATTCAACATATGTAAGCAAACAAAGATTCAGCGAGTTTGTTCCTAACGATCGTATTCCGCAAGGGTTTGATCGCGGCATTGAAGGAATGAACTTCCTTAATCCTGAGCAAGGATACTTTACTTACAAATATGGTCTTTACTCAGCAGGCCACGCACAATTAGATCTTGAAAAGACAATGATTCAAGATGCTATGATTCAAAGTAGAGATCGTAACAACACACTTATTGTAGGCGACTCCGGCGGCTATCAGATCGGTAAAGGTGTTCTTAAGTTTGATTGGATGAACTTTGAAGGTGCTGCTGCCAATAAAACTCGTGACAGCATCCTTAACTGGCTAGAATTAACTGCTGATTGGTCAATGTTATTAGACGTCCCGACATGGGCTAGCGATCATATCCATAGTCCAAAGACAGGATTAAAGAGTTTTCAAGACTGTTTAGATAAAACACTTCACAACAATGATTACTTTATACGTAATCGCTTAGGTCAAACTAAATTCCTTAACGTTCTACAAGGCAGTGACTGGGAAACAGCACAGGCTTGGTACGAAGCAGTTAAACACTTGCCTACAGAAGGGTGGGCAATGGGCGGTAAGAATATGTGTGATATGGAAGTCGCACTAAAACGTCTCATTATCCTGCGTGATGAGAAACTGTTAGACGATCGTAACTGGATGCACTTCTTGGGTACAGCACAGTTAGATTGGTCTTGTTACTTAACTTTAATCCAACGCCAAGTAAGGAAGCACGTGAATGAAAACTTTACCATATCTTTTGATTGCGCATCACCCTTCATTGCTACAGCCCACGGGCTTGTCTACACAAATGCCCAGCACACCAACAAACGCTGGTCAGTCATCATGGACAAGGCCCCAGACAACAAAGCAATTAGCCAGGCTTTTAACATCCCCTTCCCGTTTGAATCAGAAATTGGCAGGCGCCTTAACATCGGAGACATCTGCTGGTACAAGCCGGGAATGTTAAACAAAATCGGCAAAGAAGGAAAAACTTCTTGGGACAGCTTTGGTTATGCGCTAATGATGGCACATAATACATATTGTCACATCGTTGCTGTACAACGTGCTAACAATTTAATGGATATTGAAACTGCCAAAGTAAGTCCTAACTGGCGTCAATGGAAGAATCTCAAAGACATGGATAAGAGCGATGAATACTCTGAATGGGTACCTCGTAACATCCTGTACTTCAATAACTTCGTTGAAGAATTGTTTACCAGCGAAACTCCAATGCAGATGATTGAAGATGCTAGACCTATGCTGAACAAAATGATGGGTATGCGTCTACGTGGTGGAAACGCCAACAACACGTTTAACAAACACTTTGAATCAGATGAAGTAGTATTAGACAAGTCTGTGTCACAAGTGTCAGCAATGCCTGTGTTAGACGAAGATATGCTCGAAGAATTAGAACACGAATTTCTAGAGCAAACAGCCAATTGATTATCGGAGGCCAAAATGTACGAATCTCGAATCAAAACGTTAACCGAAACACACAGATTAATTGACGAACAGATTTCTGCGTTAGAAAGAAATGGTAAATTTACCGATGAGAATTTGTCCGAATTAAAGAAAAAGAAGTTGCTTTATAAGGACGAACTTGCTAGACTTACTAGACTACAGTGGGAACATGATCACGAAAGCATAGATTATGACGAAGAAAGATAAAGACTACGTACCAACACAGTTTGCTCTTAACAAAGGACAAATTGAAAAACTTGCTAAAATATCTGCTCACTTCAAAGAAGTAGAGTGGTTCACTCTCGAAGAAAGTCACACCAGCGGAATTGGTCCTGCCGTTGTTGTTAAGTTCAACCTATTCAACGATGCCGACAAGGACATCGACACCACCGTTGATATCACTGACGTAAACACATGGTAGCTAGAAAATGCGAAACTTGCGGTGAAGAAATTCACGCAGGTTGCGACTGGAGACAAGGTCGCTGCCCACATCGTCGCCCAATGATTGATGATATCCTGGTTGACAACTACAAAGCAAGATACTATAATTTAATGAAGTCAATTAGAAACTGGTTTAAACAATGAAGCGTGATTATTCCACTGGCACATTAGAAGATGTGAATTTTTTCATCGGTAACGAAGTCGAGAATACTCCCACGTTTGGTATGCGTACATTGTTTGTAACTGGTGTTCAAAATGAACAAGTCATTGACCACATTCTTGGTGATATGAATTGTTTGCTCGACACTAGCAAACATATTAAACATATCTTCTTTGGTGCTAATCATAGTTTCAATCCTACAGGATATGATGAGCACAAGGCATGGGAAGATATGATTACACATTTTCTCGATCAAGGGTATTGGTGTAGTCTAGATATTCCACTAAATCAAGTAGAAGAGTTCAATGACGGCTGCTTAAACGACTACGAGATGTTTATTCCGCAAATCCGTATACCTATCCCATATATCAAACTATGGAATTACAATACAATGCTTAAAATCGATGACAAAGATTTTAAAGCAACCAATCCCGGCGTGTGGTGTCATAGCCTACACGATTTAAAAGACCGCAGTAAGTTCACACCGTGGAGTGCTTACACTAACGATGAGATTATTAAATGAAATGGTTTGATAAATGGCTGTATAAAAAGACCCGCGATATGTGGGATAACAGCCACAAATACCAAGATGAAGGAATAAAAATGGGAACAGCCGCAGTGCTTTCTACCGGTGAAAGGTCCATTGACGCAAACGGATTTACCCTTAAGGTATTCCGAGCAAACGGCGGAACTATCATCGAAACACGCAAATACGACATGAAGCGTGACACCAGCAATAATGGTCTTTATATTATCACAGACGATAAAGATCTAGGTGACGAGATCGGTAAGATCATTACTATGGAAGGACTAAAGGCATGATCATTAAACAAGATATTAGACCTAACAAAATGATCTGGGTTACCTTTCAAAAGGAAGGTATTCATAAATATCCTGCGGCTCTTACAGATCCCAACTTAGCTACAGGAGATGAATATGATGTATCGTTTTTGGGTCACCCTCATCGCCACATCTTTCATTTCAGGGTGTGGATCAGTGTGCTCCATAATGACAGGGACATCGAGTTCATCCAGTTCAAACGATGGCTCGAGTCGCTGTATAATGGTCAAGGTTCCATTCTAAGCCTTGACTACAAGAGTTGTGAAATGATGTCGGACGATTTGTTCAACATTATTTCGCTAAAGTATCCAGATCGCGAGATTTGGATTGAGATCTCCGAAGACGGAGAAAATGGTTCGTTTATCAAATACTAAGAGGCTAAAATGTCTAAGAACTACAAGGACTATTCCTACTTCACTAACCGTCCTGACGTTGTCAAGATCTTTGAAGATCTTGAAGCGTATTTGGACTACTGCAGAATTGAACTCTGCGATTTCAACCCTGCGGATTTGTACCGCAAGGATTCAAAAAACTATCAGAACTATCTGTATAGTAAACGCCCAAAGCGTCCTTGGGTAGATCGAAACAACGGTGAACGCAAACCTTACCAAGGTAATAAACCGAGATATAACAATGACCGTTTTTCTCGTTGATCTAGAAGCGGTTGAAACCAGGTACACGGGTCAATGGAAGACTCATGTACCTGAACTTCTACGAAAGGCAGGACACAATGTTCAAGTTATCTCTGGCCCTACGGATATTCCTAGTGCCACTACTCCTGGGGCCTTTCTTAATTTTGGCGGGACTAATATATACAAGTCTAGTCAGGTTGAGCAGATTGGTCGTTTATTTTGCGCCGGAGCAATTAAGCCTGGGGATCATTTTATTTTTACTGATGCTTGGCACCCTGGTATCATAAACTTAAAGTACATGAGTGAATTGCTGGATATTCCTGTAGTCACTCATGGCCTGTGGCATGCTGGCAGTTATGATCCTCAAGACTTCCTAGGACGTCTTGTTGGCAACAAGCCTTGGGTTAGACACGCTGAGAAAAGTTTTTACGAAGCGTTTGACCACAACTACTTTGCCACAAACTTCCATATTAAGATGTTCTTTGAAAATCTATTTGGAACTAAAGTTATTTCAGGCGCAGACTTTGACGGTAAGGTTATACGCACAGGCTGGCCAATGGAGTATATGACTAATGCTCTTATGATGTATAAAGGAATGGAAAAGAAAAACTTAATTCTATTCCCACATCGTATTGCTCCAGAAAAGCAGCTAGATATATTTCTTGATTTAAAAAAGCATCTTCCACAATACGAATTTAAAGTATGCCAAGAATATCCGTTGACCAAGAACGAATATCATAATATGCTAGGTGAAGCTAAACTAGTATTCAGTGCTAATCTACAAGAAACCCTAGGTATCAGTTGGTACGAAGGGGCAGTTGTAGATGCTATTCCTATGGTTCCTGATAGACTCAGCTACAGTGAAATGGCATTTGATCCATTCAAATATCCTAGCGAATGGACAGAATCATTCGAATCCTATGAAGTTCATAGAAAAGAAGTGTGTCATAAGATAATCCAGTACATGGAAAATTATGAAAAATTCTTACCTAGCCTAAATAAACAGGTAGAAGAATTAAAAAACAACTTCTTCAGTTGCGAAAATCTTCTAAAGAATTTAAAATAACATATATGTCATCCACGACATTAACTCGGAGAACAATAAATTGACAAAAGAATTTACACCAGATCCTGTTCTCAACGAACCGTTAGACAAAAAGTTCGTTGAAGAAAAATACGTACCATTAGAAAAGCAAGTGTACGTTAAAGCAGGTGAAATGATGTCCGACAAAGGATATTCAGAAGGCTATTTAGGTGATGCTATTCGTGCGAAATTGAAGCGTGATAAAAAACGCTTCTGGGCCGGTGACAATATCAGTGACTATGTCACTGAAGAAGATAAAGCAAAACTTATCGACGAAGCAACAGAAGCGTTTGAACGTGTGTTAGATACGCTACTAATTGACCGTGAAAATGATCCTAACAGTCAAGGCACAGCCCGCAGGCTTGCTAAGATGTACTTTAATGAAATAATGGCAGGTAGGTATGACCCAGCACCAGACGCAACCGCTTTCCCAAATGACTCGGAGGACCGCTACGAAGGTATGCTTGTGGTTCGCAGTGAGCTTCGCAGTATGTGTAGCCATCATCATCAACCCGTTACTGGCGTTGCTTATATTGGTATTATTGCCGCACAAAAACTCATTGGACTCTCAAAGTACACACGCATCGCACAGTGGTGTGCAAGACGTGGTACTCTCCAGGAGGAACTTTGTAACGACATTGCCCGCGAGATTAGCAAAGCCACTGACTCAGAAAATGTAGCAGTCTATGTACAGGCAACACATGGTTGCTGTGAGAATCGCGGTATTATGGCACACAGTTCTTTAACGCAGACTACAGTATTAAAAGGTGCGTTTAAAGATGATCCAGGAACTAAAAAAGAGTTCATGGATAATATTAAACTTCAACAAGAATTTGCTCCACGCTAACTAAAGGAAATATATGAATGAATGCTCAGCAATACTTACAGGTCTGTCAATGTTTGGCGGTACATTTGTTGGCTGTCTAACTGTCCTATTAATTGTCGTTACAGCTATTGGTATTAACAAATTACTAAGGGCATATTGGGTTCCGGTTCGTATGGTACGATACATTGACACATATATTCATTATGATGATCAAGGAAGACCATTAACCGCTGACACACCACCAGAAGCAACAAAACCTAAAAAATGAGGATATAATGTTTTACCGTTTTCTAAATTGGCTTGATAGCATTGGCCGCAAGCGTATTATTATGGATAGGCAAAGTAATGAGCCTTACTTAGAAAGGTATTACCTTTTTCTAAAAGATCGTTCTTGGTTTCCTTTTAATGTGTTTCTACACAAGTTTTTAAAAGGCGATCCCGACGATGTACATGATCATCCTTGGCCATATGCTACACTAATTTTGAAAGGCGGGTACTATGAATGGGTTCCACAGTTTAATAGTATTGGCCAAAAGATTGGCGAGATACGCCACTGGAGAGGCCCTGGGCATTTTCGTATTTGTAAGCCAACAAGCTATCATCGCATTGAATTAAAAGAAGGTGTAACAGCCTGGACATTGTTTATGCCCGGTCCACATAAACGTGATTGGGGTTTCCTAGTCAATAACAAATGGATTCAACATGAGGAATATATTGCCGTAAGGAAATTAGAGAGTGGAAAAATATAACGTAAGCTGGTTACAGTACCAAGCGTTGATCAATAAGATCTGTAGAGATATTAGTTTATCTGATTGGAAACCCGACTATGTGGTTGGAATAACCCGAGGCGGGCTGCTGCCAGCTGTAATGATTAGCCACTATTTTAATATTCCTTGCCAAACAATTAAAGTACAGTTAAGAGATGGTGACGATTGCGAAAGCAATCTCTGGATGGCAGAAGATGCGTTCGAAGAAAAGAATATCTTAATTGCCGACGATATCAACGATACAGGTGCTACACTTAATTGGATCATGGACGACTGGCAAGCGAATTGTTTGCCCGATCACACACGCTGGAACGAAGTGTGGAATAACAATGTGAAATTTGCTGTGATGTTTGATAACCTAGCATCGAGCTGTAAAGTTAAAATGGATTTCACCGGGGAAGAAATTAATAAAGCAGAACGTAATATATGGATTGATTTTCCATACGAAGATTGGTGGACTAAATGATTGATTCGAAAATAAAAATACGTTGTACTGATAACGGCAAAGACCTCGATGCTCATATACTAGGACACAAGCCAAAGGCTTTCCTAGAAGTAGCGTTACAAACTGTTAAGATACGAATGGTATATAAAGAAAACACCAAAGTCTACGTCGGCAGTATGCTAGGACGAGAGTTTGTTGTTAAAGAAGATGCGCTACCGCAAGAGCGCAAGGACTTTTCAAGATGAGTAAGATACAATATTACACTTTAGAAGATGCCGCGGCCAATGGCGTAGCGCCATGGACAGAAAAGATCCGGGAGGACTTCCATGTTGTGGTTTTCGAGGACAAATATCCTTGTACACCCGGGCATCTTCTTTTCGTTCCTCAATACTCTGCCGACGGAGTTATTGAAGATTGCTTTGCCGATGCTTTCAAGCACGGAAAAGAAATGGTAGCCATTGGCGAATGGGACGGATTTAATATTGGTCTTAATTGGGGTGAAGCTGCTGGTCAGACTGTAATGTATCCGCATGTACATCTCATTCCAAGACGCAAAGGTGATGTAGAAGATCCTGTGGGCGGTGTTCGAAACACTATCCCAGGAAAAGGTAACTATCGAAAGGGCGAAAAATGATCGTTAAAGAAGGTACATTGTGGGAAGGTTCAACTAGTCAAAAGTTTCGTGTGATACACGTAATTGATATACATGATCACACCTGGGTACATTACAGAAAAGAAAATGTAGTTATTGATCCTGAAGATCCAGATAACAACAAAGAATATAGCTGTTATTTAGAAAGCTTCATTACTAGATTTAGACAAGTACCAGAATGATTACAATAAACGTGCCCTGGCAAAATCAAAAAGACATTTGGTGGAATGAAACCTGTGCTAGCGTTATGGAACACTTTGGTTTACCAGGTACACGGTATACAACAGAAGTCAGCACAGAATGTATGAAGTTTCATTTTAAAACAGAACAAGATGCGCTAATGTGTAGATTGCTGTTAAGCGAAGGTATTCAATGAGTAGAGCAATATTTCTCGGCGATAGTCACACCTGCGGTTATATAACAGAACCAGGCAAGATGGGACCTGGTAGTTACTCCCTATGGAATGACAACAACTACGCAGAATTCTACGCAAAAGAAAATAACAAACAAGTGTCAGTGTATGCTATTCCCGGAGCAGCAAACAAAGTATATACAGACTGGCTTAGAACAATGTTAGATAAACATCCAGATACCGACGAAGTGTTTGTACTGCTAGCCAGCTGGAATCGTTTTATCTTAGCATTCAATGAAACACTATCTGCTGATGTTATTGGTTCAGATTACTTTACTGAATTTTATAAAAACAAGCACGGATTAGTAGACATATACCAAGATACGATTTTTAAAGATGACAGATTCCAACTTCTAAATAAACCCACTTACGAAGATTTTGGAAGAATGGCAGACATTAATTTTAATTATGCCAGCGGTCTTATAAAACCAGATCTTAGAAAAGATTCGTACATGGATGTTAAACTATTCTTTGAGTTGAATACACATCTTGAACAGAGAGACTTTTTTAAAGATATACTTGTTATGGATACTATGTGCCACGAACACGGCTGTAAACTGTATCTGTTTAACATGACTGATCGTGTTAAGTTTCCGGAAAAATTAGATTACTACGCAAAATTAAAATCTACTAAAATTTCCGAACAAACAGTTGAAACTTATTTTCGTAAAAAGTTTATCGATCATACTAAATTCTTTCTTCCAGACAACGAACATTACAACGAAGATTATCATCGCATGATAGCTGAAAGTTTCATCCCATGGCTAAAAAAATAAAAATACTGCTAGCCGGAGATAGTTTTGCTGCCAAATGGAACGGCGAGTATCCTGGTTGGGCAGATCTATTGTCTAAAGAATATTCAGTTAAAAACGTAGCGCAGGCAGGTGTTGGTGAATATAAGATCTTAAAACAAATAGAAAATAATAACACAAAAGAATTTAATCTAGTGATTGTTAGTCATACCAGTCCCTTTCGTGTACACACGCCCACTCATCCTATAAAAAGAAAAGGGCTACACGAAAACTGTGATCTAATCTTTAATGATTTAGAAAACAATCAAGACAAATCAAACGAAAGTTTAGTAACAGCATTAAATTGGTTTAAACATCATTATGATGAACAGTATCAAGAAGATATCTATAGATTGATGCGCAGTGAAATAGATAGAAATGTTCAAACACTATATCTAGCATTAGACCATACTAGTGCCAGCAGTCATTTTGGTCACGAATTGAATCATTTAGATTTTTCAGAGTATTGGCCAAGTAACCGTGGTGATGTTAATCATTATACCAAAGAAGGTAATGAATTTATTTTCAAAAGTATAGTTGACAAAATTAAAGAAATGAGTGTATAATATAAACATGAGCAAAATCAAAATCGCAGAGCTGTTTTACAGCATACAAGGTGAAGGACGCTATATGGGTGTGCCTTCTGTTTTCTTACGTACATTTGGTTGTAACTTTAAATGTGCTGGTTTCGGAATGCCACGTGGTGAACTAAGTGACGAAGTTGACACCATTGCGTTAGCACATACTTTAAAACCATTTACAAAATATGAAGAACTTCCACTTGTTAGTACAGGCTGTGACAGTTACGCAAGTTGGGATCCAAGATTCAAAGACCTTAGTCCAATGCTCACAAGCGATGCTATAGCAGATCGAATTATGGAAATCCTTCCACATAATGAATGGTTAGACGAACATCTCGTAATTACAGGTGGCGAGCCATTGCTAGGTTGGCAACGTGCTTATCCAGACTTGCTAGATAATCCTAAGATGTCTGGATTGAAAGAAATTACTTTTGAAACAAATGGTACTCAAAAACTAAGTCCAGAATTTAAAGACTATCTATTACAGTGGCAGATGCCTAACTTAGACTTCACTAGAGAAGTTACATTCAGTGTCAGTGCTAAACTTCCTTGTAGTGGTGAGAAGTGGGAAGAAGCAATTCTTCCAGAGGTTGTTTGTGAGTATGAAGAAGTTGGTACAGCATACTTGAAATTTGTTATTGCCACAGAAGAAGATCGCGACTATGCGCTTAAAGCCGCAAGCGAATATCGTGCCGCTGGATTTAAAGGACACGTTTATCTAATGCCAGTCGGTGGTGTTGAAAGTGTTTACGCATTAAACAATAAAGCGGTAGCTATTATGGCAATGAAACATGGTTTACGTTATAGTGACCGCTTACAGGTGCCGTTATTTAAAAATGAGTGGGGTACATAATGAAAGATTGGTTTAAAAAAATTACAGGTATTGCTAAATTAGAGGCAGACAAAGCAAGATTAGAACAAGAAAAGAAAGTTGCCGAAGGAGAAGCACTTAAAGCCAAAGAAGCAGAAGAACTCGCTAAACTGACTCCAAAAGAACGTGCTACTAGAAAAGGTGAACCTTGGGTATCCGTTTTAGATACTCATGTTAACAAGGATAATATACGCAACGGTTTTTTTGAGCTTGACTGGAACGAATTATTTGTGTTACAATTAAAACAAGAAGGTTACGGATTCGATGGCGACGCTGACGAAGAAATTGTCGATCGTTGGTTCCGTGATATTGTTAGAAACATGCTCGCCGATGACGGAGTAGCAGAGCCCGAGCGTGTAAACGCAGGGTTCATTAATGTCACTCCGTTGAGTAAAGGAAAGTCTGAGGTTTCATGAGCTATATTTTAGTAGATACTGCTAACACGTTCTTTCGTGCTAGACACGTAATCCGCGGTGATGCTGATATTAAAATCGGCATGGCTTTTCACATTACTTTAAATTCTATACGCAAAGCGTGGCAAGATTTTGACGGCAGTCATGTAGTGTTCTGCCTAGAAGGTCGTAGCTGGCGAAAAGACTATTACGAGCCGTATAAGCGTAATAGAGCTGAAACTCGTGCTGCGTTAACTGCTTCTGAACAAGAAGAAGATAAACTATTCTGGGAAGCATTTGATACGTTTAAAGAATTTGTAGCAGAAAAAACTAACTGTACAGTAATTCAACACCCACAACTAGAAGCAGACGACTTAATCGCCGGCTGGATACAATCCCATCCAGACAGCAAACATGTTATTATTTCCACTGACTCAGATTTTGAGCAACTGATCGCACCTAACGTAAAACAATATAACGGTGTAAGCGAAGTCACTATAACACATGAGGGATACTTTGATGCGAAAGGTAATAAGGTCAAAGATAAAAAGACAGGCGAAGAAAAGGCCGCTCCTGATCCGCAATGGTTACTTTTCGAAAAGTGTATGCGAGGTGACACTAGCGACAACGTCTTTAGTGCTTACCCGGGTGTGCGTACAAAGGGGACCAAATCTAAAGTTGGTCTCTTGGAAGCGTTTAGCGACAAAAACGCCAAAGGATATTCTTGGAACAATCTAATGCTACAACGTTGGACAGACCACAACGGTGTCGAACATCGTGTATTAGATGACTATGAACGTAATCGTAGACTCATCGATCTATCACATCAACCAGAAGAAATTAAAACTATTATCAAAGAAACAATTGAAACAGCAACTTCAGCTAATAAAAATATTAGCCAAGTTGGTATAAGATTAATGAAGTTCTGTAATCTTTTTGATCTTAAGAAAATTACAGACCAAGCACAATCATATGCCGAACCACTTAATGCGAGGTACACACAATGACAGAGTTACATGCCAAGCCAATCATAAAAGATAAGTTTTGGATTGTAGAAAAAGACGGAAGTCGATTTGCTACCTTAAGAAAGAACGAAGACGATCGTTTTGTCTTAAGTAACGAGTTAGGCGTCAAGATTTATCCTAATAAAGAAAGTCTAACAAAACAGTTCGGTAAAGATTTCTTTATAGCCAAGATTGTAAAAGAAAGTTATGATGCCGAAGAACTAGAAGTTCACGGTTTTCCTACAAGCGTCGAACCACACAATGCTATGTTTGACATCAAAAGAAAACTTCCACTTTTTACAAAAAGCGGTGACAGTAAAAGTCTTTACTGCGCAGGTTACTATGTTATCCGTTTTGATAAAGGTTGGGTTAAGAGTTTTTGCCCTAAACTAATTACATTACAGCGATATCAATACGAAGGCCCTTTTAGAACAGAAATAGAAATGCGTCAAAGGCTGTCAAATGTCTCAAAATAATTTACCAGAACGTCTAGGTAGTGTTGAGCGTATTATACAACGAGTAGCTACTGCTGAAAAAAGCAATCAAAGAGAAATAAGGCTTACACTACAAGAAGGAAAAGATCTTATTGCCGATTTGGCTTTAATAACTGGCCGCTTGGGTAAAACCATTGATGAAATACATGCTAAATTGGACAAATTGAATACTACCACGCAGGAAATAAGCGTACAAATGGATGGTGGTACATTTTAAGAAGATAAATATATGCGTGTATTATTATTGAGATTTTTTAATGAGTAGACCAAAACCTAAAGTATTACTTGAATACGCTAACAAAGAAAACCATAAGGTTGAGCAGGTGTTAGAGAGCGATGCCATTTGGGCTGTTTTTTATAAAGGCGCTCCATTTAATCTTAAAAGCGGTAGTATGATTTTAAGTTACCCGGGACCAAAATATAAGAAGGTAAGTTTTTCTAACCCAGGACATGCTCATAACCTTTCGAAGAAACTAAACAGGATGTTTAAGACTTCAGACTTCCAAGTTGTCAAATTGACACAAGGTGAAGTAATTGGTAAGTAATGGATAGCAAAAACGAGTACACAAAGAAATTTTTAAACGCCGCAGGTCTTGAAACAACCGACCAAATTATAGATGCCAAACGCAGCGAATGGTGGTATAATGTTAGAAGAAAAGACAACGGCGGGCTACGTCTTACAGAACAAGGTTTTGAATTTGTACAAAACGAAGCAAAGCTCAAAACTTACAATATTAAATTCCCAGGCCAGTTTACAATAACACCACAAATTTTAGTGTGGCTTGACAAATTCATTGATTCCCCTTATTATATTACTAAGAAAGACATAACAGTCACTTCCGAAAGAACAGCCTTTGAACTATACCTATTTTCAGGCGATGTTCAAAAAATGGGATACAACAAAGCTCTTTCAAAACGTTTAAGCCAAGAATCCTCTGATCAAGATTAACTACGTAGTAAATACATCGCAATGGATATCAACCCTTTAGATATTTTAAACAAGCGGGCATTAAAATGGATGCCTCCGCATTTTTCTAAGGCTAGAATCGGAACTAAGGACCAATTCTTAAGTCCCGAGATTGAAGACTGGATAAAATATAAATTGAAGGGCAGATATTGTTTAGTAAACACTGCCGAAGATACAGGAGTGTTTACCTATGTAGGTTTTGAAGAAGAAAAAGAACTTACATACTTTATGCTAGCTTGTACACACTTAAGGAGTCAAAAATGACAGAAGAAGCAAAAAAGCCTGAGGCGCCAGCAACTGAACAAGGCACCGCAGCACCAGAATTAACTATCAATGATCTCAACGCATTGAGAACCATTATTGATGTAGCTACCACAAGAGGTGCTTTCAAGGCGAGCGAAATGGAATCCATTGGTAAGGTTTACAATCGGTTGAACACATTCTTGGATGGAGTTGCTCCTCCACAGCAGCCTGCTCAGCCACCTAAACAAGGATAATATCATGGCAAACTTAAAACACATAGGACGTATGAAAGCAAACAGAGCTAAGGTTCTAGTAGCATTTCGTACGCTACCCGGAGATGCTTTCAATGCGTTAGTCATAGGAACAGCAAATCTATCAGATGATCAGCATAACGCTATCATTAATCTAGTAGAAAGCCCACAGGCGCAGGATGTATACGAATTTGGTGAGATTCTTTCATCAAGATTTTTTCCAGATGGACGTCCGATGCTATCAGCATTACATCAAGATGGAAAATTAGTAAAGGTTCCTACCAACGATGTAGAAATGACTCCGAGCCCGAATACTTCTATTCCGCTCGATGAACTTAATGCTCTAATCGCAGAACAACGTGGTTTAGCTGTTGATGATTTATCGCTTAAAGCGCCAGGTGAAGAAGAAAAGGCCAAGGAAGCTGCGAAGGAAGTAAAAGAAACTCCAGCAACTCCTCCTAAAGCAAGCAATGACCCTTTATCTGATAAAGACATAGCTAAGTCTTATCGTAGCCAAGCTGACGCTATGTATAAAGAAGCAGCAAAGTTGCGTAAACAAGCAGACGAACTAGATCCTCCTCAGAAGAAAGCAACTAAGAATAAAGAAGAAGAAGTAGGTGCCTAAAAAATACGTAAAGCCACCTAAGGATGTAATTAGGGAATGGCCAGAAATTTTTGAGGACATCTACATGAGTTCTATGCCAATAAAATACATCCATGGCGTAGAAATTCTTTTCGACAACGGAAGAGTGTGGGGTATCGATCTTAACGAACGTTTGGAATTCGACAGCGAAGATGAAATTATAGAAAAACTTATGGGTGCGCTAAAAGACTACCACGAAGAAATTCAAACTATAAATTTCCAAGTGGATGTAGCAAGACTCAAAGAAGACGTTATTAACTCAACGAAAGGTTTACTAGGCGATTCATGAATGTACGACTTATTTCCTATTCACAGCCAACACAGGAATTTGCAGATATGGGCATCTCAGATGCGCAAGAACTCATTGCGTATTGCGCCCGTGTCAGCAATCCAGCCAACCAACTTAACACCGAAACATCAGAAAAACTCATCCGATACTTGGTCAAACACAAACACTGGAGCCCACTCGAAATGGTCTCAGCCTGTTGTGAAATTACAACCACAAGAGATATCGCTAGACAAATCTTGCGACACAGAAGTTTTAGTTTCCAAGAGTTCAGTCAACGCTATGCTGACCCAACTAAAGATTTGGCGTTCGTTACAAGAGAAGCCAGACTTCAAGACAACAAGAATCGTCAGAACAGCATCATCACAAATGATACAGAGTTACAAGCATGGTGGGATGCCAAGCAAAAATGGATCATTGAACAGGCTAGCGTAGCTTACTCCGAAGCAATAGAGCGTGGCATTGCTAAAGAACAAGCTCGTGCTGTGTTACCAGAAGGTCTAACAGAAAGCCGGTTATACATGAATGGCACATTGCGTAGTTGGATTCACTTTATCGAATTGCGTTCAGCTAATGGTACACAGTTAGAACATCAACAAATAGCAAAAGAATGTGCCTGTGTCATCGCCGCAGTATTTCCAATGACCGGCGATTTTGTAAGTCAGTAAGTTTTACAAAAGTTATAAAACTCTGTCATTTCGGGGAACGTACTTAAAAAGTTCGTTCCTCGTCTCTTATCGTGCTCGTCAACAAAAGAAACAAAATCTTTTCTGTGCTGCGCTTTACCAGGATTGTCATCAAGAATTTTTGGTTCAAAAACTTTTAATAGTCTTTCTAATTTTTGAGTTTCTGATTTATAGAACTCTTTATTAGAGTTCATGTAATCAATAGATTCTTGTATACGAGGTATGTAGTCGGGCGTAAGTATTCCCACAGTCTGATGCGGTGGGTTATTAAGATACGGAATATCTAATATCAATGGATGCTTACCTAAATCACCAGTCGACACTAAGCTAGCGATTGATTGATACCATTTCTTTTTGCTGTGCGTATAATTTAACAACCACATGTCTTTTAAGAAATCAGTATAGCTAGTAACTGACAGCGCATTATAGGTGCTCATAATACCTAGTTTAGCATTTGGTATTCTTTGTAAAAACAAATTACAATTAGAATACCATTTGGCATAATTCAATCCGTGTCTAATATATTCAGCTTTTGGCCCTGCTGCTTCACAGCTAGTAAACACAACTAAATGCTTCACTGATTTTTTTGATTGTATTATTTCTAATTTCGAAAGAAACTTTTCAAATACATCATCAGGTACACAGAAATTACTGTTAATGCTAAGTTCTAGATTCTTGTTAGGATTTTCAATTATATAATCTAATACACGAAATGTGTGTTTAGTTAATAATGGTTCACCGCCTGTAATGCGGAATGTATGTAAATTTTTATAAAGGTCCGGCCACCACTTCCAAAATGCTTCTACATATGGATTGTATTCACGCTCAGGAATTGGCATCTTATCCTGCTTCTGTATCCAATCAATATTATTGTATCGTATAGACGTAGGGTAAGGTCCGTGCTGTTTAATTTCTTCCATCCACTGACTGCTAACATCAGGAGAGCAATAAGAACATTTAAAATTACAAACATTTGAAAAACTAACTTCTAAGTAGCTAGGATCTACATTACCTTCCGATCCTGCTTTTATTATTTTGTCAAAATAATCTCTGCTCCACGGTTCATAACTTTTTAATACTCTGTCGCTAAGAGGCTCGCCAGCATCTTCGACTTTCCAACAGTAATCGCATTCCGTTGGACGTTCACCGTTGAGCATCTGCCTACGTATTTCTTTTTTAAATTTTGTATTGTGTAATGCTGTTGGATCTTCGACTATTTCTTCAATAGGAATAAAATGTGTCCTAGGATGATGACAACTGTGATTATGCCCCGTACCTAAGTGTATGGTAACTTGACTCCATTTAGCCGAACAAAATCCGTGACCAATGGTGTCTAATTCTTTTTTGTATTCAAGTCTATCGTTGTACCACTTGTTCATAGGATCTGTTTAACCATATAAAATCATTTATCTTTTTAAGCTCAGCAGGATTATTTTTATTTGAATTACCAAAGTCTCTGCCCTGTATCGCTCCTAGTTTGACAAATTCTGCGTATTCAACATCGTTGAATTTTTCACACCACACTGTCAATCTATATTCGTCGTCTATTTTATTTCTGTTAACAATAGTGGAAGAACTTAGCTTAACACATTCTCTAAATGCTGTACGCCATGCGTGAAATGCGCTAGAATTAAATCTATGTATGTTTAGTGTTTTTTTAACAGTGCGGATCTTTCCTAAAAAGCTAGTAGAAAAATCTATAACTTCATTGTTATTAAAATATTTTTTTTGAAATATCTTTACACCACCGTGACCATACTCTAAATCGTTTACGGGATTTCTAGCAGAAAATATGTAAATCCAATCTGAGTCTTTACAGATGTTATAAAGTTCTGCCATATTGAATTCATCTAACAAGTACGAATCAGCATCTAATACCATAAATTGATTAGTCAACGACATTGACCCGCACAGTTTATGTGATTCAACTATAGACATTTTTGTGTTAACTTCCTGTAGATCAGGGATCATCGATCTAGCACGATCAAAGTTTTCTTTTGAATTTGGATCGTCAAATGCTAAGAAGAACTTTTCCATATCGGAGCCTTGTTAAAATATGTCTGTCCCAATGCTATAGATTCTTCATACATCTCTACAACATACTCACTTTGTTCGGGTATAAAATAAGACCAATTCAACCCCAGGTTAATTCGTAACTCTTTTCCTAGATCTTTTATGTCATTCTCAATATCATCGTGCGTGACATTCTTTTCATAGAGATCTTTTAACACATCAAAATCTCTAACATTTATGTGATCCCAATCAGTACAATATGCCATCCAGCTGCCCATCCTAGCACCGAGTATGGCATAATTTCCATTAGGTACATGTGACCCGACGCAACTCCACATACGAAGTCTATGTATGTTATGCCAATATACTTCTTGTTTAAGACGTGCTTTATCAATCTTAAGTCCGTCTTTCAACAGCATCTTAACACCTTCACGGAATCCTGCTCGCCATGCTTGGAAGGGAGTTGAGTTAATGATTGTTTCACTGAACACTGTAGGAAAGTTCATGTATCCGGCTTCCCAGCAAAAATCAACCTGTGCTCTTGGATCTTCAGCAGACTCGTGTGTCTTCATATCTAATACAAATTGTTTGTTCCAGATTTTCAAACCACCATTGCCATAGCGTAGACCATTTATGTTGTTTTTACCACACCATCCGTATACATTAACATTTGGCAATTCTTCTATTTCAATGTTAAAAAACTTCGGATCTACTTTGTTGTCACCATCTACTGTAACAAACCAATCAGTAGATGATTCAGCTGCGGCAGCTTTATGCGCATTGTCGCTGCCTTTAACACCGTGTATTCTTTTAGCCCATGGTGCTTTAGTTAATAAGTCTGAATAATTTAAATCTGCGTTAGGCTCGTCATAACTGATAAAAATCACTTCTAAATCTGATGGTTTCATAATACGTAATATACCGTTTTAAAAATTTTTCTATAATAAACACTGAAATTATTTTGAAATAATTTATCAGGATCTATACGCTCTATAGGAAAAACGATTTCGTTGTTCTTGTCTAGTTTGTCGAAGTCTGTATGGAAAGATTCATACAAACAATTTAAATCATTTTGTTTAGTGAAATAGAAATTTAAAGAATGACGTTTGGGATCTTTTAAAATCTTAGGGTCCCCGACAAACTTTAAAGATAGATAAGGTTTAAAATTTTTACTGATAATCGTTAATATCAAATCTGCCTCGACGGGAGGATTCCTTCTATAACAAGGTAATTTAAACCATTTACCATACTCATAGTCAGTGTCTTTAAAATCATTTAAAGAATAAATTTTAAATTCTTTACTGCTTACGTTTACACGTATTCTGCTCAAAGAATCTTTACCCTCTTTTATTCTATCAAATAGTTCACTATATTGCTCAGGAACAGTAAATGGTAAAAAATCAGGATGATCCATTTCTGGCAGATCGCTGTTTGAGAACATTATAACTGTCCCCAAATTTTTATCAACATAGATCTTATAGATGTTCATAGTTTTTTAATCCTTTAAACATCATCTTTTCATAATTCTTAATCATGCTTTCAATATCAAGATCTTTATCTGCGTAGTGTAATATATCAGTCTGATAGTATTGTCCTATCTTTATTTTATTATCATTATTAAAATAATACCCAAGATCAACGCCTGTTGTTGTAATAGGATTTTTAAAATCTTGGACCATTGGCTTCATGTGGACAAATCTAGGAAAATTCATCTTGTAAGATATTTGAGATTCTATTCCTAAAATTTTAGCAGCAAGAGCAAAAGCTTCATCTGTTCCTACCACTTCAGGAATTAATTTTTCTAGATAGAGATTTTTAAACTCAATCGGATTTTCTATTATAGCTCTTTGTAAATTGAAAAAGTCTCTAGCCAGCTCGCTGGTTTTTGTAAAGTAGGTATAAGCAGAATAAAGATTAGGCAGAGAATTTTTTACAAAAGTTTCTCTATAATAATTAGAAGTAACTATGTCACCTCTAAATGTATAGGCCGTAGAAGGAATATACAACTCACAATTTTTTAAGAAGTGATCTACCCAATGACTGTAATCTCTAGTAAAAATCATATCAGCATCGAGACAAATAGTCTGTTCCCACGGAGTCAATTTATCCATGAAACTTCTACCATCCCAATGTGTTTTTTCGTTCCAAAATATTACTCTATCAAAGTATGGCAATGCTTTAAAAAGTTTTACCTGTTCTTGATCATCTGTAACTATTGCTACATTGTCGTAGCCACTAGGCTGTGTATGTTTGATAGACAACGCCAACAGCGTGGCCATAGCAGCATAGTTTCTTTTACTGTCATTAGATATTATGATCAAGTATCCAAACATACTAACTCCATTAACTTATCATAATTTTCTAAAATATTTTTCTTATTAAGGAAATGTATGTCGATTCCATTTAACGGAAGTATTATATTTTTTGATCCGTTAGTAGCTAATATCAAAAGTTGGTCGTCAACTACATCAATGATGTTATCAACGTCTGTAAAAAACAACGGTGATGGTAAAAATATGTCTGCTTCTTTAAAGCCGTTTGTTATGTGTGCTGCTATCGAAAAAGCAATGTCATTTCTAAAATTTCTAGAATCAAATTCGTAAAGATCCGAAAAATACCTGTATTCTCTTTTTACAAATTCAACTGTATCAAAAATCTTCTTAGTATATTCATTCTTTGTAAACATTACAGCAGTAGCCCATCGAAGTCTAATTGTATGATCCGATACTCGCATCTCTTCTTGGCTTAATTTATTGCCAATTAAATCTGTCATACTGCCGCACATTAAAAAATCTTCTGAGTCCCAGTACTGAGAATAAGCATCAGACATAATCAACAGATCTGAATCTATCAGCAGCGTTCGATCAAACGGTGTAAGACTCCAAGCAGAGTGTCTACTGCCATTTATAAAAGCATGTCTTGTGTTGTTTAAGTTACGATAATTATCTACTGCGGGTTTGGGAATTAATACTACATGATCAACATGCTGAGAAAGGTCTATTTGTGTTTGATCAAGACTGTATTGATCAGTGACTATACAAACAGGAACATTAAGATTTTTTTTAACTAGCCTTGCCGACACTAAAGACATCTTTAAGTAATTAAGAGTCTCTGAATTATGGGCAAATATTAGGGCACCTTGTTTCATGCCTTGCGTGTTATTCTCCAAGAACCCGGTTTTGATTTTTTAAGTTCTTGTATTTGGAAATAGTATCTTCCTAGGGCAGAAAGATGTTTATCAACTATATCACTTAGAAACACTGTTAGATCTTGTATTAGAATCGGCTGTTGATTCATGTCCAATACTACAACATTGTCTTTTTTTCCTAGATCAATTATAGTTTTGATATAGGATATCAAAGATTGATCAATTTTAAAGATTCCGCCGGAATACCCTACTACAGTTTCTGCTTCAAATTTTTCTTTGACGTAGAGCTGCTGTGTCCTAAAAGACAACATCTTATCCGACAACTCTATTATGTTTTCCAGATTTTTATCCATAAAAATATCCTAGCATGATACTTATGCTAGGATATTGTAGGATATACTTAATTATGAACCGTTCCAGGTCTGCTGATAAACGATAGAAACCTGAGTCAACGGATTGGAATTCAGTACAACTGATCCTGTGGAATATATCAGTGATATATTAAATTCAAAGTCAGCAGTGACATCTTGAGCAAATGCGTTGGCAACATCGTCTTGAGCAGTTAGAATAAATGACAATGTTCGAGCATTGATCAAACGATGCTGGAGTCTATAATAGTTAGCAGCATAGGTGCCCGATGGCGCCACTCTATAGATTTCAGTATAGCCAGCTAGCGATGCTCCATACGCACCTGCGTTGGCCCACTTGGTGGTGTCAACGTATCCCATTACTGCTTTGGTATAAGCACCATAATATAATGGAAAATTATTGTTAGCCAAATCGAAGTATGATTGGTTTTTTGCTGTGCTCGAGCCACTTGAAATAGATGTAACTAAAATGTTAAATTTTAAAAGGCCGCCGGTGTTAAAATATTGTACAAAATCATATTCAGTTGGCCACTGTACTGTAAGTTCTGTAGTGATACTAGAGTTCCAACTAGCAGTCCTTGTAGGTCTAGTTGGTGTTAGATACTCAATACTTTCACCTAATTTTAAGTTAGCGTTATAAACACTGTCTACTGTATTGTAATATGGAAGATACACGCTATGGTTAATAGCAGTTCCTCGAGCAACTATAGGTAACTGCGCTACTGTTGCGTTAACTCCTGTAGTATGTTTAACGATTTTGTTTACATCTGTTTTTAGATTGTTGAATTGGTTGGCACTAATAATAGGCTGGCTGCATTGGCCTGTTTGTCCAGACCCCCAAGCAACATAACCATTAGTTAATCGTGTATCTATGTTTCTAAGTGTAAAGGTGTTAGATGTCAACACCTGGTCAACTATCTGATAGTTTCCTTCTAGAGGAGAAGTATTCCATCCGCTCTGTGTAAAGTTTCCTAAAAACACCACTTCGTCAGCAACAAGGTTGTGTGCTAATGATGTCGTAACTACCGCAGGATTAGCATTACTGATATTTGTAATAGTTCTAGTAAAAGGATACAATAAAGAATTAAAAGTCGATGTCAATTGGCCATAACCGCGACCAAGTCTGTACCCAAAGACATTGCCGCCGTCTACTGGTATTGGGCCTAACGTATCCGCAACATAATTATAGAGATTGTTATAATCGCTATATCTAACTGGATCGTACTGTGCCGCTGGGGTTGCTGGTAATGCCATCTCTAATCCTTATATTATTATCGCTTCAATCACGCCGTCTGTCGGTTCTGTGTGCGTTTCTAATGCTATCGCAAAAACATCCATTAATGTATGATGTGTGGCGGCTACTGCTCTGCCGTTGGCGCCTGCTACTAGTCTCTGACCTTTTTTAACTCTTCCAGAAACTTTAACAGGCACACGACCTTTTAGTGCTACCGCTTGTCCTTCGGCATCTTTGTTCATTAGATACGCAGGATGCTCAGATATAACACCAATGGCTCTATCACCTAAAATACTTTCAGTTACTTCAGCATCACCGCCAACTGCTACTACAGTTCCAACTTCGTATTCTTTGTCAGTTTTATATATCTCTGCTAAGTCAGCATATTGAGCTGAAGTGGCCGTGCCGTTAAAATAACGTGCTTCAACGTCGCCACCAGCGTTTCGCAGGACGATTGTGTTTGGATCTTTGGTTACAGATAGTGCTCTACCGTTAACTGTTATAGAATCTGTTGCTTGACCTTCAAATCTCGCAGCTCGAATAATACCAGACGATGTTCTAATAGGAATGGTTGCTAATCCAGGAGTAGCCAATTCACTAGGATCTAAGTTGTTTAATTTAGATGATGTAATAGATGAGGTTGATTGGCCAGTTAATGGGCCAGTAAATGATCCTGTAAAGCTGTCGCCAACAAACGCTCTTGTTGTAGCATTAAATGCCACAGTATCGTTTGCTGATAATATGTTTCCTTTGTGTACACCGGTTGTGTTTCCAGTAACATTTCCTACTAGATTAGATATTACAGTGTTAGCAAAGATGCTTTTCCATCTCTTATTAGATGAACCAAAATTAAGTTTACCTGTAGTACCTGGAAATATAGCATTTGCCGATGTAGCATCACTGTTATCAAACTGATCTCTAGTCATGATCAGCATATCGTCTTTGTCAGTCTGAGATCCGCTGTTTGAAATTCTCATTACTATCGGGCCGTTAACTTGATTTTCAATAGTAGGCTGCTGATTAGTATTGACCCAAATTCTCAGGTCTTTTCTGTTTCCAGAATTAATAGTAAGGCCAGCTTTAAAATTAATCTCAGCAGTGAAGCCGCCCTCGGCATCACTACGAATAAATTTATCAATTGTTTGTCCGCCCAGTCTTTCCGAGTTACTTGCTGTGCCCCAGAATCTATAGCCTGCGCTGTCACTGACCCCTGACGATAAAACCGAGTTTAGTGTAATACCCTTTTTAATTTGACGACCGGTTTCCGAAAAACCCGAAATGTTGTTGGATGTAGAAAGTGTAAAGTCTGGATCATTGCTGAATACCGCCGTAGTTACGCCACCTACTACTGCTCGTAGTATCACGTGGCTAGTGTTGTTAGTATCTTTTACTACCTGTGTAACGATCTGTGAAGTACCAAAACCGGGTGCGCTTTGTGGACCAATAAGAACGAAGCTTGAACCGTTCCATGCCGACAACTGATTAGTGCCAGAATCGAACCATAGGTCACCTGCTGCTAGTCCTGAAGGTGCTGTAGAAGCAACTTCTGCTCCACTAGCTACTTTAAATTTTATTCCGTCATAGAATTTTAGTTTCTTTGTACCAGAATCATACCAAATTTGACCATTAATTGGTCTACTAGGGGCCACTGTATTAGAGAAATTTTCCAATAAGTGTAAGAAATTTTCATTCTGGACTTCACCGTAGCCAGAGTAATTTCTGCCTACGAACCTTAAATCCGTAGTGCTATCAATGGTGCCATCAGCAACATTTGTTAAAAAAGTTCCATTATATCTGTCTACGCGATAAGTCATGTTTGTTCCAGTTTCTTGTATTTATTCTTACTCAAATCTACGCTTTTTGTCCAGCATTTCTAGTTCTTCTTCTTCAGAAATCCAAGTATAACCCTCTGGATTATTAGCATAAGCAGCTACCTGCTCTTGATAGTTTGATCTAACAGTATCAATGAACTCTTTCATAGCTAGAAACTCTGGGGTCTTTTCTACAGAACTCTTGTTTAACATGTCAATTATGATGTTGAGTTGTTTGTGTACAGGATATTCACCAACTATTGTTAGATTAGTATCGTACTTCACGTATGACTCAGTGACCACTGGCTTTTCGACTCTAGAGCGGATCTCGCCTGTATCATGATCACCATACCAATATTCGCCAAGTTCAGTATCAAACTCTACAGATTTGACTACAAATTTTTCTAGATTCAAAGACTCACGGTCAGTTTCGTCATGGATTTCGCCAATTAACACACCTGTATTCTTTAAAAATAATAAGTCTCTTTTTACTTTTGCCATTTACATTCTTCCCCATGTTAAAACCAAACTATATTTTGGCCTTTCATCTGGTCCTATTTCTGTTACTTCATGCTCTAAATGAACAGGCATGTCTAATAAAGCACCAGGCTCTTCATCAACTAGATAATCTGTGCCATCTTCGTCATAATACTTAAAATGAGATTTATCGCTGCGTAAAAATATCAGCTTGAATTTCCAATATCCTGCGCTGCTGTCTCTATGGCGTATCAAATAATCACCCGGATCATATCTGTTTATAGTGAAGCTACTAACAAATCGTCGATCATCCGGTATAGTTTTAAATACCGCTGCTTTTAATTCTTCTGGCATGTCAAAATAGAACATGCTTTTTAGTTTACTAGTACCATATTGTGTACTGAAACTGTGTTTACTGCCAGCAGATCTATCCGAAAATTTATCAAGATGCTTCTCAGCTAACTCGATAATTTCATCGGAGTTGGTTAGATAGTTTTTAACAAGATTAACCTGATACATATTCCCAACTTGTTCCGCTGTAATTGATTTGATATATCAAAAGATTGTTTCTAGTAGGATTTTGTACTGTGGTAGTCACAGAAACACTAGACACATAAGTCATAGAAATTCTACTGCTGTATCCGACGTTTGCTGTGGCCTGTACATTTTGTACAGTACTGGCAATGTGTGCCATTGTTCCTGGTAAGAAATTAGAAGCAGGTGCTAGTTCATTCAATATAGACACAACAGAACCTGCGGTACTACCTGTTGTAGATAATCCTCTAGTATCTAAACTAAAGAATAGTGTCTTAGATGAAACTTTATCATCGACATACTGCTTAGTAGCAGCGTGATTTGGCTGTGTCGGCGCTCCAGATAATGTTAGATAGCCAGTCATAGCACTGCCAGCTTTAGCTACCTTAGTATCGTCTTCGATAGTTATGTTTACTGAGCCATCGAATGCTACACCGTTAATATATTTAGGGTCTAAGAATTTGCTAGCTGTAGCAGCATTACCGACTAACGACCCTGTAAATTGTTTAGTTCCTGCGTTGTAGGCAATGGTAGAGTCTGAAGCGTATAAGTCACCCTTTAAATCACCATCTATTAGATTAATAATTGTTAATGTGTCGATAGAAGAATTGACAAAATTTGCGTTAGTACTAGTAAATGTTTTAGTAGAACCATCATAGGCGATAGTACTATCAAGTGCTTTTAGATTTCCCGAGACTGATCCTGTTAGCGATCCAACTAATTCTTTAGTCAAACCATTAACCATTACTGAATCATCGTTGGCATAGACGTTGCCAGTTACAGAACCAACTACATTACCAAATACATCACTAGCATGTATTTCTTTCCATTTACGCAATGTTGAACCTAAATTATAACTTTCGGTTGTGCCTGGAACCATTCCAGTAACATCAAACACTCCAACGTCATTATTAATTGTACCAGTTTTGATTCTAATACGAATGCTGTTACCTAATTGATTAGAAATAACTGGTCTATCTGTAGATTCAACAAATATTTTTAGATCGTTATCATTGCCTATAGAAAATCCGGTATCATCAAAAGTAGATCCTGCGCCGGATCTTAAAACAAAGTCTGATATTGGTCTTCCAACAAACTTTAGTGTGTTGCTAGCTGTGCCCCAAAATCTATAAGGTGTGCTAGTAACACCTGTTGCTGGAGTATCAACTAGAGTGATACCTTTCTTTATATCTGTAAAACCGTCGATTTCTTCAATATCGCCAATACTGTATTCGTCATTGCTGATAGTAGCAACAACAGTGTCATCGGCCCATACTCTAATGATAGCGTGTTCAGTGTTACCATTATCACGTATAGTCCCAGAGCTAAGTCTAGTTTTACCAAAATTTACAGCAACTTCTGGTCCTACAACTATATGATCAGAACCGTCCCACACGTTTATTTGCTTTAAGGTATCATCATACCAAAAATTGCCCTTGTCTGCGGCTGCTAATCCTGTAGGAGCCGTCGGCGATACATCAAGGATAGCAGTAGTTCGCCAACTGTTATTCTTATCTCTAAACTTTATTTTATTATTAAGTTCGTCATACCATATTTGACCAACTATAGGGCGTCTTGGGGCATATTCACCGCGAAAATGTTCCAACATGTGTAAGAAATTTTCGTTTTGTAATTCGCCATACCCTGCGTAATTTTTACCTATTAATTTAATGTCGCAGCTAGACGAGTCCACAGTTTGATCTGGGACTGTAACTAGTGTTGTTCCGTTGTATCTGTCTACCTGATATGGCATTTATCGCTCCAATTAATATTTAATACAAGGTAGCATTGCTACGTTTCTTGGTCTTGTTTCGCCTGCTTGTCCGGCTGTTAGTGTTCTATTCTTAATTGCCCAAGCTCCGCCGTCGTTATCTCCATCATACGCATCACTATAATAGAAGTACTGTGTATGATAATTTCCATCAACATCTCTAAATCCAGATCCAACAGCTACAGGAGGCTCTGGTCCATTTAGTACAGGAACCCCGCCTGTGATTCGATAGTTACCAACGTGATCACCCCATATTCCATAGATGTCATAGAAATCATGTGTGTGCTGTCCAACACTTGTTGATTGAGGAGAAGCAAATGATCTTCCAGAATCTACACCACGACCGCCGTCCCAACCTCTAATAAATTCTCCACGTAGGTCTGGTAGATTAAATGTAGAACCGCCATCGCCATCTCCCCATTGAATACCAATTGCCGCATAAAGAGCAGGGTAAGCAGTTCTAGATATTGCTCTCCCATCACATATTAACCAACCAGCTGGAGGGGTTGCCATGGCAAAATAACAAACTTGCCCAACAATGCCTAAAGGTTGGCTAGCCCATTGGCCGCCGTCTGATTGTAAAACATTGCCCGCTTGCCCTGGCGCAATTAAGTTAACCGGGCCAGTTCCATTGCCAACTACAAGACTGTTCAATGTAAGTGACGATCTTCCTGTGCCGCCGTGATTTCCGGCTAGTATATTTGTTACCTGTGTGTCAAGATCCACAACAGGTGATCCCCATACTGGTGGTTGGCTGGCACCTCTTGATTTTAATATCTGTCCTACAGTCCCTGCTGACCCGTCAACTACAAAATCGCCGCTGACTGTTAAAACTGTAAATGTGCCCGATGTTGGTGATGTGTTGCCGACAATACCGTTTAATGAACCAGTTACATTTCCTGTCACATTTCCTGTCACATTTCCTACTAAAGGTCCTGTATGTGTACCTACAGTATTGCCTGATAGATTTCCTTGAACATTTCCATAATGTGTTCCGGTTGTATTGCCGGTTAAATCTGCTGTGATAGTCGATGCTGAAAAATTTCCCAACAAGTCTCTGGCCACTACTTTACCGTGGGTATTGCTCGATGTAGCATCAACTCCCCATGTTATAGGTGTAGATCCGTCAAAGTCATCACCAGTAATATAATTTCCACTTACTAGATAATTTGTAGTACTAGATTTTATTGTTATATCTGCCGATCCGTCAAAGGCAACGCCATTAATATTTCTTGCTGTATCCAACGCTGTTGCTGTAGAAGCATTTCCTACTACGTCACCTTTTAAGAAAGAAGTAGTAGAAAGTGTTATGCCTTTCTTAAGTGACGTAAATCCAGGAACAGCATCCGACGGACTTATGTCAAAGTCTCTTTCAGCTATGATGCCAATCACCGTATCATTTAAAGTTACTTTAATTACTGCTCTATAATTAGAAGTTACATCTCTAATCTTTGTAGATACTAGACGTGTTGTGCCAAAATCAGTGACAGCTTCTGGTCCAACAAATCTAAATTGTGTACCGTCATAGACATAGAGCTGTTTGGAAGTAGTATTAAACCATCCATCACCTGGAGCATTGTCAACAGGCTCTGTACTTGAAACAACAGTGTTGCCGACTATGTTCCAAGCAATTCCATCGTAAACTCTAATACGCTGTGTTTCAGAATCATACCATAGTTGTCCTTGTATGGCTTTTGTTGGAGCATTTCTTCCAGCAAAATTTTCCAACAACCATAGGAAGTTTTCATTTTGTATTTCGCCATACCCAGCGAAGTTTTTACCTACAAGACCAACACTAGTGGTTGTGTCTAACACACCATCTTCTAGTACTACTAGTCTATCACCGTTATATTTGTTAATTTGATATGGCATCTGCTTCTTCCGTCAGTTTATTTAATTTTACCATGCTGGTCTCTCGAATGATGTCAACGCTGCTCCGGATGGTCCAGGTGGATCTTGGTCTTCTACTCTAGTATCAAGCACCCACTCAACTACCGAAGGAGAAGTCTGTGTTAAAGTACATACAACTAAACCTCTAACGATATAAAATCTTGGAGGTTTTTGAGTTGGTATTTGAGAATCAACTGCTACTTCTTTAACAACACCGTATGGCCCAGTCGGTCCACTCGGAGTTAACGCTCCGGTTACATCGTACAATGTTTCTGTAGATATCATGTTTCCACCGGTCCACTGAGATCCAGTCGTTGATACAGCAGGAATATTTTCTAAGAAATATCTCCAAGTAGCTATACGTGCTTTTGTTCCTGGTTCATATTCGTCCACAGGAGCAATATTTGTTAAGATATCTACTATTTCTTGATCTGTTAAAGGATCGCCTAGGTCAGAATCATAGTTAACTAGTTCTTTACCTGTGACATCTAATGTCAACGCAATGCTTCGTGTTCTAACTAATTGTGTTACATACTGTTTTGAAGTTGCTTCAGATAATTCAGTACCAGTTAAGACATTAGGTGATTCAACTGTTTGATCTATTGCTAATTCATTAGTAGTTTGTATGCCTATAATCTTTGGATGTGTTGTTCCGTCAAGATATAAGTCTCCGCGAGGTTCAATATGTAAATCATATTGATTAACTCCTCCCGCATTGCCCCCATCTGGGTATGGGGATGAGTTACCATTGTTAGATATCAGATTGTCGTTGAACGTAATATTATCAACGTTAAAACTGTTTAATGTACCAAACGCAGTCAATCCTGGTGCGCTTGTAACTGCTGCAGATAATTCAATGCCTGTGCCAATATCAGTTAAAACAGGCACACCGTCAATTTTATAACCAGCGCCAGCTGGAACATCTATAGACTCGCTGAACACCCAAGTGTCTGTAGCGTTGTCCCAGATCATAGAATGATCTGTATCACCTTTTAATTTTATACCACCACCGTCTGCGCCAGTATCTGTGGCAGATCCGCTCGACGGAACACCTATTTCTAACAGTTTGTCTTTAAGTGTAACTGTTTCTGCTTGGACTATAATTGTTGCGCCCTGTACTGTTAGGTCTCCGGCAATAACCATATCGCCGCCAACATTTACTAGACTGTTAGGATTTGAAGGAAATATGTTTATTATATCGTCGCCAGTTGATGCTGGCTCAATAGTCATAGCAGTTAGAGAGTTATTATTTTTTGTTACTTTGAGTGCTAGTTTAAAATTGTTGGCACTGTTTCTTATATAAACGTCACCGCCACTTTCGACGCCAGCTTGTCCTTGAGGACCTGTTCCCCAACGGATACCTTGATCATTAGATACTGTAAGCTGCTCAGAAAATATGTTAGTTTGATTTTTTCTAGCATAAAAGATAGCTTCAACATTTCCTAGCTTATCCGAGTTCGCTGAAGTTCCTTGATATTTAAATGTATCGTTGATAGGATTAAAACCAATCTTAATAACGTTGCTAGAATAATTAGGAATAGGAAATCGTGGTGTAAATTCAATAGCACTGTAAAATCCAAATGCGCCGCCTGCTAGATATAATGTTGCTACAGTTCTATTTCTTCTTGCCGAATCTTCTATGGTTTCAACTTTAAAACCAGTTTGACCTTGGGATACTGAGTAGTCAGGGCCTATTAGATAATCTCTACTGCCATCATAAAAATACAGTTGGTTATCTGTAGTGTTAAACCAAAAATCACCTGTGCTAATATCGAGCGGTCTTGTTGTCGCTAACGCACTCGTGCCCACTGCTTTCCATTCTGTTCCCGAATAAACCTTTACACGATTTTCTTCAGTATCATACCAAAGTTGCCCTGTTAGGGCAGGTGTTGGTTCAACTCCGTTGCTGGCAAAATTTTCCAGTAGCTTAACTAAGTTTTCATTAAGATACTCACCGAATCCGCTAAAGTTTTTACCAATCAGCGTAATAGAAGTAGATGCCGAGTCTATCTGTCCATCAGCTACTGTTGCTATTGCGGTACCGTCGGTTTTATTAATTGTATATGCCATTCATCGCTCCATTAATCGTTAGTTGGCTTTCCGCTTCGTATGATGTAATTTAATGTTATAAACGGATTCATAACGTTAAATGGACGGCCAATAAGCGAATCAGAATTTCCTGGTACACGTTTATCTTCAATGTTAATTCTTACCAAACCTGTTGAAGACATTTTTTGAGCACCACCAATAACTGTGCCTGCTTTTGTTCTTTCATTTAATCTACCAGCACCGCCAATTAATGTATACGGTGACACATCTGTAGGCTGCGTTGATGATAAATCATTAATAACATAAAACTGTGTTCCACTTGGTGAATTATCAGTTCTTCTTCCTGCCAAATCGTGATCGTGGTCTGGAATATTGTATTGTTCAATAACGTATTGGTCTTTACCGCTGATACCGCCTAACACGTTTGCCTGTGTATCACTTACACGAGCAGGGACTACTAGTCCGCCGCCAGCGTCGGGCGCAGTTGCTCCACCTGGATAAGGAACTCTAACACCGGCATCCATGTCTTGCTTACCAAGTACAAATCTACCACGTAGATCCGGAACACGGAAAGTAACGCCTTTTGGAGATCCTAGTAAAGGAGTAGAACCATTGTATGTTGTTCCTAGGACTGTACCCAATTCTCTATAACGGTAAAGTTCGTATTCTGAACCGTCACACAACACATAGCCGGTTGGTGCCTCAGTGCCTGACCAAGCAAACACAGACCCAATAGGTACACCAGCGTCATCAATAAATGTCTGTCTTGTTACTTTTCTTAGACCAGTGTTAGCTCTGTAAACTAACATTTCATCATTATTCTGTATGTTACCTAATGATGCTTTGTTGGAAATAATGTCCGAAGTTAGTGTTGTTGTAAATGTCTTGTTAAGGTTACCTGTACCATTAAAGGACAGCACGTTACTTGAAACGTCACCTTCTAATTTAAAGTTTGTAGAATTAGCTAAAGAAGTAGCTGACCCTGCGTTTCCAGAAATATTACCAGTTAGCGTACCTGTAAATTTATTAGCAACCAATTGGTCAGCGTAGATAACTTTATATCTATTAGTGTCAGTACCAATAGTTTCAGATGCTGTAGCAGGCTCTACTGATTTTGTTGTCAGTGTACCGCTTATGCTAGTGTTTCCTCCGACATTAAGATTTCTATTAACAGCCATACCGCCAGCTGTAATAAAGCTACCGTTGTTTAAATTTGTAGAATTTGATTCGTCAGTTAATGTAACAACACCCGCAACTCTAACTGTACCAATAACGTCCAATGTTGCTTCTGGAGTAGCGTTGTTTACGCCAATCTTGTCTTCAATAACACGTATAACTGTAGTCGGAACACCAAAGCTGCCTGTTCTACTTGATTGGATATCAATGGCGCCACCTGGTGTTGAATTATAAAGCAATGCGTTAGATGATCTAACACCAAGGTTAAAATTACCATTAGTACCTATGAATAGTCCAGAATCATCTCTAACATTAAATTGAGCCGATATTGTTTCTATTTGATCACGTCTAATAAAAGTTGTAGCTGGGACTTCTGTAGTACCAACGACCAACGATTCTGCTGCTGTTGCTCGACCGATTAATTTAGGAACTACTGTTAAATCAGAAATGTCTGTTCGTGTAGTAATATTGATTCCAGATTCTACACTAGTAAAACCTTGAATAACTACCTTAGGAATAAATGTGTCTTTGCTAACAATAACAACAGGAATGTCTCTAGTGTAGAATATAATAACTGTTCTACTTCTGTTGTCAATGTCTAGAATACTTTCAACTAAAGGACCCGATTTTGTACCTTCACTAAATTGCGGTCCAACTAATACCCAAGTGTCATTGGCTCTCAAGTACAACTGTTGTGTACTGTTGTTAACCCAGAGATCGCCTGTTGTTGCGCCAGATGGTTCGTTAACTGCTGTGGTAATACCGCTAGTTGGTTTCCAATCAACTCCGTCAAAGACCTGTACTCTGTTGTTTACTGTGTCATACCATAGTTGACCAATCACAGCTTGAGAGCTATTAGGAGCATTGTCACTGGCAAAATTTTCTAATAAATGTAAGAAATTCTCAGCTATAATTTTTCCATAACCAGTTACGTTTCTACCAGGAATAGTAACATTAGTATCAACGTTAGAGGTATTATCTTGAACTTCTAACGGTTCAGGATGTAGTGTTGGATCTGTAAAATATACATTATATGGCATTGTTATACCTCAGTGAAACCAGTTAGGCTTTGTATTCTAATTGTGTAATCAATCTGTATAAGTCTGTTTAATGACTTTTGTACAGGGTGGAAAACTACGTGTGTTAGTAATTTGTCTGTGCCCGATGATTTAAGCCCTAATTCGTCAAACACATAGTCGCCGTTCATATCTACAGAATTATCAAACGCCTCTTGGCCGCTCGGCTCACCATAATCTAGTAAGCAAGAAACTACAATATCGCTGTAAGTTGCGCCTGTAACGTGACGTACTTCCATCTTGTTTCTTACAGGATCTGCGTTGGTAGCTGAATTTTGATCTACTACCTTAGAAAATGTTTGATTATAAAGACTAGAATTAATACCATTTGTATTTGGTGTTAGGTAGGTAATTAATCCTGTTGGATCTACCACTGTTCCCCCGTTACCAAATACCATAGATGATATCCATCCTGATCCTTGATTTGACAGGGCCTGCGCCATGGCCACGCTCATATTTTCATAATGTATAGCATTACGTTTATCGATGTAAATTTCGTTGGTTTCAGGATCAAAAATCTTGATGTGTCCTTCGACGTGGAAGCCACCTTGCTCATTAGGCTTTTGCGGTGACTGTTGATTTACTTGGTTATTTTCTAGCATAGTGTTTGGCTCTTCTTGTCTCATATCATGTATTTATTATGGTAAATTTGTTGTGCTCTGTTGTAGGAATTTAGCCACCGGCGATGTGCTCTGTGTCAATCCTTTACCGTTTGTAGCAGTTTCTGGCCCTGGACTATACCAGATGCTGCCAACTCTGCGTATAACTGTAACACGTTGTCCAGCCGGCGGAGTTTCTGTTAATCTTACATATCCAGTAGCACCGTCAACGCTAAATTCAGCTTCAACTTGTACATCTCCTTGAGGACTGTCCGATCCCACCGCAGAATTATACAAATAAGTTGGGTTTTTACGTAGTCTACGTCCAGCAACAAATACCTCTATTTGATCGCAGGGCCCGTGTGTAACAGGAATCGTATCTCTATACCAATCAGTATCACTAGATTTTACTGGAACAAAATTTAATGGTCCAATAGTTTTAGCAGTTCCGATTGTAGAATCATCCGAAATACCATCGCTGACGAAATCTTCTTTTTCTTGTGTTTCCTTGTACGGCACAGTTTCAGTAAATCCTGTGTTTACAACAGCGGTTCCCGCTGCGTAGGAAGCACCTATACTTGTTCCAAAAACTCCTCGTTTGATTTGTTTTAGGATGTTGCCATCTTTTTCAAAGTATTGAATCTTTTCGTTGTTTATAGTAACTATTCCCGGCTTGTCAAATTCTGGTGTAGCAAATTGGCTAGCATCAGTTAGTTCAATTTCAGTGTCATAATAGTTCAGTACTTTAGTCAAGTAAGAATTACCAATCACAAATCTTGAATAATGATTTTGATTTAGCACATCTTTGAAAATTTCCCAAGACACAGGCGGTTTCCACACAGTGTTAGAATATGTGAATATTTCTATTACATCAGTTTCGCTAGTTGCGTCTTTCAAATACACAGAAGTGTTGGCATTACCAAGATAGTATTCAAAATCCGGAGTTAATCTAACACCATTTTTGTAAACTCTTACGTAAGATAAAGCAGTAGCGGTTCGTTGTAAAGCGTAGCTTACACGTCCGCCTGTATAGATATCTTTTAGTATATCAGACTGAGGATATTGTTCTGCCCAAGATACTGTCATAACATCGCCGTCGGCGATTGTTACAGCAGGATCAAGAACTATGTTTGTTCCCTGTATAGTAAACTTAGGACTAGAATAATCTTCAATTCTTATTATGTCACCATGTGTTATACCTGACGGTTCAGGAATAATAGTCACCACGTTGATGTCGCCACTAAAGACATAGTCAAGACCAAAAGTTTTTAACACGTTATTAAAGTATATTCGAATGTCAGATTCAACAATAGAACCATAATCTCTAAATGGATCTAAACCTATTGCTATTTCATTTACAGCATTATAGACAACATACACTGTGTCAACTGATGTTAACGCAGTATTGTTTATATCTACTAGAACCGATCCAGTAGCGGTAGCTTCATAACTAATGAAAGATTGTATAGGATAAGATCTTGTAGATCCGTCTAATGTAAATGTTTCTTGTCTTAGTCTTACTAGAGGCTGTGTTGAAGCAATATCTGATGATAATACTATAACAATAACTTTTCTACCAACCGCAGGCGGAGCACCAAATTCGATCAATGTTTTGTCAATTTCATTGACTCTACCATTACTGTTAACCCATCCCGCTTCAACCGCAGATCCGTTTATACTTGCGAATATCGATCCTGTTTCAGCATAGGCAGCACCAGTTAAGAAGTATCGTGTGTTGCCGTCTCCTACAAATTCTTTAACATCAAGAATATCAACACCGCCTACTGATATAGAGAATATTTCAACAACTGCGCCAGGCACTGGTGCTGTTCCAATAAATCTAACTTTATTCAATACAGTATCGATAACATAGTCCATGCTTAATGTTTTAGGAGTCTTATCAACTGTTACTAACACAGAGTTTTGTTCAATGACAGTTTGACCAATATCAAATAGATTTGTTGTTCCGTCAGCGATATAAACATTTGACAGTACCGCAGGAGAGCCTGTTCTGTTTGTATGGAATACCTTGATACTCACTGCTTCTAAAACTTGACCAGGAACTTGTTCCTCGGGAGCAGGAACTTGATCTGGGCTGACAAACTTATCGCCATCGATAACTATTTCAGATGCTGTTGTTCCTAACGCAGTAGCATAAGGAGTCATGCCAGACAAACTGCCACCAGACACATTAGCATCAAGAAGATTTCTTCCACCAATTACTAAACTGCCGTCACTTGAAGGCTTACGGAATATGAATATATCTCCGTTCTCAACTAATATCTCGTCAGGAATAATAACTGTAGACGTTGATCCGTCAGCAACATATGTTGGCATTTGGTCAGGATCTAATCTTGTTGTTTTTCCTGTAGATTTTTTCTTCTGGTAGACATTTAACTCTGTACCTTCTTTTAATATCTCTGGAAGATTAAATGAATGTGTGCTGTCGTCAGCAGCAATATAAAAATCAGAGTCTAATGTTTCCGAGCTGTCCCAACCTTCTGTAAACCATGGAAGAGCATCCCAACCTGCGCCCACATCAAATGTAGCACCTTGTACTATGACTCCGCCAAAGTCAATACCTGTCATTAGTTGAGAGTAATCACTCTTAACTGATATTACATTTCCATTATCATCAGTTATTTCGGTCTTTTCGAATCCAAGCATACCCGAAGAAGGCTTGTAGTATTTGTCTAATCTGTTTAGAGCATCTAATATCTGATCGTTCTTTTCATACGTTACCAACACCGCTCCAACTGCGACAGCAGGCAGTATTAGTCGACCTTTCAATTGTGTATACCCGTCAACTTCTTTTGTAAACAATGTTATTACATAATCGTTTCTTAAAAGTTTCTTACCATTAACTGTAACAGATATTTTTGACTTATCTGTAGTCGGTGGGTATTTTAAATCGTAAGTGCTCTTACCTTCTAGGAAGGTTTCTGTTTCTATAAATTTTTCATTCTTACTAGAGGCTGTGAATTTTCCTTGTTTAGAGTAACGATCAAACTTCACAGTCATATCGAAAGTTCTTGCTTTTGAATTACCAATCACAGCGATAGCTTTAGCAGAATTTTCTTCATTGCTACCTACACCACCTACTATTTTTACTTTAGGTGCTGTTGTATAACCGTAGCCTCCGGATATTAATTTAATATTAGTAACTTTGCCGTTAGAGATAAAAGCCTTGGCTTTAGCACCACTGCCGCCGCCACCCTCAAATATTACTTGAGGTACAGTTCTATAAGTAGAACCGTTGTCTAATATCTTTATTTCTACTATGGTATATTTGTAATTTTCAAACCAATTTTTCCAAGGATACTGATCAACTAAACTATCTCCTAGTTTTACAGGATTAATTGTATTTGTGTCAATATCATATGCTGGCGGTAAATCAAAGTCAGATGTTAATAGACCTGACCTGTCGAGCCCTAGATATCTACTTGTGTATTTTCTAATCTTAGTTCTATAAGGCTTAACTTCATTGATGTATTGTTGGAAGCTAGATAAATTATCGCTCTTATAATTTAATTTTTCTTCAAGGTATCCAACATTGTGTACAGCATTCATAAAGCTAGTTTTAAAAGCCCAGCTTACATATAGCTGTTCTGAAAACACATAATGTATGTTCGCAAAGAACAATTTGTTCCACTCAGTGTCTAGCTCATTAATAAAGATATCTTCTTTTACTGCTTTCAATATATTTCTAAATTCAATAGCAGATGAAGTATCAAACTTATCACTGTCAAAGCTCTGAGTTAAATCATAACCATAAGATGATGCTGTTTTGTTATAAAACTTTTCAGATATCTGAATTGTTCCTAGCTCTCTACCAACTAATCTATATTTTCCTAACAGTGTTGGATTTGTGTTTGTTCGTTCAATAACTGCCCAGCCGCCCGAACCGTAGTCTTCTAAACGCAATAGTTCACCAACGTTGAGGTCAACTTCAGGCTCAGCATACAATCCAGGAAGGTTGTATTTTATTCTAGATTTTTCGTTGAATCCTGCTGCCCACCAATCGACCTTGTCCCAGAACTTGGTAGTATCGTGTGTCTGCGTAGCAGATCTATAGAACTCTTTGTTTCTATCATTGATACTCCATATACTCCAGAACCCGTTAACTGTAGAATCTGAATTTACAAGGATACTGAATGGTCGAACTTGAATTCTAGCCTCTGTGTATTTTTTGCCAGCACGTAAAACATTGACCTTGGTAATTCTACCAAATGTATCTATTACTGTTTCAAGAACTGCGCCTTCTCCTGTGCCCATTATTTTCACTGTCGGAGGAACTTTATATCCGTAGCCAGCATCAACAACATCGACAGTATTAATGTGTCCATTAATAATATTTGCTTTCAATGTTGCTGTTTTTATTTTAATAACATTTAACAGAGCAATTTCTTCATAGGTGTCATAGACAAGATCATATAGATTCTTATTCTTAGACGGAGGTTGACTTATGCTGTTTAAATTATCGTATGAAATATTGTCAGCCAACGGATATGTCAACAATACATCATTAATATAATCGATGGTAATTTTTACCGCAGCATTTTTATTAACAAACATAGTTTGAACAGGTCTTGCTGCGATTCCATATTTTGATTTTTCTGTTAGTTTTCTATCAGGTACTTCGTTACCTAATATATCCTGACCAACTAAACTGTCAATCCATTTGTTTTCTAACTCTTGATTTGGACCTTCTATTGATCCTTCTGCCAATAGTTGATATTCGTTATGGATTAGATTTTGCTGTTTGTCATTATTGAAAAACTGAATATTGACTAAGAAATCGTCCGAATCAACTACGTAAGAAGCATTATACAATGCCATCTTATCGTTCTCTAATAACGCAGCAAAAGGCAATCCAGACAGCGTAGGATTTTCAATATAATCAGCAATTACAGAAGCTGGATTAGTTTTCTTACTGTTTGTCGGCAATGTAGATTTGTCTTTAACCCAGTAGTAATAATAAGTCTTATTGACCACTCCTGTTATTGTATCTACAAAGTCTTTCTTAGAATAAGGAGCATTTTCTAAAGGTGTTCCTGATATTCCAACATTAAACGCTTCTGCTGTTCCTGTTAGGTCGGCCCATTCACTAGGCGAATATTCAGACTCTACCCACTCGTAGACATCAACAGAGCTTCCATACGCTAGTTTAGACCAATTGCCTAATCTAAACGATGTATCATTTTGATTATACACAGTCCATTTAGTTGTTGAAGTATCCCACCATATAGCACCTACCATATTAGACAACCAAGGTTGTTTCTCGTCCACAGTATCAGTATCTGTGCCTACAGAATAAACTGCCGGATCATAAGATGTTTTGTAATCAATGTCTTGCTCAACTATAGATAATATTTTTCCGTTGAACGGATCAACTACATCTACATCTGCTATTTTTATATTTGTCAAACCATTGTAGAATGACAGATTTTTTATCTTAGAAACATCAACGCCAGATGATTGTTCTCTTATCACTGCCCAAGATTTTACGCCCTCAGCCTTGGTGAATTTTTGTATACGACCAATTCTAATTTGATCAAACGCTGGATCATCTGAAAGATAATTTGGAGAACCAACAATGATCGAATTATTTGATACTGATATAGATCGACCAAAGTCTTCGTTAGTTGTTAGACCGTCTTCAAAAATTTCAGCCAGTATATATTTTCCTATATATTGATTGTAAACATATACTTTTCCTGTTTTTCCTTCAGGATCTTTAAATCTAGTAACGAATCTATCAAATGCTGTACTACCAGCATCAAATGTAGTATTAGAGAAAGTTTCAGCACCTTCAGCACCAATGGCCAATGTTGAGCCATCTGGTGATACAGATAGTGTCGAACCAAAACGTTCGCCGGCATCTTGTACAACGCTTTGTATTTTTTGATCAAATACAAACTGATTGTTATCAAATTTAAACACATAAACTGCGCCTTGGTCAGCACCAAGCATATCAACATTTGGAGCAGATACGTATAATGTAGTACCGTCTGTTGACAATAGGACTTTATGGCCAAACTGATCGCCAGATTCATTTGCTGATATCTGAGACACTGTGCTAGAAGAAAGCGTTTGTAATAGATGGTATACATCTTGATCATCTTTCTGGTATACAAAAACTTCTCCAGTCCTAGACTGGTTTACTCCGGTTTCTAGTTCCCAGATAGCTGGTTCGGATTCTGGTATATCACTGATCGAACCGTCAACTAAACAGGTGTAATAAGAAGTATTTCTTCTAACTGTCTGCCCTGTGTAATAGGTTTGATATGATTTCCATACACCGGCATAGTCTTCAAACTCCGAAGCGTCTGCCTGTGGAGCACCAACTACTAGCACAGTTGCTGTTTGATTGGTGTCCATGCTTTGAGCATATCTATCACCGATGTTTAAAAACTCTATGCCGTCGGCAACAAGTCCAGACTGTATTGTAGAGCCATCATCAGTAAATGCTGCTGCTTTTGGCAGTATTCCTGTATTCAACGAAACTATTTGTTCCCATGCCGGTGCTGTAGGAACAGTTGATCCGTCACCGGCCCAGGCCGATGTAGCTTTCCAGTATGAAGTATCATACCAAACAGTGTCACTTTCATTGTAATTGTTAGCCGGGTTAAAGACTCCCTGGAATGTTAGGTCTTCTAAATGTTTCCACTTAAACCCTTCATAGATGTAAAGGTATGCTCTACCTTGATCGTCTCTAGAACCTGGAGCTCCAATAATCATGTAATAGGCTTCTTTAACTCCACCCAACGAAGTTCCTAGAATTTTTATCTGATCGCCTACTGTATATCTTGTGCCACTGACATTAACTATAGCAGAATAAATCCCGTTAGTTCTTGCTATGTTAAAGATAGCTCCCGATCCAGGCGCACTGACGTCTTCACCAACTAGGTCGTTGTAGGTAGCTTCACCCGAAGCTGCGCTTCCTGTCCATATAATACCAGTTGACGCTGTTCCCTTGAAAGAAAAATCAGCTATTGCCCCATTTTCTATTTGGTTAACTCTTATGATCAAGTCATTGTCAGGTGACACACCGCCTAGCTGATCTCCCGAAACAAATATAGTTGATCCAGCAACATAGTGTATTAAATTACCTCTATTGTCTTTGTCTTGCCAGTTAGTTGCTATAAGCGGAAATGCGCCGCCTGAAACCAATTCCCAATATTCTGTGTTTGTTGGGAATATAGTTGCTGCTGGTTCCCAGTAATAGGTATCAGATGTTTGAATTCCAGTAATGCCTACACGTAGTTCTGGATCTTCACTATCAACTAGATAACGAATACACTTATAATAAGCACTGGAATTAGCTGGATACTTGACAATGTCTCCAGGAGTGTATGTACTTTCGACAGCGTAGACTCCTCTGTCGATTCCTGTGTCTTTGATACAGGCATATAATTTTGAAGCATATCTTACTACACTTCTCGGAATGTAACCGAGGCCGTTGTTTATTGCTTCTACAGAATAGACGTTTCTTACCTTGCTGATATTAAACACTGCTGCCACTGTCGGCAATACTGAATTAATACCAGATAGGTTAGTATATGTTTCAGAACCTAAAATTTCTCCCTGAGAATTTACAGCAATAACATCCACTAAGAGATCATTAAAAGGTGTAACTCCTCCTACTCTGCTGCCGATAATTTTTATTCTGTCGCCTACTGTATATCTTGTACCACCATTACGAACTGTAACTGTATAATTGTTACCAAATCTAAAAACGTCAAAGGAAGCATTTTCGCCCGGAGAACTAACATCAATACCGCTGATATTGCTGAATACAGCATCTGCTAGACCGCTGGTGCCTTCTACTGAAACTTCAGCAATACCGCCTAGACTATCTATACTGTTGACTGTTAGCACTAGGTCACCACTGGTGCCTTCGATTCCTTCTCTCTTACCGATGGCAATTGACGAACCAAACTGTTCACCTCGACCCGGACGTGGACTAATCAAACTATTTCTAAATACATATTGCCCCTGATCGTACTCGTATACGTCAACTGATCCTTGTTGTCTATATCCTTGATTTATATCATAGATATTCTTTCCTAAAGGATTTGCTTCATGTATTGTTGCTAATTCCCAATCATCATAATCAAATACCGCAGTACTTCCGTCACTGTATATAGGACGTTTTGCTGTCCAAAGTTTTCCAGCATATATTACTGTATCGCCTTGATTGTAATTTGCCTGAGGATCATAGGACTCTCTAAAGTTAGAAGGAACATAAGATACATTTGGTGAACCAATCAACAGCCAGCGGCCATCTTTACTGGATTTTAGAATATCACCATATGTTCCTAGGAATGTGTCTTGTAATCCACTTTGAGGATTTAATATCTGTAACGGTGTTAATCCAGCAGATCCCTGTGAATAAACAATCACCGCAGCTTCTCTAGTAGCATCTCCAGATGTTACTGAACTACCTGGGTTTGAAACAATAGTTACATTTCGTTTTTCTAGATACTCTACCGCAGCACCAGTTCCTGTTGGGAACGAAACACCGTATTCGGAAATTTCTGTTACCTTATACTGCTTCTGTCTTTCTATAACATTCCAACGATTGTTTTCGTCTGAATCCAACCATAGGCGTGTGCCCAATGGCAACGAAGCGTATTCGTCGCTGATTAATGGATTAGAATTTGGTACTCTAGCAGGAATAAAATATCCCACGTAGCAGAAAGAGCTTTCATCGATTTCTGGTTCTTCTTTGTATCCATCAATGGCTATAATTATTTTTGTCGGCGACACTGCTTTAACATAATAAAATCCTGTTAGATTTTTTATATTTGTTAGACCAATAACTGTGCCAACTTCAATTCCATGTACTCTGTTAGTTTCTAATACAACTGTTGTTGTATCAACAACCGCAACGGCTCCCACTATTACATTACTGATTCTATATCTTAAAACATTCCACCCAGTATCTGTAAATGTCACCCAAGTTGTTTGACCGTTTTTATAGGTGGTCACATCTTGTAGATAAATGTCTGCGAATGAAGAAACTACATAATCAACATCATCTGCGTAAACATATCCAGCAGTCCAATTGCCTACAGGATAATCCTTGACTGGGAATTTATAAGAGTTATTGCCTACAGTATAATCGTTCTGCTTTACAATAATATAATTTTGATATTCAGATTTTGATGTGTTTCTTTCATTTAAAAGCACTGGTTGAGGATTTAATTTAAGAGCATTTTGTTTCAAAGAAAATTCTATTTCATTATACTGCTCTGTGCCGCCCATGCTTCCTAACAAGAATGCCCACTCTTCTTTAAGCTCTACAGAGTCTTCGGGGATTCTACTAAGTTTATCAAACACCTTAGTTATGGCGTTGTATGTGCCTTTTTCTTTGATGTAGCCTTGATAAAGTCTAAACTGACTGACTTCATCTTCTGCCATGTCTTGTAAAAATTCTCGTTTCTGATAACCAATAGAATGTCGAGCCATTACTTTTTGCTCGTTATTGATACCTTGATAATCAACTTCGTAGAAATCTTCAATTTGATTAATTTTATAATCAAAGTTTGCTACTAAACCAGACGTCGGTTCTGAATCAAGTTTTTCCCATCCAGCCCTATCAAACTCAGCAGTACCTTTCTGGAAATACTTGCTGACGTAATTAAATTGTTTAAATTGTACAATGTCGCCTAGTCTGTAATCAGTATATTTTTCCCAAGGATTAATATCAGCAACATCATAGATAAATCCCGGACTTGTATAATCACCGTCCCAGTCGCTGGTTCTAAAACCTAGAACTTTAATTCTTTCCTGTCTATAACCAGGACCTTTGTCATAGATAACATCATTGAATATAGTTCTGTCGTTGAATAGTACCACATGTTCTTTTAAGACAAAACTAATCTTAGCATAATAGATACCAGTAGTCACACTACTAGGTGCTAGTATAATTTCATTATAGGTTCTATATACATCAACTTCATCTGGAGATAACTTTGTTCCGTCGGCTTTGAATATGGAGTAGTCGTAGAATGTATCTAATATGTTATCTGCTACGCTACCAACTGCTGTTATTTTTATCTTTAGAGCAGCAGGGCTCAACGATATGATAGCACCAGTGGCCCAGTTATGGGTTGTCCAGAACATGAATTCTTTACAACTGGTTTCCCAATCGTTTGAAACTTGTAGATCTGTATTATAATCATCAAATACAAGTCCTTGATCTTTCATGTATGCTTGATAGCCTAACAAGAAATCGACTACCCCTTGTATATTTTCAATAACAGTTCCATAGGGCGTTGTTAACACAGTCTGCTTGTCAAAAGAAGTTCTCTTAACTGCTGTAACAGCGCCTACAAGTGGAAGTGTAGAAATTTCAACAAATTGATTACTGTCAAATGTTTGACCACTAGTATGTGTTTGAGAGACTCTGTAAAATTTAGAATTGTATTTTACAAGTGCCCCTTTGCTATAAAATTTTTCAGTAGTCCAATCAGAGTAGTTTTCGCTGACGCCTCCAACGGATATCGCAGGGTCATCTAATCTGGCAAAATAATCATAATATACAAAACTAGCATCTAGCTTATCATACCCTGATAGTTTAAATCCTGTAGGAACTTTTTCTATGATAACACCAGAATATGTTACCACGGAAGATGGTGAACTTACATTAAAAAATATCTCGTAATCTTCTTGAGGAATAAACACTCCAGATGTTTTACTCTGCGGACTCTTGCTGTCTAATAGATATTTCTGTTGTGATTTATCAACAAACCCGCCAATGCGACTAGACAACTTAACATTATAGTTACTAAAGAAATCATATAATGATTCTGTGTTAACAGCATTAGATCTAATGTAATCTAAAACATAACTGAATAGGCCAACAGGTGTATACCCGTCAACCACTGACGATTTAATCGTTTCTAGATCAATAAACTGGTTTGTATCTGTAGATACTAATTGATTAATAATATTTCTTTTAACTTTGTTTCTATCAAAGTTTGTAGAAATTACTTCCATTGGACGTTGTACGCAAAGGGCGATTAGTACAGCAAACGGATAAGAACTGCTTTTCCTCCATGCGTTTTCTACAGGTGCTATATCACCAAATGTAAAACTTTCAGATATTTTATTATTAGAATAGTCAACAATACATCCAATAGTTGTAGGATCTTTTAGTTGGCCATTTTCATCAACTGGTATTATCTGTAAGAGGTTGGGCCTAGCATATCTTGGATGTGTGCCTGCGCTGGCACCTTTTCGTATAACCCCATCTCTTAGATCTTCCCATAACAACAGATTTCCGCTGGTGTAAGGAGCAGGACCGTATTCATCTTCCCACCATAGAGGTTTTTCGCTGAAGCCTAACATTTCCCAAGGACAGATATGGGGTCTGTCGGTTTCGTAGATGTATTTGTAAATACCTCTCCAATGCTTAGGTAGCTGCTCTGTTCTTGTTACGTCTGATGCTCTTGAATATGTATATGTGAAAGGATTGTCTTGGTCAAAGTAGTCGTTGACATATATGTCTTTGGTTAAACCAGCAGACCATTTTAAAAACTCTGAAGCTAAAATACTATCAAGATCTTTCTTTGTAAAGACAGAATTTCTATAATACCCTCCATAGATTTTATCCGTATCTAAAATCTGAGGATTGTATTCTTCTTTAATATTATTGTAAATTCTTTTTTCAAGTTCTAAAAGAACATCATCTCTATAATCATCATAGGCTACAGTGATACTACCGTCATGGCCTTGTATCACTTTCGTAGGAGTGACATAGGTGTCGTCTATGTAGATTCTAGGAACATATTTTTTAGCCAGTCCCAACTTTGTTGGTGTTTGAGGAATAAAGTTAAATGACGTCGAATAGTACTCACGTATCTCAATTACGTCATCTTCAACTAACGGTTTTTTAATTTTTATAAAACCAAAAGTCGAGTCAAACTCGTAGTCTACTTCGTGTAAAAGTTGATTATCATTGATATAAACATAGACCGCTTTGTCAGATGGAACTGTTAAATCAAACTTAGATGATAGAGCAAATGTAGTAATACCTTCATCTTCTACTGTGTACTTTATAGATTTAAATGCTCCACTACCAATCATGTCCGAATTAGCGAACGGAGCATTTTTGGTTTTAACAGAAGTTAATTTAGAAATAGCAGCTTCTATGAGATCCACAACACTACCATCGTCATACGGGAGATCTAAAACTTTGATTAACAAAGTATTTTTAAATTTTTCGTATTCGTAAGAGGCAAATCTCAATGCCTTAACAATGTTAAATGTCTTGTCACATAGCATCGGTAATGCTATGCTCGATATTCCCGAATGTTTAAAAAATCTTCTACCGTAATTTCTATAGTCCGAGATATCTCGCAAATTACTTGAACCAGGAAATATACCGTTAAATTCTTTTGACAGCTCAACCATAGAACCAAGATGATCATTAACTTGACCTAGAGAAAATTCTTTTACATCTTGGTTCAAAGGATTTTTTTCTAAACCAACTGGAAACTCGTAGAATCCTTGATCTGGTTCTGCGTCTGTGTATACCTTAATTGTTAACACATCACCAACAGCGAAAGTTTTATTAAAAACAAAAGTTCGTGTTGTATTAATTTCAGAAGTCCACGCATCGTTTATTTTTTTACCATTAAGGTAAAAAAAGATTTCTTCTCTAGTTGCTGTTTTCCAGAAACAGGTTTCAAAAACAATTCTATCTGTAGATTCAGATATAGTTTTTACCTGTACGATAGGCTGATAGTATTCGTTGTCAAACAGTGCCCAGCCGTTGCCATATGAATAGTCCGAAAGACTTTTGTTTACTCTATAAAAGTTTGCGGCAATTTCGTAAGAAGTCGACGTTGTACCAATTCGGCTAACAAATTTATCAGTTTCCCAAGACACCTCAAATACGATATCTCCAGAGTTTTCGATATTCAAATAACTGATAGGGAACCCTAATTCACTGTCAACTACACCTGTGCCAACTTTATAGTTGACTATTTTTGTTCCTTCAAAGCTAGATGTTCCATACTTAGAACTATCTGATAAAGAAATTCCATCGCTGTCATAAACATCAAATAGAGGTGATTGGTTGATGGCTGTTTTTGTTTGACTCTTATTCCAGTCAGACCCATCAAAGTGGTACATGCGGCCAGCATTGGTTTTACCTAGTCTAACTATTAGACCTTCGCCAGGTTGTGTGTTAGAATCCTCTGCTTCAACTAAACTTATTTGTTTTCTATTCGTGACGTTTGTGCTAGTTTGTACTGTAATAAAATTGACCACATATATTTTATTTTTTACTAAAGAATCTGTGTCAGCAGTAAACAACACACGCATACCGTCAGCAAGATCAATACCGTCAATATTGTAACCCGCAGTTCCTTCGATATTTGAAAATACATCTGTTGTAAAGTCATCTATTAGATCAACAGAATCTTTGGCAACTGTACCATGATTAAACATCTGGAGTCCAGACGAAAATTCAATAATAGGTCTCTTTGCTCGATTACTCTCTGATACCTGAGCAACACTGTCATTTAACTGAGCAGCATACTCAACTACAGATCTGTGGAACCAACGATTATATCTAGACCAAGGATTTTTATCTTTACTTGATCTATTAATGGTTATGTAGTCCTTAGTCGAAGGATATGATGTAGCATCATCAAAAGGTTGTTCGTCAAACCCGCCGTCGTCAAAAACAATTATTTGATTTGGATTAGAAATCGGCGGCAATTCTAGATCAGAGAATTTAACTAGCCTAATATCTGTGCCAACACCCTCAACTATCCAATAGCCGTTAGCATATTTTTCAGGAGTTGTTTTTCCAGTAAATTCTACCTTTAGACCATTAGAAAACACAACACCGTTGGTGCTGGTATATTTGTCTTTGCCTAGAATTTCTTTTTCAACATCAAGGTATGTGTTGTCAGTGACATTAAAAATTCTAAAAGTGCCGACTCTATTAATGTTATTTGAGCTTTGATAATAGAGCAGGTCTGGAGCATCGTTTGGCACTGTAAAAATAATTTTTCCAACTTCAGCACCATTGTTAGTCACACCTCTATTAAAGTCTGACTGACCACCTAATACATTGCTTGTTCTAATATAAAAAGGATCCCCAGGAGCATTTACATTGAACTCGTAGGTTTGTCCTCTATATAATATAATGTTAGGATTTCTTGATAACCCGTCCGGAATAAACAGCCATTCGTTTTGGCCATCTGATCTAACTCTGTAAGAACTTACAACTTCTTGGCCTTGTCCCAGAACTTGTACAGCATCAGGACCTTGAGGCAACCAATAGTATTCTCGATAGTTAACAAACTTATCCCAATCGATAGGAGGATTCCAAGTGTAGTGTTCTTGACCTGTGACTAAATCATCTCTTTCTTGTTTACTGCCAAAATATTTTTGTTGATTTTTAAAATCAATATAATCATAGAATCTATTAGTTCTATTATTTTTATCAACAGTTACGCCAGGTTCAAGTTGATAGGAATGTCTTAAAGACGGAGTGATATCTAGATAAACATCTTTAGAATTATATGTCTTGCCATAGGTTCGTCCTATGTAGCCAGTTAATCTTTCCAGTGATCCTGGTTGTACCAAAGCATCTAAAGTAGCACCTAAAAATTTATCGTTTGAAGGCGATTTAAAAATCTCTGGTAAGAGATCTACGGTTTTTCTAACTGGTAATCCACTTTGTTTGAAAACTTTTTTATCCATTGTTATTCACTTGTTTTACTAACAACCTGCGAAGTTAAAAGATTTAACTCACCTGCTGTGATGTTTGATAATATCAAAATGTTGTCAACTGTTGCTGCGCTAACCAATATCTCATCCGGCCTTGCTTGGATTTCTATCAAGCTACCATACGCTTGATTTTGTTGCTTCGGAACCAATGCTATATTACTAATATCTGGAGCATTTTGTTTTATGATGTATGTGATTAATTCGCTGGCATAAAATTTGTCACCAAAGTCCCAATTGTCTATGGTAAAAAATTCATTAATGGAATTAATTATTTTGACTTTGAGATCATTGTCATTGATTGTTTCTGAAGGATTTTTTACAACCTTAAATGTTGCTTGGAATTCAACAGGTGCTCTGTCACCAAACAATGGAAAGTATCTCACAGGATGATATACAATTTCATCGCTGATAGCTTTGATTTCTGTCAATGCTGCCCCATAAGATATTCTTAATGCTTCTGGTGTTGGAACTTCAGGAGCCGTGGCGCTGTAACCCAACAACCAATTTCTGTAACTGATATCATATTGTCTTTCTAAAAGATACACATCTATGATATTGCTTACACTAGGATCAATTCTTCTATCAGCACTAGCATTGTGTATATATTGGAATTTGAGATTGTCTCGACCAATAAAGGCAGAATAGCTAGGCTCAAGTATAAATGTTCTTGTTACAAGGTCAACTCGCTTGATAAAATTTTCTTCCTGATCGTAAAAGAATATCAACTGATTATGATCATAATCGTTAACACTGGTGTTGACTTCTTTGTCTTTAATTAAAATTTTACCGTTGACATTTGGGATATATTCTAATTTTTGGAAGCCAAATTCATCTACTGTTTTTCTAAAAAACAAATATTTGTCATTGATATCTGTGCCCACAACTTCGTCAAAAGCATCAGGGTTATCCACAGTACCATCGTCGTCACTGTCAAAGAATGCTACCTTAATACTTTCATAACTTTGATATCCGTCATCGAATCTAACAGAGTCTGCTACTTCAAAAGGAATATCCTGTTTGAGTACCTGTTTCTGATCAACAATATCAAGCACATCCGCAAGAGTAAAATCAATGTTACTAGCTTTTAGTGCCATGATTTCTTTGGCTACATCAATATAGCCCTTGTCACGTCCTACAGGTGTTGTGTTGATACCTAAGATCTTTATTTGATCTTTGATCACCGTTCTATTTTTGCTGTCGTATATTTTTTCGTTGCTGTCAAAATAAAATCTATTTTGACTTACACTGCTAAAAATATAATCTGTGATACGGACTCTTACGTCATAGTCAGTGCCGTCAAAAACAAATGCTATCATCCACGAAGCATCAAGAGCCTTGTTTGTGGTACTTCCTGCTTGTCCCAAGCTGAAATCATTGTTTAGATCAATATTTGTAGATGTTACAATCTTCCAATCTCTAGATAACACGTCGTATCTTAGACCAAACGTCTCAGAAGCAAATGTTAGATTTAATATTTCTGCTTCAATGTCAGAGTTTAAATTTGTAGTAAATTTAGGAATTACCTGAGAAGGTCTAGATCCTGTTGGAATAACATCGCTGAATGTAATTGGTCCTACACCTGATGATAAATTTCCTTTACCCGCATTAGTACCATCGCCAACAATATTAACTATCTTAGACCAAATATATCGTGTTTGTTCTAGATCAGCAGGATCATAATCTACTATCTCTCCATTCTTAAATGCTAGAGATAGATTAGGGTCTGTAACAAATTTAACTAGTGCTCCAACTTCGGCATATTTTAAGTTGCTGGTAGTGTATGAGCTACCTACCTTAATAGGAAAGCTATCAAAGAAGTTTCCAAAATATCCAGTCGAAGCGTTAACATCCTTTGTGGCCTGTAACCACTTTACGTTAACATCTGACGTGACAATTTTGTCAAAATTAGTTACGTAAAAATTATAGGTAGAAAAACTTTCTAGTGCTGGCTCAACAACTTTTCTAATAAAATTTAATACTGTATTTTTGTTAGTGTATCTAAATGTAAAGACATTTTCTTTATCTGTTCTGTAGACATACCCGTCGTCAGCAAAAACATTTACTTTAGAATATTTTCCACTGGCATCCACAATGTCAAAGTTGCGACTAATTCCGCTAGAAGTTCTATTCACTGCTTTGACTTTTAATATATCTTGACTGCTGCCAAGCGGAGCAAGATTATAATCTTCTCCAGTGATCATACGATTCTGTGTATAATACAGCGCCGGTGCTTTTGCTCTTATTGATTCGACAGTTTCCGATGGAGACGAATTATCAATTGTATAATTCAAACTCAACGTCACAAACAGAGTATGCTGTGCTCCTACAGAATTTGTATAAGGAATTTCAATGGTTACTCCTTTCATTTCTGTAGGGTTTATAGTATAGTCTAGACCATTAGAAACTCTGTAATATGCTCTAAATGAACCTTGAGGAAGATTTCCATAAACTCCATCAGAGAATAAAAGATCAACCGCATCGTTGGCTTTTGTTATCACTGAGTAGACATTTCTGTCGTTGCTAGAAATACTGTTGTATATGATATTGTTACCATACACCGAACTAACTTTTTTCCATTCAATAGAAGGTGAAGAATTACCATCTAATGTGTACAACCAAAAATCATCGTTGTTAATGTTAAGTGTTGAAATACCAATGATTTCATTAGTAGTTGGCTGAGTCATAGTAAATTCAGCAGATTCTAACGAGCCTTGCTTGAACATCAAGAAAAACCCTGTATTATTACTAGAATTTCCCTTACCATCTTGTCTGTATAAAAACCCTAGTTGATTTCCAGGTATCGGCGATTCTTCATAGATATCCTCCGAACCAATGATAGAAGTGCTAACTACTTCAAACTTCATTCCCCTAGCAGCTACTGTTTTCGATATAGAAAATACCGGAGTTACTGTTGTAAGAGAATTAAATCTGTACTGCTCTGTGTTTATTCCATCAACTGTGTTTTCGCCTTGATTTTTTCCAAACTCCACTGATGGAACCATAGCAGAATTTAACACCGCAATAAATTGCTCGTACCAATTAGTGTTTGTAGGGTCGTTCCATTGAATAGTCTGCTTGGCTAGGTTTATTCCGTTACTGTCATAGAGATTTTCAGTAGTGCTAACAGAATCAAATTTTAAAAGTCCAGACGCAGCAATGTTTCTTTTAGAATTGTAGCTGAGCATACGTGCTAGTCTTAGCACAGATTCTTTTCTGCTAGCAAGTTCTATAAAATTTTCGCGACTGTTAAGATCAATGCGGAAAGCTAAACTCTGACCTAAGAAAGCTATCAGATCGATTAGAGCCACATACTCAGAACTTTCAATATAATCGTTGAAATCTTCAGGATAGTTTTCCTTTAGATACTCAATCATTACACGGCGAAGATTCTCAAAGTCGTAGGATTTGAAATCAGCATTCTTAAAAGTCTGATAGATCCTAGTCCAATCTTCTGCTAATATTAAATTATTTTGTCTAGTCGTTGTGGTCATTTTCTTTCCTGTACACTATTTATTTGGTTTTATAATGTGCGCATTTATTTCTGCGGTAGCTGTTTGTTGTCAAAATCAAACGCTATTTTCTCTCGTAGGTTTATTGATTTGTAAACTAGATCAGCTTCAACTCGGACCCCATTTTCTAAAGGATCAACCTTGATGTTGTTTATAGAGATTCTAGGATCTCTGTTTAATACTGCTTCAACATCTTCCCTAATTAACCTTAAATTGTCATCGTTCATTGGCTCATACAACAGGTTCCATATCGAAGTACCAAAGGAAGGATTTTCTAATTTTTCTCCTCGCTTGATGTTGAAATGATTTAGAAGATCTTGCTTGACTAGGTCTACATCGTATTCTTTGAACTTGCTTTTGATTCGTCTAGAGTTAAATCCTTTATAAAGAAAAGGTCCAACATTTGACTGCCCTTCAGAATTTTTTATTGTGTCGACTTGTTTTATGTTATAGATTCTATTAGCCATTTATTACTCCTTAGACATCTCTGTCTGTAGATTCCAGACCTGCTTTTTCAGGATCTGTGTTTTCGTGACCATACCATGGCTCGTGCATAGGTATGCGTTTCATTATACTCTTTAAAGGTGCCGTTGCTTGATATCCAGACCCGGACCACGACTGAGTAGCATCAACAACATCATTCTCTCTAAGCTCTAGTTTTGTTGGTTCATCTGGGTCAGACACTGCGGAATTCGCAGGTTCCGCTGCCATGCTACTGTTCATGTATATCTTAGCTGCTGTGGTTTTATGGTTAGCACCTGTTAACATACTGCTGTCGTTTGTGGACTGTATAAAAGTATTTTTACCCTTGGTGTGGATATCACCAGTGGCAATTATTTTGTGATCTCCAGTGACCTTGACCGCATAATTTCCCTGATAAGACATGGTAATATCTTTGGCTATTATTTGATCTAACTTTCCTTTGTAATTTAGTTTGCTGTCTTTTTCTATCAACAAAGAATAGTCTTCTCCCGACTCTACATACAGACTTTTCTCTGATCGAATATTAACATTTCTTCCAGCTTCAATATTAAAATCTCTATCAGCACGTAAATTAAAATCGCCTTCTGAATGTATGCTAACACTGTCTGCGGCATAGATATCTATTTTACCATTACTGGTTAATTCGATCCACGCAGTGCCTTTGCTGTTACCTATATAGATTAGATCTTCTGTATTATGTAAAAGAATTTGATGTCCTGTTCTTGTACGAACACGGAAGTATTCACTGATTGGAATTCTAGAATCTCCAGAACCGGCGGGTACATATTCTGGGGGGCCATCTCCAGCGGGAGTTTTTCTAACGAATCGATCATCGCCATCGTCCATGACAAACTGTGTTCCGCCTACTCTACTTACTGCTACAGGTTCTGTGGGATTTTCAGCACTGCCTGCGGGTTTTTTTGTAGCGTTTGCTCTTTTGTCTAACGGGCCAGGGGTTAAAATTCCATAGACATTAGAAATAAAATTTCTACGCATACTAGACGTAACTGGACCTCTAACGTAGTCTCTTATCAGTCCCTGTGCCAACATAAATCCAGCGATAGGATGGACAGGTTTTTTAATATTATCTTTGACGCCTGTGGTTTTTGCCGCATTGATATTCTTATTATATTCTGCGGTTGGTAAAGGTAAACCAGCACCGTACTCGCTTCTTACCTTCGACGAAGCGTCAACTGCTTCCGATAGACCGATAGCAGGAACCATATGGTTAGTGTTAATATCAGGCACACACCCCAGCCAAAAACATTGTCCAGTGTCTTCTAAAAATCCCACTAGTACAGTTACTCCTACATCAGGAGGAACAAAAGACATTCCATAAGATTTTTGTGTGTCGTTAAACGCAGCATCATTGCCTGTATTGTTTCCATTATAGGCAATGTTAGTTGCTCCAAAGAATGGAGGACAATAGTAAGCAGGTATAGCCTGAGATTGCTGACCAAAGTCGTCGTTGACGTTTCCTTTTAAAGAAACAAACAAAGTCCCCATATAGTTGTTGTCACCGTGGCCAACAACCTTAGCCAGTTTAAGCCCGGAAACTTTAGTATCGCTGTCTTGTCGTCTAGATATTTTTTCAATTGACATGTGTTATTCTCAATTCGGAGTCGTTGGGACTACCTTTGCTGTTGGTACTGGTTGGACTTTAAAGTTAGAATTTTGCGGACCATTCATTGGCTCTATAGGAGTTCCTGTTATCACGGTCGGTGCCGGTACAGGATTCAATGTAACTGTAGCAGTAGGAGTAGATGCATTTGATTTGTCGACTTCGTCAGTTTTAGCTTTAGCATCGCCTGTATCTTTATACATTGAAAGATTTTGATCTGATGTAAGAGAGTTTATCACCGGATCAGTCAATGCTTCCTGCGTCATTAATCTAAATCCTGTTAGTTTTTGTGTAAAATGACCGTCCTTAATAGTGTTAACTACTTTGACTATTCTATAGATTCCACTAAAGGGACTATAGCTGCTGTTAGGAAATTCAAATAAACTACCGTTAGCAGGAGCATCTATAGGTGTTCTAAATCCCACAAATGTTAAAATCTCTGAACTATCCACCGCCATAGTTCCGTCAATGTTGATCATTGATCCTTTTTCAGTGGGTATAGAATTTTGATTTCTAACTCCAGAATATGCTAACCAATAAGGATCGCCTATTATTTCTATGTCTAACTTGATCATATTTTGATCTGTACTGTCTTTCCAAGACTCCTGGAAACTCTTGGCTATTTTAACAGATTCAATATCTGCTCCTACTCCGCTACCTGAGGATTTGTAAGCGTCTTTTGATCTCATAACTCTTGCTGCGCCTGTCACTCTAAACAGTTGATCAAAATTTTCACCAGGAACGTTTCTATATACTTCAACAGTATCAGCAGCAGAAGCCTTAGCAGGATCACTGGCTATTGTAGCCTCAGCAGGTTTTGTTAGCACTGCTTTAAAAAATGCCATGTTGAAATCTAAATCCCATTTCAATACATCATCGTTCTGTCCGGTGTAATAAAAATCATACTTCTTGACAATTTTTTTACATAACTCCGTTGTACTCGGCGGAGTTGCGTTTGCTGGCCGGAAGTGATCTGAGTGAACTCTGTATTCTGTAATCCAATAGACGAAAGTTTTTTTATGTGTGTTTCTAACTGGATCGAGATCTCCATACCTAGTTTCAAGATTAACTTTAAACCAGTTTATAAATCCATCCGCATCTGGTTTGGTTAGATTGTTTATACAATAGTCAGAATTTAACATCACCTCTTCTATTACTTTAATAATATCATGAGGATTTTTTTCTTTGTATGGAAAATTAAATGAAAGCGGAGTTATTGCTATAGGATCATTTTGAAAACTTTGATTACGTATCTGTACTGGAGTAAATGTAGACGTGTCTCGATTACCTTTAGGAAAAAACGAATTTGCTAAGTCTGTGCTTGGTCCTCGACCATCAGTAAACTCGATTATAAATTCGTCGGGTTTGGCTTCTTGCCCCTGTGTCTCTATTGTTTTTTGTTGTGTTTTTAACCATTTTTCTAAAGAGTGTTCGCCAGTTTTTAACACTTCGCCAACTGTTCTTCCAGATAGTGACGCCGAACTAACTAGTGCTTTTACGTTGTCTGTGCTGGCAGTAAGGCCGCTTGGGTAAGCTTCTACTTGATAGGTTGTTCCTGACTCGTTGGTTTTAAATTTCGCAAAACTCAGCTTGAACGGAAAAACTCGTTGTGCCAATAGACCAGACGAGAACGGCAAGTTACTACCAAACCTTCCAAGAGTTGCTCCATCGGTAGATTCTGTCCAGCCAACAAAGTCGATTCTCAAAAGGAATACACAGTCTAGATACTGGGCCCAGCCAGCTTTAAGAGCAGCCTTTTGTAGACTCTGTAAAAATAATCCCATGCTGTATGGTTCGAAAACTTCGAATTTAAAAATTGCTGCGGTCTGCGGACCCGACCCTTGGCTTACAGTGCCGAAGGAAGTCATTTCAAAATTGTTGATGTAATATTCGGGTATGCCATAGGCAGTGGATACTCGATTTCCTCTACCCCTAGGATCTTTTGCTCCTACATACCCTGCTTCACCTAGTACTATGTTTTCTGTCGCAGAATTGTATTGTTGACTAGAAGCCTGCGCTTTGGTCAATGCCGATATAGAAAATAATGGTGTATACGACGGGGACTTCTTTAATACATTTTCCTTGACGTTAGGAAATTTTCCCTGGATTTGAGCATTAAGGCTTTTTGCCTGTGCTAACAATGCGTTGTCGTAAAGAACATTTGGGGTAGAAGATATTACTGGCATATTATGTTAATCCTAACGCTAGTAGAACATTTTCTTTCCTAGGGATTTTTATAGTAACTCCTGGCTCAAAATCATAGATAGGGTCTTTTAAAATATCTATGTTGCGTTGAACTATGACCCACCATAGTTTGGTATCACCATAGGCATCAAAAGAAACTAGATCCGGACGATGTTTATACTGAGGTTCTATAACATAGTCCTCATCTGATTCATAGAAAGGTATAGAGCGTACATTTAATTCTTCTAGATAATTTCTGTTCATCTTAGTAGTGTACCAAGGTGATAATACTCCGTACTCAGTTATTGCCATTATAGAACTCCTTTGGTGCCGCCAGCGGAATAATCTTGTAAACTAAACTGTCTTAGTTTTTCTCTATTGTAAACTGGAGAAACAACTACAGTTATTGTGCTGTTCATAGGAACCCATGTGACATTCTTATCTGCTACAAAATTTCCCATGTCCTTTGAAAGTCCCATAGCTTCTGTTGCTCCGATCATCTTATATTGAACATTATCTTTGAGTTCAACTTGATAGCTTTTTATCACTACGGGGATGTCATTGAAAACGTGTGCTCCGTATCCGCTCAGTTGGCAGACTATAGGCGGATTACCCTGAGGAGAACTTTGGCCGTAGAACATTTTTGTTGCGCTTTTTAAAAAGTTTGTAGCAGCTATCCAATATCGTCCATCATAATACGAGTTAACTGGAAAGTCGCAGCTGATTGTGATGTCATCTACGTTACTGGATTTATATCCTTGAAAAGCAAAATTGTTGTGAACTGGTTCAACTGTTGTATAAGATGCCTTATGTGTTACTGTGATATTCGGTGTTAGTGGAAATACCATACCATTTGTTTTTTTCAGCAGTTCGAAAGGATGGTCCAGTCTGCCACCTGACAATATACTAAAGTTCGTGTTAATTCTCACACGCCAATCTTGATTATTTTTATCAGAAAATGTATAATACTCTGGGTTAAATGCGTTTTTAGCTGATTGTCCTAGCTGACTAGGTATCGATAAAACACCCTCAAGTGTTCTATAAAGATTATTTCCTATTGCTTTAAAATTATTAATGGTACCCATGACAATAGATGGAATACTCATTATTGTCTGTCCAATAGCGATAGCCGCACCGAGCGCACCTAGTGCTCTATCTAATCCAGAAAAGTCTGGTAAATTAACTCCAAAGCCACTGCCTTTCTTTGGTTTTTGCAAATTATTACTGCCGATACCTCCGGCAGTTTTATTGACCTGTGCTTCAAGAGCTGCTTGAGGATAATTGCCTCCCGGATCAATAAAGGTATAGGAACCCGTGTAACCTGAGGTTCCAGGAACATTGTTTATCACTGTTGTTGTGCCTGCCGCTGACGGCGCACTGGTCGGTAATGGCATATTTTGGTATCCTTTAGTCTATTTATTTCCTTAAAAATGTGCTATTATATAAGTATTCTGAGGAACCATTAATGACCATACAACCGAAAATAAAGTACCTAACTAACAAAGATTTATTACTAGAAATACACCGCAGCAAGAACACTTATTGTTCTTATACACAGCCAGAATACGCTGATTATGACATAATTCTGCCTAGTTTAGAAAAAATTAACATCAGGACTGTGGCAGAAGCTAAACGTAACAAAGCTGCCAAACTCAGCAAAGAAGCACACCAAAGAGCACAGCTAACTGAAAAGAAACCTTCTGCTAAAGACTACGAAGTTGATTATAAAAAAGTTGCCAAAACTGATTTAGTTTTTAGAATTATCAGTTGGGAACATATTCCATTAGCACCTGGGCGCAAGAAGACTGTCAAAAGCACAGCTGACAGTCACGAGAAAGTTAACTTTCCTCCATTCCAGCATTGGAAGTTTGACGAGAATGACAACTTGATCTGTGTAGGAAAGAGTCATTGGAAGGGCGGATTACAAAATGGACACTTTAGCAAGGATCACGGGCGAATGACCGATAACCTAGCTAGGATGTTTATCAAGCTGTGCGAACGATATGCCACTCGTGGCAACGTCCGTGGCTACACCTATAACGACGAGATGAAGGGGCAGGCTATTCTACAGCTGACACAAATTGGTCTACAGTTTGATGAAAGCAAATCTAATAATCCTTTTGCCTACTATACCGCTGCTGTTACCAATAGTTTTGTTCGCATCATCAACATCGAAAAACGCAATCAAAACATTCGAGACGATATCCTTGAAATGAACGGTATGAATCCAAGTTGGACTCGTCAGAACAGTGGCAAGGATCCTAACGCAACCGCAGTAATAACAACGCTGCCAGCTGCTACAGAATGGGGAACTGATGATTGACACAGCATATGAAATATGCCTATAATAATCATGGAGACTCATAATGCCGTTATTCAAAAAAGTTGCGTGTTTTACAGATATACACTTTGGTCTTAAGTCAGGAAGCCGAACACACAATCAGGACTGTGAAGATTTTGTAAATTGGTTCTGTGACACAGCCAAAGCAGAAGGTTGCGAAACTGCCATTTTCCTAGGAGATTGGCATCATAATCGTGCGACCACCGATGTTAGTACTATGAACTATACTGTTTCAAATCTAGAACGGTTAAGTCAGAGCTTTGAAAAAGTATATTTTATACTAGGCAATCACGATTTGTTCTATAAAGACAAACGTGAAATCAACTCTGTCGAGTTTATGCGCCTGTTTCCAAACGTGGTTCCTATCAAAGAAACGCTTACAGAAGGCGATGTTACTATCATGCCTTGGCTAGTAGGTGATGAGTGGAAAACTGTACCTAAGATTAAAAGTCGCTATGTGTTCGCACACTTAGAACTACCGTTGTTCTATATGAACGCAATGGTACAGATGCCCGATCATGGACAATTACAATCAGAACACTTTGTAAATCAAGAGTATGTGTTCAGCGGTCATTTCCATAAGCGCCAAACCAAAGGCAACATTACCTATATCGGTAATGCGTTTCCGCACAACTACGCAGATGCCAGCGATGATGATCGAGGTATGATGATTTTAGAATGGGGCGGTACTCCAGAATACAAGACATGGCCAGGTCAGCCTGTTTATAGAACCTATAGACTCAGTCAAATCATCGACAAGCCGGATCAATTGTTACGTGAAAAGATGCATTGTCGTGTTACGATCGACCTGCCCATTACATTTGAAGAAGCAAACTTCATCAAAGAAACATTTATGCCGCAGTATAATCTGCGAGAATTGATGTTAATCCCAGAGAAAGCAGAGATTGACGCAACTACAGCACAGCCTATAGATATTAAATTTGAAAGTGTTGACACTATCGTAGTCAATCAAATCACATCTATTGACTCAGAAACCTACGACAAGAATCTATTGTTGGAGATCTATAATCATCTATGATAAAAATTAAAAATCTAACAGTTAAAAACTTTATGAGTGTGGGCAATCAGACCCAAGCCATAGACTTTGACAAGGGGCAACTAACGTTAGTGCTAGGCGAAAACCTAGATCTAGGCGGAGATGACAGCGGAGCTCGTAATGGCACAGGTAAAACTACTATCATTAACGGGTTGAGCTATGCTATCTACGGCACAGCGTTAACTAACATCAAAAAAGATAATCTTGTTAACAAGATCAACGGCAAAGGCATGCTGTGTACCGTGACCTTTGAAAAGGACGGTGTAGAATATCATATCGAACGTGGACGCAAGCCCAACCTATTGAAGTTTGCTGTCAACGGCGAAACTATGGAAACTGACGATCAGGACGAAAGTCAGGGCGATAGCAGAGAAACGCAAAAAGAAATAGAACGTCTGTTTGGTATGAGTCACGAAATGTTTAAACATCTTGTGGCACTAAACACGTATACTGAACCGTTTTTGTCTATGAAAGCCAACGATCAACGTGCTATCATAGAACAGCTACTAGGTATAACTATCCTAAGCGAAAAAGCAGAACTGCTAAAAGATTCTATTCGTATTTCTAAAGATCTTATCCAAACAGAAACTACTAGATTAGAAACTGTAAAGATATCAAACGAAAAAGTACAACAGAGCATCGAAAGTCTAGAACGTAAACAGCGCCTGTGGCAATCTACCAAAGGCGATGTTATTCTACAGTTAGAAAAAAATATACGTGTTCTAAGCACTATTGATATTGACAGTGAGATCGCAAAACAAAAAGATCTCAGTGAATGGACTAAGAAAAAGAAAGAAGTAGACAACATTCTAGCATTAATCGCTAAGAGCAATGCTGTGTTAGATAAAGATCAAAAGAACTTTGAGAAGCTTAACAAAGAACTAGCACTATTGGCCGAACACAAGTGCCATAGCTGCGGTCAAGACATACACGATACCAAGCACGAAGAGATGCTGACTGTTAAAAACAAGCAGGTCAGTGACTGCGCTGAAAGTATTACTGAGCATCAAGACGAAATTACTGCGTTTAAAGAAGCACTAGACCTATTAGGCGAAGTAGGAGATCAGCCAGTTGTACATTATGACAGCATCGATGATGCTTATAATCACAAGAATACTCTTAGCGGTCTTGAAAAAGAACTGGCAAACAAGATAGCTGAAGCTGATCCCTACGAAGATCAGATAGAAGAACTTAAAAACACAGCAGTACAGGAACTTGATTGGGGTAGAATCAATGAGTTAACCCGTGTTAAGGATCACCAAGAGTTCCTTCATAAGCTGTTAACCAGTAAAGACAGTTTTGTTCGTAAACGTATTATTGATCAAAACTTAAATTATCTCAATACTAGATTAACCTACTATCTAGATCGCATCGGATTGCCACATACTGTAGAGTTCCAAAACGATCTAACTGTGATAATCACACAGCTAGGACAAGATCTAGACTTTGATAATCTGTCAAGAGGTGAGCGCAATAGATTGATCCTAAGCATGAGCTGGGCATTCCGCGATGTTTGGGAGAATCTATACCAAAGTATTAATCTGTTGTTTATCGACGAGCTTGTTGATTCAGGCATGGATGCCAGCGGTGTTGAAAGTTCTATTGCGGTTCTTAAGAAAATGACACGTGAGCGTGATAAGAATGTGTTCTTGATTTCACATAGAGATGATTTGACCAGCCGTGTAAATCAAGTTCTTAAAGTTATCAAGGAAAATGGCTTTACTAGTTACAGTAATGACATTGATATCGTAGGATGACCACAGAAACACACGATCGAATGATCAAAGCGTTCCAAGAATACTTTAAGTGGCAGGAACGCTTTGAATACAGAGGCTCAGACGAAGCAGCTATTAAGGCACGATATTGGCTTTCAGAAATACGCAATGAGGCAAGCACAAGGCGAGTAGAGATACAAAACAAAAGGCAAGAACGTAAAGCAGCCAGAAAAGGCAAACTAGGCAGACCACCAAAAATAACTAAGTGAGTGCTTTGGACATATCAAAATCAACCCGTAGAAGAAATACCCGAAGGCTACATTGGCTTTGTTTATCTCATCACGAATCTTAAATCCGGGCAAAAGTACATAGGCAAGAAACTAGCACAATTCAAACGTACTAAACCTCCACTCAAAGGCAAAAAACTTAAAAGAAGATCTGTAGTAGAAAGCGATTGGCGCGACTATTTCGGCTCATCTGATAGGTTAAACGCAGACGTCCAAGCATTAGGTCCGGAAAACTTCACTAGAGAAATACTTTATCTTTGTAAATCCAAGGCAGAAATGAGCTATCTTGAAGCTAGAGAGCAGTTCGAGCGCAGAGTTTTAGAAACAGATGACTATTATAATGGCATTATAAACGTCAGAGTTGGCGGCTCAAACATACTTAGACAGCGTCTAGAAGAACATAAAAAGGCAAAATAAAAGCGGATTTTTAGCTAGCGCAGGCTAACATCGTGCGCCCAGTGACAACTCGATAACAAGAGGGACGGAAATCTTTTCGCCGCTAAAAGTGCTCAGCAAGTATCCTTAACAGGACCACGATCGCAAATTCGCCTGCGGTTTTGCTGTTTGAACGGAGTTAATATAGGCAAAAAGAAGGGAGAAAAACCCTACGTATACGCTAGTGATAGCAGATTTGCGTATACCGCCGTTGTGATAAGACGGAGCTCGAGGTACCGGACAACCGCCTCTGTAATGCTCTACTGCTGTGTGACTGTGCAACTCAGATAATGCTCAGTTTTTTTAGCCCGGCAACGGGCTAAGTGTGACTGAACAATCTAGATAATACTTAATGCTTCGCATCTAAGATTAAATAATATTAAGAAATAAAAAAGTGTTTGAGCGAAAGCGAAAAACACGAGCGAGCTTGTCTCGCTCTTATAAGAATAAATAAGATATCGCTTTTAGGAATTGACAAATGAAAATCCACGACGTTATAACAGAATCTGAATTACAACAACTTGACGAAGCACCCGCAGGTATGGGAGTATTTGGTCGTGCTGGACGCAAAATAGCGTCTAAGCTAGGACACAGTAAATCAACTGGTGTATTAGATGCTGGTAACGATGCTATTGCTCTTAGAAAAGAGTTTAATAGGTACCTAGGTAAAACAGGACAACAACCTAATTCCGAAGCGTTGATGATGTTCTTACAACAAAGTGGATATCCTACACAGGGCGTAGAAAAGATTATAGCAGGTCATGACGCTGGTGCTCCAACAGGAGTTCTAGGCAAAGGTTCTTCAAACATTTCAGCATTCCGCGACAGGATGGCACAGAAAAAAGCTGCTGCCGGTGGCGATGCTCAACAAAAAATCGAACCTACTGGTAATATCGAAGTACCACCAGGTGGAGAAACTCCTGCCGCGGGCGGCGGAGCCGCAGATACTCCTGCTGGATTTGCGCCCAAAGCCAATGTCAGCGTTACTGATCCTAGTGGAAATCCAGTGCCAACAGGTGTACCAAGCACAACAACTGATCCATTGGCAAGGATCAAATCACTGGCAGGTGTTGGCGGTTCAACTGCCGCTACTGCTGCTGAGCCAGCTGCTGCTGCGCCGGCAAATCCACAAGCTGATCTTAAAGCTAAACTCAAAGCCAAACAGGGCGTAGGCGCAACCACAGGTGGTGGGTTTAAAGCAGCTAAAGCCAAGTTTGGTAAAGCATTTGAAAATCTAGATCTAGAAAACATGGAACTAGATGAAGAAGGCGATGTAAAAGTATTACCAAGTTCTATCATTGACCAAGCACTGTTACGTGCTGTACAAGATAGTTACAAGCTAGGCGCAGGTCAGAACATCAACACAGGTGCTTCAGGCACAACTCCGGGTCTAGATCAAGACAAACCAAAACAAGGCATGATGGGCAAATTTGCTCAGGGCTTTTCACAGGCAGCTGGCGGTAACACAGGAAGCCTCGGCGGAGCTGATGGTGGCAGTGGCGATGTTGAAGGTTCTCTAAATGCTAGACAAATGGCTCAACTGTTACCAGGTGTTGATCCAAGTCTACTACAGACTTCTGTTAAAGCTGTTATGACCGGTGGCAATCTATCTATGAAACAACAGCAGGCATTGGCAACTGCGTTCACAGCATTGATAAAAGCTGATCCTCAGACAACAACTAAGGTCATGAACATGCTGAAGAAGGTTTCTGCTCCAGGCGCTGCTGGATAATTAGAAGAAGGGCAAGCCACTTTGCTTGGTTATGTCCATGTTGTCTTTGACTATATCACTGACTAACTGACGTTCATCGTGGCTGAGGTTCATGCTTTCAGCAAAACTAATACCGCCACGCATATACCAAACAGTTCTCATAGCTTCAAGTTTGATCGACCTAGCTTGATCATCAAGGGCTTTCGTCTCCGCTAGGACTTCGGGGATTGTTAGTTGCGAAAGCCTTGACCGAAAAAATCCGATTGATCCATAGTAAGGTTCACATTCCACTCATGTTTACATTCGGCATTTTGACAGGTAGCTGAAAACGAGCTCATTGTACCTTTTTCAGCGGACTTGTTGATAGCTTCATTGATTTTTTGGAACACTGACTTATCAGCTTTCTGTAAAAACTCTTTGATGTAAACTGGATTGTCTGTGCTGCCAGCTGAGCTTTCAATTTTACTGATACAGTTTACAGCCGAATCGATAGTGATGTCTGTGAGTTTGATAAAACTTTCTTGGAACATCTTAAGTTTATCTTCCTCAGTCATGGATTCGTCATTGACGATGTTAAAAATTCTTTGATGTTCAAAAGTTTTTAAAGCTGTCTTTGTCATTTGACTGTAGTCTAACGGTCTTAGATGAATCAGCATGTCTGTGCCAATCTCTACCTGTTCTGTGATAGTGATTTGATTTAGCTTATCTAAAACTGTTCTAAGGTCCACAGCAAAATCGTTGCTGTTTCCGCACTTGGGACAGCCTGTGGTTACATCCATTTCTGTGCCGTAGGTAGCCATTCTGATAGCTACTAGAATAGCGTCAACGTCAATGCTAGGTATTACCCATGGATTTTTGATAGTTGGAATACAACTTTTGATTACTTCTATAGTAGCTTGACCGTTCATTAGAGCATCTGGAGTTTTAAAAATTAACTCGTCTCTGGCTGTCATAGCAAATACCGCATGTTCTCCTGTTTCTGTAGTGTCTAGAGAACCTGCTGGGTAGTATCTGCCTTTGCTAGGCAACGAAATAAAAAGTTTTGGCTGTCTAAAAAACGAAGCCAACGGATTAGTGGCAGCAGCTTGCGTGGGCACGGCCTCTCCTAGCTTCTGTCTAATTCCTGAATTAGTTGGATCAAAATCTGGCATGTTTTTACACCTATAAATAGTAGTATCAGAATTATTTATGTACGCAGATTTCTGGTGTTTTTAATATTGGTAGAGCACAATGGCTAATACAAAAGTTGAAATATTAGGTAATCAATTATCCGGCACAATCATGAATGCTGCCAGTGAGGCTACCTTACAGGAAATAGTTCGTAGTGTAAACAATATGAACAAAGGAATGAAGAGGTCTAATGCTTCTTCAAGTTCCGGACCCGCCGAAGCTCCGGGCAGCTCAGTAAGTCCGGCTTCGGTACTAGGCAAAGCCGCAGGTGCTGTAGCAGATCAGATAGGTAACGTTGTAGGTGCTATGGGTTCATTTGCTGGGCTTATGGCTGCGGGTAATGATAAAATCAGTTCGTATACCAGTGTACTAAGCAATCAAGTTTTAAAAGAAATACCAATATTTGGTAGAGTGCTGGGCATATTTGGCGATACGATATCTTACACCATAGAGCAATTTGAATCTTGGAACGAAAGTCTTAAAAAATCCAGCAGATCGGGCGCAACATTTAACAACAGCATTTTAGAAATGAGATTAGCAGCGGCAAGGACTTACTTGTCGTTGGATGATTTTGTAGGCATTATAAACAAAAACTCAGAATTTCTAGCAGGATTTGGCGGCACAGTTACACAAGGTGCTGAAGACTTTGCGCACTACAATGAAGTTATAAACAAGCAAGGCGGTGTTGGTCGAGAAATCTTTAGACAGATTGGTTACAGTGCCAAGGACGTTTCTGAAGCTCAAATGAATTTCATGAAGAATACTATGAGAGGAGCCGATAGAAAAAAATTATCTGACGCTGATTTTAATAAACAGTTTGGATTTTATCAATTAAATCTAGAAAGATTAACAAAGATCACTGGTGTAACAGCAGCTCAGCTTGAAGAACAAATGGCTGTGGCTACACAGGATCTACAGTACCAACGAGAAAAAATCAAACAAGGTCCACTTGGAGCAGCTAAAATGGACGCAGCGTTGGCTATGTTCACAGGTTTGTACGGAAAAGCAGGAGCAGAACTCTATAAAGCCAACGCACTAGGCATGGAACCGTTTGGCATGGAGGCTCAAATACTAAAACAAAGCATCGCCAAGTCAGGTATATCTATGCAAGAGATTCTGGCAAAAGCCAAAGATGCTACTGTGACTGTAGAACAATTTGAACCTATACTAAGAAAAGCCTACGGAGATAACGCAGCAGGGATTATAGATTTTGTCAAGGCCAATGACAGGATTCTAAAGGTCTATTCTCAAATGGATGGCGGCAACAACGAACTGAATAGAGCGTTATCGGGTGCTACAGGAAGTTTTATAAGATTTACTAGAGATGGAAAAACATCTGTGGCCAATGCTCTTGATGCCTATGACGCAGCAGATGCTGAAGCAAAGAAACGAAGTCCATTGACAAAATTGTTGAATGACATGGCGTTGGCCTTTGATGAGTTTAAGAAAGAATTTATTATAGCACTACTTCCTTATTTTAGAAAACTCAGTGATGCGATAGGCAAATACGATATTCCCGGAATGCTAGGAAAATTTGGCGAATCATTAGTTAAACTAGCAGCTATAACACTACCAACTATAGATTCTTTTTTCACTAATCTACAATCAGAAAAAGGCACAGAGTTTATTAAAAGTGAGATAGAATACTTTTTTGAACGAATGATGATAACTTCAAAATATGCTTTTATGAGAGCATTTAGCAAAGAAGGTGAGTATAAAGACAGAAAAATAACTCCTGAAGATGAAAGAGCTGAAGTTAATCAGGCAAAAGCAAGACGAGTCCAACGGGCAGAATCATTAGGTGTCACAGGCATAACAGGCGATTCTAATTTCCTAGGAGCAAAAGCCTTGCCGATTCAAGGCGGAATAGTATCAGGACCGGGAGGCAAACCCCAGGCAGCTCCTGCGCCGGGAGGAAATGTAGTAACTCCTTCGGGTAGAAATGTCACAACTGATACAGCAACAGTAGTCAGCTCAGGCAAACTTGAAGGACTAAGCACTCCAATGGCTAACATGGAAAACTATGTTATGACATCCGGAGTAGGACCTAGAAACGGCCCTAATGGCAATTACCACTATGGCAATGACATAGTACCAAAAGATAAATCTGACACAGATATTCCTATTAGGTCGATTGCTGCAGGTATAGCATCTTCCAGCTATGATACAGGTAAACCTCAGGGAAATATGGTTAAGATATATCACCCCGACGCTGATCTAACTTCGATCTATATGCATCTTTCTGATCGAGGCAAAGATACCATGGAAGCTATCAATGGACAGAAGGTAACAAAAGATCAAATGATTGGTTTCATGGGTAACACTGGAACTAACAAAGACGGATCTGCTATTCCTAAACATCTTCATTTCCAAATGACCAAAGGTGATTATAGAGCAAAAGGTTTTGAATTTAATGAAAATGTTTTAGATCCTAGACAAATATACAAATATAATAAAGGAACCATGGGAGCAGCACCTTCTGACACTGCTCAGTTAGATATCAGTCAAATGGAAAATATTGCTAAAAATGGCGCTAATGTAAATCTACAAGATTTGATTTCTGAATTTAACACTAACATGGCAACACTAATACAACTGACCCAAGACCGTCAATCTTTACATAGAGAACAAATAGACTATACTAGAAAACTTTCAGGTAATCTAATAGGGTAATACATGGCTAATAGAACCGTAGAATTTATTTCAGATCAATATGGCAAAATGATTTTTGCCAACGCTGCTAGCGAATCTACAATGCGTGATCTAATGAACGCATTTAGTGATCTAGAAGACGAAATAAATGATGGTGGAGGCGGAGCTGGTCCAGGAAATTCTTTTGTTTCTGGTATTAAAAAAGAATCCAACAAGATAAAAAATCTTTCTAACAAAGTTGAAAAGTGGGGAAGGACCACAGCCAGAGACTTTGCGAACTTGATGGAAAAAGGGTCTAACAAGACTTCAGAATGGGCATCGGCACTTAATAATAATTTTGTAAAAAAAGTACCTATAGTTGGAGAAACTATGGGCGAACTTGCTGGCGCACTGATAACTGCTGTACAGGTATTTGAAGGATGGAACGATGTACTACAGCAGACTTCTAAAGTGGGTGCTTCTTTTGGAAATAGCATAACAGAACTAAGAAGGTCAGCAGCTGAAGCACATATGGATTTAGATTCTTATGCTGCGCTGTTAGCACAAAACAGTCGTAAACTTGCCGAAGTTGGAGGAACTGTAACACAAGGTGCTAAAATCTTTAATAGATATACCAAAGTACTCTGGGAAGGAAAAAATTCATTAGCATCGGACTTATTAAATCTAGGACTATCAGTAGACGATGTTGGTCAACGATTCATGTTCTATTACACTAATGTCATTAGAAGCACTGACAGCAGCAAGATGGCTTATAAAAAACAAACAGAATCATTTGCTGAGTACACAAAGTATCAGCAAATGATAACCATGATGACCGGTAAAAACAATGAGCAGCAACAACAGGGCGTCATGGAATCTATGAAAAATGATGCGTTTAGATTGAGCCTGGAACAAGGCAGCGAAAGCAGACGTAATAAAATGTTAAAAGCATTAACACTAGCCGACGCAGTCTTTGGCGAAGCTGGTAGAGACTATGTAGTATCTGCTGGTCTGGGACAAAAAGAAATGTCTGTGTTGGGTCGCCAGCTGGGCACTTTTTCTCCAAACAGTAAAGCGATGTTAGAAGAGCTGTTAGCTCTAGCAGATTCATCTACACCGCCAGCAGAGTTTTCTAAGGCTTCTGAAGTTATAATGGCAAAATATATACCGGGAATCAACAAAGACATTGAAGCATTAAAAAATCAGCTTAACGCTACGTCGACAAATTATGAAGGTCTAGACGATATGGTCAAATCGACAGAAGGAGTTAGAGCATTCCTTAATAATTTTGGCGCAGTAAACGGGATGACCTCTCAACAGGTTAAAGATCGCATAGCAAAAATACTCGCAGAAATGAATAAACAAGAAGCATTTACAGCAGCAATGAATGAAATGACTGTGACTATTAGGAAATTCAAAGACGAAGTAATGATTCGCCTAACTCCGTACTTTGAGCAGATAGGAGTAATGCTTTCAAAATATAAATTTAACGAAAAAATTGAAACTTACAGCAAAGGTCTTAATAAACTTTTTCTAAATGTTTTCAATACTATAAGCACAATATTAAGTGTATTCTCCGATGACAGCACTAATAGTATAATGAAAAGACAAATGGAAATGTTAGCCCAACGATTGTATCTATATGTGAAATTAGCTGGTGTGAGATTAGCGTTTGGCGATAGTGTTATGGGGAATGTTTGGGCAGACAGAATTAATAGAGATATTAATGCGTTAGAAAGACGTAGAGAAGCACTACCAAGTATGGCTGCGTTAAGCAACGCTGATCCAGCTAAATCAAATCTTGTAGAAATGATAGACATAAATGGTGGAAGAAAAACTATTGCCAGAGGAGATCTTTATAAAAATCTACGGGCTGCTGACAAAGATGGTATGGAAATTGACAGTATTGTTGTAGTTGATGGACTACTTACTATCAGTATGAGGAAAAAACCTGGTATTGTTGACAGGATGACAAGGACTGGGCAATATAATCAACCTAATGTAAAACAAGGTGATCCTATTCGTGCTGCTATAAGCGGTATAATCAGATACAAATCCCATGGCGCTTATCCGTATGATTATATCTCTGCTGAAATTGAAAATGAAGATGGCACAGTAAAAGCAGTGTATCGTATTATGGGTCCAGGAAATGCTATCGCTTCAGGAACTAACCCTCCACAGTCTAATCGTCAACTGATGGAAACTCTTAAAGATAGTAAAGTTATGACTGGTGATCTAATCGGTGCCTACGCAGACACATGGCTAGAAGGCGCAAGAATACCATTACCGCCTACTAGACCAGTTCTTGATATAAACGGTGAATCGTTTAGTAAAGGTACACTGGGCGAATATGGAAATCTATTCCGTCAATTTGGTTCAGGAACCCTTGCTGTTCTACACAACGAAGAAGCTGTTACAACACCTGCCCAACAGAGCAGTTTAATGATGAAAGCGGGTCAATTTATCGCAGCAGAATTTGTAGTTAACTTAAATAGTAATGTAAAGACCCTTATATCTCTGACCAAAGATGAATTAGATCTTGAAAGAGCTAAGGTCAGAGCACTGGCATCCGCCCGTGTCTAAGGACAGGAGATAGATTTTGAGCTGGAAAAAATATTTTACACCGGTACCAACTGGAAAACAAGGCGGCAGTTTTAGCCCTCTAGGCAACGGTTCTCGTCCCGGCCCAGCTAAGTCTAACTACTCAAGTTTCTTGCCTGATGTATACGCAGGGACACCAAATCGTGTTGAACGCTACATGCAGTACGACACAATGGACATGGACAGTGAAGTTAATGCTGCGTTAGATATTCTAGCCGAATTCTGTACACAGGCCAACAGAGAAAACAACACATCTTTTCAAATTAATTTCAAAGGACAGCCAACAGCTACAGAAGTCAAGCTGTTAAAAGACGGTCTACAAAAATGGTCTAGATTCCAAAAATTTGAAACTAGAATGTTCCGTATAGTTAGAAATGCCTTCAAATACGGTGACTGTTTCTTTATACGTGATCCAGAAACACAGAAATTGTTTTACATAGATACCGCTAAGTTAGTTAAAATTATTGTAAACGAAAGCGAAGGTAAAAAGCCCGAGCAGTATGTTATTCGTGATTTAAACATCAACTTCCAGCATCTTGTGGCAACAACCATGCACCCTAATACACATAACACACCGGCAGGCACTGCTTCTTATGTTAGTGGTGGATCACTTGGACGAGGTATGGTTGGATCTGCTCCGCAACAGACAGGCAGCAGATTTGGCACACAGCAAAATGAATTAGCTGTAGACGCAGAACATGTTTTACACCTAAGTTTATCAGAAGGTTTAGACAACAACTATCCATTTGGTAACAGTTTATTAGAATCAGTATTCAAAGTCTACAAGCAGAAAGAACTGCTTGAAGATGCTATTATTATCTACCGTGTACAACGTGCTCCAGAGCGCAGAGTGTTTTATGTAGACGTTGGCAACATGCCCGCACACATGGCCATGAGCTTTGTTGAACGTGTTAAAAACGAAATAAATCAAAGACGTATTCCTAGCTCAACAGGCGGCGGGGCAAACGTCATTGACGCTAGTTATAATCCTCTCAGCATATCAGAAGACTACTTCTTCCCGCAGACAGCAGAAGGTCGTGGATCTAAAGTTGACACACTGCCAGGCGGTACAAATCTAGGCGAGATTGATGATCTACGTTACTTTACCAACAAATTATTCCGTGCTCTGCGTATTCCAAGCAGTTACCTTCCTACTATGCCTGATGATAGTCAAGCAGCTTTCTCGGACGGAAAAGTAGGCACTGCTTACATACAAGAACTTAGATTTAACGAATACTGTAAGCGTTTACAGACTAACTTAATTACAGAGTTTGATCTAGAATTCAAGCGTTGGTTAATTAAATCAGGTGTGAGCATTGATAACTCGTTGTTTGAGTTGAAATTTAATCCTCCACAAAACTTCGCAGCATATCGTCAAAGTGAACTTGATAACGCTCGTGTACAGACATTCGCAGCACTACAAGAAGTTCCTTATATGAGCAAACGTTTTGCTCTAAAACGATTCCTAGGACTAAGCCAAGAAGAAATCACAGAAAACGAACGTATGTGGAAAGAAGAAAATGGTTCAGCTGTAGGCATCGCTATGAACGCTTCTACAGAAATGCGTTCAGTGGGAGTTACACCTAACGATATCTCAGCAGAAGCAGCATCACAGGATGCCGAGGCACCGGACGATCTAGCAGCACAGGCTCCGGCTGCTCCAGAAGAAGGAGCCATTGACGCAGCAGCACCAGCACCAGCTGGCCCAGCAGCCTAAATATAAATACAAGATGAAACTTTTAGAATTCTTTTATTTTAGCGACCAACACAACGAGTACACAGATAACAAACGTTATGATGCTCGTAAAGACACGTCGGTCCTAGAAAAAGATGACACAAGAAAAGTACGTCTAACACTGCGTCAAATCAATCAGCTTCGCAAACAAACCGAAGCACATGAGTTCGAGCAGGCTGCTGAACGTGAATTTATACAGTTGATGTATGGACAACCACCAGCCGGCCAAGAAGCAGCTCCAGCAGCCTAAATCCGTAGCATTTGTATTAGGAAACGGTCGCACAAGACAGCGATTGAATCTACATGAGCTAAGAAAGTTTGGCAAAATCTACGGCTGTAATGCGCTGTATAGAGAATTTGATCCTGACTATTTGGTCGCTGTAGACGAAAAAATGGTCAAAGAAATAGAAAAAACACACTGGCAGATGCAGCATGAGGTGTGGACAAATCCTAATAAAGGAGTGTTAAAATTCCAGGGATTTAGATTCTTTAATCCACATAAAGGCTGGAGTTCTGGCCCCACAGCACTTTGGTTAGCCAGCACACATCAATACACAGATATCTATATTTTTGGCTTTGATTATGCGGGTGTAGAAGGAAAATTTAACAATGTCTACGCTGACACACCAAACTATAGACGCAGCAGCGAACCAGCTACCTACTATGGAAATTGGGCTAATCAAACAGAAAAAGTAATTAGAGAGTTCCCGCATATTAACTATCATAGAGTAATAGAAAAAAATACATTTGTACCTGATAATATAAGAAATTTAACGCAGAACTTTCAGCATAAGGTTTTTGAGGAAATTCAAGAGGAATTTCCAGGGTCGATACTTATTTGATCAAAAACCTTCAAAAAACTACCATTTAATACCGAAATATTATCTTAGCAGTAAATATATTCGACAGCCTGTATACAATTTAGGAGGGTTAATTATGTCAGACAAGAACAAGATTGCAGAGATGTTAGAGTCTTTGCTCAACAACGAACAAGCAAAAGCTGAAGAGCTTTTCCATGATTACGTGGTAGAAAAATCACGTGAAATTTACGAAAACCTAATCGACTCAGAAATCGACGAAGCTTCTAAAGAAGAAGAAGAAGATGACGAAGAGTTAGACGAAGCTTCTAAAAGTGAAGAAGAAGATGACGAAGAAATGGATGAAAGCTTCGTAGACATCGACGAAGAAGCTGAAGAAGAAGGTGAAGAAGAAGAAGGTGAAGAAGAAGAAGGTGAAGAAGACGAAGGCGGTGACGCAACAGACGACTTCATGGGTGATGTAGAAGACGGCGAAGAAGAAGGCGACAACGATGAGCCTGCTACTAAAGGCGACGTACAAGACCTAAGCCAAGAAATCCAATCACTACAAGCAGCATTTGACGCATTTATGTCAGACGAAGCTGGCGAGCCAGAACACGATGACATGGGCGACATGGGCGACGAAATGGGCATGGGCGACAGTCTAGATGCTGGCGTTGACCAAATCCAAGACCTATCAACAGTACGTGAATACACAGAAAAAGTCGGTGGCGCAACATACGACAAGTTTGCTAAAGGCGGCGACAATGGTCAAAACACCAAGTCAATCGTAGCTGGCAAGAACGACATGGGCGGCACAACTGCTAACATCGCTAAAGGTGGCGAAGGTGGCGGTTCAGACAAAGGTCTATTAAACAAAGCTACAAAAGATCTCGGCGTAAACGGTCCAAAGGAAGCTGCTAAAGGCGCTTTCAAAGCTAAAGTACCTGGACATGGCGCAGAGAAGAAAGGCGCAGGTGAAACTGGAACTAATACAGCCAGTTTATTCCGCGGCAAGTAATCGGAGCCCTTAGGTGAAAAACTATCTCAGTGAACACTTGAGTTTTGACCAAGCAGGTCTAGTCCTTGAAAGCACAGAAGAAGGGGATAAGAAGACTCTGCATTTGAATGGCATCTGTATCCAAGGTGACATTCGTAATGCTAATCAGAGAATCTATCCTTCCTCCGAAATTGCTAAGGCTGTCAAAACCATCAATGAACAGATCGGCGGCGGCTACTCATGTCTGGGAGAGGTTGATCATCCTGCTGACTTACGCATTAATTTGGACCGTGTCAGCCACATGATAACAAAAATGTGGATGGAAGGTCCAAATGGATATGGAAAATTAAAAGTACTTCCAACTCCTATGGGACAGTTAATACAAACCATGTTGGAGAGCGGAGTAAAATTAGGCGTATCAAGCAGGGGTTCCGGTAACGTGGCCGAAGACGGAAGCGGTAAAGTTTCCGACTTTGAAATTATCACAGTGGATATCGTTGCCCAACCATCAGCCCCGGGAGCATATCCTACACCAGTTTATGAACATCTAATGAATACAGTAGGTGGATACAAGGCATTTAATATAGCAAGGGAAGTCCAAGGCGATCCAAAGGCACAGAAATACATAGCAGAGGGCTTGATGAGAATCATCAAGGGTCTCAATTAACAGTAGGAGAATCACATGCTAGATATCGTTAAACAACTATTTGAAAACAATGTGATTTCCGAAGAAATCAAATCGGAAATTGAATCCGCTTGGCAAAGCAGAATTCAAGAAAACCGTGACCTAGTTACTGCTGAACTTCGTGAAGAATTTGCTCAGAAATATGAGCATGACAAAAACGTAATGGTAGAAGCTCTTGATAAAATGGTTTCTGATCGCCTGTCAGCTGAATTAGCTGAACTAGCAGAAGATCGCAATCAGCTTGTTGAAGCTAAAGCCAAATACGCTAAGAAAATGAAAGGCGACGCTAAGAAGATGGAAGAATTCGTTCTAAGTCAACTAGCATCAGAACTTTCAGAACTACACGAAGACCGCAAGAAAGTTGCTGAGAATTTCGGTAAACTAGAGAGCTTCATTGTAGGCGCTCTAGCTAAAGAAATCGCAGAATTCCACACTGACAAGAAAGACCTAGTAGATACAAAAGTTAAACTTGTTCGTGAAAGCAAAGCGAAATTCGAAGCAGTAAAAGCACAGTTCATCACAAAAGCTTCTAAGCTAATCGAAGGTGTTGTTATCAACAAGCTAACAACAGAAATGACACAGCTTAAAGAAGACATTGAACAGGCTCGCAAGAATGACTTTGGTCGTAGAATTTTTGAATCTTTCGCTAGCGAATATGCATCCAGCTTGCTCAATGAAAAAAGCGAAACATCTAAACTATTAAAAGTAGTTAAGATCAAAGAAGCTGAACTCGAAGAAGCTGCTAAAGCTCTAGAGCAAAAAGATCGCATTGTTGAAAGCAAAGAGCGCGAAATCCGCATCGCTAAAGATGTGATGGAACGCAAAGAAATTATGAGCGAATTGTTGAACCCACTAACTGGAGATAAGAAAACAGTTATGAGTGATTTGTTGGAATCCGTTTCAACAGATAAACTACGTGGTTCATTCGACAAATATTTGCCTGCCGTAATGGCCGGCGAGGCTCCTAAAAAGAAGGCACTAACAGAAGGCACAGAAATTACAGGCAACAAGCAGGCCCAACAACCCAGCGGAGAGGAAAAAACCGCTGAGATTTTTACAATCCGCAAGCTCGCGGGACTTAAAGTTTAAGGAGAACTAATATGTCAGAACTACTCGAGTCACGCTGGCAGGAAACCAAAGAGGCACTTTTAGAAGGCCTAAATGGAACTCGTCGTACAGTGATGGCCACAACTCTTGAAAATACCCGCAAGTATCTTTCGGAGAGTGCCACTGCTGGTGCTACTTCTGCCGGTAACGTTGCAACCCTAAATCGTGTGATCCTCCCTGTGATCAGACGTGTAATGCCAACAGTCATTGCTAATGAACTAGTTGGTGTACAACCAATGACAGGCCCAGTTGGACAGATCCACACCCTACGTGTTCGCTATGCTGACACTGCTGCTGGTGTGACAGCTGGTGATGAGGCATTCAGCCCATTCAAGATCGCTTCTGCTTACTCTGGTAATGCTCCAGGTAGCTCATCTACTCTAGCTGCTGCGGCTACAACTGCTGCTCTAGAAGGTGTAGCTGGTAAGCGTATGTCAATCCAAATCTTGAAACAAACTGTAGAAGCTAAGACCAGAAAGCTATCAGCTCGCTGGACATTCGAAGCTGCTCAGGATGCTCAAGCTCAACAAGGCATTGACATTGAAGCAGAAATTATGGCTGCTTTAGCTCAAGAAATTACAGCTGAAATTGACCAAGAAGTTCTTGGTTCCCTACGTACCCTAGCTGGTACAGGAACTGAAACTTATGATCAAACTGCTGTTTCAGGTACTGCTACTTTCGTTGGTGACGAACACGCTGCTCTAGCTGTTCTAATCAATCGTCAGTCTAACCTAATCGCTCAGCGTACACGTCGTGGCGCAGGTAACTACGCTGTAGTTAGCCCATTCGCCCTAACAATCCTACAAAGTGCTACAACTTCTGCGTTCGCAAGAACAACAGAAGGTACATTCGAAGCACCTACAAACACTAAGTTTGTTGGTACATTGAACAGCGCAATGAAGGTATATGTTGACGCATACGCAACAAACGATGCCCCAGTGCTAATTGGCTACAAAGGCTCAAGCGAAAGCGATGCTCCAGCATTCTACTGCCCATACATCCCATTGATGTCAAGCGGTGTTGTGCTAGATCCAGCAACATTCGAACCAGTCGTAAGCTTCATGACAAGATACGGTTATGTAGAGTTAACAAACACTGCATCATCTCTTGGCAATGCTGCTGACTACTTGGCTCGTGTTGAGATCACTGATACTAGCGTATCATTCAAGTAATCATTTAGTTGATTGGCAAAAAGGCTCTTCGGAGCCTTTTTGTTTGACTTAAATATCGCTATGGAAGTAACCAGCGATAAAGATTTTCCAGAACTTAGAAAAAAATTCAGCGAATGGCGCAAACGCTTTCCTATGTTTTCACACGATGTTAATCAAATAGAAAACATCATAGAAACACATATTCAAAATTATTCAATAGCTGGAATATTCTACAGACAAACCAAACAGCGTAGGTATATTGAAAAGGCACAACACGAGCTAGATGAAATAAACAGAGTTATAAAGACTGTGGAAAAGATTGAGCTAATGTCATTGTTAAGCCGCGGATAAATAAAGTATCTAAGTTAATTATGCGGTACCCACCGCGTAGACCTAGAACGTCAATTAAGGAGAAAACAATGGGACGTCCAGTACGAAGAGATGTACGTGGTACTGAAGTATTCGGTACTTACGTAAGTGCAGCAGGCATCCGCTGCGAAGCATATTTTGCTTCAAATCAAACCGATGTATATATTATCAAACAAAAAGGTGCTCACCGTTATCTAGTTGCTGATGTATCAACAGTAGCAGACGAAAATATCGCGGTAGGTTCAACATACGTTATACTTTCATTAGGCACAACAAATTGGGCAGCACTTGGTGTTGACAATGCCTATGTTGGCAAAATATTCAAAGCTACAGTATCAGGATCGGGTCTAACAACAGACGGAACTGTGAGACTTGTTCAAGTTGCTAAACTAGTAAGCGGCACACCAGCAGCAGCAGGCGAAATGAGACTAACAGGTTACACAGCAGGTGGTCCAGATGCTTCTGCTACAAGAATCGCTCACTTAAACAAGCGTACTGCTATCGACTTCAGTGGTAACAGATACACTTGGTTCTTAGACAACGATTCATCAGGTGATCAAATCATCCTAACAGCTATCTAATTTGGAATTAAAGTATGAGTCAAGTCCTACAGACCAGTGGTGATTATAAGATTAAAACTTCCCGAGGCGGCACAGTTGTTTTAGACACTGGTGCTGGCATTGGGGCAGTTCGTGTCACTGGCGACCTAGTAGTCGAAGGTGAAACAGTTTATATACAGGCCACAAATCTTGAAATCGAAGACAATATCATACTTTTAAACAAAGGTGAAACTGGTGACGGAGTAACTGAAGGTTACTCCGGTATCGAAATAGACAGGGGCTTCTATGCCCCTGGTCTTGAGAATCCGTACCCAAGCATTAGATTTGACGAGCTTTCAAACGGTTGGGAAATTATCGAACGTATAGGAACAAACATTTCCTATAACAACAGTTCGTTAAGAATTAGACAGATAACAACAAACGCAACCACTGACGGTGGCGACTTAACACTTATTGGTACAGGCACCGGCGTAGTTAAAGTGCTAGGTACCACAGACTACGAAGCACAGGTAAACGCAGATGACGATATTCCAAACAAACGTTATGTAGACCTTGCTATTAGAAACAGAGAACCAGACAACGAAATTAGACGTGACGACACGTTTGTGATCGTACAAGATACCGCAGGTGGCGCAACTGGCCGTGCTGTGATGCAGATACAAGATATTCAGATTAATCAAGCTGGTAATGATTATGCTGTTGGTGAACTGTTGGTTATCACTGATGGCGTAACTGCGGTCGATGCTGTGATACGAGTTGAAGCTATATTGCCGGGTGGTGGTATAGATGATTTCACTGTTATAAACAGCGGACAGTTTGTTACATTGCCGCTCTCTAATAACAATATCTCTACAGCTGCAAACGCACTAGGTGAAAACGCAACCTTTGACATCCTATGGAGTGTCTACGGAGTTGAAGTATTAAATTCTGGTAATGACTACGAATCTGCGTCAGTGGCATTTGGTTCTGTATTAGGATCTATAACTGCTTCAGCAGTAGCAGTAGTTGACCTTGATCCGCTGAATGATACTTACCAACAGATCACTGGCATTAACATGGTCGATGCTGGTTCTGCTTACAGCAGCATTCCTACAGTTTCGTTGATAGCTGGCGGAAGCCTAGCATTAACTGAAAGCCGTGTTCGTGTAGTAATTGACAATCAAGATATCACAACATTCTATAGCAATAGAATAGAACTAGGTGATCTTGAAGTACAAAATAACGCAATTACCAATAACAACACTAACGGAAATATACAGCTAAGAACTTTTGGCACAGCAGGTGTTGAGTTTAGTCGTGCTGCTATTTTTAATGCTACTGGTACGTTAGATCCAGTGGCGGCCATACCTGGCAGTTCGATAATTTTTGGTAACGATGAAACTATAGAATACAAAAACCCAGCAGGAGAGTTAACATCTAATGTAGACGTGCTAACTCCTGGTGGAACAGGTTTATATTATAACAGTGAGTCACAGACTATAGCGTGGGAGCAATGGGTAGTTAACAATACTCAATTTAACGCAGGTGATCTTGTTTCATATCCTGTAAAAAATGAACTAATAAGTAAACATAAAGCACTGGTCTACAGTATTTTATTTTAAGGAACAGCAATGATTGAGAATTATACATTAACAACAAGTGACGGAGTGGTGTTTACTGCCCCAGGCAATGCCGGCGATTTAAACGTACAGAGCGCAATTACTACTATGATTTTCTGTAACATACTGAGCCCAGATTCAACACCGCCTATTGACGAAACTACAAATTCTGTTTCTATAAACGTATACCTAGTAAAAGCTGGAGATTCTCCATCGGCTGGCGTTAACGCAATTATAAAAGAATTATCAATTCCAGGTGGAGAAACAGTATTTTTTGATACAGAACGAGTTGTATTAGGCCCAGGCGATAGTATACAAGCATCAGCATCTCAGAATAGTGCTATCGTGTGTACAGTGAGCGTATTACCAGTATGAAATTTCTTAAAACACAAAATCTTAGTAAGTTTAGCATCACTGATTCTAAATTTATTGTCAAATATCCAACAGGTCGTGCGATATTTTCATCGCAGGACAGTGTGCGTTTGCCTAAAGGGGATATAGATAATAGACCATTTACAGGCAGCGAAGAGACTGGGATGTTGCGTTTTACTACCAACGATACTGCTGATCACGAGTTTGCCGATACTCCAGTGTACTGGCCAAATCGTGCTGTTGGTCTAGAAGCATTCTTTGAAGGACAATGGTTTCCAATAAGATTACAAGGTCCTGCGAAAGTCATTAAGGACGACCTTGGTGTTGGCAACTGGGATGCTATTACACAAACTAATCAAGACATCAGCAAATATTTTCCAATCAGCGGTGAACCATTAACTTATGTTCCTGGGCTAGCACAAGGGCTAAATCCTTTAGACTATGTAGATAACATGATGGTTCTAGTAGAAAATGTAGTACAAATTTCCGGAACTAACTTTGATCTAATAGAATCGGCCGGTATAGTAGTTGGTGTACAGGTTAATTCGGGTGGTACAGGGCTAACTCCATCGACACCCGTTGCTGTAACATTTACCACTCCTTCGGGAGGTGTAGCAGCTACAGGCACAGCTACAGTAGATGGTGGCGGCGTAGTGACTTACATTTCTATAAACACTCCGGGTTCTGGGTATGATGGTTCAGAATCTTATACTGTAACAGTACCAGGAGCAACAGGCGGATCTTACACTGTTAAGATCGCTAAACCAGGATGGCATTTGAAATTCCTTTCAGCTGTTCCAAACACAAAACCAGTAACCGTATACACGGGCTACGATCAATAAGCATCAGCCCTTACAATAAATACGTTGTAAGGAGCGCATCTTGTCAGAACTAGGTAGAATATCCGGGCCAATGCTCAAAGACAATCTCGTCAGAGACGGGGTTGATCTTGTTTTTGAAAACGAGCTAGGCGATAATAATCTTTATCTTGATGTAATTACAGGAAAACTCGGTGTCAATACCGATGCTGTAACACGTGAGCTCACGGTTAATAATTCTATGAGGACTATAAACCTCATAGTTGACAATTACTTCCAAATAGATGATTGGGTTATAGATGGTGTAGCTAACACGTTTACATATCTACCCAGCGATGTTTTTACAAATAGTGTTATTAACACAGACACTTTAAAAACAACCAGCGGTTTACAGTTCAACGATAATTCTATATCCACAGTAGTTTCAAACGCTAGTATAGAACTTAGACCTCATGGTACAGGAATAGTTACAACTGTTTCTAATTTTGATGTTAGAGGAAATTTACATTCAACTGGCGATGTAACCTTTGACGGAACTATAACATTTGGAAATCAAAATACTGATTCTGTGTCATTTAATGTTGATGTCAACAGTGACCTGATCCCAGATGTTTCTGACGCATACAATCTTGGTTCAAATTTCAATACACTGGTATTAGATGGAGAATATGCCAACTCTCCACCTGTGACTTTCGTAGATGCCGGCAGCGCATCTACTATAACATTCACTGGACTTGTAGACGGCGGCTCCAGCGAATCGCAGGCTAAAAAATGGAAAGAGTTACATACTAAATTTGTTAACAGTCTTTATCTAACATCACCTACGTTATCGTTTCCCGGTATTACAAATATTGCCACACGTCCAGGTAACACATATTATGTTGCTGAAAATGGAGACAATAGCAACGTTGGTGATCATCCTAGTGGACCATTTGCTTCTGTAAAATATGCGCTGTCACAGTGTGTCAGCGGCGATACTGTTTATATTTTACCAGGCGAGTATCAAGAAATATTCCCAATGACTGTGCCACAGGGTGTAACCGTAAAAGGCACAGGCTTACGAGCTGTAAAAATAACCCCAACGCCCGCAACTAATGACAAAGATGCTTTCTTGCTCAATGGTGAAACTACAGTTACAGATTTAACAGTCTCTGGATTTTATTACAACAGCGGCACAGGCACAGGATATGCTTTTAGATTTGCTCCCGGGTTTAATGTAGTTTCAAGATCGCCATATGTGCAAAATATCACAGTAATAACAGAACCTAATCTTCCTTTGATAGAAGCGGGCCGCGGCGCCTTAGTAGATGGGGCTGTTGTCCTGTCAACATCTAATCAAGCGACAATGCTGTTCCACTCTGTGACTTTTATAGTACCAGGTTCGATAGCATTGTTCATGACCAATGGTGTTCGAGTTGAATGGTTAAACTCATTTACATATTTTGCCAGCAAAGGTCTATATGCTACCAATGGAACATTAGGGTTTGCCAGCCAAGGTGTAAAATTTGGTGCTGAACTAAGAAGTATCGGATCTGCTTCTGTGTACGGAGATGTAGGCGCAGAAGGCAACGGTGATGCTGTTATCATGTATTTGATACAGCACAACTTTGGTTACATAGGATCGGGATTAATCAAAACCAACGATCCCACATTAACTATACAAGATAATGAAGTTGTTCCTTTAAACTCCGCAAAAATATATTATCAAAGCGATGACGCACAGGGTAACTTCCGTGTAGGAGAAGCATTCTTTGTCGATCAAGCCACAGGTTTTGTTACATTGAACGGTATTGGTCAAAACGTTGGTGGCATTAATCAAATAATAATTTCTGACGGTACTAACATTATTAAAATATTACCTACAGAAGTCGATGCTAACAATATTAAATTCAAAGATAATACCATATCAAGTATCAGCGGTAGTGTAAACATCAATGCTATTAATAATATTTTAAATCTAGATCAAGACATAACAGTTAATGCTAATCTATCAATGACTGGTGATTTTAATATCGAAGGAACACTAGCAGTTGGAAATCAAACCATAGATCAAGTTCAGTTTGATGCCGAGATCAGCAGCGACCTACTTCCTAAAGTAACTGACACTAGCAGTCTTGGATCAAACTTATTAAAATGGTTGAATCTATCAGCGGTTGATCTTACATTAGATAATGTCAAGGTCAGCGGAAATAGAATCACTACAACCGTATCAAATTCTGATATAGAGTTAACTTCAGCCGGAGCAGGCACTGTACATGCTATAAGTCCATTGGCAATTGATAACAATCTAACAGTTAATGGATCTAGCAACGTAACGTCAGTTAACAATGTTGGTGCCTTATCAATTACTGGAAATATCACACAGACTGGAAATAAAACACAGACCGGCGATGTTGATCTTAACGGAGATTTTTATCTCAACAACCTAAGTATAAATCTAGGCGATATATCTATAGTTGGTAACACACTTTCGACTACTACTTCTAACAGTGATTTAAACTTTATCGCTGCGGGCGCAGGCCTAGTAGCAGTACCAACTAACAATGTTGTTATCACAAACGATCTGTTCATTGGTGGCCAGTTTTCAACGCCAACACTAACAGTAGATAATCAAGTCAGCGCAGATTCTTTATATGATGGCAATATACAGATCCAAGGTAATCAGGTTAAGACTACTTTATCTAACAGTGATTTAGATCTTGCGGCTGCGGCCACAGGTAAGATAGTAGTACAGGATTCTCTACAATCTGGACAAGATCTAAATGTAGATGGATTCACTGATCTCGAGTCAACGGTAGTCAACGGAACAATAACAGATAACGGGTTAACAACACGCACTGGCAACACATTCCAGACTGGTAATCTAAATCTTGTTGGGGATCTAACAGTTACAGAAGTTGCTCAATTTACAGAAATCAATATTACAGATAACGTTGTACGTACAACTACATCAAACGCAGATTTAGAACTAGTTGCTGGCACAGGCAACATTGTTGAGATGATCGACAATGTTCAAATAACAAAAAATCTAACAGTCGCTAACACGCTGACTGTAGATGACATAACCATTGTTAATCGTTTATCAATGGACCGCCTAACTAACGGTGAAATATTAGTAGACGACAACAGCATTTACACTACTACTTCAAATGCTGACCTAGAACTTGCTGCGCATGGCACTGGTAAAATATTAATCGCTGACAGCGTAACAATTTCTAATAATTTAACTGTAAACGATACCACTGACCTTCTTAATACAAATATAAATGGCGATGTAACTGTACAAAATCTAGCCAATGCGTTGATAACACAAACTGGTAATAGAACACAAACTGGAGATTTTGATCTCACAGGAACATTAACACAGAGTAATGGTATCACTCAGCCAGTGGATCTAGCCAACGTTAGATTACGGGCCAATAGGATAACCACAGTTGACAGCAACAGCGATCTAGAACTACGTGCTGCTGGCAGCGGCAACATAGTAATGGCCACTAACCCTGTGGTGTTTGGTCAAAATTTATCAGTAACTGGTACATTAACTACACAGGATATCACAGTCGGCAGAGTTAATTTCAATGCTATCAGCACAGGCACTGTTTTAGTTGACGATAATTTTATCACAACAACTATTTCAAATGCTGATCTAGAACTTAGAGCCAACGGTGCCGGAATTATTTCTGTACCTGTTAATAATTTTGAAACATATGATCTAACAGTACAAGGAACTACTGCTCTTAAAGCAACAGCAGTTAACGGATTGTTGTCTGTTACAGGTACTATAAACAGAACTGGCAACTACACGGCCACAGGTTCCTATGATCTAACTGGAACACTTACTGCCAGCTCTGAAGCTAGATTTGAAAACTACAATTTCACTGACAATAGAATTTTTACTACATTATCAAGCAGCGATGTTGAGCTTAGAGCAGCAGGCACTGGCCGAGTTAAGTTCAATGATAGAGCAGATATTCTACAGAATTTAAATGTCTACGGAGATATAGTCACTGGTCGATTGACTGTTAATAACACGCTGACAGCAGATGTTTTCTTTGACGGAGATATCAGAGTTCGGGATAATTTTATCTCTACTACGCTATCAAACAGTAATCTAAATCTAAAAGGTGATGGTACAGGCGGTGTACTAGCTGAAGAAATACTGTTTAGAAATAATAGTATTATAGCAAACACTACTAATGCTAATATCACGATAACTCCTGCTAGTGGAAAAAATTTAATCGTCGATAAAACAAATGCTGTAAAATTGCCCAACGGCACTACAGCACAGCGCATTGTTGGATTAAATGGTGACCTTAGATACAATTCTACTACAGCTAGGGTAGAAGGCTGGTCAGCAGCCGCAACTAAACCTTTCAATGGAGTTTATTCAGCCAACAAACTCACCTCAGTAACTGCTACTAACAGCTCAAACATATTAAACTTTGTTGCGGGCGGAACAGCCGCAATGGAAATAACTTCCGCAGGGTTAAGAGCTAACGGATTACGTTTGGGCAATAATATAGATTTAAACAACAATCAGTTTACCACACAGTCAAACGGAAATATCAATATTACACCAAACGGCGCAGGTATTCCTGTTTTAGATCAAACCACAGTTGTAGACAATGCGTTTATAAATCTAAGCAACAGTTTGCCTATGAGTTTTGACAGCACAGGCTTTGGTTATGTTAAATTTAATTCAACTACAGCACTAGTAATCCCTAGCGGTAATACTGCGTCAAGACCTTTGAATCCAGAAACCGGTGATCTTAGATACAACACTCAACTTTCTGTTCCTGAAATTTTTAATGGAATAGAATACACATCTTTAGCTGGACAGTCTGTCACAGCCACAGAAGCAGAAATAGATGACCTAGGTCAGCTGTTTAGCATACTGCTCGGATAAAAGCCCAAACGATAAATACTAATGATTACAGAGAACGACCAATTCTCTGTATGGTTAAACTGTGGTAAACCCGCAAAGAGCCGTAAAAGCGGCTGAGAAAGTGGTTAACCGTGAAACACGGGGTATAAGGAGAGCGAATGAGCCAGCTTGGTCGTATTAGCGGTCCGCTCTTAAAGGCAAACCTGCTTCGTAACGGGGTAGATCTGGCCTTTGAGACCGACCTACTTTATCTTGATGTTAACAATCTCCGAGTTGGGATAAAAACAGCTTCTCCTACGCACGATCTACATGTCAACGGCACAACAAGAACAACTAATCTAGAACTAGAAAACAGATTAGACGTTGGCAACATCACAATAGAAAACAATACTATTACCAGTTCAACTGGTGATATAAACATTGTAACAAATACTGAATCAGCATTTGTAGCACCAAAGTTTTTGGTGGGCGATTTCAATATATTTGACAATGTCATACAGACAAATTCCTCAAACGCAAACATAGAATTAAGACCAAACGGTACTGGTCAAGTAGAAATATATTCTGATGCGCTGATCGACGGTAATCTACATGTAACTGGAAACATTACTGCTGATGGCGACATCCAGCTAGGCGATGCTAACACTGATAATGTTGTATTCAACGCAGACATTGCCAGCGACATTATACCTAATTTCAATGAAACATATACGCTAGGTAGCAATCCTGCGCTAGGCGGCAAACGTTGGGCAGATACATGGGTTAGAGATCTGTATGCGGACGCTGTTTACACAGCCAACGTTATCATTGATGGCATCAATTTATCATTCCGCCCAGTTAATATTATCTATGTGTCAGAGAACGGAGATGACACCTACACTGGTACACATCCATCTGATCCTGTAAGAACAATAACACAGGCTCTTTCACAGGCAGTGAGTGGCGATACTGTATACATATATCCGGGTGACTATCAAGAAGCGTTTCCATTAACTGTACCGGTTGGAGTAACTGTTAGAGGTACAGGTATACGATCAGTATCTATAAGTCCTACAACAGCTACTCGATACAACGATGCTTTCTTACTCAACGGTGAAACTACTGTTGAAGATCTAACAGTTAAAGATTTTTTCAGCGGCGGAAACTTTTTTGAAGTAACAGCAGCTTCTGCTGGATCTACCACAGTTAACGTAGGCACAACAACATTTGCTCATACGTATGTAAGTGGTGGTGTTGTTAATATCAGTGGTACTGATTATGTTGTAACCAATGCTGTTTACAATTATGCTAATGGCGAGCTTGTGTTAACACACACTGGTGGTACTGCTAGTTTAGGCGACACAGTATTTGTTAAAAGTCTAACATTTAGCTGTAATGGAGGTACACGAGTATTTCCTGACAACGGTTATGCTTTCCGTTTTACTACAGATTTTGAAGTAACTACACGCTCGCCATATGTAAGAAATATCTCTGTAATAACCAGAGGCAGTGTAACTTCACCAACAGATCCATTGGGATTTGATCAAGGTGACGCTGGTAAAGGTGCTTATGTAGACGGTGCGTATGCCACTGCTAGCTCAAATGAAGCTAGTATGTTGTTCCACTCAGTGACTTTTATCACTCCCGGTGTTGATGCTTTAACAGCAACCAACGGCGTACGGATTGAGTGGCTTAACTCATTTACATATTATGCCAACAAAGGCATGTACCTATTCAGCAGCAATGACGGGTTTGCTGGCAACGGTAAAACAAGACTTAAGATCAGCTCAAGAACCGGCGCATTTAATGTCGGTGATACATTAACTTACTACGACACTGACGGCTCAACAGTTATAGCATCCGGTGTGATTGACAGCGCCAGTGGTGATAATTTCACAATCGATGGCAAAATAATAGGATTTGAAACACTGGGCGATCGTGCCGGCAAAACGGCTTCGCTGTCAGGTGACGCAAAATTATCAACAGCTCAAAAGAAATTTGGTACAGCTAGTTTAGCATTAGATGGCACTGGCGATTATATCGTGTATGCCAGCCAGCCAGATTTTGCGTTTGGAACAGGCGACTTTACAATAGAAACTTGGGTATATCGAAACAATACTACTGGCGTACAAACAATATTTGATTTTAGATCAACAACACCAACAGATGCTCCTTGGTTATATTTTAACGGTACTAATTTAGTTTATTATGTAGCAGGAGTTGCAACAATAAACGTTGCAGCAGTAGTACCAAATATTAGTCAATGGTATCACATTGCTGTTTCTCGATCAGGTACTAATACTAAAATGTTTGTAAATGGTAGTCAAGTTGGTTCAACTTGGACCGATACTACTAACTACATTCAATCACCGTTAACTATTGGAGCATCTTATACTGGTGCAACTCAATTCTTAAACGGTTACTTAGATGATGTAAGGATATCTAAAGGCCTATCGAGGTACTCATCAAACTTTGTTCCTCCAACATCAGCATTTACCAGCGACATTGACACTGTATTGTTGTTACATTTTAATGGCGCAAACAATTCGACTATTATTTTAGACGATGGAATAACTACACAAGATATTAGGACCACATCGGGCGGAGCAGCTACAGCCATAGATTTTGCTGATTATTCAGACTTTGGTGCCGAGGTGCGCAGCATCGGTTCTGCTTGTGTCTATGGTAACTATGGCGCATACGGCGATGGTGACGGTGTTATCGCGTATCTTATCGGACAGAATTTAGCCTACATTGGTTTAGGTAAACGCACTGACAATGATGCTTCGTCAGTTATACAGGCTAACGAAATTGTACAACTTAATCGAGCAAAACTTTACTACTCATCTGTAGATGCTCGTGGTAATTTCCGTGTAGGTGAATATTTTTACATCAATCAAGACACCGGTGAAGTAGAATTTTCAAACAGTAATCTAAGTGTTACTGGATCTATCGTTTTAACAGATGGCGTAAACACTACAACGATACAGGCTACAGGTATCGACACTGGTAATTTAAGAATATCCGGCAATACTATCGAAAGCCTATCGGGTGAAGTCAACATAACTGCTTTCAACAATCAGATTAATCTACAAAGTGATACATTTATCACAGGTAATCTTGATGTCACAGGCAATGTAACTATTGGCGGAAACATAACTATCGGTGATCAGACCACCGACACTGTGACGATTTCTGCTAGAGTCGACAGTGACATCGTTCCTAAAATCACTGACACATATAATCTAGGATCCAATAGCCTACGTTGGAAAGAACTGTTCACAACTAAGGTTACACTAGATAATATTGTAATCGATGACAACAGAATTTCCACGACTGTATCAAATTCAGACTTAGAGCTTGCTGCCAACGGTACAGGCCGTGTGTACGTTCCTGAAGATAATGTTTTGTTAGATCAAAATCTAACAGTGCTAGGTGCTACAAATCTCAAAGGCACGACCATAACTGGTAATGTCACACAAACAGGCGACCTAACGCAGACTGGTAACACTACACAGACTGGCAATTATACATTAAATGGTTTACTAACTGTTAACAGTCTATTGCTAGAAGGCATTGCTGTACAAGACAATAATATTAGAACTACAAATTCTAACAGCGATCTACAGTTACAGGCCAGCGGCACTGGTAATATTGTTATTCCTACCAATGATGTTGTTATGTCGCAAGACTTGACTGTGCTTGGAGTTACTACATTAAATCAATTACAGTTAACTGGTTCTATCACTGCTCCGGAATTTGGTACAGGTGACATTGTTGTCTCCGGAAACCTAATAAAAACAACACTGAGCAACAGTGATTTAGAACTGTCTGCTAATGGCACTGGCGTTGTTAACATACCATCAAACAATCTACAGGTAGCTAACAATCTCACAGTGTTAGGAACTACTACATTAGACGATACGCAGATTGATGGTACCTTAACACATACCGGAACTTTAAATCAAACCGGTGATACGAATCAGACTGGTAACTATACCCTAACTGGGTCAATTGACATCAGTGAAGTGGCGCAGTTCAAAGACGTTCGAATCAATGACAACACAGTCAGCACTACGCTAGGAACTGACCTAGTATTAGATGCCAGCGGGTCTGGTAAAATTTCGATACCAAACAACAATGTACAGATAGATCAAAATCTTACTGTGCTAGGTGATCTCACAGCTTATAATATCAATACCATAGGTACCATGACTGCTCCTGTGTTGAGCAATGGCGATATAGAGCTAGCTGGTAACTTAATTAGAACTACACTGAGCAACAGTAATTTAGAACTACGTGCTAACGGTACAGGAAAAGTATTAGTTCCAACAAACAATGTACAGATTGATAACGACCTTACAGTAAACGGAACTACTAACCTTAATAACGCCACAGTAACCGGAACGATTACACAGGTTGGTAATTTCAACCAGACTGGCACATTTACACAGACTGGTAACGTTACACTTAACGGAAATTTATCAGTAACAGGTGAAACACAATTCTATGACATAAACATAGACAACAACGTTATCACTACTACAATTGGTAACAATGATCTCATACTAGAAGCAGCAGGCACAGGTAGGATCTATGTTCCAAATGACAACGTCGTTGTTGAGCAAAATCTAACAGTTACTGGAAACATAACTGCCAGTACACTGACTGTAAATCAAACATTGAACACAGATGCGTTCAGTGACGGTGATATAGTCATTGAAGGTAATTTAATACAGACTACTCTAAGCAACAGCAATCTAGAACTTAGAGCACATGGCGCAGGCAAAGTATTAATTCCCAGCAACAATGTTACACTGGGACAAAACTTAACTGTTACAAATTCTACAACACTAGCAGCTACTAATCTTGTAGGAACATTAACACAAACTGGCAACACTACACAAACAGGCACTGTGAATCAAACAGGTGCTTACAACTTAACCGGTATATTAACAGTAAACGGCGCTGCTCAATTCTCTGATATTAGAATTGACGGTAATGTTATTACCACTACTGTAGGCAACAATGATTTAACATTACAGGCTACTGGGTCAGGAAGAGTCTATGTACCAAACAATGATCTAGAAGTAACCAACGATCTATATGTTACAGGAAATACTACAACTTCAAACCTAACTGCGTCAGCAGAAGTAACAGCGCCGACTATAAGAACCAGCGCAATAAGAATCAATGGCAATTTAATAGAAACTACGGTTTCTAATGCCAACTTAGAATTACGTGCTAACGGCACAGGTGCTATTGAGATTGAGCAGATTTATGTAAATCAAAATACAATTAGCACACAGAACAATGATGACATCGTTATACAGCCCAACGGCACAGGTATAGTAAGTATCAATTCTACCCAAAGTTTGAGAATACCTGTAGGTACAAATGTACAACGTCCAACTGGCCAAGCTGGTATGATTCGGTTTAACACTGACATAGTTGGGTATGAAGGATTTGACGGAACTAACTGGCGAAGGCTTGATGGTGTTTGGGATATTGATCAGAATACCTATATAACAGCAGAGCTAACTCCTGGTGCTAACGACAACACTATTAGATTTTATAATAACGGGGCACTAACTGGGTCTTTGACTGCTAGCCGATTGGATATCGCAGAAGTACAAGTTGACGATATAAACATCAGCGGAAACACTATATCGACTACTACTCCAGATACTAATTTAGTATTCAGTCCAAACGGCACAGGATCTACAGTTATTGGTAATTTTGCCTTCAAACAAAATACGATAACTAATATAGTAAATGATAGTATTACCTATTTTAATCAAACAGGTAGCGGCTATTTTAAAATTTCAGGTACTACGGGTTTTGTAATACCTACAGGTTTAGACACACAGCGCGGCGCATTTTTAGAAACTGGAATGATCCGTTTCAACACCACAGATAATCGTGTTGAAATATATGACGGCACACAGTGGATATCGGCGGCGGGCTCCGGAGGCGGCGTAACTATAACTGAAGCGGAAGATATCGCTATTAGAAACGCACTTATATTTGGATAAAAGATATGGCAACGTTTTTTAGAAATAAGATTATTAATGAGCTAGGCACAACTAGAACGCAGGTTATAGAAACTACTCCTACCAGTCGCATTACTGTAATTGGTTTTAGTTTATGTAATCTAACTACTGCTACAGTTCGTGTTAGTGTTTTGATAGAAGATGCTAGTTCTACTATGGGATATTATATCAAAGATATCACACTGCCGCCTTTTCAGAGCGCACGAATAGTCAACGGCGGAGAAAAATTAGTATTGGCAGAAAACAATGCCATATACGCACAAGCAGATACTGCTTCTTCTGTAGATGTTGTTGTCAGTTATGTCGAGTTAGTATAAGGAAAATATCATGACCTATTATGTTGGTGATGTAGATTTACAAAATTTGTTAGGACAAGGAACTCCTAGATATTTCTATGGCCTGAGAAGAACAGACAACGGCGAGATCTACATGGGTAAATTAGATCAGTTAAGAGCTGATGATGCTATAACCGTTAATAACCCAGGAGCATCTGAAGACAATTATAATGATTTTGAAACTGGGATAGATTTCACAGAAGGCCGTAGCGTACAACACGAGTTAGTGTATGCTAATATCAAGTACGAGCAATACAGATGGGATGGCAGAGATCTATTTTATTACATAGACGATGACGGACAGTTGGTTGTTAGGATCAACGAAAACTATAACTATCCAACTGGTATATAAATATTTTGGAATTTAAGAGATAAACAATGGCTGAATTTAAATTAAGTAGAATAAAATTTACATGGTTAGGTGACTGGGCTGCTGGTCACAATTATGTAAAAGACGACATAGTTAGATATGGCGGTAAAAGCTATGTTTGTCTACACGGTCATACATCGGATGTTAATTTTTATACCGATTTAGAAAAACAGGATCTTACCACAGTACCTATTACAGCAGACCCTCAGTGGGAATTGATGTTCGACGGCTACGAGTGGAAAGGTGATTGGCAACCGACTACTTTTTATAACACTGGTGATCTTGTAAAATACAACGGCATTGTTTATATCTGTGTGCTAAGACACACATCGAATAACGCTCTTTCCGGACTAGAATCTGACCAACCTAAATGGGCATCTTATGCTAGAGGTCAAGAATGGAAAGGTAATTGGACACAAAATACCAAATACTCTGAAAATGATGTAGTCAAGTGGGGAGGTATTGTCTATCGCTGTATAATTGCTCATACCAGTGCTGCGTCAACTGCTGGTCTCGAAGGCAACTTTGGTTCTTGGGAAACTGTAGTATTATCTGAAAAGTGGAAAGGTGATTGGACCACTGATACAAAATATAAATTAAATGACATTGTCAAGTACGGTGGAATTGTTTATCGTTGTATAGTAGCACATACTTCAGCACCTGATGCCGAAGCAGGATTAGAAGACGATCAAAGCAGTTGGGAAATTGTAAATGATGGTATAGATTACAAAGGCAATTGGGTACCTGAAGTAACCTCACCTACACCTATTGACGGCTATCGATACAAAGTAAACGATGTTGTGAAATGGGGAGCAGGTATATGGATCTGCTCGCAGCATCATACTTCTGCTGTTGATTTTGATCTTACAAAATGGATCATTTATGTTCCAGGGTTTGAATATGAAAATACATGGAACAGCACTACAATATATCAAAAAGGTGATGTAGTCAAGTACGGCGGCTATTCATACTATGCGTTAATCAATAACATAAATGTTATTCCGTCAACTGCGTTAGGCGATAGTTCCGTTGATTCTTGGGAACTGTTGACTAAGGGATTTAAGATACAAGGCGAATGGACCGCCGCGACTTCTTATCAGGTAGGCGATGTACTAAGACGTCAGGGTCAATTATATGTAGCTACAGCCGATGTAGCCAGCGATCCTAACATTGATTCTATTAATTGGGAACTCTTAGTTCCTGGAGAAAAATGGCAGGGGCGTTGGCAAGATAATTTTGAATATGCCATCGGTGATATGCTGACATTTGAAAGTAACACCTATCGTTGCTTAACTCAGCATCTTTCTTCACCGTCAACTAGACCAGATACCAGTGCCGGCGGAATTTGGACACTAGTTGCTCTAGGCGATCAATGGGGATCATTGAGAGAGCAAGGCGATATAAAACTATTTGGAATCAAAGAAGATGGTAGTTCTATAGGTAACACACGGTTGCCTATTGGTACAGAAGGCCAGGCTTTAAAAATTAATTCATCTAATTCAATTGATTGGGACACTTTCCAGTTCATTGAAAAAATATATTATGTAGGTCCAGATGGTGTTGATCAGCCCGGAAACGGAACAACTATTAATGCTCCTTGGAGAACTGTAAAATATGCCTGTGGCAGTATATCTGGTCCTGCTACTATTTTTATTAAGGTAGGTGTTTATACAGAAATATTACCTATCAAAGTTCCTAGAGATGTTGCTCTAGTAGGTGAAGAACTACGCAGTACTATTATACAACCAACTATCAGCACACAAACTGAAGACATGTTCCATGTAAACAACGGAACAGGTATTCGTAACATGACATTGCGAGGTCTCAATGGTACGTTGGGCCCGTTCAATGAGTACCTAACTCAACGTCCTACCGCAGGTGCCTATGTATCTCTAGATCCTGGGTATGGTCCTGACGATACATCTGTATGGATTAATACAAAATCCTGTTATGTACAGAACGTTACAACTTTTGGTAACGGCTGTACTGGTCTTAAAATTGACGGTGCTAGACATAATGGGGGCAATAGATCTATCGTTGCCAACGACTTTACACAGGTCTTATCAGACGGCATTGGTGTATGGTGTACTAATAAAGGTCTAACAGAACTTGTTTCAGTGTTCTCATACTATGGACACATTGGTTATCTAGCTGAGAATGGTGGCAAGATACGTGCTACTAACGGTAACAGTTCTTATGGTACATACGGTTGTGTAGCAGAAGGTGTTGATGACGACGAATTACCAGTGCCTGGAACTATTAATAACCGAACTAGAGAAGCACAGGTAGTTAGCGCATTCTCCGGCGAAGCCAATGATGAAATTTTAAAACTAGAATTTTCAAATGCTGGCGAAAATTATACAACAGCTTCTTATGCGTTTTCAGGATCAGGTGTTAACGCAGCAGTAATCGGTGACGAATTCCGAGACAACGCTATTTTTGAAGCTCGAGTTTTAGATCCTGCTGATTCCACAGGCAGTATTGGCGGTGGTAGTTACATATCAACTGGTAACAATGCTCAAGCAGGAAATCCTTATTCTATCACTATTGCCACAGGTGATCAAAACGACATAGACATTTATTATGGTCTAAGATTGATTATACAAAGTGGTACAGGAACTGGTCAGTATGGACAGATAGTCGCTTATAATACAGTATCAAAAGAAGTAGCTATAGCCTGTGAAAATTTTACAAGATTAAATGCCACAGTTTCTAGTTCTACAAATAATCTAATTACAGTAGCTGACACATCAAGTCTATATGTTGGTATGCCAGTTTATTTCAGTTATGAAACGATTGTTGTAACTGCTACCGGTTCATTAGTCGGTGCTAACACTGTGACATTATACAGCACAACTGGCTTGGCTGTAGGTATGCCTATACAGTTTGAAGTGTCGATTGGTAATATTTCAGGTGCTACTACCTATTATGTTGACGAGATTGTTAGTCAAACAAAAATCAAATTAAGACAAACTCCAACTGGATCTACATATTCACTGACTACGGCTAATATCACAGTTAACGGAACTGCTGGTGGTGTGTTTGGCGGTGTATCTACAGGACAACTATATTACGTTATTGCTGCTAATTTTTCAAGCACACAGTTTGCTGTGAGTACACTACCAGGGGGTTCTGCGGAATCCATAACAACCAGCTTAGGGTTAATGTACGTCCACAAGGCAGGATTCCAGCATGTTAACGGTGCCACACAAAATATAGCATTACTAGATACTACATCTGTATATCGTATTGAACCTAGAATAACATTTACCACACCAGATTATTCTAACACAGTGTTGACAGTACCTAGTCAAACTTGGGTAGACTCAGCGTTTGGGGCAGGAGTATGGGTGCTGTTAGGAGCATCTGGTACTGCGTCAGTCTATAACGGGTCATCGCTATTAACAGCAACTCTGCCAGTTCCTGCTGGTGGCGCATACAGTTCTATAACATATGGCGGTGGAAACTTTGTAGCAGTAGCTACAAACGCAACAAACGTAGGAAGTCCAGCACAGGTATCAGTGAGTGCTAACGGAACTTCTTGGAGTACAGGATCGATGCCTGGCACAACCACTAACTGGTCTTCGGTGGCCTATGGTGGCGGCGCTTATGTTGCTATATCAGCATCTTCAGGAACAACAGCAGCATACAGCGCAGACGGATTAAGTTGGAATTCATCGACGCTGTCAAGTACCGGAATATGGGCATCAGTAGCCTACGGTGCCGGAAAATTTGTAGCTATAAGAACTACCAGCAACGCTGCGGCCTATTCAACAGATGGCGGCCAGACATGGACAGCAACAACACTGCCAGCAACAGCAACATGGACATCTATAACATTTGGTAACGGAGCATTTGTAGCCGTAGCTTCAGGAACTGGCGCAGCAGCAGTAAGTACCAACGGTATTAATTGGTATGCTACAGTGATGCCGGTATCAAGCAACTGGAATCATGTATCCTACGGACAGGGACAGTTTTTAGCAGTATCAACATCTACAACAGCTACGGTGGCATTTTCCGATGATGGTAATTATTGGGTAGCAAAAACAGTTACTGGTAATTTAGGACGAGTATCGGCAGCATTTGGTAATCCAAATAATAATGGTGCTTGGATTACTATACCTAGCACAGGAACCAATGGTAATCTCATTAACTATGGTGCTACAGCCAAAGGCCGTGTGGAAATTAATGGCGGTAGAGTATCTAGAATAAAACTATGGGAGCCAGGTAGCGGATATCTAACAACGCCCACAGCGGTCCTCACAGACCCAAACAACACCTCAGAGGTGAATATAGAATGTCGTGTCGGTGTAGGTGTGTTAGGAAACCCAACATTTACCAATAGAGGTCTTGGATATAAAACTTCTACAACTATTGTAACAGTCAGCGGTGATGGTTACGCTGACATATATCCTGTAGGAAAGGCTTTGATATTAGATAACGTAACAAGACTGCCAAGAACAGGTGCTAACCTTACATTAGATTTAATCAGTTGGGTGGAAAACAATATGCCGTCTAACAATAATTGGTCAGGAGTAACCTATGGTACTAGATTTGTTGCAGTAGCAGGCACTACCGGAGCACCAACTACACAGGCAGCATATTCTACAGACGGTACTTCATGGTCATCAGCTACAATGCCAACATCGGCAGCATGGACTAGCGTGGCCTACGGCAACGGATACTATGCGGCAATAGCTAAATCATCAACTAACGCAGCCTACAGTACAACTGGAATTACTTGGTCGTCTTCAACATTACCAGCAGGAAGAACATGGACTTCTTTAGCATTTGGCGGCGGTACATTTGTTGCTGTTGCTTCTGGATCTAACAAAGCAGCATATTCTATCGACGGTGGCGCAACCTGGCTAGAATCTTCTATGCCTTCGTCAGCAAACTGGGAAGCAGTAACTTATGGCAGCGGTCTGTTTATGGCCGTAGCATCAGGAGGCACAGTCGGAGCTACATCAAACGACGGTATAAATTGGAACGGCATAGCACTGTCATCAACACAATCATGGACCGCAGTTACATATGGTAAAAATTTGTTTGTAGTCTTTGCATCTGGTAGTGATACCTATGCGTGGACTGACGATGCTGGAACTACCTGGACTGAAGGTACATTGCCTATTGTTGGTGATTGGAGATCTGCTACATTTGCCAACAAAAAATTTATTGTAGTTGGCAATAACGTTGATGAATTTGTTACATCAACGGACGGTCTAATATGGAAAGAAAGACCTTATCCGTTAACGGCTGGCACTAGCATTATAGGTGGTGCTAACGTTTATGTGTCAGTTGGCACCGGAACAACTTCAATTGTAGCCCCAGACGGATCCACCGACACTGTTTACAGGGTGTTAACTGTTGCCCTTGTGAGCGGTTCAGTTCCAAATGCTAGAATAGCAGTTACAGTAAGTCCAGCATTTACAAGAACCAATGCGCCTGTAAACGGCACTGAGGTATTGATACGTGAAAAATACAGTCAAGTTCGATTAACTGGACACGACTTTTTGGAAATTGGTACTGGTAATTTTATAGATACAAATTATCCTTACACTGCTGTTAACAATTTCCAACCAGACAAAGAAATTTATTACAGAGGCGGTGGTCGCTGTTTCTATACATCGACCGACCAAGATGGTAATTTCCGAGTAGGAGAATTGTTTGCGGTTGAACAGGCCACGGGTGTTATTACTATTAGTGCTGATTATTTTGACCTAAGCGGTTTATCAGAAATTAGATTAGGTGGTATTAGAGTGGGCGGTACTGGTGTAGTTATCCGAGAATTTTCTACAGATGCTACATTTACCGCAGATTCAAACAATATAGTGCCGACGCAGAAAGCGATCAAAGCCTATATTGGTAGACGTATTTCGGGAGGTGGATCTGATGCTGCTACAGGTCGTTTGATAGCTGGTACAGTATCAATAGGGCCAGACAGTATCGGAAATACCACAGGTATTAGGGATCAAATTACAGTGCCAGTATTGTTTAAAAAGGGTGCGGGTGGATATATGACAGCATGGAGTATGTTTGCAGATAGCTTTAATTCGCAGCTAGATTGGCAAGAAACTGGTAGAGATTTGGGTTAAGGACAGTTTTTGGGTATGGATAAATATACTAACATCATATGCGGAGTGATTGATGGCTGAGTTTAAATTAGGTAGAATACGCTTTATTTGGAAAGGCGAATGGGTTGCCGGGACCACCTACGTCAAAGATGACGTAGTACGAGTCAACGGTAAAGTTTTCATCTGCGTTATCGGTCACGTAGCAGATACGGACTTTTATGTAGACGCTGAAAACGTACCAGCAAGATGGAATCAAATCTCGGACGGAACAAAGTGGAGAGGCGATTGGGTCACTGGAGAAGTTTACTATAAAAATGACATAGTAAAATACGGTGGGCAAGTCTATCTTTGTACAGTTGGGCACACCTCCGCTGCCACGCTAGCACTTGGGCTTGAAGCAGATCTAGATCTAGGCGATAGCACACTTTCAAAGTGGGATCAATTTGCCGAGTCATTTGACTGGAAGGGCGACTGGACTACTTCAACGAGATACAAATTAAACGATATCGTCAAATACGGCGGTAATCTTTACCTATGTAATCTAGGACATTCATCAGCTTCTACTATCACACAAGGTCTAGAGGGGCTAGGCAGAGTAACTCCTGGAATAGCAGAAGATTTAGCTAAATGGGATATCTATTCAGAGGCGTTTGATTGGAAAACTGATTGGACTACTAGCTATCGATATAAAATCAATGACGTAGTTAAGTTTGGTGGTACAACATATGTCTGTAACGAAGGTCATACATCAGCAGCTACATTTACTCTAGGTCTTGAAGATGATCAAGGAAAATGGGATTATTTTAACCAAGGTATCGAATATCTTGGTGACTGGGATGACTATAACGTCGACTACAAAATCAACGATGTTGTCAAATACGGTGCTAGTTTGTGGATCTGTACAGCAAAGCACACATCATCTCAGACAACTACATTCGAAGATGACGAAGATTCTGGATACTGGGCTAGATTTGTTGAAGGTCTTGAGTTTGAGAGCTCATGGAATTCGGCAACAATTTATCAACCAGGTGACGTCATTACCTACGGTGGCTATGCTTACATAGCAAAGACTAACCACAGCAATATTAAACCTACAACAGCAGTGACAGGATCACAGAATTGGGATCTGTTTACTACTGGTTTCAAATTACAAAACGATTGGGATTACACATTAGACTATAAAGTCGGAGATGTAGTAAGACTAAACGGATATACCTACATCGCTGTTGTTGATGTACCTAATATTACCGCAACTGCTACAGCCACAGATGTTGCTACAAAAAGAATAACTGTAGGCGATACTACTGGTTTTGTAGTAGGAATGAGTGTGCGCTTCGGTGGCACAACATTTGGTAACATACAAAATAACGTTACCTATTATGTAAACAGTGTACCTAGCAGTACGCAATTTACCGTTCGTGTTTTAGAAAATGGGTCTACACCAGTTGATGTACAGACATCATCAGGGTCAATGACTGTAACAGTTACTGCCCACCCAGCGAATCCAAGCTACTGGTCAAGACTAAACAGCGGTATCCGTTGGTTAGGACAATGGAGAGATGACTACGATTACATGCTAGGAGATGCTGTTAGATACGGTCCTAACAGCTATATCTGTGTAAATGCTCACCATTCAGAGGGTGATGATGGTTCGACATTAACTGTAGGAACTCTAGTAACAAGACCAGATGTTGATGTTACTGGCACTTATTGGAATGTATTATCAGTCGGTAGTGAAGTTAACGTTTTAACTACACAAGGCGATATCGTTTATTATGGTGGCGCAGGACCAACAAGACTGCCAATCGGATCTGATGGTCAGGTACTAGTAGTCAGTAACGCCAGTGCTCCGCAGTGGAAGTATTGGGGATTAATTGATCAGCTGTACTATGTTGATACTGCTGGCACTGACAGTCCTGCTCCAACTTGGGGCATAACCTTAGACAAGCCATGGAATACCATACAATACGCCTGCCAGCAAATAGAAAAAGGTGCTAGAAATCCACAGGCAGCATATCTATTAGAAATCAATAGACAATTTATACAACGTGAAACTGTTGAATGGATCGATTACCAAAGAACAAATAATATCTCACCGTTCGTGTCTGGATTTACCTATGACAAAACTAAATGCGAACGAGATGTAGGATATATCATTGATGCGTTGATCAAAGACGTTCGTCAAGGCGGCAACGCAAACACAAGAAGAGCTACATTAGAATACATTAATAATGCTCCTAACGTTTATTCTCTAGGCCAAGAACAGGAAACTGTAGCGGCATTACAATATGCGATTAACACAGTGGCTATTGCTGCGGTGTTGACTAATACTCCTCCGGCAGCAAACTATCAAACATTGAATGGTATAACTGTTGGCAATAGAATATTACAAATACAAGATATTAGCTATACTGCCGAACAAGATGCGTTAGATCAGTTAGCTGATTTAAAAGACATAGTATATGTAAACGTACTGGCCGGAACTTCTACAAATATTCCAGTTGAAGTATTACCTCAAAGAACAATACTGGTTAAGACTGGTGTATTCTACGAAACACTGCCTATTGTTGTACCTATCAATACAGCAGTAGTCGGAGACGAATTAAGATCTACAAATATTAGACCAGCGCCGAGTCAAATTGGAGTAGGTGATGTTGCCAAGAGTCTTGATGCGTTAACAAGACTGAAAGCAATAGTTACAACAATAATACAAGGTTCGACAGTAACCAAAACAACCACAGGTTCTAATCCTAATACGTTGACACAGAGTCAAACTAAACCGTTTGCCACAGCCACACAAGGCACATTAGCACAGGGATTAGTACAGAACGCATACGACTACATCAATTACTATGTTAATTCTTCTGGTTCTGCTCCTAGTATGTCAGGAACAGTTGCTCCTGTGTCGGCTTACGATGTCTATGCTGCGGTAAGACAGTTAGAATTGAATAGATCATTTATCATAGCTGAAATACACGCTTACATCGCGAATGCGTATCCTAGTTACACATATACTCTAGCAGCCTGCGCTCGTGATGTCAGTGAGTATATCGACGCTCTCAAATATGATTTGATATACACAGGCAATTACGCAACACTGACAGCAGCAAAATTGTATGTCAACGGTGTAACTGGTTCTCTATTACAGAACATGTTCTTGGTTAGAAACAGCACTGGCTTACGTAACTGCACAGTACAGGGATTAACAGGCACACTAGGTGCGGTTAATGCGTATGGTACAAAACGTCCTACCGCAGGTGCTTATGTATCTCTTGACCCAGGATGGGGCACAGGCGACACTAGAGCATGGATTACCACAAGATCTTGTTATGTACAGAACGTTACGACTTTTGGTACTGCCTGCGTTGGTCTAATGATCGATGGAAATCTACATGGTGGCGGTAATAAATCAGTAGTTGCCAACGACTTTACACAGGTACTAAGTGATGGTATTGGTGTATGGTGTACCAACCTAGCAAGAACAGAGCTTGTTTCTGTGTTCTCATATTATGGACACATTGGTTACCTAGCTGAAAACGGTGGTAAGATACGTGCTACCAATGGTAACAGTTCTTATGGTACATTTGGTTGTGTGTCCGAAGGCGTTGATCCTACAGAAACAGCAGTCACAGGCACAGTAAACAACAGATTTGAAGAAGCAGCAATCGCAAAAGTTATCACCAATAACAGCGCAATACAGCGTGTTGAGTTCTTGAATGCTGGCAGTGACTATACCAGCGCAACGTACACGTTCAACGGTGCTGGTATCAATGCTGATACTACAGGCAACGAAGTACGTGACAATGCTGTATTTGAAGTAAGACTAACCGACCCAGCAGATAACTACGGTGGCGCAGATTATATCAGCGTTGAAAACGTAGCACAAACTGGATCTTCTACTTCAATCACACTAGCAGCCACAGATGGAAATACCAGTTCAGCATATGTTGGAATGAGAATATTCCTAACATCAGGTACTGGTCAATCACAGTTTGGATATATTAACTCTTATAACAGTGGTACCAAAGTAGCACAGGTCTACAAAGAATCGACAGGTACAGCAGGCTGGGATCACAGTGTCCCTGGCACAACAATTACAGCACCTGACGCTTCTACACAATATGTAATAGAGCCAAGATTAACATTTACTGCTCCTACATTAACTGACACTGTAACCGGAACACTACCTGTGACTGTTGGGGTAAACGAAGTAGCGTATGTACAGACAAGATCTAGTCATAGCGCAGTAGCAGCCACCGGCGGTGCAGGCACACTGGCGACTTTTGATGTTGTTAGGGTTGGGCTAGTATATACTGTTACATTAAATGCCGGTGGTACTGGTTATGCCGTCGGAAATACTTTAACAATCGCAGGTACCAGCTTAAATGGTACTGCTACAACTAACAATCTAACTATTAAAGTTACAAATGTCACATCGCCTGCCGGAGTGATTACAGGATTTACCTATACTGGCTACGGCCGTGGTGGCAACTATGTTGCTGTACCAGTAAGCGGAAGCTCGGGTATGTACAGTCGAGATGCTGTGACATGGACCAGCGCCACATTGCCAGCTGCTCAGGCATGGTCCAGTGTAGCTAGTGGAACGATATCAACTACTGTGTATACAGTAGCATTGCCAAATACAGGTTCAACGACAGCAGCATACTCAACAAACGGTGGTGAAACATGGACAACTGCTTCGTTGCCACAGACTGGAACCTACAATGCTGTGGCGTTTGGTAATGGTAGATTTATTGGGGTCAGGGGCGATTCTGCTACTCCGGTGATTTCTACAAACGGAACTACATGGGCAAACGGTGCTAATCCGTTGCCAAACTCTGTGACTACATGGACTTCTATCACTTATGGCGCAGGCAAGTTTGTTGCTGTAGCTACTGGTACAAACGGAGCAGGTTACAGTTTAGACGGTATTACTTGGGTCACTGCTACTATGCCAGCAAGCACAACATGGTCTAGCGTGACATTTGGAAATAATAGATTTGTTGCGGTAAACTCAACAGGTACTGCGGCTGCTTATAGTATTAATGGTACTACTTGGACCACAGTTTCTAGCCCTCCGGGCGCAAACAGAGTTTCTTATGGTCAAGGTGTGTTCTTGGGAACACGTATAGATTCCGCAGGTACTTCAATTTGGACTTCACCAGACGGTATAGTTTGGTCTACTAGAACTGTAACCAGTGGACGTTACGCTAAACCTGCTCTAGGAAACACAAACTGGACACCTCGTTGGGCACTGATCAGCAATACAACAGGAACAACAGGAAGATATGTAGTAGCCGGTGCTACTACACAGGCAAGATGTTCTATAACTGATGGAAAAATCACACAGATTAGAATTGTAGAGCCAGGTAGCGGTTATGCAAGTGCTCCAACAATGACAATCACAGATCCTAACAACACCGTTGAAGCACCGCATACTGTTAGAACAGGCAGAGGTGCGTTGGGTAATCCGACATTCAACAACAGAGGTACACTATGGGTTACTGCTACATCAACAGTAGCCGGCGACGGATATGCTGATTTCTACCAACCTGGTGGTTATGTTGATGTTAAAGATCTTTACAGCGTGCCTGTAGCAGGGTCTAACGTAGTATTTTCCAGCTTGCCTAATAACTATTACAAGCTGGTTACAGTTACTAACCTAGCTGGAACAGGCCCATATACTGCTAGATTACAAATTAGCCCGGCGTTGACGATCAGCGAAGCACCAGCACATGAAGAAAGTTTTGAAACTAGAATCAGATATTCACAGTGTCGTTTAACTGGACACGACTTTTTGGACATTGGTACTGGGAACTTTACCAGCACAAACTATCCGGGGCTACCATACACTGACCCAGATCAAGACTCAGAAACAGTGGAAAGTGGCGGTGGACGTGTGTTCTTTACATCAACCGACCAAGACGGTAATTTCCGTGTTGGCGATCTGTTTACCATTGAACAGGCAACTGGTACAGCTAGCTTGAATGCCAGTGCGTTTAACCTAGCTGGTCTACAGGAACTGCAGCTAGGATCGGTAGAATTGGGCACAGGTGGTGCGACAATCACTGAATTCAGTACAGATCCGTTCTTTACAGCTGATTCGGATACAGTGATCCCGACACAGAGAGCTATTAAAGCGTATATTGCTTCACAAATTGGTTCTGGTTCGAGTACTTTGAACGTAAATACACTTACCGCAGGTTCGGTATTTGTATCGGGGTCTACGATCACAACAACTACTGGGTTCAAAATTACGGTTAACACAAAACTTGAATTTACTCGTGGTATTGATGGCTACCCAGTAGCAATGAATTTGTTCTTACAAGGATAATGGAGATTTAAATGGCAACAGGAAGATTAGGAGCTCAAGACCTAGCAGCAGCAACAAACACAACGTTGTATACCTGCCCGGCAGATACTTTTGCGGTGGTTTCGGTATCGCTCTGTAACAGAGCTAACCAAGCTACAAACATCAGGATGGCGATTGCTACTACAGCAACACCAGGAAACGCTGAATGGATAGAATACGACACAGAACTTTTAGGTAAAGGTGTGCTTGAAAGAACTGGTATAGTCATGGACGCAGGCAAAGTTTTGGTGGTTTACAGTAACCAAGCAAACATAAGTGCCGTAGCGTTCGGACTTGAAACATCTACGTTATAAAATAAATATTCCATAGGGGACTTAAATGGGAAGATATATCACAACAACTGGAACAGCAGGTACTACTATACGTGAAGTTAGTAATACCTTCAACGCTTCAGTAAACGACAGAATTTTAGCAAATTCTTCAAGCACAGCATTTACCATAACGCTGCCGGCATCAAACACACTGTTTTTGAATGACACTATTCAGATCATTGATATTGGCGCATCAGCAGCTACTAACAACATCACTGTTGCTAGAAATGGTGCTAAGATACAGAATATTGCTGACGATCTAACAATAGACATTAACGGATCTATTATCACACTAGTGTACACAGGATCAAACTACGGATGGATTGTATCATCGGCTTAATGATGCGAGCGATATTCACAACTTACAGGAAGCGAGAACAATATGCCAACATCATTTAAAAGCCTGATAGGAACCAAGACTAACTCTTTCTATACCTCAGCAGGCGCTGAAGAAAATTTAGAAAGAGGAAGAGTTTGGGTTTATACACCAGGCAACGACTTTTCACAGTTTACCATGTGCTGGATTGCCCCTACCTGCGGTACTGCTGTGATTGAGCTATGGGGTGCTGGTGGTAGTGGTGCTCGTATGTGCTGCTGCGGTGGCGGATTGCCAGGTAACGCAGGCGGCTATGCTAAGAAAACAATAAGAATGAACGCAGGTTGCTTTATCTGCGGTTCAGTGGGTTATGCCTGTGGTAACGAAGGACTATGTTTTAAAGGCTGTTCGGATGCCTCAGGGTTATATTGGTACGGAAACTGCGGAGCAAGCGGTTGTATGTGTGCTCAAGGTGGTTTGGGCGGTAGACAGATGTGTTCTACAGGCACATCCTTGTTCTGTTGCTTTGTCAACCAAGGGTTCTGTTTCAGTGGTCCATACAACGATAACTGTGGTTTGATCTGTAACTACTTCGGCGGTGCTTGGATTGGCTGTGGTTTTGGCGGTGACGTTAATCGCTGCGGTGGTTTTAGCTGTACGCTATTTGCTGGGTGCTTACCACAATGTCCATGTTCCTTCCACTATCATGTAGCCATTCCACCGGGACAATATGCTAAATGCGGTGGTGTTGCTGTGTTTACCACAGAAGATGGTAACGAATTCTCAAACTGGTCCGGTCAAGGCGCACACCAACACGTTTCTGCGCTGTCAGCAGCAAGTAAAAAACCAAACTCAGGTATTCCGTTCGCATATAACTGGGGCTTCGGTGGTGGTTGCGGCTGTTATGAAAACGAAGGTTGTTCTGGACATATACCTCCAGGACATCCAGGATCAGCAGGAGCTCCGTGTCCAGGTGTTAGAGATCAAGGACGCCGAGGCGGACACGGTATGATCAGAATTAAATTTATCGAGGGATTCTAAGATGCCTACAAGTTTTAGAGGATTAATAAGAACAAAATTAAACTTCATCGCAGATGAAGAGGAAAACCTCGAACAAGGTCGTGTTTGGGCATGGAGCCCAGGTAACGTAAGAACAAATTTCTGTACAGGATTTTGCTGGACAGCGCCTAGCGCAGGTTGTGTAACATTAGAATTATGGGGTGCTGGTGGTAGTGGTGCTCGTATGTGCTGCTGCGGCGCTGGACTTCCGGGTAATCCTGGCGCTTATGCTAAACGTTCTTTCGCCGTGGCCACTGGCTGTAAAATCTGTGGAACAGTGGGATTTAGCTGCGGTAACACAGACGGATTATGTTTCCGTGGTTGTTCGGATCCTACACAGGCCTGTTGGTTTAGCAGTACAACTAACGGTTGTATGTGTGCTCAAGGTGGCCGCGGTGGTACAAGTTATTGTACTACAGGTACTGCTCCTTATTGCTGCTTTATAGCAGGCAGCTTCTGCGGTACACAATTAGGTGGCACAGGCTGCGGAATTATCTGTAACTATGGTCCAGGCACAGGCGGTTGCTGTGCTCAGGCCTACGGTGGCGACATCAACTGTTTTGGTGGATTTAGCTGTACTAGTTTCTTTGGTTGCTTACCACAATGTCCGTGTGCTACACAATATCACGTAGCAACACCACCTGGCAAGTTTGGCACTGGCGGCGCAGTTATTACCTACACAATGGACGCAGATAACGCTTCAGAAAACTGGTCAGGAACAGGACTTAACGGAATATTTCCCGGACTTGGAATCGCCAGCAAGAGTCCAAGCATGGGATTCATGAATAACAACTGTTGGACAGGTGGCCGTTCATGCGGATGTCAAGAATCCAACGGCTGTATACCTTATATGCCACCAGGATTTCCTGGTTATGCTGGAAGAGGTTGCCCAGATGTTCGTGACGTGGGTGGTCGCGGAGGTCATGGTGCTGTGCGTATTAGATTCGTGGCAGCAGGTACAAGAAATAATTTCTTAGAATAACAGAGAGAAAACAATGCCGTCATCATTACAAATGCTGGTTAGACAGCGATCAATAGGTAGAGAAGAAGACAATATCCAACAGGGTAGAATCTGGGTCTATACGCCATCTACTTTTTACACTAACTTATGTACAGGATTTTGCTGGATAGCACCAGGCACAGGCACAGCAGTCATAGAAATATGGGGTGCCGGTGGTAGTGGTGCTCGTATGTGCTGCTGCGGTGGCGGATTGCCAGGTAATGCTGGTGCGTATTCTAAGAGAACAATATCAGTTTGCGCAGGTAAAACTATCTGCGGCGGTGTTGGAATGAGCTGCGGTAACGCAGATGCTATCTGTTTCCGAGGATGTTCAGATTCAACTGCCCTATGTTGGCAAGGAGCCGCTGGTGCTAACGGCTGTATGTGCGCCCAAGGTGGGGCAGGCGGCCGTTCTTTCTGCTCAACAGGTACTTCTTTGTTCTGCTGTTTTGCTGCTAACGGCTATTGTGCTCGTGGACCATATAATGATAACTGCGGTTTGATCTGTAATTACTTCTCAGGTATTTGGATTGCCTGCGGATTTGGCGGCGATGTTAACTGCTGTGGCGCATTTAGTTGTACATCGTTTAACGGATGTCAACCAACATGTACCTGTTGCTTCCAGTATTGGGTCGCTGCGCCTCCTGGATTATACGGCTGTAACGGTGGTGCTGCTTCTTGGCAAACCGAGGACGATAACAGACACTCAAACGGTATGAACGGTCAAGGAAAAATGCAGTCCATGAATGCTGTGGCTGCTATGTCAAGAAGTCCGCAGGTAGGAATTCCAATGAGTTACTGCTGGCGTTCAGACCGAGCATGTGGCTGTTATGAAATGCAGGGCTGTACTCCTTACATTCCACCGGGAATTGGTGGGTGGGCACCGAGACCTTGTCCAGACCATAGAGATCACGCAGGACGTGGCGGTCATGGTGCTGTACGCATTAGATTCTTTTGATAAATAGATTTAGAGGACGATTATGAGAAAAGCATTTACTTTTTTACTACCAGATGAGCCATATAAGACTACCACTGTTAACAATAACACAGTGAATGCTGTTTATACCGGTTCAAGATACCTTGCTATTTGCGTTATTGACGCAACTGGCGAGATAAAATACATCGCTAGACGAGCCGAAACTGAGGCGGATTTAAATTTTGAAGATTTAGTTGATGACGATCCAGCAACTACTTTTTACAAAATTGACGCAGACGAATACACATATCAATGTGCGTACCTAACTAATCAGTACGAGTATGTAGAAGAAATTCCAACGTATGAAGAAGAAGTACCTGGTGGAACATACACATACCATTATGATCAGAAACAGGGTGCGCTAGGTCAATGTCGTTGGACTAACGATATGAAATATATCAACGGAGCATTTGTTGGACCGAGATTCCGTGAACACGCAAACTCAAGAGCAAGTTTCTTAGCTTCAATCCCAAGTCTAATTGAGTCTGTAGAAAGATCATTGGCACACGCAGCAGAAATGATGTATTCCGCTGAAGACATTCAAAAAATGGAAGACCATTTAGAATGGCTACAAAACCTTGAAACTACATATGCTGATGTAGATCACTGGAAGATTCCTTTCCCAAGCGACTTACCAACTTTCTATTAAAATACTTGAACCAAGAATAGGTTCTGTGTTATTATTGTTTGATACATAGTACACAGAACCTATTTTCTTGGAGTATAAATGGAAAAACGCTCTAAAGCATTCTTTATTAATGGCGGCGCAGGCCGTATGCTTTGTTCAGTACCTGCTTTTGAAAAGTACGAACAAGAGTCCGGAGATAAAGATTTTATTATCGTTTGCGAAGGTGGCACAGATGTGTTTAAAGGACACCCCACCCTTGATGCTAGAACCTATGACGTTTGGCACAAGAATCTGTTCGTAGAGAAACTCAAAGACAAAGATATCTACACAATTGAACCGTATCGTGTCTGGGAATATTACAATCAAAAATGTAGTATTAGCCAAGCCATTGATATCGAATTAAACAAGCAGGGTATTAGAGAATTACCAAGACCTACGTTGAGACTCAGCAAGGATGAATTAATTGCCGGTCGTCAACTAATTGCTGAAGTTAAAAAGAAATTAAAAAAAGAAAAAGTAATTGTATTCCAGCCGTTTGGTAGAGGCATAGAATATCTCGACGAATCGTTTGTAGACAGAACTGCTCGCAGTATTGAATACAAAGATGTTAAGAAAATCATACAGAAGTTACAGGAAAAAGGATTTGCTGTAATAATGATGAGCGAAATAAAACTAGACCTAACTCAAGAAAAAACTATCAAAGATGAAATTGCGTTCCCTGAAAATATCAGTATACGTCAATGGGCTGCTGTAATCAAATACGCAGATCATTTCTTAGGTTGTGATAGTCTAGGCCAGCACTTGGCCTACGCAATGGATAAGCCATCAACTGTGGTATTTGGTTCTACCTATCCTATAAACGTTTCATATCCTAATGCCAAAAACTTTAATGTATTAGACATGGGCGAAGAACTGCGTGAATACAGCCCTATACGTATTACAATGGACGAACGTATAGATAGAAAGCATGAAAATCTAATGTCAATGACGCCTGAAATTATAGATTATGTCGTTGATGCTGTTTTAGGAAAACATAAGAAATGAACGAACAACAAGATTTAACTCCAAGATTAAAAAGCGGTTGGATCGCAGCCGTAGCTCGTGGCCATAATGCTGGTGTTTGCTTATTAAAAGATGGTGAAATCGTATTTTCTATTGAGGAAGAACGACTAACAAGACACAAGTATGACGGCGGTCCGTATGCGTCTATAATGAAAATTTTAGAATATACAGACAAGTTAGATTATTTGATCATTGCTCACACACAAAAACTTGGCGACACAGCTGGCAGAGTCGACTATACCGGTGACGATGTCTATACTGGTCTAGCTCGTAAGATGGGATTAATTGATCGTAAAGCCAATATCTATAATCACCCACAGATTATTGATCTCAGCTTTATGCATCACAAACTACATGCTGCCTGTGCGTTTTATCGTTCAGGATGGGAAGATGCTGTAGCACTTATTGTTGACGGAGCAGGAACTTTTATTCCACTGTCATTTAACGGACAACAGATATGGTCGTATGAAGTAGAATCTATTGTTGACTGTAACTATCCTTCACAGTTTAAAACATTGTATAAACACTATGGAACTAGAGAAGGTATTCCTGCGCAGTATTATGACAAGTTAGCTTCTGACCAATTTGGTGAACAGGGCGAAACACACGAAGCATGGGTAACAGACCGTGCTGGCATTGTTAAGACCTACGAAGGTGTAACTGAGTACTGTGGATTTTCAGCTATCGAAGCTGGAAAAACTATGGGACTATTTCCATATGGTAAACCTAACGATAAGATTCCTCCGCTGTTTGAATCTAACGCAAAGTTTCCTGTGTCAAATAGAAATTTGATCATACCAATGTATCCGTCAAGTTCTACAGTTAACGCAGATATGTTTGAATTCTTAGATGAAAATCCTACAGATGAAAAAACTGATGTGACTACACTACAGAATAGAAGAGACTTGGCCTATGCTGTACAAACTCAGACACAGGAACAGGTACTGAATTTGATTCGTAAAGCCTCAGCAATGAGCGGCAAGAAGCGTGTAGTTATCAGTGGCGGCTACGGCCTAAACTGTGTGGCCAATTATTTCTATCTAGAACATTTAGAAAAAGACGGCATCGAAATTTATGTAGAACCAATTTCCAATGATGCTGGTACTGCTATGGGTGCTGCTTTGATGTTCTGGCATGCTTTAGATGATAACATGACTGTTCACAAGTTAGATACGCTGTATCTTGGCCCAGAACAGATCTACACTGTCGATGAAATAGAAGAAAAAGTTAAGTTTGCAGACGGAACAATGACTGATGCTACACATAAAGATGTTGTTAAATTGTTGCGTGAAAAAAATATTGTTACTATTTTCCAAGGACGCAGTGAGAACGGTCCTAGAGCACTTGGTAACAGAAGTGTGCTTTTTGATCCAACTTTTGAAGATGGAAAAGACTTCGTAAACATGGTCAAACGTCGCGAGTATTTTAGACCCTTCGCAGGATCTATTCTACAAGACGATGTTCATGAGTGGTTTGATCTGCGAGGAATGGGTTCAAGCCCTCACATGATGTATGCTGTAAATTGTAAGCCCGGTATTGCTGAAAAGATCCCAAGTATTATTCACGTTGATGGCACTTGTCGTATACAGACAGTTACACAAGAGCAAAACAAACATTACTATGATCTAATCAAAGCATTCAAAGAAGAAACAGGTATTCCTATCTTGTTTAACACCAGCTTTAATTTAGGTGGCGACCCACTAGTAGAAACACTAGATGATGCTATAGATACGCTAGTACGCAGCGATATTGAATACCTATACTTGCCAGAATACGGTAAGTTGGTAAAAATAGCAAATAGCTAATTAAAGACCCCCGCAAGGGGGTTTTTTATTATGGATAAAATCTGTTAAATACATAATAACCCCGAGCGAGCTATGACCGATTTTAACAATTATTTTATACCTAATGTAAAAAATACCCTACAGTTTAAAAATGGGGTCAATTTTCTCCACAAAGGGCCCTGGATTCAAATCTTTGATTCTACTGAAATTGATCGCTGGTATGTAGGCGACTTTGCCAGTGCTAGCTATCAAATTTCTTTAGAATTTAATTCTAACAAAAAAGAAACACTTCAAGTCCTAGTTGTAGCTAGACCCGATTATGCCAACTATTCTATTGTTGGTCGTGTAGCTATTGATGACGAATTAGTTGATGTGTCTGTAGAAGTCAACGACAGTTATCTGTCACTGAAACTATCACCAAAAATTGCTGACTACAACGGTCTGAAAGCCATATATAGAGCACATTACTCTGGAGTTCTTAATGCCATTGAGCGTCCTCAGAGTCCTACCTTTTTAGTACCTGACCCAACACCAGGTGGACCTCCTATATCTGGAGGTGGTTCGACTATAAATCTAGGCGCTGTTGACAGAGATATAATTCCAGATTTAGGATTTGTTCACGATCTTGGGACCGCAGCAGCACCTTGGGACAATTTATACCTAGGTGGTGTGTTAAATCTAAATGGCGCAGTAATATCTAGCACAGGTTCAAATGCCATAGAAGTACCCGCAGGTTCGACTATAGGTGGTCAGGCATTTACCTATTTTAATAAAATATCTGTAGCAGGCGAATCTGATGTAGTAGCCGAAACACCAAATGATAGAGTTACACTAGTTGCCGGTACTGGAATCAGTATTATTACAGATCCATTGACGGATTCAATTACTATTACCAACACAGGCAGCAGCGGATCTAGCAGCGGAGGTGGCGGAACAGTATCTTCTGGTAATTCTTTTACTACTATTGCGGTATCTGGACAATCCAATGTCATAGCTGAAAGAGCAAGTGACACGTTGACATTTGTAGCAGGCACAGGCATGACTATTACTACCAATGCTGCTTCTGATACTATAACCTTTTCGTCCTCTGGTGGTGGAGGCGGAAGTGGCGGAACAGCACAGGCTGTAATTGTACAGGCTGTTAGTACTGGCTCATATCCGTTGGTGCTTTCTACAGGAACAGACTCTGTATCTGGGCAGTCTCTTTATGCTAAGAGCACAGTGACATTGAATACAGCAACTGATGTTCTTACAGTTACATCAACACAAGCACAATGGGCGGACTTGGCAGAAAATTATTTGGCAGATGCTGCCTACGAACCCGGAACAGTATTAGAATTTGGCGGAGACTATGAAGTAACCGTAGCATCAGACGAAACAAGACGTGTAGCAGGCATTGTTTCTACACAGCCTGCGCATTTAATGAATGGTCATTTAGAAGGCAAACATGTAGTTCCGTTGGCATTACAAGGGCGTGTGCCATGTAAAGTTCGAGGAAAAATCCACAAAGGTGATATGATGGTCGCAAGTGGTGGTGGATATGCTAGACCTTCAAGTGACCCAAAAGTCGGAACCGTAATCGGCAAGGCTCTAGAAAACTTTGATGGCGTCGAAGGCGTTATAGAAGTGGTTGTGGGCAGGCTATAAATACTCTGGATAAACTATGACTGTAGGACAAAAAACATTAAAGTCAGATTTTGGATTTAAAAGTCCAGGGTTCTATGTTGATGAGAACGGTAATCTTACCGCAAATACTCTCAGCATAGGTTCTTATGGCAATCCATTCTCAACTGATTTAACTGCCCTTAGCAACACAATTAAAAACAGCAGCCTTGAAACTATAGGTGTGTTGTCTCAGTTACAAACTAATGGCGATGTATATTTAAGAAGCAGTGGGGTAAACAGAGTTTCAGTTGTTTCTGGTCGTGTAGTTATTAACAGCTTGACCAGAGGAACTATTAATAATGTAGATATTGGTACACTAACGCCAGGACAGGTCACGGCCTACCAAATAGATGTGGTAAGTAATGGTGTCTCCCCAGGAAGTTTAAATGCTGACAACGCTGAAATTTCAGCGTCTGGGGCAGATATAAGTGGTATAGTGACATTTGTCGATGGTATGCTAATCCCTGTTCCTACATTAGCAGCCAATCCGGCAAGAAAAGATTATGTAGACAATTCCGTTGTCGCTTTTGCGGTAGCGTTTGGAGCCTAAGAGAGAAAAATGGCAAAGAAAAAAATTAATAATTACGTTTTTAGACCGGGAATAAGTTACACTGATAACTTGTTTCCAAGTGCCTATGCCAGCATAGCAGCTAACAAAGAACATCTAAAGAAAGAGTTATCAGCATTCATCAACAGAAGAATAACTGTTGATACTGCGTTTAACTACTATCCAGAAGCTTATCGCTTACTGACCAATAATATCAACTATATGAAATATGAAGTTGTTGCTTGGATACAGTATCAGATAACAAACAGCATAGCACCATTTTCCGGTTATACCTATGACGCAACAAAGTGTCTAAATGACGTAACCAATAATATCAATGCCTATATCCATGATCTGCGATATGGCGGTAACGAAGAAACTAGAAGAATAGCGACCTACTACTGGATTGGATCTAGTCCACAAATTGACGGACCAAGAACCCCAGAAGTTGCGGCCTACACATTTTTAAATTCTCTCATACAGAATAACATCCTAACAACTACTGCGGCTTCTTCTTATCAGGGAACTTACACACAGTATAGAACTGGACCATCTGCTGAAGTACAATCATTTGCTAAAGTTTCTACATTAATACAAATAACCAAAGATGTAATTAGCACTGGACTCAGCGCATTACCGACTATACAATATAAAGCATCTACCTACGAAAACTACACTTACAGCAATGCCAAGTGCGAAAGAGATTTTGGATTTGTACTTGATGCGTATCTAAACGATTTAAGATACGACGGTACAGAAGCAATCACGGATATTGTTAAGGTCTATTACGACGGAGATACTCTACAAGTTGACGGCAGCGGCCAAGCTGAAGTTGAAGCACATCGATTTGTTCGAGAAAGAATTAACAGCAATATCATTGAAAATATTGTAGGCACAGAAGATTACGACGAAGCAGTTCGTTTGTTAACTGCTAACAAACAATATCTACAATATGAAGTCACTGCTTGGATACAAGATCAAATCGATACAGCCAGCAAGTGTGTTCGAGATATTGGTTATCTAATAGATGGTGTTCAATACGACATAGCCCTAGGCACTAATTATAATGCTGTGTTCCTTGGACTAGCAGAATACAATGCTCTTGACAACGATTTTATCGTGTTAGATACTATTCGTAGAGCCGGACTAGAAGTAGCAGCACTAGCCGGTGTTTCAGCAAGTACACTAGCAGTTACAAGATCTAATAATTTCTTTAGTGAAGTTAGAGATATTGCTACTAACGGCAGAGCTAATGCTGATACAGTGACGTTCACAAATCCAAGTTCGGCCACAGCAAATCAAATCGCAGCCAAAGACAAACTGATTGCCAACAAAAACTTTATAGCAGCAGAAGTCAATGCTTGGGTAGCTGACGCATATCCCACACATAATCACGACGAAGCTAAGTGTACTCGAGATGTCAAATATGCCATTGATGCGCTATGTTATGATATTCTATATGGTGGCAATGCTGCGACCTATGACCAAGCAAAATTCTTCTTCTATGGTTTTGCTAACGGAGCTCCGGGCATTGATCCAACGCATAGATTACAGACTGTAGATGCCTACGGAAGACTGAAAACTATAATAGGTCAAATTGTTCAAGGTATATCTATAACAAAAACAGTCACTGGGTCTACACCAAATACACTGTCTCAGACAATAACTGGCGCAAACGCCAGCAATACTGAAACTACAATATTAGAGGGTCTGGTACAGATAACCAAAGATGTAGTTGCCTGTACAACACAGTCACAGGCTAATTCATATCTAAGCGGAATAGCAAGAACTGTACCTAGCGTGACTTTTGCTGTCACAGCACTACAAACAGCTAAGACAGCTATAGCATCGGCTAAGACAACTATAGTTAACAGCGTGGTAGATTTCCAAGGATATACATTTGACAGTGCTAAGTGTATTAGAGATTCCGGTTATGTTATCGACGCATACATCTATGACTTACAATACAATGGAAATGAAGAAACATATCGTGTTGTATCAAAATACTATTATGGAAACGAAGCACAAGTTGACGGCGATAGATATCCAGAAGCTTATGCTCATACGTTTTTAAGAAACACTATAAACAACTATATTTTAACAGGTATAGCTGCTCCGTCATTCCAGAATACCTATGCTCAGGTTAGAACATCTCCGTTCGCTGAAACAGGTGCTACAACACGAATCACTGCGTTATCGGATTTATTAATTAATCTATTGTTGGTTGGCACTAGTTCGTTGCCTTCGTATCCTTCATATAGAACTGTACCATACCAGACATCTACACCTCAGGTTGTATTGACTGGATCTCCAGAAGCAGGAGCTGCCGCGAGAATTGTAGAACTATCTAATATAGTGTTAACTGTTATTCCTGGCGGTCTGAGCTTGTTAGCAGCAGCAATTCCAAACACCTATGGTAGAATTAAATTCCAAGGTAAAGCTGGTAGTGATGATCTATTATTGATCACAAACACGACCGCAAACGTAATCATTTATAATTTCTCTAATCCTGCTATCGGCGGAACCGTTACACAAGAGACTGTTGAAGACGAGGACTTTGTAAAATTCTTACAGGCCACTGACGGTGTAACGACTATTAAATTAAACTGTGACACATCTTCAATGACCGAAGATGATGAGATACAGATATTTGTAGAAACCAAAGATATGTCAGTACGTCCATACGACTTTGGCACAGATGCTATTGAACGTATGCGTGTTGCTCCGCCGCAGGCCATGCTTGACGCTGACTTTGAATACGGCTTACAGCCAACCAAGTGGCAGGCTATCGCAGTAGCGAGAGGATATCCAAGTATCTATGAAGTCCCGGGTACTGATCAAGATATAGTTAGCATTGTTTCAGATGCGTCAGTGGGCACCAGTGGCATCGGCGGCAGTTTGATTACAGTAACGACAAACGCTGTACACGGATTTGCTGTTGGTCAGCCTATTACTGTGAGAGGTCTTACTCAGGCTATCAGTGGAGTTTCACGTGCTGAGGGGTCATTTATTGTTACTTCAGTACCGACTACTAAATCATTTACATACTATGCCAAAGCACGAGTAGGATCGAGCAATCCCACAGCATTGGCCACAGCATTTTCACAGGTACGTCAAGGCGGTTTTTATACTGGTGCTGAAATTGGTACACCAACATTTTCCGTTATCAGCAACGGTACTAGCGGTACAGTGACAACATCATTAGCAGCACCGAGTGGTTCTAATAGATTTGCGTTCACAGGCACAGCACCAGAAATTGGTGCTCCTATAACCGGTACGAATCTCGGTGTAGGTTCACAGATAACTTCAGTGCTTGGTACTGGAGGTGTTGTGACAACACCTTTATTGACCGCCGATTATCCTTCTGGAACTACACAAGTTGATGTGACCAGCACAGTCGGTGTACAAATTGGTCTAGCAGTCAACGACGGATCAGGTAATAACATATTCATTTCGGATATACAGGGCCTTACATTAGTGTTTACAGATCCTTTGACTGCTAGCATCAAAGGTAATAATGTTAACTATCTAGGTATAGCAGGTACTAACGTTGTAGGCACAGGATCTAGCGCAACATTTAATGTCTTGCGAGATAACACTACTAACTATTCTACAGTAACAGTTAATGCCGGAGGATCCGGATACGCTGTTGGTGACACTATCGTAATACTAGGTACAGATCTCGGTGGAACATCCACAGCCAACGACCTGTATCTAAACGTTGAAACATTATCAGGCAGTGCTATCTCAGCCGTGACAGTGATCCAAGGAACAGCTCTTGCCATTGCTAATCAAACAGTAACTGGCATTGATAGCACTGTTTATACAACTTCGGCAGCAGGCACAGGTGCTGTGTTTTCAATAACTCGCAGCAACGCTTATACAGTTAACGTTACCACTGCCGGTTCAAATTATTCAGCAGGTGAATCGTTTACAGTTCCTGGGACAACATTTACCTACGGATCAACACCGTCAAATAACGCTACTATTACAGTATCTAAAGTTTCAGCTACTTACACTAGCATTATTCAAGACCTGACTTCTGGTACTGGGTCAGCAGCGACATTTACTGTTATCAGGAACGGCACTGAATATTTTGTGACTCTAACAAACCCAGGATCTGGTTATAATTCCGCAGATACATTAACGATCTACGGTACACAGTTAGGTGGTTCAACAACAGCCAACGATTTAACAATCACAGTGACAGCAGCTAATGTCACTGGCGGTATAACAAACTTCTCTGTAACAGGCGCAGCAAGTAACCAGTCTGGCGCGATTACAGAAGCTAGCGTTTCTGGAACTGCCAGTTATCAAATTACCTACACAGGAGTGGCTGGAACAAACACAGCTTCTAGAGGCAACGGAGCAACATTTAATCTAACAAGATCTAGCAGCGCATACAGTTCTGTAGTAGCAGCAACTGGCGGGACTAATTATTACATCGGTAATAAGATACAGTTATCAGGTGCTACCCTTGGTGGCGCAAGTCCAACTAACGATGTTGTTCTAACTGTTTCAAATGTTACCCTAGGCGGAGTTGTTAACATAACTGTAGGATCGCATACTGCTTCAGCAGGTACTACATTCTCGCTGTATTCAGCAATCACTGTCAGTGAATTCACAACAGGAGCTGTGCCTTCATCAACGACATTGACGTATGCTGCGTTGGCAACGATACGTATAGATTTCTTAGCAGCGCATGGTATACCACCGGGCGGAGCCTTTATTGTTGTGCCATCTTCAGACAACGGTTCTAACAATCATACACTTGCCGGCGGATCATATACAGCAACTTCAATACCAACAGCAACAGCTCTAAGCTATCAGGCCAGAGCATCGGGTACTATTGCTGGCACTATTACTGGTAGAGTCTATGCTAGACCAGACAGCTTCTTTACACATAGACCCTTCGACGGTGGTGTACAACTAGGCACAGGCGGTCCGCAGCACGGTGTACAGGCAATACGTCAAAGTAAAAAATACATTCGTTACCAATCTGGTAAAGGCATGATGTACACCACCGGTGCGCTATTTGCCCCTAGTTACGACATACAGAATATTGTCTCTGATGGAGTGGAAGTCGGTTCTACTATAACAATTACTCTAGACGAAAACGATCACGGATTCCAAGCAGGTGCTGTGGTGCGTATCACTGGAGTAGATACTCCAGGATATGACAGTGGTAATGAATTTTATCCTGGTGAAGATTACACAGTTGACGAAATTGTCAGTGAACGAGTGTTCCGAGTTAAGGCAGTTAGACGATTAGGTTCAAAAATTCCAACACTAGGATTCAGCTGTCAGGTATCAACGTTAAATTGGAAAGGCGCAGTAGTTAGAGCAGGTGCGTTTGATGATCAAAACGGTGTGTTTTGGGAATATAACGGCACTGAACTAGCAGTTGTACAAAGAACTGCTACCAAGCAGCTAGCTGGCACGATTTCTATATTGCCTGGTAGTAATACCATAACTGGTAGTAACTCTCGATTCTTAGATCAAGTCAAAGCAGGCGACTTTGTGGTAGTTAAGGGAATGACTCACGTAGTCACGGCGGTAGCATCTAACACTTCAATGACTGTGAATCCAGACTTCAGAGGAGTCAGCGCAGTCAGCGGAACTAAGATCTGTTTGGTGTTTGATAAACGTGTCCCTCAGAGTCAGTTCAATAGAGACAGACTAGACGGTACCGGTCCTAGCGGCTACGATGTTGATATTACAAAAATGCAGATGATCGGTATCCAATATACTTGGTACGGTGCTGGATTTATTGACTTTATGCTACGTGGCGGAGATGGTAACTTTGTTTTTGCTCATCGTATGCGTAACAGTAACGTGAACTCAGAAGCGTTCATGAGAACTGGTAACTTGCCAGTGCGATACGAGGTAGCTAACTATGGCCCAGCTGAAAGACTAACTGCTGACATAACTGCCTTAGACACAACTATTCCTATTGAAGACACTCAGTTCTATCCAGACACGGGTGTAGTTTATGTCGATAATGAATTAATCAGTTACTCAGGTAAAACAGCGACAGCCTTAACTGGCGCTACTCGAGCAGCACAGTTAACTAACTATCAATCTGGTGCGTTAAGAAGTTACCGAGCAGGTATAGCTACATCACATACATCAAGAACAGGTGTAATATTATTAACAAATACAACAACACCTTTGATTAGTCACTGGGGTTCTGCGTTCTTGACAGACGGTAGATTTGACGAAGACCGCGGTTATCTATTCAGTTATACATCAACTGGTAACTCAATTTCGACTACTAAAAAGACTGTGTTCTTGATTCGACTAGCACCTAGCGTGTCTAACGCTGTTGTTGGAGATCTAGGCGAGCGTGAACTGTTAAACAGAGCGCAGTTGTTATTGAAAGAGATTTCAATCGCTTCAGACGCAGGCACTGGCGGAGTGGTTATTGAAGGTGTGTTGAATCCACAAAACTATCCAACTAACCCAGGAGATATTACCTGGGGTAAATTAAACGGACTAGCGCAAGGTGGACAGCCTAGCTTCGCACAGATTGCTCCTGGCGGTTCTGTTAACTGGGCAGGTGGTGGCTCGTATACATTTACTACTGCTACAGCATTAGGTACTGTAACTGGTAATGCCACTGTGCCAACTGGCGCAGCATTTAATAGATCTAGCGGTACTACTATTGCTTATGTGACAAGAACCAGTTGGGACAGCATTGCTGCCGTGGTAGGACAATCTGTTAATGACGTTAAGTTTCCGTCGGGTACTACAGTATCTGGCAAGACAGACAGCCCAAATCCAACAGCAACTACTTTACCATTATTACAATCAACATCAGTATCTGCGTTTACTATTGGTGCTCCAAGCAATGTGTTATATTTCTTACAGGCTTCGTGGGCAGCACTACAAGGTTCTACTACTGCTACTGATATCTTTACTAATGATACGTCGTTGTTTGTTGATGGAACTTATGTTACAGCAGTAACAGGCCCAAGTGGTGGGTTTTACACCGTGAGCTTTAGCACATCAACACTCCGTCAAGTTAATAATAACTCGACAGTATCATTTAGATTTGCTGGTACTAGAGCAATTGGAAATACTATACACTTCTTCCAACAGTCAAGTTGGGCTGCGTTACCTGTTGATATTATCGCAGGTCAGACAACTAACGATGCTAAATTTGGCGGCGGTACTCAAATTAGCTCTGTGAGCACACTGAGAACATTTGCTGGTACTAGTTATTATGCTGTGACATTTAACGCAGGAAATACAGCCGTTGTGTCTGCTAGCGGAACAGTGACATTTAATACTACACTGTATTATACACTGTCATTTAGTAGAGCATCGACCAGCGCAATTAGCAACACCAATAACATCACATTCCAGCTAGCACAGTCAACTGCTAACACTTCTACGATTTACTTTACACAAGCATCGTGGGAATCGTCTGGAGCATCGGCTAACACTGAAGTTGCCACAACTGAAACCAAATTCCCTGCTGGTACTCGTGTACAGTCAGTGAGCACATTACAGACATTCTCAGGAACGCCATATTATACAGTAACCTTTACACAAACTACTAACGTTGTGGTTACTGGAGGGTCTACCACAGTACAGTTCCAATTTGGTTTACCACCATATGCGCTACCGGGCGAAACGATCTTCTCGTTCATTACAAACCCAGGATCAACTGATGCGTTGAACCTAGGCGAACTTAAAGAATTGACTACAACTGCGTTAGGCGGACGTGGTACATTCCCGAACGGACCAGACGTTTTGGCTATCAACGTGTATAAGGTATCTGGAACAGCTACACCAGCTAACATTATTCTACGTTGGGCAGAAGCGCAAGCCTAATCCGTTGACAAACCGGGTCGTACTATACTAAAATATAGTATGACTCGTGTTTTTGTGAATGGCACCTTTGACATACTTCATGTCGGACACATTGAACTATTAGAATACGCACAGAGCCTCGGTAACGAGGTAATCGTGGGCATAGATTCTGACGAGCGTGTACGCAGATTAAAAGGTCACAGTCGGCCAATTAATAATCAATTTGAACGTACTAAAATGTTAAAAAGCCTTAGAGCTGTATCAGATGTTAAAGTTTTCGAAACAGATACCGAATTAAGAAATCTTATCGCAGACTGTGATGTAATGGTCAAGGGTGCCGATTGGCAGGGAAAACCTATAGTAGGCGAAGAGGTCTGTAAAAGGATAGAATTTTTTGAAAGAATCGATGGTTATTCAACAACAAAAAAGATACAAGATATTATTGATCGGCGATAATTGTCTTGACATATATCAATACGGCACTGTGGATCGCATCAGTCCGGAAGCACCTGTGCCTGTGTTTAAGTTTAGTCATGAAGAACAAAAACCAGGTATGGCCGGCAATGTTGCTCGTAATCTAGAAGCACTGGGCTGCGAAGTTAACTTCTTACACGGCGACTGCTCAACCAAGACACGCTTGATAGATATACGCAGTAAACAACAGATTGTTAGAATAGACAATGATGCCAGCTCAACCCCAATTGAGTTTGTGACAGCAATACCTAAAGTCTATGATGCTATTGTTATCAGCGACTACGACAAAGGTACGGTATCCTACGATGTTATTGAGGAAGCCATAGCTACTAGAATTCCTGTGTTTGTTGACACAAAGAAAACAGATCTAGAACGATTACAAGGCGCATGGGTTAAGATCAATGAATTAGAATATAGTAAAATCAAATCTGAATGTACAGGACTGATAGTTACCAAAGGTGCTAAAGGCGCAATAATAAAGCATCATGACATTTCTTCCCCTGCTCCCTCAGTTGAAGTAGTTGATGTTACAGGCGCAGGCGATACTTTTTTATCTGCGTTAGCCTACATGTATCTAGAAACAAAAGAAATTAAAACGGCAGTAGAATTTGCCAACAACGCTGCGTCAATAACAGTACAGCACGTAGGTTGTTATGCTCCAAAAATAGAGGAAATAAAATGACACAATTACAAGGTTATCAAGAAAAAGGCTGGGGATACGAATTAATATTTGCCACCAACGAAAAATACTGCGGAAAAATACTGTGCTTTACTAAGGCAGGAAATAAATTTTCTATGCACTTCCATAAAGACAAAGACGAAACATGGTTTGTTAACAGCGGCAAGTTTAAAGTCCGTTGGATAGATACAGAACGTGCGGTGCTGTTTGAAAAAGATCTCAGCGAAGGCGACACATGGCATAACCCTCCATTACAGCCGCACCAACTAGAAGCATTAACAGACAATGCCATGCTGTTTGAAGTCAGTACTGCTGACAGTGTAGAGGACAATTACAGAATTATCCCAGGTGACAGTCAGAAACAGATTTTTGAAAACGCAGAAAAATCATGAACATATATCTAGACATGGATGATGTTGTAGCTGATTGGTATGGCTACGCTAGAGATTATCTAAAAGCACCTTTGTTTAAAGACGGTGACCTTTTACCTGACTCAACTTGGCGTAGGCTCAAAGATGATCAGCGTATGTACAGCAAACTTCCAATCAAAGAAGGCGCATATGAATTAGTCAATTGGGTAACAACATATAAATCAATTACAGGCTGCGGTCTCTATTTTCTCAGTGCTATTCCCAAAGGCAACGACATGCCCTGGGCACCTCAGGATAAAGTATTTTGGGCACAAGAACATTTTCCACACATACCTGTGTTTCTTGGCCCTTACAGTTACGAAAAATACATGCACTGTAGAGAACCAGGTGACATTTTAATTGACGATCGCAATAGTAACTGCGAAGAATGGATTAGAGCTGGTGGTAGGGCACACATTTACAGAAGTTGGCCTAATTGTAAGACTTGGTTGGAGCAGACACTGGGATGATTGTAGTCACTGGCGCAGCAGGATTTATAGGATCTAATCTAGTTCGTGGATTAAATGCTCTAGGACGCACTGACATTATCTGTGTCGATGATGCTCGTGCTAATATAGAACTGGCCTATTCTGAATGGCATACTGTTGACGAGTTCTATAACAATTTCAATCAGTGGCACACAGTTGAAGTAGTATATCACGAAGGTGCGATATCTAGTACAACAGAGCGTGATAAAAATCTAATACAAAGAAAAAATAAAAATCCTACATTTTTTCTTATAGATAAAGCAATCGAGCATGATTTTCTTTTGTCATATGCTAGCTCTGCCAGTGTGTATGGCAGCGGCCCGAGCTTTAAAGAAAATCAACCTCTTGATCCTAGATCCTTGTACGCACAAAGCAAAGCTGATATAGATTACTACACAGCTATCAAATTATTAGAAAACCCTAGAGCTAAGTTACAGGGCTGGAGATACTTCAATGTCTACGGCAACGGTGAAAAGCACAAAGGGTCACAGGCGAGTCCTATACACAAGTTTTCTCAACAGGCGCAGGTAGAAGGCAGTGTATTTGTGTTCAAAGGCAGTGAGAATTTTCTAAGAGACTTTATCTGCGTAGAGGATATAGTTAATATTAAACTATCAGTGGGCCATTGGCACAGTGGCATATTCAATTTAGGTACAGGCGCAGTAGTTTCTTTTAAAGATGTAGCTGAGCTTGTTGCTAAGAAATACGATGCTTCGATAAAAGAAATAGAGTTTCCTTTCGAATTAGAAGGACAATATCAAAAGTATACCTGTGCTGATATAGAAAAATTAAAATCAGTGATCGGCGATTATCGATTTATTTCTGTAAAAGATTTTCTAAATCGAGCCTAATCTTTTTTAGTTCTCTTCTTGCTTCTACGTGAAAAGAATAATCAACAGGAGCAAGACTGACATTTACTAGTGTGTCGTCGATTCTTTTTATAGCCTCTATAAATCTTTTTAACAGTTTTTCAGCTTCATTCTTTTTGACACCATCAAGCTGATTTATAACTTCTGTGAATCGATCAAGATCCTTTTGAAATTGAGGATTATTTTTTATAGACAACACACTCATTCATTCTTCCCCATTAATAAAATAGTGTCAATCTTTGTTTGAATAATTTTATTTGTTAGAGTAGATTTTAGACCAGTGTGTATGTTTTTTGGAAGATTCTGTAACGAAGCCCAACAATAAGTATCGCCATTTTTAGCAATAAAATCATCTTCGATCAAACAGATGTAGGTTGAATATTCAAACCCTTGGTCTTGACTCAGATATAATTCGATAGGTATTAGTCTAGATTCTTTTTCATAGAAAGAATCGATGACTGGTTGAGCATCTTCTATTACTGACTTGGCCCGAACGAATGTAGGCACAGACCACTTCCCGTCATCTAACAACAGGAAGATCCTAGAAGATTTTTTAGAAATAAACAGTATGCCAGCATGTTTTTGCATGCTATTATGTATCTGTTTTAGAAATCAAAACTCCAATAACCGGCAGTGTATTCGCCCTCAAAACTCTTGAGCCACTGATCTCCGTCCCACTTATATTGTATTTTGGTTCTTAAATTGGTGACATATTTTGTTGTAGTAGTTGCGGAAGCATCTAAAGACACGATCCATTTTGCTCCGTTCCACTCTATAATATCGTTAGCTGATGCGATAAGATCTTCGTTGCCTAGGCCTTTCCACCCATCTGGACCATCTTGATTTATAGCATTGCCGATATCCTCTAATATAAGATATCGTGTTCCAGTAGCAATAGCTGCCTTTGATCCAAATGTTGTCACGGGATTAAATGTCTGAGGATTTATTATAGAAGTTATGTGAGGTATATTGTTTGGAGGCAATGTATCGTTGTCAAACTCAACAACCAAATATGTTGGATCTAACTCGTTAATGGCAAATGTACCTACGATTTCACTGCCACTTGGTTGTAAAAATCTTATTCGACTTATGTTTGGACGATAGTTCATGTACTGTAGTATGACCTTATTCCAGTCAAGTCGATCACCGGACTTCAATGGCAATTCAAGACCTAGGTCTCGCAATGCTTCGTTGGCTTCGAGTACAGAAACGTAATAAGTTCCCATATCAGCACCTGTTACTGATTTATCAGCAACTAGTAGAACTCCGTATCCGCCAGGAGTAACAGCAGTTGAATAAATGTTTGCGCCTTGAGCATCTGAGAAATTATAAGCTAATTCGTTTAATGGTCTTATGTCTCCAGATTCATTAAACATATTCATAATAATATTTTGTATAACGCCTAGCTTCTTAACCTTGACAGGCGGAGAAATGTATATAGGCATTTCAAAATCTAAAGTACAGATGTCTATATCTTCCTCTGTTCCTTGAGGAATAGATCTAGAACTAAATGTTGTAGACTGTAGCATGATTGTGCTTAGACTGGTCCAGTCAATGTAATTGTCGGTGGTCTGTACTTCTAGGCTAGGATTAAACAATACCAACATCTGTTCTAACAACTGTAATTTTTGATCAGTATTAGATGTCCATAAATCACAGCGCATAGTTAATAAAAACGGTGTCGGCATTAATCTTTCAACAGTATAACCGCCACCTTGATAGTTTTGATAGACTGGTTTACCTTCATCGTCGTAGTCATAAGCACGTTCTCTTATGTTTACTTTTGAAATAAATGACGGGTCTGCTAGTCTAGATCTGTCTAATTCCAATGCTGTTACATAACAGGCAATACGAGGAACACTAGGAAGTTTGTTTCCTGAGTTTTCTCTGATCACGTTAGCTACCTGTTTGCTAAGATCACCGTACATAACTGGCACCTGTTTCAACGTATTGTCACCGGCCTTATAACTAAAACCGATAAAGATACGCATAAATTGTGTAATGTAGCGTCTTATCTGACCGTCATAAAAGAAATCCATTATTCATCTGCCTTTGGTCGTAGTGCCTTGCTAAGGCTTTGTTTCTCTTGTATTTGTTTTCCGTCAATAGTAGATACTGTGTTATTGTTAATAAATGTACCTTTCTGATTAAGTCTAGTATCAGCGGAATCTGTTCCATTGTTACTCATAGTCATTCGTACATTATCTTCGTATTTGACCCAACGTGTTCCGTTATATCTAAACAGTCTCTTTGGAAAATAATCTGTTCTTAGGCAAAATTGTCCTTCGACTGGCGTCTGAGGGAATGCTATACCACTGGTAAAAGGAGCACCATTTGGTGTAATACCATCTTCGTGATAGCTTTGGTATCCGTCTTTAACTGGAGAAGCAACAATCATACTAGCGTCACTGCCTGCGTTAGGATCAGCATTGTCTGCGGTAACTGTATCTTTATCTACTGTGTTTAGTTTTATTTTACCATTTTCATCTAACGGCACAGTATAGAACATAGATGTGTCGTAGCCACTTCTTGGAGCATCTGCTTCTGCTTGATCTAAAACTGCGTTTGTGATCTGCATTTCTTTTTCGTAGGTGCTCATTATTTCTCTTAAGGTATCGGCATCTCTGTAGTAGGTACTGTTAGGAGGAGCAATTCCAGTTACCTGTGCGGTCACTGTGTATTTTCTACCGTCTGGGCCAGTAACAACATCATCAGGATAGTATGTTGCGGCTGGGTTGTATGTGCCTTTGAAGTTTTCAGTATCGGCGATTCCATCTAATATCTGTTTAAACTCTTGACTGTCTACTAAAGGTTTACATTTGGCTCTATACAAGTGAGGATACCAAGTAGCTGAAAACCCTTCAGCTGCTCTGTTAACTTCTTCTATGACATAAAATCTTTTTAGAGCAAATTTAAGATCATTAAGAGCATGATCGTCCTTCAAATGGGGCAACTCGAGAACATCACCTGCCATAATTTTACGACCTATTTTTTCTATAGTGTCGTTGATATGGAATGTAATAAAAATTACGTCATTTTGTAAGAATAGACCAAACTGACTTAGGTTAAAGTCTATGTCTTGTATGTTGTATATGCCCCTCATAAGATAGATATCTGGGTCATACTTACGATCTCTGTTTTCTAAAAACAAAAGATCTTGTATTTGTAGTTCAGGAATACCGCTGGTATAGTTCGGTATTGTAGGGCTGCTTTCACCAGGAGCAGGAGCACCTGGCCCTACATACTTGTGTAGCAGCACATCCGTACCGCCTACTTGGAACATCTCCCAAATATTACGGTCAAAAAATCTGTAATCGTTGCCTTTTTCGGGCTTGTATAAACTGAGTCTTGGCATAGTCATATATTTACCGCTGTAATAAATACTAGCATGAGCCAAATAGATCAAGAAAAACAAAAAGTCTACGATTACTGTAAAACCATGTTGGGCGACGGTATGGTTGATGTAGAGCTAGACCCTATACATTATACAACTGCGCTGGATAGATCTCTTGCTATATTCAGACAACGCGGTGATAATTCAGTGGAAGAAAGTTTCGCATTTTTGAAGCTGGAAATAGATCAAAACGAATACATACTACCTAAAGAAATACAGGTAGTTAGAGAAGCGTATAGAAGATCTATAGGATCTCGATCGGGCGGCGGAAACGGTGGTACTGTTTTTGAGCCGTTTAACTTGGCCTATACAAACACTTATTTGTTAAGCTCAACAAATATGGGCGGGCTGTTAACATACGAACTTTTTGCTGGCTATCAAGAACGTGTGGGCAAAATGTTTGGCAGTTTTATTCAGTTTACATGGCACGCTCAATCACACAAATTAACTATTCACCAAAGACCAAGATCCGATGAAGAGATCATGCTTTGGGTATACAACACACGGCCAGACCACGCTATACTTACAGACACTTATGCTAATATCTGGATCAAAGATTATACTTTGGCTAACTGTAAGATGATGTTAGGACAAGCTCGTGAAAAATTTGCCAGCATAGCAGGCCCACAGGGAGGCACACAGCTCAACGGAGCAGCCCTCAAACAAGAAGCCCAAGCAGATATCGAAAGATTGACAGCGGAACTAGTGAACTTTGTACCAGGTACAGCTAACGCAGGATACACATTTGTGATTGGCTAAGCCACTCTTGACACAGAACTAAAAGCCCTTTATTATATAACAAATAGAGGGCTTTTTTATGATCATAGGAATCTGCGGTTTTATTGGAACAGGAAAAGACACGATAGCAGACTATCTTGTTAACTTCCACGAGTTCCGTCGTGATAGTTTTGCCGGCACACTAAAAGATGCCGTTGCTGCTGTGTTTGGCTGGGATCGTGTACTGCTTGAAGGACGTACTAAAGAAGCACGTGAGTGGCGAGAACAGGTAGATCCGTGGTGGGCGCAGCGTATGGGGATGCCTCACTTAACGCCACGTTGGGTATTACAGTACTGGGGGACAGAAGTCTGCCGCCAGAGCTTCCACGATGATATTTGGATTGCCAGCTTAGAAAACAAGTTAAGAAAAACACAAGACAACGTTGTTATCAGCGATGTTAGATTCCCCAATGAAGTAAAAGCTATTAAAAATGCTGGTGGATTTGTAGTTAGAGTAGTTCGCGGTGAAGAACCTATTTGGTTTGACACAGCTCGACTAGCCTGCCAAGGGGATAAAATGGCTTTAGAAGCTATGACCAGTATTCACAAAGTACACGCAAGCGAATGGGCATGGGCTGATACCGATTTCGATCTGATCGTAGATAACAACGGTACTATAGATGAACTCTTTAAGCAGTCCGAGAGTTTGATTAAAAATCAGCAATTAGATCTCCCTGTTTCCATTTAATACCTTCTTTAGCAAGTATGCGCTGGCAGTTAGCGCATACTGTTTTAAGATTGCTGGGTCTACAATTATCTAAATTTTCGTCTACATGATAGACAGCAAATACTTCCTTATGCGGGCTTTTAAAACCGCATTTGTCACACTGACTCTTTAATCTATACCCAACTCTATACCATTTAGGTATACCGTGAAATTTACCTTTCTTTAGGCAAGTTTCGCATCTTGACCTGTAAAAAGTTTTACCATTTTTATGGTAGTTAACCGCAGAGGGTCTTAAACCGCATTCGCATAAAGGTCTCATATACATACTTACCCTTTTTTATCCCTTTTCCTAGGGTTATAACAGTGTATTTTTACCAAATGGCGCTAAATATCTATACAAAGTTTTAACCCATCAGGAGAGAACGGAATGGCTCTAACATCACCAGGCGTACAGGTTACCGTAAACGACGAGAGTTTTTATACTCCAGCAGAAGCTGGAACAACTCCTCTTATTGTTGTAGCCACCGCACAGAATAAATCAAACGCTAGTGGCACCGGAATAGCAAAAGGTACCCTAGCAGCAAACATAGGTAAGGTATACCGTGTTTCAAGTCAACGCGAGTTGGCTGAATTTTACGGAACACCTACATTTAAAAAGACAGTCTCTGGAAACCCAAGAAACGGAGACGAACAAAACGAATACGGTCTACAAGCAGCATATAGCTTTTTAGGTATTTCCAACACAGCATATATCGCAAGAGCAGATATTAATCTAGATGACTTAACTGGCACAGAAACAGTACCAGGTTCAGAAGCTTCCAACGGACAGTGGTGGCTCGATACACAAAGCACAAAATGGGGTCTACTAGAGTGGGATGCTACCCCGGCCGATCTAGGCGGACAGAAGTTTGTTGCTAAGACTCCAATCGTTCTCTCAGCGTCTGACAGCGACAAAATTGACAACGGTGCTCCAGCAAGCGGAGTAGGTAAAGTCGGTGACTACGCAGTAGTAGCAGAAACTGATGTTATCAGATACTACTACAAAGGCAAAAATTATACACAATCAACATCATCAGCAGCATGGCACCTAATTGGTACACCAGGTTGGAGAGGTACTTCCCCAACTGTTACTGCTACTGTAGCTGGGTATGCGAATATCAATGACGCATATAAATTTATTGTTAACGGCGTGGCTGTTACAGTTGGCGTAGGTGGCCAAACAGCACAAAATCTTGCTAACACAATCAATGGATATGCTATCCAGGGTGTAAGAGCAGGTGTTGTAAACAACAAGGTATCGTTCTTTGTTATCGATCAAACAGATGGCCCAGGCGACTCAGAAGGCGCTGCTTCTATCATGTTCGAAACTAGTTCTGAGAATCCAGCAATTACTATCGCAGACATTTTTGGATTTGCCGCAGGACAATACTATGCTCCGGATCTATCAATAGCAGCACACACTAGTGTTCCTCAGTGGAAAACAAGTTCACAAAAACCACGCCCAACAGGTTCTGTTTGGGTCAAGGCAACTGAACCAAATCAAGGTGCTCGTTGGAGAGTTAAGAAGTGGAATGACACATCTAAAGCATGGGTAGAAGTTACTGCTCCGTTATATGCTAGCGGCCATGCTGCGGTATATGGCATTGACAAAATTGCTGGCGGACAGAATATTGTCAAAGACACTTTATATGTTCAATATAACTACACAGAAGACACTGGGTACGATGCTACACCCCAGACTGCTGCTTTCAAATTATTCACAAGACGCACATCTGGCGCTGTTTCAATTACCTCAGGACAGATCACTGATTCTACATTTAGTACGTCAGTGTCTAAGTCATTCACAATTAGAGAAAGTGTGCTTGGCAGCAGATTGCTAGGAACACCATCTGGTGAAACAGGTACTCCTAGTCCAATCACTGTTACATTTACTTCAGTAGCAGGCGACGGAGCAGCAAACGCAAATGCTATTGCTCAGGCAATTAACAACTCCGAGCTAGCAAATATCGAAGCAACTGTAAGCAACAACAAGGTTACTATTTCTCATAAGCTAGGTGGAGAATTTAGAATTCTTGACACTAGCAACGTGTTTACAGATATTGGATTTAGCGGATTTGACTACAACGGTTCATCTGGCGCATGGGAAGGTTCTGTAAACTTATACCCTGCTCCACAAGGCGAAACATACGATTTCATTGCCAGCGGTTGGTTGCCATTAGCAGCAACGCTAACTGGCTATGTAGCAGATATGGATCCTCCATTGAATGACCCAGCGGACGGTCAATATTGGTATTCAAGTGCTATCAGCGAAGTTGATATCATGGTACACGACGGCAATACATGGGTCGGTTATCAAAACGAGTTTCCATTAGCAGACCCAACTGGTCCACTAATTGGTGCTACAAAACCAGTAAAACAAAGCGACGGTGTAACTAATCTACAAGCAGGCGATCTATGGATTGACACTAGCGACTTAGAAAACTACCCAGTTATCTATCGTTGGAATACAGACACCCTAAAATGGACTGCTATTGATACATCAGACAGCACATCTGAAGAAGGTGTTGTGTTTGCTGATGCTCGTTGGACAACTGGTCCAGGAGCTGGCACAGAGTCTGGCACAGCAGCAGATATACTAGACCTATTAACAAGCGACTTCCTAGATCCAGATGCTCCAGATCCAGATCTATATCCAAAAGGTATCTTGTTATGGAACACACGTAGAAGTGGTTTCAACGTCAAGGTATACAGAGAAAACTATATTAACACTGAAGATGATAACCCAAGACAGGGCGATCAATCAATGATTGATTACTTCCCATCACGTTGGGTAACTATGTCCGGTGAAGATTTTGGCCGTAAAGCACAACGCAGAGTAGTTGTACAGGCATTGAAAGAAGCTATTTCTACAAACCAAGAAATGCGTGAAGACGAAGTACGCAGCTTCAATCTAATTGCTTGCCCAGGTTATCCAGAAGTTCTACAGAATCTAGTAGATCTTAACAATGATCGTGGAGGCACAGCATTTGTTGTTGGCGACACACCACTAAGATTACCATCCGACACAGCATCGCTAGTTGCTTGGGGTAATAACGAAAATGGTGCTACTGACAACGGTGATACTGGTCTTGTAACATATGACGCTTACTCAGCAGTATTTTATCCAAGTGGTTTAACTAACGACAACACTGGTAACACAGTCGTTGTTCCAGCAAGCCACATGATGCTTAAAACAATCGCCCTAAGCGATCAAGTTAGCTATCCATGGTTTGCTCCAGCTGGTCTACGCAGAGGTGCTATCACTAATGCTACATCAGTCGGATACGTTGATAAGACCACAGGCGAATTTAAGTCTGTTAGCTTAACTGAAGGACAACGTGATGCGTTATACGGAGTTAAGATCAATCCATTAACATTCTTTAATGGTGTTGGACTAGTAAACTACGGTCAACGAACACGTTCAGCTGGTAATTCAGCACTTGATAGAATTAACGTAGCTCGTCTAGTAGTATTCCTAAGAAGTCAGCTAAACAAACTAGCTAAACCTTATGTGTTTGAACCAAACGACAAGATCACACGTGATGAGATCAAGCAGGCTATTGAAAGTCTGTTGCTAGAACTAGTTGGCCTAAGAGCTATCTATGACTACGCTGTAGTTTGTGACGAAACAAACAATACTCCAGCAAGAATCGATCGTAATGAGCTATATGTAGATATCGCAATTGAGCCAGTCAAGGCAATTGAGTTCATTTACATTCCATTAAGATTGAAGAACACAGGAGAAATACAGGGAGCGAGAGCATCGTAATTAAGGGGGTCATATGACCCCTTTGATTCCGTGATAAATAACATTACCCGGAGCAAGAAGACATGGCAATTTCAACATTATCAAAACTAACAGTACCCTTAGCAACTGATGCTTCATCAGCGAGCCAAGGTCTGCTGATGCCTAAACTAAAATATAGATTTAGGGTTACACTACAGGGCTTCGGTGCTAACGGTACGGTGCCCACAGAGCTTACAAAGCAAGTCATGGACATTACACGTCCAAAGATTAACTTCGAAGAAATCGAACTTCCAGTTTACAACTCTAGAGTTTATCTAGCAGGACGTCATAACTGGGAACCACTAACGCTTAACATCCGCGATGACGCTACTGGCGCTATTCAAAGATTGTGTGGTGAGCAGATTCAAAAGCAATTTGACTTTTTCGAACAGTCTGGTGCTGCTTCAGGACAAGATTACAAGTTTACAACAGTAATCGAAGTCCTAGATGGTGGTAACGGTACACAAACACCAAACACTCTTGAAACATTTGAGTGCTATGGTTGCTTTGTTCAAAACATCGACTACGGTGATCTAAACTATACAACTAATGAGCCAGCACAAGTTACGCTAGCGATTAGATACGACAACGCTATCCAATACAAAGGCGGCGGCGTCGATGGTATTGGTAGAAGCATCGGTGCTAGATCAATTGGTAGCTTATCAACTGGTGGCGGTAGCACTTAATAGCACTAAAACTCAAAGAAAGCCCGATTTAAAGTCGGGCTTTTTTTACGACTAAATAATATTATGGCAGATCAATTCGATAGATTTTTAGAAGGTTTTGGACAAGGCATATTAAATCCCAAGGGTAACCTTGGCGATGCCCGTCATGCTGCTCGGTTGTTTACCGATTATAGCATGTCGAGAGCTCCACGTACTAAGTTTTCGTATCATATATTCTTTGATATAGAAAAAGAAGCAATGCGAGGATCAGACTGGAAATTTAAACATCAGCTAGAAGCAGGGATGTTAGTCAAGAGCGCAGACCTTCCCAAAATGACTTATGATTATGATTTTAAAAATCAATATAATAAGAAAAAAATAATTTACAAAGATATCAAATACGATCCTATTAGTATTAGCTTACATGATGATAACGCTGGTATTGTTAATGCTATGATGGCTTTGTATTATGGTTATTATTCGCCTGAAAGATTTATTGGAACCATTGACAGTTTGAATGTAGGATATCATTCCAACGGATCAACCGGTGTAGGCGCAGGCATGTATGACAGTCATCTCGGCGAAGAGCTAAAAGCTCAGCGTTATGGATTAGACTCTGACGGAACAAACATGCCGTTCTTTAATTCTATAACAATATACACAATGGCTAAGAAAACTTTTAATTCTTATACATTGATAAAACCGCATATTGTTAGTATGTCTCATGGTCAAGTTAATAGTTCAGAAAGCAACGGTACAGGTGAAATTACAATGCAGCTTGCCTATGAATCTGTTAGATATGGAACCGGCAGAGTTATTAAAGGCAAAGAACCAAAAGGATTCCAGTTGGTTCATTATGATAAAGTTCCGAGCCCGTTGACTATTAGCGGAGGAGCTGGTCAAGGACAACTGTTTGGCCCATTAGGTATCTTAGCCGATGCTGGTGCCGAAGTAATATTCGATGCTAGCATTATTTTCAGAGGGTTCTATGTCGATGACGCCGGTTCACCGGGAGATTTATTAAGTTCTGCGATACGAGCTGTAAACCTCTATAAGAGCCTCGCTAGCATCAGTCCAGAAAGTCTAGCAGCCGACGCACAAAACATACTACAAGGTTCTGTTGCCTTGCCAAACAGTACATCCGGTCTCCCCGGTGTGTCCTTCCCCGGAGTAAGATAATATGAAAACAGTGTTATCAAATTTACCAGCACCGCCGTCGACAGACAGTTCAGATTTTTCAAAAACATATTTCAACAACTACGCAAACAAAGGTGAAGAATACAACGCCAGTGATGTTGATTCTACTGTAGGATATCTTCGATCTAAGGGGTTCGGCGACCAAGCATCAATTATCACGTCGATAATATTGCTAAAACAGGCCAAACAAGAAAACATTCCAGTATATGCGTTATTGGACACATTAAAAGGTCTACAAGAACTACAACTTTCGTCTATTGTAAGCACAGTATTAAATCAAAATAGATCTGTAACATCAGTATTGGGATTTAGATTTGCTACAGTCGAAAATCAATTCCAAACAAGAAACATCTTAGCCTAATGCCAAAATTTGCCCAAGGACCGTATACTCTAAAAAACCCTGACAAATATATAGGGAAAAGACGCCCGCTGGCTAGAAGCAGTTGGGAATTTGTTTTTATGAGAATGTTAGACGAGCATCCAGGAGTACAAAACTGGGCCAGCGAAAGCATACAGATTCCATATAAAGATCCGTTAACTGGCAAGTACACCGTGTATGTTCCTGATTTTTTTGTAGTATATGTAGACAAAAATAAATCAACACATGCCGAAGTTGTAGAAGTTAAGCCCAGTAACCATACGTTAAAAGAACGTGTGGGCAAGAGCTTGTATAACCAAGAACAGTATATCAAAAATCTAGCCAAATGGGAAGCTGCTACTGCTTGGTGTAAGCAGCAGGGTATCAAATTTCGTGTAGTCAACGAAGATGATATTTTCCATAAAGGCTCAAAACGCAGATAAGTAAAGTATGACTAAAAAACTTGAAGAACTCTTTAATCTAGATAGCCCTGAAAACATTCAGGAAGTTGTACCTCAAGTCGAAGAAACTAAAGAAGAAGTACGCAGTCTAGAACGCAGCTATAGAGAAATTGATCAAATAGCCGGATCATTGCCCCCTATAGATGACCTAGACACTCTAGACGAAAAAGACCTAGACGCATTGGCAAAAAAGGCCGAAGATGCCTACGACGATCTTATGGATTTGGGCATGAACGTAGAAGTACGTTACAGCGGTCGAATTTTAGAAGTTGCGGGCACTATGCTTAAAAATGCCATAGATGCCAAGTCAGCGAAGATTGATAAAAAGCTCAAAGCAGTAGAGCTTAAACTTAAAAAGCTCAAAATAGACAAAGATGCCGGTGACGAGGACGGAAACGTCCTAAACGGGCAAGGGTTTGTTATAACTGACCGTAATGAGCTACTTAAAAAACTTTCAGGAAAAGAATAAATATGAGTATGAAGACATTGAAAGATTACCTAACCGAAAGCAAAAAAACCTATACCTTTCATATTAAGGTAGCAGGTAGTCTTGCTGAAGGGTTTGAAGACAAAGTAAAAGGTGGCCTTGCTAAATTTAACTGCTCAAAAGTAGCTAAATCAAGCGAAACTCCAATACGCCCAACTGCTTTGGATTTCCCCGACCTAAAAAATATCGAAGTTACTGTGTTTGAAGCAGAATGCGACTATCCTGTAACTTCACAACAGATTGCTGTACGTGTACGTGAGGTTACTGGCATGCCAGAAAGCCATTTCCGTGTACGTAGTCTAGGAGAAGATCTACAACCATACTTTGATGTAGAAAATCCAAGTGGCGACGCACTATTAAACAAAGAATTATCAGACCCAGAAAAGATTCGCAGCAAGGATTATTTTGGCGATGACTACAATACTTCATTTTTAAAGAATCTTGCTAAAGAATCAAAAGCACGTAAAAAAGATGAAGGCCAGCATGTAGAGTACAAATTACCTAAACACAAAGAAGACAAAGCCGGTGCTAAGAGTGCCGTTGGGAGCAAATAATGAACTTTAACGATCTATATAAACGCATTCATGACATCGACAAAGGTGTCATCGCAGAATGCGGTGAAATGCCTATGAGTTCCCCAACTCCGCCAGCAACTCCACCTAGCATGAGTGTTAGTCTAAACGCACAAGGCATGGACAATATCGAAAGTCTACTAAAGTTAATGACTAAAGTTAACCCAGATATGATGCCAAAAAATGATATGCCTTTGCCGACAATGACAAATCCTATCATGAAAATTGGTATGAGAGATAGAGAAGAACTAGAAGACGGTTTCGATGATGCTACAACACATCCTAGCCCAGATTATAAAGATATTTCTGCTTCTATTCCAGATGGCAACGACATGCACAAGCCTAAGAAAGGTTATCCGGCAGCAGCAGGTGGCGATAATCCACGTGCCATGGGCGAAGGCGATGATCTAGTTAATAGCATTAAAGCACAACTGCTTGCTCAGTTAGCTGAACACAAGAATCAATAATAAGATATGTGATCCAAATAGGCTCTTCGGAGCCTATTTTTTTCTGTAAATAAAGTTATGGCAAAATCACTTGATGGCGTTTTAATCAAAAAGGCCCACGCAAAACAAAGATACACGCTAGAAGAAGTTAAGCACTTAGAAGCATGTATGGATCCTGTTACGGGCCCACTTTATTTTTGTAAAAACTTTCTTAAAATACAACATCCTGTTCGTGGATCGATCCCGTTCGTTCCCTACGAATACCAGGAACGTCTAATACAGGCCTACCACGAAAACAAGCAATGTATTGCTATGTTACCTCGTCAGATGGGCAAAACAACCTGTGCTACAGGTTATCTGTTATGGTACACAATGTTTGTACCAGAAGCACAAGTTCTAATTGCTGCTCACAAATATGAAGGTGCGCAGGATATTATGAATCGTTATAGGTATGGCTATGAAAATTTACCTGATTTTATTCGTGCTGGTGTCTACAGTTACAATAGGAACACTATTGAATACGATAACGGAGCAAGAATCCAAGCTACCACTACTACAGAAAACACCGGTCGTGGTAAGTCTCTTTCTTTAATTTACTGCGATGAGTTTGCGTTCGTACAGCCCCCAGAGAAAGCTAAAGAGTTCTGGACTGCGTTATCGCCAACATTATCAACAGGTGGTAAATGTATTATCACATCAACACCAAACTCAGACGAAGATCAGTTTGCGTTGATTTGGACTGAAGCCAACAAAAAGTTTGACGAGTTTGGCAACGAACAAAAATTAGGAACCAACGGATTTTATTCGTATTTTGCTCACTGGGCAGAACATCCAGATCGCGATGAAGCATGGGCTAAGATAGAACGTGCTAAGATTGGTGACGAACGATTCCGCAGAGAATTTGACTGCGAATTCTTGATCTTTGATGAAACATTGATCAACGCAGTAAAGCTGGCGGAAATTAAAGGTGTTGACCCTGTAATGACTATGGGGCAAACACGCTGGTACAAAGATGTTGATCCGCGAGCAACATATCTAGTCGCACTCGATCCTAGCTTAGGTACAGGCGGAGACTATGGTGCTATACAGGTATTTGAAATGCCTAGTATGACTCAGGTAGCAGAGTGGCATCATAACCTAACACCGATACAACAGCAGGTCAAGCACATGAGAGAGATTTGTAAGTACATACAAGATCGTGGTGCTGAAAAAGGCGGAACTCCTCAAATTTACTATTCTGTAGAAAACAACACATTAGGCGAAGCAGCACTGGTAGTAATTAGCGATATTGGTGAGGAAAACTTTCCAGGGCTATTCTTAAGCGAGCCTATACGTAAGGGTCATGTACGTAAGTTCCGTAAAGGGTTCAATACCACACACCGTACTAAAATTGCTGCCTGCGCTGTGTTTAAAAATATGCTTGAAACATATAAAATGAAGATACACAGCAAGCCCTTAGTTTCAGAGCTCAAAACGTTCGTAGCACACGGTGTGGGATTTGGTGCTAAAACAGGTGAGCACGATGACTTAGTGTCATCTACTTTGTTGATCTGCCGCATGGCTGAAGTCCTAAGTGATTGGGATCCGCAGATTTATGAAAAAATGACAGAAAGATTAACCGAAGATCAGATGCCTATGCCTATCTTTGTCAGCAGTGGATTTTGATAAATATTAACATGGAAGATAACCTTAAAAGTGTAAGCACGGACTTGTTCTACAAAATACGTAGTCGTTTTTCTGGCCTAAAATTAGGTAAAGAAACTGGCGAAGTTACTATTAATCCAGAAGAAGCTGTGTTTTTTGATTTTGACTACATGGAGGGAGAAAATCCCGTTGGCCATGTAAGTATTAGCCTTGCTGAGCCTTCAAACATGAAGGTCTACTACAGCACAGGTATTAGCGAACAAATGGATCATGAGCAAAAAGGCAACTGGTACGGATTCTTAAGAGGACTACGAGAATTCGCTAAAAGAAGGCTAATGAGCTTTGATACCAGAGACATTTCAAAAGACAACTTGGACAAGCGTGATTACGCTTTCCTAACACAATATTCATCGCCCGTTGGAGAATCAATTATGAAAGAAGGCATGTACGGTAGCACAAAGACCAGCTATCAGAAACTAGAAAACACAACACTGATCATCAAGCACAATCAGAAAGTGGACGAAACTAGCCCAGGTGCTAGAACTAGACACATCAGTGCTATGTTCATTGAAAATGGTCAAGGTGAACGTTTTAAATATCCGTTCATACACCTAGCAGGTGCTCGTGCTATGCAGAGACACGTTCAAGAGGGCGGCCTACCATACGACGACATTGGTAGACACATAATCAATATGAGCGAACAAATTGCTCAACTAAAGAATTTTGGCAACTATGTTGTTCGTAATGATCTAATGAATTCTGATACTAATGACATTGTTGAAAGAACTGGCCAGGCATTAAACAGACTAAGAGAAGAAATTAAAAGACTAGCAGGAAAAAATTACTACCATAATTTCAAAGAAAGTTTCCAATCACAAGTTCAAGAAGAAGTACCACAGGATGTAATCGAAGACCTAACAAACAAATTTACCGTTAAAAACTTCAAAGAAGATATCAAGAGTGTATTCCCAGTCATCTATAATTTGATGAGAGAGGGCGACAACGGATTAGGCTACGACGACATAGTCGCAATGACACAGGAGACTGTACAACAAGATCTAGAAACAGAACATACATTTGAAAATGACTTTGGCAATTTCGAATCTTGGGTTATGAACCTAGGAGAAGAATCAGCAATTCAAAGTAATGACGAAGAAGAACGTTCTTCTGCTATTGATGCTTTACAGAAATTAGTAGGAGAGCATTTCCCAGCAGGTGTTGATGGTCAAAATGCTATCAGCAGTCTAAAAGGAATTATTGACGATCCACAACTACATCAGGAAATCAAAGCAGCAGCAAAAGAAGATGCTGACACATGTGTACGTCCGCTAGTATATCAATGGTTACAGGACAATGCTCCTGAAGTTGTTGACGAACTAGACTTTGGCGATATGGAAATGCCAGACGGCAGCGATGAAGGTGGCGAAACTGACGACAACTATGCGTTGGCTTCAGCAGGGTTTGGATCTGATGAAGATTACGGTTATGCTAACGACGAGTACGAGGAAGCCAGCGACCCTAATCACCCAGAGTATGACAAGCAAGACGACTACGATCTACCACCAAGCATGAGAGGCAAAGGCACAGACAAGTACCGTTTACCAGATCCTAAAAAACATGACGACAGACACGCTCGCGATTTCCGTAAGCGTTCTGGACAACAAGAATCTTTAAACATGAATGAATTAGCACAATTTATTGGCTCATTCTACGACAAACAAAATGAAGAATTTCCTAAAGGCCCAACAGCAGTAGTAACTATGGTTGCTAAGAAGTACGGCGACCGTGCTGGACAAATTGCTCAAGAAATGATTAATAGACTTGATCAAAGAAAAATAACAGGCGATCAGATGTTACAGAATTCAGCAGAAAACAGCGAATTGGCAAGAATCAAATCTTTATCAGGCCTATAACAAACCAAATACTTTAAAAAGTACAACGAACCTGGACTTAAAAAATCCAGGTTTTTTGTTTGGTGAAAAAATATTTGATAAACATATTGACCTTGATAAATAAAAAGCGCATAATAATACTATGCGTACAAGGCATACATTTTAAGGCATATTAAAGGAGGCAATTTAAAATGGCATCATTAGCAGAAATTCGTGCGAAACTTCAAGAAGCACAAGCAGGCCAAGGCGGCAAATCAAGCAGCGGAGGCGACAACGCAATCTATCCCCACTGGAATATGGAAGAAGGTAAAGAAGCTACTATTCGCTTTTTACCAGACGGTGATTCGTCAAACACATTCTTCTGGGCAGAACGTGCGATGATCAAACTGCCATTCGCCGGTGTTAAAGGCGATACAGGCAGCAAGCCAGTACAAGTACAAGTTCCTTGTATGGAAATGTGGAATGAAACATGTCCTATTCTAAGCGAAGTACGTGGCTGGTTCAAAGACAAATCATTGGAAGAAATGGGTCGTAAGTACTGGAAGAAACGTTCTTACATTTTCCAAGGGTATGTAGTCAAGAGTCCTATCGCTGAAGATACGACACCAGAAAACCCAATCCGCAGATTTATCATCGGACCTCAGATCTATCAGATCATCCGTTCCGCATTGATGGATCCAGAGCTCAACGAGCTTCCAACTGATTTCTTACACGGTGTGGATTTCCGCATTGCTAAGACATCAAAGGGCGGCTATGCTGATTACAGCACATCAAAGTGGAGCCGTAACGAACGTGCTCTATCTCCTGAAGAAACAGCGGCTATCGAAAAGCATGGACTGTTTAACCTCAAGGATTTCCTACCTAAGAAGCCAACTGATGTTGAGTTGAAGGTAATCAAGGAAATGTTTGAAGCCTCTGTCGACGGCGAAGCCTACGACATGGATCGTTGGGGTCAATACTTCAAGCCAGCTGGCATGAGTCAGCAAACAGGTGATCCTAATGTTGCTAAAAAGGCAGCAGTAGCAGCACCAGTTGATGACGGTGATGACGAACCGGCACCAGTGGCAGCTCGTCCAGCGCCAGCACCACAACCAGAAGCATCTGCTCCTAGCTCAGACAATAACAGTCGTGCGCAAGACATCCTTGCCATGATTCGTAACCGTCAAAAGCAATAACAATAAAATAAGAGTGCGGGCGTGAGCCCGTACTCTCTTGTCACTAAAGGAGATCAGAATGGCAAAATTAAACAAACTGGCAAAGGTAAACGAATCAATTACTCTTAACCGTTACGACAATGGTTGGATGGTTGAAATTGGTGGCCGCGATAAAAAAGAAGAATGGAAAACCACAAAGACTATGTGTAGTACCGAAGACGAGGTTATCGCAGTAATCAAAGAATGGAATTCAATGGAGTTGGATCAATAATGACTAAAGCATTTGATATTTCTAAATTTAGAAAGTCGATCACTAAGAGCATTGAAGGTCTTAGCATTGGCTTTAACGATCCAACAGATTGGATCTCAACAGGCAACTATGCCTTAAATTATCTTATCAGTGGAGATTTCAATCGTGGAGTTCCGCTAGGTAAAGTTACTGTATTCGCTGGTGAATCAGGCGCAGGCAAATCATATATTTGTTCTGGCAACCTTATCAAGGCAGCACAGGCACAGGGCATTTATCCGATCCTAATCGACAGCGAAAACGCACTTGACGAAGATTGGCTTAAGGCTCTAGGTGTCGATACAGCAGAAGATAAGTTGTTAAAACTTAACATGGCTATGATTGACGACGTGGCAAAAACTATTACAGAATTTGTCGCTGAATATAAAACAATGCCAGAAGAAACTCGTCCTAAGGTCTTGTTTGTACTCGACTCATTAGGTATGTTGCTAACACCCACAGACGTAAATCAGTTTGAAGCAGGTGATCTAAAAGGTGATATGGGCCGTAAGCCTAAAGCACTGACAGCACTTGTTCGTAACTGTGTTAATATGTTTGGGTCACTGAACATTGGTCTAGTAGCAACTAATCACACATACGCTTCACAAGATATGTTTGATCCAGATGACAAGATCTCAGGTGGTCAAGGGTTTATCTACGCTTCAAGTATCGTTGTTGCTATGAAGAAACTTAAACTCAAAGAAGACGAAGATGGCAACAAGGTCAGTGAAGTATTAGGTATTCGTGCCGCATGTAAGATCATGAAGACACGTTATGCCAAACCTTTTGAAAGTGTACAGGTTAAGATTCCTTATGAGACAGGTATGAATCCATACAGCGGTCTTGTTGATCTGTTTGAAGCAAAAGGTATCTTGAAAAAAGAAGGCAATCGACTTAAATATGTTGACCTCGATGGTGTAGTACATCTTGAATATCGTAAGGCATGGACTGGAGAAAAACTAGACATGGTCATGAACGATATCGCCAAGAAGCCCGAACTAGTAGCGCAAGCAGAGGTAACTACTCAAGCCGAAATGGAGCCAACTGAATGAAAGAAGATTTGATTGCCGATATTTGGAACGTGATGAGCGAACACATTCCAGAAAAATTCAAAAAGGATGTAGCAGCAGACTTTGTTAATACTCTGTTAGACTATGGAATTAAAGAATCAACGCTCGACAATCTTTTAGGTATTGATCCCTATCTCGACAATGCTATTGATTACGCACTTGATGGCGAAACATATAGCGACGAGACTGATGATGATCGTTATGATGACGAGGACTAATGAACTGGTACGATAAGATTTCCAAGGATATTAGCAACATCCCTGATGCTGCTGTATACTACGAAGCAGAATTACAAGCAGCGAAAATGGAATGTAAAATCCATGGAAATGTTGAACGTGCCTCGGCAAATATGCCCGGTATCGTTGAGCATCGCTTTAATCAATTACAAGAGATTGAAGCGATTCTTGAATATCTAAACATTGAACTTCGTCGATTAAAGAGTCAGCATTTTAGAAAATACTTAGAAAACTACCAACGTGCTTTGTCATCTAGAGACTGTGAAAAGTTTGTAGATGGCGAAGCAGATGTAGTTGACTTTGAAAAAATTATCAATGAATTTGCCCTACTACGTAACAAATGGTTGGGCATTGTCAAAGCTCTTGACCAGAAACAATGGCAACTAACAAATATAGTTAAATTGCGAGTAGCTGGCATGGAAGATGCTACACTCTAAGTATCATTCCCCTATAATATACACATATAAATATTAGCATGAAAACACTCGTGCTAATAACCGGCGGTTTCGATCCGCTTCATTCCGGACATCTTTCTTATATCAAAGCAGCAAAACAACTAGGCGATGTACTGGTTGTGGGCGTAAATTCTGATGCGTGGCTAACACGCAAAAAGGGTGCGCCATTTATGCCGCTCACTGAGCGATTGAATATTATTAAAAATATAAAAGATGTAGATTTTGTTTTAGAATTCAATGACGATGACGGTAGTGCTAAACACGCTATTAAGCTAGCTAGACAGACTTGGCCAGATCATAAAATTGTTTTTGCCAACGGTGGAGATAGAACACACCTTGATATTCCAGAAATGGATTTCAAAGACGAACATTTATCGTTCGTGTTCGGAGTTGGCGGGTTTGATAAGTCTAACTCAAGCAGTTGGATCCTACAGGAGTGGAAAGCACCTAAGACACACCGCTCCTGGGGCTACTATCGTGTACTACATGAGATCCCAGGGTGTAAAGTAAAAGAGCTAACCATTGAACCCGGAAAAGGTATCAGCCTTCAACGGCATAGTCTAAGACACGAGTTTTGGCATGTAGCTGATGGTAAATGTGTAGTCGAGCAACAGATGCCAAGCGGTTATGCGTTACCTAGCAAAGAACTGACAACACATCAACAAATATCAATTCCAGTAGGCGACTGGCATAGAGTACACAACCCCTATGACACACCGTGTAAAATTGTCGAAATACAATACGGTGAACGCTGCGAAGAAGAGGACATAGAAAGAAAATGACAGACATCATACCGGTATTCATTGGATATGATCCAAGAGAAGCTATTGCTTATCATACCTGTGTTAACAGTATTATTAGGCATTCTTCCAAACCTGTAGCTATTATTCCTGTATCACTTAACCTGTTTAAAGACTATACAGAAACACATACTGACGGCAGCAACTCATTCATTTATAGTAGATTTCTTGTGCCTTATCTAATGCGTTGGCAAGGCTGGGCAATATTCATTGACGGTGACATGATTCTACGCGGCGACATCAATGAGCTGTGGGAATCAAAACAAATCGACAAAGACGTTATGGTCGTAAAGCATGACTATAAAACCAAAGCAAAAGAAAAATATCTAGGAAGTAAAAACGAAGACTATCCTAGAAAAAATTGGTCTAGTGTGATAATGTGGAATTGTGCTAGTTTCCCTAATCGTAAATTAACACCTGAGTTTGTACAAAACTCTCCAGGTTCTGTATTACATAGATTTTCATGGCTGGATGACAAACGCATAGGAGAACTTCCTAAAGAATGGAATTGGTTGCCCGATGAATACGGTCCAAATCCTGATGCGAAACTACTACACTACACACTAGGTACACCTAGTTTTTATCAATACGCAGGTACTCCAATGGGAGACGAATGGCACAGAGAGCGAATACTTACAGAATACTGTCAACAACATGATATTTTTAAGTAAGAACGGCCAAGACGAATACATTAATAATTTTGCTCGAGGTTCTGGGTTTCAGCCTATGAACTCTAGTAATTTTACTTACGAAGACAGCACTGATCCGATAGTCATTAGAGGAATACTCAAATATAAATTAATGAAACAGTGTTGGGACGACAACAGAGATTTTTACTATGTTGACACTGGATATTTTGGTAACGAAAAAACTAATAAGAATCCCAACGGATGGAAATATTGGCATCGCATAGTTAAAAACAATCTACAGCATACAGATATAATTCCAAGGCCAGACGACAGATTCAAGCAATTTAATAAAACATTTAATCCTTGGAAAAAGTCTGGTAGGAAGATTCTTATAGCAGCGCCAGATGAAAAACCCTGTAAATTTTATGGTGTAGACAAAGAAACATGGGTACAAAACACCATAGACACTATAAAACAATACACTGACAGACCGATAGTCGTAAGAGAACGAGCAAAACAAAGAATAGATAGAATATCACATAATACACTACAGCAGGCATTAGATGACGATGTGTTTGCTCTAGTTACATATAATAGCGTAGCTGCTATCGAAAGTATTTTTCATGGAATTCCAGCCTTTACGCTAGCACCTGCTAATGCTGCCATGCCTGTGGCAAGTCAAGACCTATCTAGTATAAACGAACCTTACTATCCATCGCAGGATAAATTATACGCATGGGGATGCCACTTGGCATACGGACAGTTTCATGTCACAGAAATGAATAACGGAACAGCGTTAAGGATGTTAACACAATGACACTTTTAGCAGTATATCACAAGTCAGTGCCTAACAATAAGAATCAAGAAAAAATGGATATCTTGAGATTATTTGCCCAAGGTGCCAGAGCTAAAGGCGAAACAGTATTTGATATTAACAACTACTCGGTCTATTCTGCTGCTGATGTTGCGGTTATACAAGGGTGGGTCGCTGACGGACAGCCAACAAGCCCTCACGGTGATCTAAGAGCCAGAGTTATAAAAAATCAACTAGAGCATTCAAGATATGTTGTAGGTGTAGACAGTAATCTATTCCTTTACGCAGACACAACTAATCCTTATCATTATCTTAGATACAGTTTTAATGGAATTTTTCCTAACACGGGCATTTACTGCGATACTGAAGTAAATCCAGAACGGTGGAAGTCGATCAGCAAAGATTTAAACCTACAACTCAAAGACTACAGAGAAACCGGAAGCCATATATTACTATGCTTACAGAGAAATGGCGGATGGTCTATGAGAGGTCTAAATAATCAAGACTGGGCTGTGAATACTATCAAAGAGATTAGAAAATACAGTAGTAGACCTATAGTAATTAGACTACACCCAGGAGATAAAGAAACTAAACGAATTGTTAAAGCCGGCGGTCCCTTGTGTAAAATTAAATTTGACTACGGTGTTACATTGAGTCACAATGAAAACCTATTAGACGATTTAAAAAACTGTTGGGCTGCGGTGAATCATAATTCTAGTCCAGTGGTCGGAGCAGCTATAGAAGGATATCCGGTGTTTGTTACTGATCCGACAAACAGTCAATGTAGAGATATTGCCAATACAGATCTTTCTAAGATGGAAAATCCGTGGATGCCAGATAGACAGGCCTGGGTTGAGCGACTAGCAATGTCACACTGGAAGTTTGACGAATTAAGATCCGGCGAATGCTGGGATCATATGAAAAAATTTATTCAGCGATAATTTTCTATATTTGGGAACGGTGTTCCAATCATATAATCTTCACGATTTTCGTATTGAAGTTTATGAAAAATTTGTCCCAGTAATTCATTCCAAGTCAGCGGATATTTTGATTCATTAAAAATATCAGGTATACCTTGTACTCCACCTAAAATCGCTCGATGATGATATGTCCCTGGATTATTTTTTAACGCAGCTAGTTTTAAATCCATTACATAATTTGTTTGATCATACCAAAGTTTTCCAAACTTTGATTGTTTTTTAAAAATAAAATTAGTACACCCAATAAGATCATTATAAAACTCTTTGTAGGGTCGATAAGCAATATGTTTCGGGCTGTACTGCGGACATCCGATAAACGACTTATCGCTGTTTTCTAAACAATCAAAATAAGGATTCCAGTCAAAATCGCACTGTTTAATATCAGTGTATCCTCCACCATAATGATACATGAAATAGGATCTGAGATAATCTGATTTATGAGTTGAGCTTAGATATTTGAAACCGTCGTGTATTGGTGTTGTTAGATAATTTTTAAGATTGTTCTCAGTTATTAATTTTACATCAACTTTAGAGTGTTGTGTAATGCTTTGAAAGCACCTAGCTCGATCAGCAGACATTTCTGGCCCGAACCAAAAACAATAAATTATTCTTGGGATTTTTTCCATGCTACTAATTGTTCTTTGCTAAACAACACCATTTCTCTAGGTAATTTTTTTCCGTAGTAGTCTGTAATTTTGTATAAAGGTTTTGGAAAATTATATGGAGAAGAAAAAAGATCTATTAATTTAAATCCAACAGTAGCTAAATCGGAATTATTAAATCCAGTGTTGATATGTGTAGTAGTCAACAAAAATTTAATATCTGATTTTAAAAAATTATCAATAGATAAAAATATCTTTTCATCTGGCAAATGAAACCAGCAGTCTCTACAAATCCATAAATCTGCCGAAGGAAACGGGTCAGTTGTAATGTCTAATTTCACTACTTTAGTAAGATTATTAGTGTACTGTTGATTACTATCTACTACTTGATTAACTATGTCGCCGCCGATATATTTTATAGGGTGCTCATTTAAAAACACATTCATCCAATTCATATCACCGCACGGTGCGTCGAATATAGATTTAATAGAAAATTTTTCAATCAGATGTGGCAATTCTTTTCTTAGATTTTCAGTGTATCTTAATGTTGAGCCAACACCGCTAATAGATTCCAATCCTAGCTGACTGTTTTCGGCCATTGACTTTGACCATATTTCTTCTAAATTATCTGACATAATTATTTTTTCATTGTTAATAGATCTTCAATAGGATAAAGTTTTTTCATAAAAGGTGAAGGATTAGTTAGTACGCTTCTTTCAAGATCACCTTCTCTACGAGATCCTATAGTAACATTAAAATCAGCACCGTTCACTCTTTTAAAGATATCTACCATCTGTGTTACACTAGTGCCAACACCGTGCCCTAGATTTTCTATTTGATTAGTTGACTTATCTATTGCTTCGACTACTGAATGGCATATTTCATTGACATGTGTATAATCTCTGATACATGTGCCGTCTTCTGTGTTATAATCATTACCAAAGATTGTAAAATTGCCAGTCTTAGTAGCAGCGATTAAGCTAGCAAACAGCCCATCTGGATTAGTTGGTTCTATTCCGTCGCTACCGGTAACATTGTAAAATCTAAAAATTGTAAATGGAATATTATGAGTTTTACAATATTCAAAAACAATATCTTCCATAGCTCGTTTGCTGATTCCGTAAGGACTTCCCATACCCGCAGCAGCACCTGTCGATGCTATCACTAATCTCTTGGTTTTTATTTTCTTAAGAACATTGAGTGTACCAATTGTATTGGTTTGATAATACAATGTTGGTGTTTCTACACTTCTTCCTACAGCTACTTCTGCTGCGAGATGTATAACACAGTCGTACTCGTGTTCAATATACCATTCAGTATCGTGTGTAATGTCTCTATGGAAAAATTTTGAAACAGGTTTTATCGGGTCGTTCTTATCTAGTCCATGTATCTCAATGTTTGAATCTTTTACTAACAGTTGTGTAAGATGTGAGCCAATATATCCGGAGTTACCTGTGATTAACACCTTCTTTTTCATTTCCTGCTTTCCCCAAAAATTATTTTTTCCTCGAACCAATGATTTTTTGCCATCTTCGGCTATCAATGCTCTGCCCATGACATGACTATGTACTTGTATACCTACAATGTTTATCATCATAGCATTGTCTGATGGCAACCAAGTGTTTTTATACATTTCTACAAGTTTTTTAGCAGCCGATGGTTTGATAGCATATCCCGGAGTACCTGGCATAGATGCCTGGCCGTACCACTCAGCCCGAGGATCTCCAGTCGGCGATGTATAATAGTGAAAATATTTTGCTGACTTGGTTAAATTTCCAAAAACTGTAATCAATACTTCATTAAATGTTACAGGAAGGTATGGTCTTTCAAAAATTACGTCATCTTCAAAAATTAAAATAGGCTCGTTGAGTTCTACACATTTTTCCCACAAGCGATAATGGCTGTCAAAGCAGCCCATTTCTCCTGGGTTTTGTTGGCTGTCACGAAATTCTTCAGGAAACGGATTTTCAGGACCATTTTTAAAATTCCAAGGATGATATCGACGACCTTCCCTGGCATATCTTTCTTTTACTTCGTTGCCGTACGACCCTTCGAACAGTTCGGCTTCCATACCAAACGACTCTAATTGTTGTTTAACATCTAACGCAGTTTTTAAGGAAGCTGGTATCTTTGATAAATGAATAATAAATGATTTCATGATGCTGAAAAGACCTTTTCGTGGTATAAAGAAGCAATTTCTTTGTATCCTAACTCTGTTAACCAATTAAGTATGTCGTCTGCGCTAATGCCAAATTGATTATTATGATCTAGCCATTCTAAAGCAATTATTGGCTTGAATTCTTTGATGGTTTCTATGCCGCCTTTTAACGCAAACATTTCGTAGCCTTCGATATCCAGATGTATTAGGTCACAATTTGATAAACCTAAGTCGTCAATCTTGAAAGTGGGAAATATCCCTTCGCCGTGTACTCTACTCACTCCAGAATTTACTTTTTTATAAGTTAACCCAACTGAATTATGAGAATCACCTAAGCAGGCTTGAATTTTAACAACATTTCCTTCCCATACATTATTAGTTAGGCAATAAAAATTCAATGAATTTGGTTCAAATGTATAAACGGTCTCAAACATCTGAGCATAGGGTTTAACATAAAAGCCACAGTTTCCTCCTGCCTGTACGACTACACGTTTATTAGCACAGTAAGAAGAAATCAAGTTAGGAAGATCTTTTTCAGCCTGTAACCACTCCCAACATTTTACATCTTGAACAGGCCACACCCATCCTTCTCTGTTCTCAACTCTAGGTTCTTTCATAGGTGTTCCTCTAAATTATTTGTTGTTGAATAAGAATCTTGTCTTTCGACTAATGAAGGCTTTCCTAGGTGTATTACTGGTATAACTTTATCACCTAACACCCTATCTACTTCAAACGCACCTACTTGTTTTACAAAATTAATTAAAATTGTTGCGTGTGTTGGAGAAATACAATAGGCATGCCCCGATGGAGACCATAGACCCGAGTCATCATCAAATTTAAGATTTTTTGGCTTGTAATATCTATGTAATTTTACCACAGCGTTGTCTAAATTTATAGGAATCCAGTTGCCTTGGATCAACGCATCGTGTTCAAAAATGATGATAGGTTCGTTGAGTTCTACACAACGTTTCCATAACGAATAATGACTCAAAAAGCAACCTTGTACACCAAGCGAGCCCATTGTTGGTTTATCTAATCTAGGAGTTAGACCTTCCGAAAGCCAAGTTTCTGGTGTAATTGTTTTGCCATTTACACCCCAAAACACTTCTACACTCCAGTTGTATGCTTTAGCAGTATCTAAACATTCTTGGAGTTGTTTTTCGCTAATGGGATGTCCTTTAATTGCGATTACAAAAGTTTTTGGTTGTGTATCTAATATCATTGCCAGTATGCTTCTTGTCTTTTTACTTTTAAATCTTTCAAATGACTCTTGCCTTGAGCTTTTCTGTCACCTTTGAGATGGTCAAGATAGGCACCCCATTTGCTGTTAATTAACGGATGGCCTTCTCCGGTGATAATTCCGTTGCTCCAATCTACCTGTTGTAGAAATGGCATTTTTTGTCTGACAGCATCGAACACAAAACTATCGTGCCATTCGTCAAGATAAAAAATTCCGTGCTCTGCGTCGTCGTACATTCTTTGAAATTCTTGTAGAAACGTTTTTACCATAGGAGATCGTAGATTCATTGAATACAGGCCACATTCTGAGAACTTGCCCTTCCTTCCTAGATAACAAAGATCAGCACCTTCTGGAATCATTTCGTTGATTTTTTCTAAAGTAATAGGGCTATGGCAAACCATATCAGCATCCATCCATATCAACACGTCAGCATCACAATTTTTAGCACAATGAAATATAGAATACACTTTATGTGCGAATCTTACCGCATCCCACTTGAATGGTTTATGGCTGTCTTTTCTAGATGCCAGTCTTGGGACGCCAGAAATGTCGCCATTGGCATGAGGTACGTCTTTCCATTTGTCTTTAAATGCTTTTAGGTCCGGTACTCCAGTACCAAGATCCACAAGACGTATTCTATCATGGGCTGGAACCTGGGGATTTGTGTCCTCAGGGTACAGATATAGTGTTACTTCTTTAGGCCAATTTTGGCAGAAGCTGTTTATCATTTTTTGAGCATACTGAATACGCCCACGATCGTTGAATGTAGTGACTACGGCAATTTTTCTTTCCATACGATATTTATTGAGTCAAAAAAATCACAGAAAATTCTTGATCTCTGGCAAGCAAGATGTTAATATAGTAAAATGTCAACGACAAGATTTATTGAAGACGCTTTTCTTGAATTAGCAAAACTAGTAAACGCTGGCCAAATTTCTTTTTGGCATGCCGATGCGTCTCCTGTGATGAGTTTCCAACATGCTCTTGACAGTGGAAGTGGCATTACTAAACGCCAGGCCGACTTTATGTTAAAACTGGTTAGAAAATATCGAAAAGATCTTGAAATTAGCCTAGGCAAAGAAATCGGTGAGTTGATAGATAATCCTTTATGGAAAAATCCTTTTAGAGAAATCGACTATAGTAAAAGAATTTCTATAGAATTTGAAGAAGACGGAAAGACCTACGTACACATACGTTTTCCATTTAGTTTAAAGGAAAATTTTCAGAAAGAATTTGCCGACAGCAGAGGTAAAACTCCCACAGTATGGGACAACGAACAAAAAGTTCAAAAGGCTGCGTTACATGATATCAATCATATTCGCTTGTATGAGTATGGCAAAAAGAACGAATTTGAATTCAGTGAAAATTTCATAAATCTTGTGGAACAGGTCGAAGAAATATGGAGTGATGAAGTGGATTTGTCACCACACTGTGTTATCGAAGATAAAAATATTTTGTTAGTCAACGCCAACGCCAACGCTCTTACATATTTTGAAAACCACAAAAGTGGTCAGTTGATTGAAGATCTACACCTAGCAAAAACCATGGGATTTCCGGTGGCAAAATCTCAAGAAAAATCCAAAATTTTTGAGATTTTTTCAACCATGGAAACCAAGTTCTGGACCAGTGACATTAAAAAAATTGCCAACCTGATCAAAGAGTTAAACGCATACCCTATTGTGATTTTTCTTGATCGAAGCCATGATGCCATTGATTGGGTCAAGAACATATTTTACCATTTTCAGGCCGAAAATCTTGGTATCGAAGGCATGAGGGTGTGTTTCAGATTCCCCAAGGAAGATCCAGAAGGAACCGAGTTCAATCAATGGGTCAAAGAAAATAATTTAGGCGGAAGTGTAGAGTCTGGAAAGATTTTTATTTGCCAACACAAACCGCCAAAGTGGATGTTGAAGGGTGATTTTTCACCGAAGATTGTGATAAGTAATTCGCTATACCCGCAGACTAACATAGTCGCTAGCTCTATGATTAATTCACATCACACAGTTTTTTATATCGGCAAGGTGAAGCCGTCTGTTAATAAGGACCTAAAGATTGTCGAATTGTAAACTAATAATAAAAGATGAAGTAAACATTAAATTCGAAGGGTTGGCACTAGAAACTAGACGAAAGTTAGCCAACAAGTTTAAGATTGACGTTCCGTGGGCTAGATATCAACCTTCCTATCGTCTCGGACGTTGGGATGGTACTGTTGCCTTCTTTGGCATAGGCGGTACAGGCTATATGTGCCACTTACCAGAGATATTAGATATCGTCACTAAAGACGGTTATGATGTAGAATTCGAAGATCATAGGTCTTCGGTAAGTCTAGAGTTCACTAAGGTCACAGAAACCTATTGGGCAGACAAAGGTAAGGTTTGGCCCAAGGGACACCCGGCAGAAGGACAGCCGATTATACTGCGTGACTATCAATATGATGCTGTTAACAAGTTTTTAGAAAATCCGCAATGCCTTCAAGAAATTGCCACAGGAGCAGGTAAAACTATTACCACTGCTACACTAAGTCACTGTTGTGAAAAATATGGAAGATCTATCGTTATCGTTCCTAACAAGTCGTTAGTTGAACAGACAGAAGAAGATTTTAGAACCGTTGGACTAGATGTAGGTGTGTATTACGGCGACCGCAAAGAACTAGGAAAAATACACACTATCTGTACTTGGCAGAGTCTTAATGTATTAGATAAGAAAAGCAAAGACGATCCTGAACTGCTGACATTGGCGGAATTTTTTCAAGACGTTGCTGCTATCATTGTCGACGAAGTACATCAAGCCAAAGCAGAAGTATTAAAAAATATTCTCACTAGAGATCTAGCAAATTGCCCAATACGTTGGGGGTTGACAGGAACTATTCCTAAAGAAAAATTTGAATTTACAAGTCTGTTAGCCAGTATAGGGCCAGTTATTAACAGTATCTCTGCTCACGATCTACAACAAAAAGGTGTGTTGGCAGAGTGTCACGTTGAAGTATTACAGACTATTGAAATCAAAGAGTTCCGGTCATATCCTGAGGAATTAAAATATCTAGTAACTGATTCCGAAAGAGTTGATTGGATAGCTAATAAAATTAAAAACATTGCTGCTACAGGAAACACGCTTGTATTAATTGATAGAATCGAAACAGGCAAAATGTTATGTGAAAGATTACCAGAAGCAGATTTTATTAGCGGATCTGTAAAAACCAAAGACAGGAAAGAAACATACGATGAAGTACGATCTGTGGATGATAAGATCATTGTTGCTACTTATGGTGTTGCCGCCGTGGGGATTAACATTCCTCGCATTTTTAATCTTATACTTATTGAACCTGGCAAATCTTTTGTAAGGGTCATACAGAGCATAGGACGAGGTATTCGCAAAGCAGAGGACAAAGATTTTGTACAGATTTGGGACATAACAGGCGGCACCAAATACGCTAAACGCCACTTAACAGAACGCAAGAAATTTTACAAGGATGCTCAATATCCTTTCAATATAACCAAGGTAACAATATGAGAATACTAACATTAGAAAATAAATCGTTTGATTTAAACGATCTACCAGAAGAAATAGAAGATGACACACGGTTTTCGGTATTAGATAATTCTAATCCTACAGAACCTGATTTCTTTTTTATACCACTTATCTTCCTGGAATCATTTAATTCGCCGGCCATCGTATTAAAGATTGGCGGGTATGAAGTACAAATGCCATTGGATTGGGCTATGCTAGTTGGGGACAAAGACTGCGGAATGGATCCGGAAGTATTGCCATTGACCAGTATCAATGAACGTGGATTTGATGCTATGCTGTTTAATCCTATTAAAGGATTCAAAGTAGAATACGCATCAGTGGAAATTGTAAACATCTATCAGGATGTTAAATGGTATTTTCCAAAGATGAAAAATAATCAATTACTAACAGTGCCGTTGCGTGAAGGTCCTAATCCGCCATGTGCCTATTTCGTAAAAGAAATTTCTAGACAAAGCGAAGTAATACAACTTGATAAAATATTATGAGAGCAGGAAAAATATGGGGAGTTACTGAACTCCTAGAAGCTAACGGAGTATTAGAATTTCATCGTATTGAAGTTAATGCTGGTGGCGTATGCTCAAAGCATAAACACAAATATAAATGGAACGGATTCTTTGTTGAAAAAGGAGAAATGATTATTCGAGTTTGGAAGAATGATTATGATCTTGTTGACACAACGTTACTTAAAGCAGGGCAATATACTAAGGTTGCGCCCGGAGAATATCATCAGTTTGAAGCCATTACAGACGGAGTCATGTTTGAATTGTATTGGGCAGAATTTGATCATAATGATATCGAAAGAGAAACTATAGGGTATAGAAATAATGGGGACACTTAAACCTGGAGCAACCTACATATATGAACGTGTAGACGACACAGTCTACGCTAGAGAATTTGGAGCAGACCCGAGCACAAGAATAGCAATCGGATGGGATTATAAGAAACAAGAAACTCGAGAAAATAATTGGAGATCCTTTAAATGGGTCGATATGATGCGAGAAGCAAGAACTAATCCCGCTTTACAAAAGGCAATTGATCATGCTATACTAGTATACGAACTGAGTAAAGAACATGGGCAGAAATAAACACGTAGATCTTTTTAAAGACATGATCCCAGCGGTAGACATGGGATTGAAAGAACTGTGGGACGCTGCCACAGATGAAGGCCGAAAAGAAATCAAAGGTGACTTGTGGAATCTTAATAGATATATCAGTAGTTGTAAGACCAGCAATAGAGAACTACAAGAACACTTTGTCATTATCGTTAACGAATTCTACAACAAGAATTATGCGGTGCTAGCCAAAGAAGATTCTAAACTTCTGTGGACTCTGCTGTGTATGTGCTGTCACGAAAGTAAAAAAACACAATTCCACGAATGGATTAAACTAGAAAGAAAGAGTGACGGCAGTTCTAAGAAAGCAAGATTCTTAATGATTATGAATCCTAACATGAAGATTGATGATGTTGAAGTGTTAGCAAAACTAATGACAGATAAAGAAGTCAAGGAACTGGCTAGAGATCACGGTCTAGATGAAAGGGCGATTAAAGATCTAATATGACCTATCAGTGTGTGTATTGCGGTAAAGACTTTACTAGAGAAAAAACTCTGGCTGTACATATCTGCGAAAAGAAAAGACGCCATCTCAGTCGCAATGAAAAACATGTACAGGCTGCGTTAATTGCTTATCAAAAATTCTATGATTTGGTTCAAAAGGGCAAACACAAAAACTTCGATGAGTTCGTAGAAAGCCCATACTATAACGCTTTTGTAAAATTTGGTAGTTTTTTAGTCAATGCTAATCCTGTATATCCAGAGAGATTTATTGACTATGTTATTCGTAGTGGAATAAAATTAGATCATTGGTGTCGTGATGAATTGTATGATCATTATATCACTGAGCTAATAAAGACTGAGCCAGCAGATGGTGCTATACAACGAACCATGACTACAATGTTAGAATGGGCTGAAGAAAATTCAGCACAATGGGAACATTATTTTTTGTATGTAAATTTAAACAGAGCAACTAAACATATAAAAGAAGGATTGGTAAGTCCTTGGTTTATTTTAAACTGTAAAAGTGGTCGACAGATGCTTACCAAGTTAAATAACGAACAAATAGAAATAGTATCTCCTATGCTAGACCCAGACCACTGGAGTCGCAGATTTAAAAGTGCTCCAGGCGATCTTGAGCTAGTGAAAGAGGTTCTAAAGGAAGCCAAGGTGCCTTAATGACAAAAAAGAAAACTGAGCAGGTAGAAGTTGAAGTAGAAGAACTACAAGAAAACGAAGAATTTATTTCAAGAGATGACATAGGCATTGAAATCGAAGTAGGCGAAGAGGAACCAGCTGTATATCTAAAATTTACAGGCTTTGAAGATTTCGAAGACGCAGAAGAATACGCACAATTTTTACAAGACACACTACCGTTATTACTTTTTGAAACCACAAGGTTACAATAATGCCAGACATAGACATAGACTTTGCTGATAGAAATCAAGCACTAGCACATATTAAACATATCAAGGCTAGTCGCAAAGATATGGCTGTACACAACACAGGTGTATATCTACATACTGTTCCTGTACATGCTCCGACAGGTCTATGTGCTATTCCCTATGAAGAAGCGGAAGATCAAGGCTACTTCAAGATTGATTTTTTAAACGTTGGAATTTACAAAGAGGTACGCTCAGAAGAGCATTTAGAAATTCTAATGAACACGGAGCCGTTATGGGATTTACTCGAACAAGACGATTTCAGCAGTATGCTCTTTCACGTCAACGGACATGGTTCTATCTTAAGAACAATGAAGCCGAAAACAATTCCGCAGCTTGCGGCAGTACTGGCTATGATCAGGCCAGCAAAGAGGCATTTGATAGGGAAGAGCTGGAAAGATGTAGAAGACGAGGTGTGGGTAAAGCCTGCCAGCGATGAATACTTCTTTAAGAAGTCACATGCTATTGCCTATGCTACGGCGGTGGTGGTACAGATGAACTTAATATGTGAAACAATAAGTTACGGATTTCAGTAACTATTTTGCTTTGCGAATAAGAGTGATACTTTTTCTTTTCACTCGTTTGGTCATAATATCATTTAGACTTGTAACTGGTCCAAACAAGACCTTTACATCTTTGGTTGTAAAATTCCTTATAATGTATCGGAATTCATACATTTCTTTAGATAAGAAAATGTTAATAGGAATCTGTCTATTTGATTCCCACCACCAAACTTCACCAAGCTCTAAAAACTTCTGTTTTTCAGATTCTGTCTTTAAACTAGAATAGTCGTAGATACTGGTTATTTGTGCGTCTTGATTTATTATTATGCCCACAAATTCCTGATCCACATACGTGATCACTGTGATAAATGGGAAGTTTTGTTGTAAGTGCTCGCTGATTCTCATCGATAAATATCTATTATTAGGGCCACAACATGCAGCTCAATCCGTGTTATTTATATCCAAACAAGATCGACGTCTACACAAATCTCGGCTCTTGGACAACAGAGAGGTATAGAAAAGTGTATCAAAGAACATTCAAAGTCTACCGTGGAGTAGATAATCGTCTTGAATTACAGGTACGTAATTCTGACCAAAAAGCAAAAAACATTACTGGGTATGAAGTAGTATTCAATGTTATATTACCTGAATCAAATGAGTTGATAAAACAAAAGACCTGCTCGGTGTATGATAGCACACTTGGCAAAGTATATGTAGTCCTAACAGAAGCAGACATGGCGGATCTAGAGCACGGACATTATCTATTCTCCGCTTACACTATAGATACCAACGGTGTCAAGACTCCATTGTACGGTGATACACAATTTTCAGCTATTGGCAGAATAGACGTCGAAGGCAGCATTACTGGAGAGCCTGTAGACAGTCAAACAGTAACAAATTTTGAATCTGGTGGGTTTGATCTTATGGGAGATCCAGTTAGTTGGTATACCAGCGATCTATTTGATGCCAAGCCGCAGTTTAACTCCAACGCAGGCCTACACACATTCGCATTTTATCTAACAAACTACACCGGTTCGATAACAATACAGGGCAGTTTGGACAATTCAACCAATCCAGTAGAATGGGTTGATATCGACAGCATAAACTACAGTAACAGTGGGCTTACATACCATAACGTCACTGGCGTTTGGAATAATCTAAGAATAAAACACACTCCGGCTACCGGGACTATTGACAAAGTGCTATACAGATATTAAAATGTATACATGAGTCTGGTAGTCGATATATTCAAACAACATTTACCGCATCGAAGCAAAAAAACACCCAGTGGATGGGTTAGCTTCAATGCTCCCTGTTGTCATCATAGAGGGCATACCGCAGACAATCGTCAACGTGGTGGTGTGATATTTTCTGAAGGACTAGTCTTTAACTGTTTCAACTGCGGATATACAGCCAGTTGGAAACCAGGCAGACAGATCGGTCAAAAACTAAAAAACTTCATGCGTTGGTTAGGTGCTCCTGAAGACGATATCAACAAGATGGTATTCGAAGCTCTTAGAGCAGAAGCTCCTGAAGTAAAAGAACAAAAAAGAGAGCTAGTAGTATTTCCAGATAAACCTTTACCAGAAGGTAGTCTATTGTTAAGCGAATGGATTGATCAAGAACTGGACGCAGATACTGATCAAAAACTAGCAAACGTAGTTAACTATCTTGTTGGCAGGGGCATTGATCCATTAGGCGAATATTATTGGAGTCCTTTAGATGGCATGGATGAGCGTGTAATCATACCGTTCAAATACACAGGAAGAATAGTAGGATGGACTGCCAGAAAGATCAAAGAAGGCAAGCCAAAATATCTCAGTGAACAACAGCCGCATTTTGTGTTTAACATGGATAGTGTTACACAAGAACAAGAGTATGTATTTGTTGTAGAAGGTCCATTTGATGCTCTTGCTGTACAAGGACTAGCACTACTACACAACGAGATATCAGAAGAACAAGCAAGATTGATTAACAAACTAGGTAAGACTGTGATTGTTATTCCTGATCAAGATCGAGCAGGTGCTAGTCTAATCAAAGACGCATTAAAGTATGATTGGCATGTGGCATTTCCTAATTGGGATGCGGATGTCAAAGACTGCGCAGATGCTGTGGCAAAATACGGAAAATTGTTTGTTATGGTAGATGCCATGAATACTGCTGTCAGTGGTGCTATCAAGATAAATCTATATATGAAGCAGTTCGAGAGAAAAGTTAAATGAACTTATTTAGAAAGTTAATCAATTATATCAAGTACAGGAGAAGGATACGTGAACTGCGTAAGCGCGATCCTTTTATCTATAAATGATAGTCTGGGGCGTAAACGCATTAAATCACGGATCTAGTATTGCTGTAGTAGGCGGCAAGGATACCGTACATTGGATTAGGAATAACTCCAGCGATCGCCTAACGTCAGAAATGGTCAAAGAAGCCATTGACTACAGTGGCTATCGAGGTCCATCTACTATCGCTTGGTACGAACGTCCGTTGGTTAAAAAGACACGTCAGTTGTATGCGGGACAATGGGATGCTGCCATGGATATGTCAGTGATGCCGAGCAACTATCTAAGATCAATGAATCTAAGATATCCTAAAGTAGTATATCACCCGCACCACAAATCACATGCTGCTGCGGGTTTTTTTACCAGCCCATTTAATCAAGCAATAGTAGTAGTGTTAGACGCTATTGGAGAATGGGAATCGGCCAGCATCTGGTTAGGCAGTGGCACTAAATTAACCAAACTATGGTCAGCATCTTATCCCAACAGTCTAGGCCTGTTCTACTCAGCATTCACCAAACTGATAGGATTCAAGCCACTGGCAGAAGAGCATCTGCTTCAGCAACTCAGTGATCAAGGTGATTTCAAAAGATACTATTTCAAAGTCAAAGGTTATTTTGATGCGCCTATGACACTGAATAGAAATCTACACAGAGGTGTATGGGATTGGGACGAACCAGTCACTGACGAGAATCGTGCTGATATTGCTGCTGCTGTACAGACTGTATTCGAAGAACAGGTAGACTGGGTTATGGCCTTGGCACACTCTTATACATCAATAGACAATCTAGTCTATATGGGCGGATGTGCTATGAACAGCAAGTATAACAAGAAGCTGAATAGACAGTGGAAAGGTATATGGTCATTGCCTGATCCCGGCGACGGTAGTTCAGCTATCGGCGCAGCATTGTTGACCACCAATCAGAGAATAAACTGTAACTTAGGTATTGTAAAACATCTTGAATTACAGTATAATAGTTAAATGATAAAAGAATACGACTACGACGTACAAAAACTCTATCTTGAAATAATGTTAGCTGACGCAGAAACATTTGTGCGTTGCCAAGGCATTTTTGATCACACATTATTTGATCGCAAACTACAAGAAGCAGCAGAGTTCGTACATCAATACGCAGAGCAATATTCTGTGCTGCCAGAATATAACATGGTCAATGCGGCCTGTAAGACTGAACTAGCACATCCAGGTGAACTCAAAGACGGCCACATGGATTGGTTCTTAGATGACTTTGAACAGTTTACTCGTCATAAGAGTCTAGAACGTGCGATTATTAAATCAGCAGATCTTTTAGAAAAGAAAGACTACGGACAGGTAGAAGCACTGGTTAAAGAAGCTGTACAGATCGGCCTTGCTCGAGACATGGGTACTAACTACTTTGCTGATCCTAGAGCACGACTGATGGGACTCAAAGACAAGAACGGGCAGGTATCTACAGGTTGGAGTACTTTGGATCGTAAACTGTTTGGTGGTATGAACAGAGGCGAACTGAATATTTGGGCAGGTGGATCTGGTGCTGGCAAATCTTTGTTCTTAGCCAATCTAGGTGTTAACTGGGCTACGATGGGTCTTAATGTTGTGTACCTTACATTAGAACTTTCAGAAGCACTGGTATCTATGCGTATTGACTCGATGCTTACAGGTGTGACTACCAAAGACATTTTTAAGAACATTGACGATGTTGAAATGAAAGTCAAACTAGTAGGCAAGAAGTCAGGTATGTTCCAGGTCAAATACATGCCATCGGGTAAAACTACCAACGATATTCGTGCGTATCTAAAAGAATATGAAATACAAATGGGCAAGAAAGTAGACGTACTTTTAGTTGACTATTTGGACTTATTGATGCCCATAGGTAAAAAGATCTCCGCAGAAAATCTGTTTATCAAAGACAAGTATGTGTCAGAAGAATTGCGTAACTTGGCTATGGAAAAACAGGTATTGTTGGTCACAGCCGCACAGTTGAATCGTGGCGCTGTAGAAGAAGTAGAATTCGATCACAGTCACATTTCAGGTGGTCTAAGTAAGATTCAAACTGCGGATAACGTGTTTGGTATCTTTACAAGCCGTGCTATGCGTGAACGTGGTCGTTATCAGATCCAGTTAATGAAGACACGTAGTAGCAGTGGTGTTGGACAAAAACTAGATCTAGATTTCAACATTGATACATTGCGTATCGCAGATCTTCCAGAAGATCAACAATCAGATGAAGCAGGCTCACAACGTAGTTCAAGCATAATTTCTCAAATCAAAAGTCGTAACAGCACAGTAGTAGATGATGACGGGGTCGTACAGGATCCCACTAAAGGCGTAGAAGTAGGCAAAGTCAAGGCAATCGTAGAATCAACCAAACTAAGGCAGTTTATTAACGGTTTGGGTTCTAGCGATGAAGTGTAACAAGCACATACTATATCAGTGGACAGACACTACCAGCAAAGAGTTTAAAATAGCCTGGGCTGAAGCAGCACAGCATCTTGGTCTAGATCTCAGTCGTTGGATACGAGATCTAGATGCTAAACTCGCACAGAGCTATCTTTACGTAGATCCAAAAACCAAGATCAATCAGCTGGTCTTAGAAACATTCAACGATGTTGTAGACCAAGAATTCATATATCGCAGCACACACCTTAGGCTGATAAATAATGGATGCGAGCAAAAGAAATAACAGTTCTAAGTGAAGTAGCCCAGGCCAAGCTGACCAAACGTCAGCAGCGTAGCACAGTGGGCGCACACCTATATTCCGACGCAGAACACGCTAATTCAGATTACACCATGTTTAGACTAGGCATGGCTCTGGCAATGACTGACGGAAAAACCAAACCAGACATAGATCCAAAATCCTGGATTGGCAAGCACAAGTTTAACAATCCCTACACACAAGAAGAAGTCAACATGTTGAAGTTGGCCTATAAAGCTGTAGGTGCTACATGGCATGATCTCAACGACGGTGATCTAGACAGTCACGAACTAGGCAGCATCAACAATGTCAGTCCAGTGGCCAAGCCCCGAAAGAATCGCTACGGAGTCTAAATGCGAGCCAGCGATCTAATCACGGTTAACAAGACCTTAAATCCAAAAATTTGGAATGGCACTGAGCTACAGCCCGATGTCGATCAAGCACTGCACAAGATCGCAGAAGCATTCATTGATTTCCTAGGCGTAGAGGTAGAAGTTGTAGATCTCACAGTCACAGGGTCAAATGCCAACTACACATGGAATCAGTATTCAGACCTAGATCTACATGTAATAGTTCCAGGTATACCCACAGAAGAAGAACGCGAACTGTATTCAGCTAAAAAGAGCCTGTGGAGCGATGAACACGAAATCACTGTCCGCGGACTACCGGTAGAGTGTTATGTACAGGGCGAAGATGAGCCACATCACTCAACAGGCATATACAGCATCAATAAAAATGAATGGCTCACAGTGCCCACAAAGACCAAACCCAAGATAGACGATCGTGCTGTGAGTGCCAAGTATCAGAGTCTAGCCTGGGGTATAGGCGAAGCACTGGACTCTAACGAACTAGATCGTCTAGAACGTGTGAAAACCAAGATCACACAGATGCGCAAATCAGGACTGGCTCGTGCCGGAGAATGGTCAGTGGAAAATCTAGTATTCAAGCAGCTACGCCGTGTAGGGCTTATAGATAAAATGGCAGATCGCATACGTAGGCTACAGGATCAAGAGCTTAGTATAGACCAATAAAAAAGCCCGCCGAAGCGGGCTTTTTTGTCACTGATCAATCAATCACGTTTAACGCCAATCAACTGTAGTAGGTTCATAAACAGGTTGATAAAGTCCAAGTACAGCGTCAGTGCGCCAATGACTTCTTCACGTCCTGTATCACCGCCCACTGAGATGATCTCACGGATCTTCTGTGTGTCATAGGCCGTCAAGCCCAAGAAGATGATGATAGCCAATGCTGAAATCACTGTGGCCATCACAGTGCTGCCTATGAAAATGTTAATGACTGATGCTATAACGATAGCGATCAAACCAATAAACATAAACTGCCCAAGACCATCTAGACTGCGTTTGGTAAAGTATCCATAGCCACTGAGCACAGCAAACAAGATTGCGGCACCCATGAATGCTGAAAAGATACTGCCCATGGTAAAGACCACAAATATGGTGCTCATACTAAGACCCATCAGCGCAGCAAAACCGTGTAGGAATAGGATCAACCCCGTTCGGTCCAAACGATCTGCTGCCCAAGCAAAGGCAAAGATAGCTACCAAGGGAGCAAAGATGATGACCCACTTTAGAGCTGTGCCAAACAGAACTGCCATTAGAGCAGTGCTGGAGGCTGTGAGTCCAGCAACCGCAGCCGAAGTACAGACTGCTAGGCACATGTGATTGTACACACGCATCATCGCTGAGTTGATCTGCTCAGCAGTTTTATAAGTTCCAATACTGTCATTGTAAAACATTAGGTTCTCCTAGAAGAGTTATTACATGTTTAATTATACCACTTTTAGCAACGCCTGTCAAGATCAGGCACTAAATATTTCCATCAATTTGCCTTAAGGAAAAGACACATGAGCACAGCCGCACAGAGCAGAGCCAAAGCTGCTTCGGAATTCGATGACGCTGAACTAGACGAGCGTTACGGACTAATACTAAACCTAATAGATCAACGAGCTAAAGATCGCAAGTTTACCAAAGAAGTTACCATAACTGTGGAAACTCGAGACACCATAGAAGCCTGGCTGCGCCGCAAAGAATATCGTGTCTATGATGGTTCAGCACCAGGCACTGCGGGCATAGATTTGGGTTTCTACGCCACGGGCGGTGCTGACGAAAACATCCTGATCAGTTGGCAGGGCTACGAAATCGCCGCAGATGTCAGTTCAGCTGCTGTGGGAGACACCATTACCTGGACCATTACCACACAGGGCGTGGCCAACGGTGATGTGATCTACTATGTGGCAGACGGCACTGTGGTCAGCGGAGACTTCACTGACAACGATCTCAGCGCAGGTGTCACAGTCAACGAAAATCAAGCTGTGATAACCAAAACCCTAGATGCTGCTGCGGTCTCAGGACACACCATAGACATGCGCATTTACTACGACGGCCTATTTGCTGAAGAAGTGGCTGTAGCTGACACTGTAGTGATTGCCTAATGATCACAGTCTGGGATGATCTAATACCTGGATATCTACAGGATTACTTTGAGCTGATCTGCTTGGGCCGCAGCAGTGATGAGTTCATACATCCCACAGTGGAGTTCCGTTGCCAATGGGAGCCCACTGCTGAAACCCCAGAATATTCACCTTTGAGTTTTGTACACATATTAAAAAGCAACACTGCGCAGAGCAGAGAATTAGCTAACTTTGGCATGATAGCACAAGCAGCCTGCGCACAGAGCAATCTCACACTGAAAGACATCATAGTAGCACGTATATTCATTGCCACGCCCACAGCAACTACACTAACGCATTTCCACCCGCATCAGGATCTGCCAGGCGCACACACAGTGGTCATTTACTATGTCAATGACGCAGATGGAGACACTGTGTTCTTTGACAACAATAGGCAGATAGTCAAACGTGTTACACCCAAAAAAGGCCGTGTAGTCATGTTTGACGGCAAGATCCTACACGCAGGTAGCCCTAGTACAACAGGCCCTAGGTGTTTGGTCAACTTTGATCTCTGGACTTGACGACCCGCTAAAGTAGATATCCGCGAAGCGGTGCAAGCGGTTTTTAGCTAGCGAAGCGCAGCGCAAGCTGCAAAACGGTTAGCAAAATTTCTCCTCTTGGCCCCGTGGGATCTCTTGACAGTCGATCTACAGTGCTATATAGTAAGCGATGGGGCCGTCGACATATACACTACCAATCACACTATATTGTGTACACTATGATCCATACTACTGCTCAGTGGATCCAGAGTATCTATGGAGTTTGATACAGTCAAAAGGTGGTGCTGCGCATAGTGGAATGCTAGGCTGCGTTGACTTTTACGTGCCTAAAGAGCTGATAGCCTTGGTCATGCTCACAGACAGTAATCTAAAGATACTGACTGCTAAGAGCTACTTATAGATATAGATGTATGGCTATAAACGCTACAAGCATTACAGCTACAACCACATATGCGGGACGGATCATAATTTACCTTGTGATAACAGTTCTAGTAAGATTTCTACTAAAATAAGATCGTATTCTATTGGTGCGTACATAAGCTAGTATATAGCCCGAAATGGGTCTACAGGGAAAAAAACCAGCTGCGCAAAAAATTGTGGTGGAGTACTTTTCTTTTCAAGGTGGTGATTCTGTACCCATACCTGTTGTAAAATAGCAACACTAGCATATACACTATGCCCCCCACCCCTATCGATGGCTGACCACCACCATCACCACCATCACTCGTCTTGAGGTCCAGTGCCATACATCCTTCGGCGTCGTTCCCAGATATCCTGGCATGAGACGCAGCGTTGTACGCCTAAGATCATCTCTCGACGTGCCTTGGGGATGTCTTCGCCGCAGTCCTCGCACTCTTCTGCGCTAGGCTGCTCAGCTTGCTTAGCCAGCTGTGCACGTGCTGCGTTGATAGCAGCAGTGTTGGCATTCAAGTTAGCTATCTGTGCTATCTCTGCTTCTTCTTGATTGTCGTACTCGGTGTAGTCTTTGTCATTCATATCAGTCCTTGTCTGAATTCAATTTGGGATCCAATAACTTAATTAGCCTTTGCTCTTCAGCATGGCCCTCTGCTTTGCTAGCGGCTACCACTATGACTTCTGCTGGTACCGCATCCTTGCTGGGCAGTGTGGCCAATGCCTGATACAGAGCCCACTTGCGGCGCTTGTCGTCCTTGAGTCTATACCAGTGCTTGGCTATGCGTCGACGTAGGCTACCAGCTACTCCCAGCTTGGCGTCTACATTGGTACAGCCTATGTACTGAGCACCCGCTATGTTGATAGCATACACGATGTGCCTGCGGTTCTCCAGCTTCATAGTTCGCTCCTTACGTCTAAGTATGCGTATATTATAAGCTCAAACAGGCACCCTGTCAACCAATTTGTTGTTGTATTTTTACAACAGATCCCTGTTGCGCAATCCCAGTGTGCCCGACCACATGATCAGTAGGCCCACAGTGCTCACAGCTACCCCAGCTAACAGTCCTTGATTATCTAAGCTAGACTCAATGCCGCCTACGCCGAATGCTGTTACCAGTATGCCCGTGACCAAGAGAAACACGGCTGAACGTTCTGACATGTTAGGCTCCTTGTGTGTTGTCTGTGCTGGTATTATACTGGTTTTGGATAGCTTCGTCAACCATTTTGCTGGCCAAGTTCAGAGCCATCAGTGCTGCGGTCATTGCTACCATACGTTCCTGACCAGTGAATGCCATGATCTGATCTTCCAGGGCCTGCATGCTATCTGGAGTGGCAAAAAAGCCGTTTTTCTGTATTGGGTTCTTCATGGTTCGCTCCTTGCTGTGTTAGTGTGTGTATTATACGGCCGTTTAGCCAAACGGTCAACCACTCAATAGCTTTGGTGGCTGTGACCGATACGGTAGACCTGTGTGCCCTGTGTGCGGCCTTCTTCTGTGCTTTCCACAGTGTAGGCTTCGGGCAGCATGATCTCAGCAAACTCTGAGTAGCTGTAGTAGCCACTCTCAGTGACCACCAACTCAGCCTCTGGGGGCAACTCGCTTAGGGCCCGGATCATTTCTGCTACTGTGATTGTCATTGTTCGCTCCTTTGTTTCAGTGTGTGTATTATATGATCAAGCTGCCCGTTTGTCAACCAAAATCAAGTGTGGCCGTCCTACAACACGTCCCCCACCCAGTGCTGCGTACATGTCAGCCACTGATCTGATGTAGAACTGTTGCTGGCGCCCATTTGGGTATAAGACTGTGTATTCCATCCCTGCTCCCTAACTGTTGCTGCTAGTATAAGCTCAAACGCCCAAAGTGTCAACCAATAACCCTGCGCTGTCTAGGTACTTTAGCTGTGTGTCTGCGGGCTGTTGCCAGAAGCGATCGTCCGTGTCGCAGGCCTCCCTGACCCGACCGTGGATCTCGGGATAGGCCGCTACGATTCTGTTGAATCGATTGTAGATCTCTTGCGCCTGCTTCTGTGTCAACCCATACTCGCTGCGTGTGCTGCGTACCTGGAAGGCCAATTGGTTGATCAAGTGATCGAGGTCCTCGGTAGCTTGGATCGGGCCCGATTTCAGTGTGTCAAAGGTCATGTTCGCTCCTAGTGTTTCAGTGTTCGTATTGTACGATCGTTTTGGGCTGCTGTCAACCCGTTTTACTGTGGCAAAATTGCCACATCTTCAGGGCATCTCCTCTGAGCCCCATCAGGATCCCTTCGAAGTCTTGATATGAGCAGCAGCCCAGGATCCTAGGATAGCTTCGATATCCTTTCTCCAGTTCGTTCCGGTATCGAGTCACAGCAGCCCGGGCCGTGGAAGCCCGTTTGT